CATAATTTTATATGTTTAATGTTAATAATACATATATAAGAATTTCAGGTTGTATCATAAACGTTCCTTTAAATCAGGATGGTATAGTAATAGGAACTTATAATGTTAGTTTTGATGATATGACATATAATTTTAGTACTATTACTACTGCAAATACAGATGAAACATTGGGAAGTGCTTGGTTAGTAGAAGTACAGCAAGGAACATCATTTTATGGATCAATTGAAATTACTAATTCTGGTACTGCTAATAGTACTTACGAATTTTTTATAGATGATTCATCAGTAGGTAAAGTTACATTAGCTCCAAATGAATCTAATACAGAAACTTTTAGTTTTAATAATGCAGTTGGAGATTCTTCAGATCATTATATGAAACTTGAGGAAATTTAATCATTTCTATCAATAATATAAGTATTAGGTAAAAACGATAATCCAAAATCTAAAGAATCTATTATAGTATTTGCTAAAATACTATCATTAATTCCAAAAGTTATAGTACCTTCATCACAAATAATTCCCAATGAATTACTACCGAATTTAAAGACTTTACTATAGACATCAAAAGTACTTTCAAATATAAAACTAGCAGTTTTTTGTCCTGAAGAATAACTAACTTCTATAATATCACATTTATAATTATTCACTATAATATAATTATTAACATTCATTTTAAGATTTGTAACAGTATCAAAAGCTATCCCTACTCCGTTCCAATCAAGGTAGATTTCAACTTCACGATCACTTATCATATATACTGCTACACGTCCAAATTTACCTCCTTCTTGAGAAGTTCCTATAGCGTAAACATAATCTGTATTTTTACCATCCTGATTTAAAGGAACAGTTATATTTTTATAAAATTTAAAGAGATAGATGTTACTCTATCTCTTTTTATTAATTTCTATATGTTCCTTTAAATCAAGATATGAAACCAGTTTTTGTATTAATTACAAAAGCGGATGGTTTTAGTAATAATGATGAATATAATTCTGTAAAAATATATAATGATAACTACGTTTCTTACTATATAGACGATTGGGGTAATCAGGATTGGAGTGGATCTGTTGCATTTGATACAGAAATAGTAGATGCATATAATGAAGATACTGATACTAGTTTTAGTTGGAAATCTTATTCTATCACATTTCTCTATGTGCCTTCAGGTGCTGGAAGTGATAAAGCTCATATTAAATTTATTAATGGAGTAAATATTGAGGTTGAGATTTCTTAGCTAAATTATATTTAATGATGTAGTTATTATTTAAAGATTAGTAAAAGTTACTAATTATTTCACTATCTTAATTATTTATTTTTATATTATTAGATCCGAATACATCAATATTAGTAGTACCAAGTAATGTTTTATTAATTTCAATGAATAATAATCCATATACATCTAAATTATCTATAGGAATATCTAGAACAATTGCAGTTGATAACACAATATATAGATATTGCTTAAATCATAAATAATTCATTTATTATGTATGGCAAGATATTACTAATGATTTATTACTTTCCCATTGTTCTAATATTACTTGACCTGCATTTCCCGAAACTTTTGTATAGACTTTCACATGTCCTCCACGTTCATCATATTCCCAATCTCCAGAAGAACTTATTCCATTCCAACTAACTTCTAATTTATTACTAGTATTATTTTTATCATATTTATATGAGTCTATATAACTAATACCTTCCCACCGATCATTATTACTATTATATTCGGTTTGTACAATATCAGGATTGGCATTAAATACGTATACCCATTCAGGTGATTTACCACTCTGACTTAAAGGAACGTTTATTTCCTTATATATGTTAATGAAAAACAGTATATTATATATGAACGAACAATTATTAGGTTATTGGATAGAGGATTTAATATGGTGTCCAAGTCAATGTTATTATTATTTTCTTGATCCGATTTCATCTCAAGGTTATTGTATTTATCTTAGGTGGAGACATTCAGATCCATGGACAGCTGAATTAATTAAGTGCACATCTGATTGGGAATTTATTTACGACGAGCCTTGGGAATATATTGAACTAGGGCGTAATTATTCTTCTAATGAGTATCGATCTTTGGAGAAAAAAGTCTTAAAAGTAGTAAAGAAGAGATTTTCGGCTGTAACTTTTAAAAATAGAGTTTATGAAAAAGAGGAATAGTTATGAATTTTTTAGATGGGGTACTTTATCTCCACAGGATCATAAAGAAGGATCACTTCCTGGGGATTCACCTTCTCGAGGATTTCATACAGCTCCAGTTAGGAAGGGATTTTATGCATTTCCCAAAGGTTATATTGAAACTTTTTTATTAGGTAAGTCTCCTAAAGATATGATCCCTGGGAAAGAAGGTAATGGTAGATTCTTTTATCTTAGAGATTTGACTGGGAAAAAGATAACAAGAGATGAGTATTATAATTTACGGCCTGATGAAAAAAACGGCGATACTAAGGAGGGTCGGGATAAAAGAGATTCAAGTAGATTTTTGTTACACAGGAGATGATGATTATTCTGACGACCAAAAATTTATCGCCGTATATTCTCCAAGGCCGAAGAAATTTGTATATACTGGACCTTATATTTGGCATCACTTGAGAGACTATGATAATAATAAACCTTTAGTTAATCCATCAGACATAATAGCCGAGAAAGGTTCATGGATAAAAACGACACTTGATGTTTGGTGGAAAGCTCTTAAGAAATCTGATACAATATATAGATGGAAAAGTTATATAGACCGAGGAAAAGGAAATAGACATGGAAATCCTCATACATGTCCAAGTTGGTATTGTAAGGATGATTATGAAGTATTTATAGAGAGAATATAAAGAAAATAAAAGACTAGTATTGGGAAAATTAAACCCTTTACTAGTCTCTTTTTTTTTATTCTATTATAGTCCAAGCTTCTCGAATTACTTTTCCAGCATCTTCATAGCTCATCTCAGAAAAACCGGACTCTGCATATCCATAACCCCAAGAATTTTTTATCATAAATCCATCTCTAGAGAAACCAACAATACTTATCGCATGTCCTCCTAAGTTTTCAGAACCATTCCAGAAATCATCACGTTCTCCGTTTCTTACAATAACAGCTATAAGTGCAGGTCCATTTGTTATCACTGCATGTTTAATTCCTTCAATAGTTGATATTCTTGAGAAGATTTTTATTTCTCCGGCCGCTTTCATTAACTCAAAACCTTCGGCAGGCATCATTCCATCTATTGTTTTATTAGCTCTAAGATAGTATAACCAATCAGGCTTTTTCTCCAGAGTTTTTCCATGGCTTAGCTGATAAAAGTTATACATTTCTGCTATTGAATGACTAACACAGCTTCCGACACTACCTTGATCCCACACTTTGCCGATATCTTTAAGTTTATATTCGGCCGGAAGTGTGATAGGTTGTGGTTTATATTCTGAGTAACTTTCTAGGTTTTCTGTTTTAATATAACCGTAAGATCTCATAATTACTTTTTTATTTTTCCGAATATAAGTTCAAGCATTCCCTGAACAAATGAGATATCAAATACCCCGTTACTAGCTAATCCAACACCAGCACCTACTATGAGAGATTGCCACCAAGAAGCTTCAGCAAGACATCCAAGATCGAAAAACCAACCAAACATACATAATCCAATAGCGACTATCCAAGAAATTAATTGATTAGCCCACCCTGGAAGTTCTTTACCTATAATTCTTTTGATTGCCTGCGTAACAACAGGAACACCAGCCACTAAAGCAGCTAATGTTGAAAATACTGATACGAAATCCATAATTTTATTCCTTTCTAAATTTAATTAAGTATATACTATCTCCGGCGGATTTAGTTATCGAGAATACATAAGTCGTATCTTCTTTAGTGGTTATAGTTGTATACTGTGTAGTTATAACTGAATCACTAGTAAAATACATCGACTTAGGCCATTCTCGATATTCCATAAACGCCGGAAGTAAGTTTGCTGTAGTTATACTATCTATTATTCTTTGTGGTTCTATCGAAAAGCCTTCATAAAAAGTAGTATTAAATTTTCGGGAAGTACCACAAGAAATAATTAATAGAATAGTGATCAGGATTAGAATTAATTTTTTCATTCTTCTGATAATTTTACGATATATATTAAATTCGGATCTTTAGACTCAAGAGCATCATAATCAGTTTTTTCTATAATATCTGATAATTCTTGTGTTGGTTGTCCGAATATCCAAAGCTTTCTAGAATCAGTGCTCATATAAATACCATTAATATGTTTCTCTCTAGAATATTCAGCTTCAGGTCCTTTATAAAAATTAGTTAATGCCATATATTAGAGTGTTTTAATGGTTAATGCTTGTTCTAGTTCATAAATCTTTTGGTCAAGAATCTTAAGACATCCTACTAAATTGCTCTGTCCACCTAAGTAATGTGTATCTGAAAGACTTGGGAAATTACTATAAATACTATCATCATCTGGATCAGGATCTTCAAAACCAGCAGATGAATTTACTCTCTGAATTGCAAACTTTAAGAGATCGAAATTATATTTATCTCCTTGTATTCTAGCTTCTACTTCTGCAGCTAATCCTCCTTCAGTTTCTCCTCCCGAACCAATAAGTTTATCTATCTTTTCATTTAACTCTGATTTTGTAGAGTCTATATATTCTCTTATAGCAATATCTTCGGTAGTTCTTTCTTGAGTTTCGGTATTCAAGTTTTCCTTAAATTCTTGATCAGCCGTTTTTCTCGCCTCGGATTCTTGAGAAATTTTTTCAGTTAATTTTTCCTTCGTGTCTTTCAAATCCTTCTCAAGAACATCAAGCTCGGTATTTATTGTTCCCAGACTTGAAGCATGATCAGCAATATCAGATATAGCTTTTTCGAGGCGTGATTTATCTTCGGCTGATAAAAGACCATCTTTCTGTGGTGTAGCATTTGGATAGATTCTTTGAACTCCACCCTCTTCATTCCCAACATAAAGATAATTATCAACCAAGTTTATAGCTATTTCCCCTGAAGCTAACCCACTAGGAAGAATTCCACCTGTAGTATATCTTTTTACTCTAATTACTTGACGTTTTCCTTGGCTTCCTTGATCATCTCCACCATCTATCTCTGAAATTGTAGTAGTTAATCTTAAAGCATCAGTGTCTTGAGTTACAGTAGTTGCATAAGTATTTCCAGAACTAATTCCAGAGAGAACTTTATTTCCTAAGTAATCAGCTGAACCATCTTTTGAAACTTTAACCATTCCAGATTCTTCAGAAGTAGTAAAAGATATTCCATGATGTCCATCTGATTCTATTCCTGAAACATACTTTCTAGGACTTTCTTCACCACCATCTCCAGTTACTGTTATTCCAGGGATTGTTCCTTTATTAACTTGAATTCTATGATTATTTAAGATAGTATTTACAGAAATTCCAGTAACAAATTCTTCTGAGCCACCTACTTCTCCATTCTCAATTTCAATATTAGGGAATGGTTTAGAATTTCCTGATAGTGTATTCCCTGAGAGTGTAATTCCTGAAATATATTCTCCGGAGGGTGCTAGATATGATCCAGTTAAGTCTCCTTTTAAGGCTTCTACAACATGTCCAAAGGAATCGATCTTAATGTTGGTGACAAAAGCTCCAGAATTACCCCCTGCATTAGTTCCTGTAGTTGGTTGAGAAGCATGTGATATTACTTGATTTCCTCCAATAGATCCACCTCCAGTTAAACCAGGACCTGCAGAGATAGTAGTTGTTACTTTTGCTAGGTCTGCTAATGAAAGACCAGAATCTGATATAACTTTTCCTGTAGTTCCATTAAAAAGTACTAGATTTCCAGAAACTGCACTTCCTGGTCCTGTTACAGCTCCATCTATATTAGTCTGTACAACTGTCCAATCAGAATCATTAGCAGTTGAACCATCTTTGATACAAATTATTATATCACCAGGTTCAAGTCTAAGTCCTGATACATTCGGAGCTCCAGTAGTGGCAACATAGACGTCACCTGTTGTATGTTGAGCAGGAAGACTCTTAACAGTTCCAGTTGTTCCGAGAGTTCCTTTAAATTTCAAGGCTACAGCAGCTTCTATTTTTTCTCCAATTTCCTTGATAACAAATGCAGTAGTAGCTAACTGATTAGTATTAGTTCCTTGTGGAGCTGTTGGAGCCTCTGGAGTTCCTGTGAAGATAGGACTTTCAATGGGAGCTTTAGTTGCTTCTAAGGTGTTCAACTCACCTCGTAGACCAGTAACCTCTGAAATATCATGTGTATGGTTTTTGGAAGTATTAATTGTAATATCTCCTGAAAAATCAGTTACTACACCTCCAGTAACAGCTCCGGTTAAAGTTATATTTCTTTTAGAACTTAATTTATCAGCACTACCAGCATTTCCAGAGACTGATTTAGGAGCTTCATGCACATGGTCAGCTCTAGCCCACTCCTTAGATTCTCCAGCTATTGCATGTCCTAATGGTTTAGGAACAGTAAATGAGGGGCTAGGAATTTTTATCGTTACAGCCTCAGAACCATCAAATGTAGTTTTATCTGTTCCTTCAAAAGTTCCACCAGTAAAAGTAAGTTTATTTTTTACCTTTCCAGCCGAAACTACAGTTCCTATACCTCCAGAGAAAACAATATCTCCTCCTGTTATTACATGTCCAAGCTTATCACCTGCTTCTGCTTTGATATGTTCTGTGAACTCATTATTCAAAGAATTAATAATATTCAAAGTTTCAGACATATCTTCTTTAGTGGAAATTATTTCAAATGCATTTTTTCCAGCTCCATTTCTTTTTCCGACGGCTAGAATAATTTTAGCATTTTGAGAAGTAGTTCCATAAATTGCAATAACTGGCTCTCCTTGAGTAAATATAATGTTTTCTAAGGCTAGGATCGCTTCAGATCTACTTGTAAATAGTTCTGTATTTATTTTAAAATTAATTATTTGATCCATTTCATTCCTACTTTTAAATTTAAAAGGAGGCAATCAAGTTTTTACTCTTGATCAACCTCCCTTTATTTTATTTATCTAATAACTGCTTTTTAAGTTCATCTATTTCGGCCTTAAGTAATTTAATACCTTCGATTGCTAGAACACTCATTTTAGCATAATCAACTTCTTTAACTAGAACATAAGTTTCACCATCTTTCTCAATGGTTTCAAAGTTTTCAGGGTTAGGTACATCGGATTGTTTAAGTTCGGCGTCTGTTACTAGTTCAGGGAAAGTTGGTTCAAGTTCTTGTGCTATAGTTCCAAGGTCTTTTTTCCCACCTAAAATAAATGAATCTGTCGGAATAGAACAAATCTCCTCAAGTGTATGTTCCAAAGGTTTAATATCTGATTTCAAACGTTTATCTGAAGTCTGATAGAATCCACTAGAAGCATTAACTCTAGTAAGTGATATAGTAGAGTTTAGAGACCAAGTAATCGTACTATTAGCAGTAGATACTGTAGTATTTGTTCCATTTGCCACTTTAGGATTAGCAGAAATTTTTATTCCTCCAACAGTATAGTTATCTATTGTAGTCTTATTATTATTTACTGTATTAGTTAGATTTGAAACAGCATTAGTTCTATTAGTTACTTCATCATCTAACTTTTTCTCTAATTTTCCAAGAGCTCCATTGATACTATCAGTTGCTGCAATAGCTCCAGTCGTAGTTGGTTTTGAATACCCAGTTACTTTAGTATTTGCTCCTGTTACAACGGGATTAGTAGAAATTTTAATTCCATTTACAGTATAATTATCAATAGTTGTTTTATTAGAGTTAATTAAGTTAGGAAGAGTAGTATCAAGCTTTACTTTATCTGCAGCAGTCATAACACCGGCTACGCTAGAAGTTGCAGCTGGAAGAGTTATGTTGTTTGCTGCACTAGCTCCTGTAGAAATAGTTGTTTTTGTTGCTGCGATGGCTACACTTGAAGCTGCTGGCGTAACTGCACCTAAAGCAAAATTCGCTGTAGTTATTCTGTCAAGTTCAGTCTTATCGGTTGAAGTCATTACCCCTGCAAGAGTAGATGATGCAGCTCCAATATTAACAGAATATTTACTTTTTGCGTCAGTATTTGTAGAATTACCACTAACATCAGTACAAGTGAAGTTTATAGCTACATTAGAAGCTGTTCTAGTCCAACAATTATCATCATTTAAGTGAGAAGACCTCCCAAGAGTTTTAATAGCATTGAGAGTCTTCTTATCAGATGCACTTGCGAGACCTGCCTGAGTTTCTGATACTTCTGGAAGAGTGATAGAACTAGAAACTGCTTTATTATCTGTAGGATTTATACCCGTTATAGTAATTACTCTTGAGGTAGCTGTTGTAGTAGGCTGAGAGATAACATGATTAGTACCTGTGATTCGGTCAACTTTTGTTTTATCCGCTGCGCTTAGAACTCCCGCTGCAGATTGAGTAGCAGCAGGCAGCGTAATATTATTCGCAGCGGTAGTACCATCAGTAACATTAGTTTTAGAAGCAGCTATACCTACAGTAGACGCAGCAGGAGTTACAGCGCCAAGAGCAAAGTTAGCAGTATTGATTCTATCTAATTCTGTTTTATCTTTGGCGCTCATTGTACCTGCTGCGGTAGAAGTAGATATAGGAAAATCTATAGTAGTACTTACATCTTCTTTATTACCATTATCAGATACAAATGTAATAGTAGCTTTATTAGCATTAGATGTTACAGATATATCATTAATAGAATCTGTATTTAATCCATCTAATTTTGTTTTATCCGCTGCGCTTAGAACTCCCGCTGCAGATTGAGTAGCAGCGTTTATTACAGCGGTTCCATCTTCATTTACAGTCGAAGATCTCCATGTATTATAATTGAGAGTAACTGTCGATGGTGATGTTGTGAAATTTTTTATCTTATCAGCTCCATGTGTAGAAAGACTATTAAACTCTGTATCTACTACTTGAAGTTTAGTCCATCCAGAAGCTGCATGTCTATTGGCCCAGTTGTCTAATCTGTAATAACAATCCTCTGATACAACAAACCACTCTTGTCCGATAGCATCATTATTAGTATTTACTACGGATTTACTAAGAATAGGATCTGTGATAGCATAAAGTGCATTCAGAGTAGCAACTGTTTTATGGCCTTGTATTTCGTCGGCATAGACAATACCAAATTCATTAAGATTCGCAGATTGTAACTGCGCCGGGTAACGAGCCATTGTATTCTAATCTTTAATTATTTAAAATCTAGTTTAACATTTTGAAATGCACCTTTATATTTAGAGGTGTATACATAATAAACGATATTTACACCTGCACCATTTGTTACAGTCACTTCAGTTCTATTAAAGTCTTCCAAAACAGGTGCTGCTCCATTCTGAACAATTGATGTAAGAGCTCCTAAGTCTTTTGGGTAAGCATAACTGTAATATTGAGTTCCATCAGCAGTAACTCCAGAAACTGATAAAGTTCTAGCATTGACTAATTTTGTTCCAGTCATAGCTTTAATATCATCTTGTGTAGGAGTAGCTGAAGTAGTTACACCATATCTCTGTCTAGACCATACATTGATACTAAATTGTGCAGATGTCGTATCATTCCCAGATGCAACAACTACAGAACTACCAGAAACCATGAATCCTTTTTTAGGTGCACTTAAGGTTTCTTTAATTACTCTGGAAGCAGCAATATTATCAATAGTAGTTGTTGGAGAAGCAACATTACTAGAAGGTAAAGTTGTCCCTAAGTCACCACTACATGAAGTAGGGGCTTTATTTGTAGTTGTCTTAGTCCATTTAAAACTTCCAACAAATTTTGCTTTATATCCTCGTTCGATAGTAATAGAACTAGCATTTACGTTACTAACACCAACTTCTGTATTTGTAACCTCTGTACCAGCATTATTTTTAAAACTCCAAGTACCAGAGATAACTGGAGATGCTAAGAGTTTATCAGCAAATAAATAAGTATCAAGTTGCCAATTTACTTTTCCATCTACTATTGATTCAACGTAATATCCAGTTTCTTGTTCAGATACCAATACTTTAGCTCCTACTTCTAGTCGCTCTACAGGAATAGCATCCCGCTCAGCTATTGTTTTCACTGAGCGGTAGCCTCCCATACCATAAATGGCTGAATGTGTTGGATATACGTCAGAAGTATTGGTGGGAACGATACCCGAATAGAGTACCGTTCCTTTTAAATTATTTTCTGGCATTATCTTTTATCAATTAATTTAACTTCAATATTTAGTATTCCATGATAGAGATTAGCAAGTTTAGTAATTGTATAATCAGTATATCCAGTAAAGATGTTAGTTATACGTCTAGAGTATACTGTTACATCATCAACAGGATAATTATTACAATAGATTCTATACTTACTATACTCTTCTGTTGGAATTGCTACGTAAATATACTTACCTCCTGAACAATCAATAGGAGTGAATGGGAATTCATTATCACCGAAGGAGAAGAAAGAATTCATTGCTATAAAGTCAGAGTCAGTAGGAGCAGAATTACTTGATGCACCTACATAAACCTTATCAGCTGTATCAATCGTTAAAGTAGCTGTTGCAACTTCACTTAGATACGAACCTCTCAATGTGAATGTTTGTCCTCCAGTGGCAGTAATCTTATAAGTACGTTCCTCAACAGGAATATCATGAGTATCTATGAATTGGAAATTAATTTGTCCACTTGGGGTCAATTGATATTCCCATTCAAGAGTAATTTCTGTTGATTCACCTCTCTCTAATAAAGTTCTATCTGCTGTGAATTTAGTAATCTTAAATTCAGTAGGATTATCTCTCTTATTAGAGCCCATCATTCTATACCAAATTCCACTGGCATTGAATATAATATCATTTACCATGAATTTATATCCAAAGGACTCACCATCATTATTAACTAAATAGTAATCACCATCTTGTGCCTTATCTCCATTAGCTAGTGTTGGTAAATTCCTTTCAGCATCCCAAGTACCCTTATAGAACAAACTATGCATTGTTCTTTCAGGTAATTGACTTTCAGGTATTTTTCCATCAGGTCCAAGTTCAGCCTTCTTATCAAGAGCAACCTGAGTAGCTGTTGAAATAGGTTTCTCGAGGTCTGATGTATTATCAACTCTACCAAGTCCAATTTGCTCTTTTGTTACTTCATGAGGATTGTTCTTATCTGCAATATGTTTATCCAGATTAGAAACAACTTCAGAAATAGCGTTTTGAGTTGCTACTGAAATAGGCTTTTCTAAGTCAGATGTATTATCTACTTTTCCGAGACCTACTTGTTCTTTAGTTACTTGATGAGGATTATTAGTATTACCTACGTGATTATTAATAGCTGTATTTAAACTATTAGATAAAGTATCAAGAGCATTCTGCTGTGCTACAGATACAGGTTTATTAATATCGGCTGTATTATCAACGTTACCTAAACCTACTTGATCCTTAGTTACCTTATGAGGATTATCTGTACGATTAGCATGATTATCTAAAGCAGTATTATTAGCTGCTTTGGCATCATCAATTGCTTTTTGTGTAGCAGTAGATATTGGTTTATCGAGATCTGCAGTATTATCTACATTTCCGAGTCCAATTTGTTCTTTAGTTACTTTATGAGGATTACTGAAATCTCTCAAGTGAGCACTAAGATCTGTTCCCTGATCTGTATTAATCTTATCAATCTTAGCGTCAAGTTTATCAAGTTCCTTCTGAGTAGCATTAGAAATAGGTTTGTCAAGGTCGGAAGTATTATTTACATTTCCGAGACCTACTTGTTCTGCAGTTACTCTATGAGGATTTGTATAATCTTTAATATGATTGCTTAAGTCAGTTCCAGAAGAAGTAATTAGAGTCTTAACCTCGTTGATAGCTTCTTTAGCTGCATCAGACAAAGGTTTATCTTTATCTGAAGTATTATCAACGTTACCTAGACCTACTTGATCTTTCGTTACTTTATGAGGATTATTGTAATCTTCTATATGTTTAGTTAAGTTATCTGTAATAGTAGTATTTCCGCTATTAATAGATTCCTTAACTTCATTAATTAATTGTTGGGTTGCATCAGATACAGGTTTATCCTTATCTGAAGTATTATCTACATTACCTAGACCTACCTGAGCTTTATCTACCTTATGAGGATTGTTAAAGTCTGCCAAATGTGCATTAAGAGAATCGGTTGTTGCCTTACCCTTATCACCAGCATAGGCAGTACTAGATGTTTCACCGAGAGCCAAAGACGCTGAGATTTCTACATACTTAGAACCACTCCATCTATAAGTCAGGTTGGTATCTTTAGTAACATAGATTTTACCAGCCTCTCCAGTTGCAGGTAATTCATCTAAGGTAGCAACTTCAATAACGTCATCTACAAAGCTAGGTAATTGAGAACTAGGAACTTTGCCTTCTTGGTCAAGTGTAGCAACTCCCCCAGCTACGCCCATCTCTGAACGTTTTACTTGAGCATCATTTGTTACTTCACCTAATCCAATCTGTTCCTTAGTTACTTCATGAGGATTATTCTTATCTGCTATATGAGTTTCGATAATAGTATTAGTTTCTGTCTTAATACTATCCAAAGCTTTCTGTGTAGCATCAGAAATAGGTTTATCCTTGTCAGCTGTATTATCTACATTACCAAGTCCAACCTGATCCTTAGTTACTTTATGCGGATTATTAAAATCTGAAATATGAGCACTAAGATCAGAACCAGAACCATCAATAGAACCTTGAAGTCTTCTTTCAAGTTCATCAAGAGCATCCTGTTGATAATGAGAAACAGGTTTATCTAAGTCAGATGTATTATCTACATTACCTAGACCTACTTGTTCCTTCGTTACTTCATGAGGATTCTTCTTATCTGCAATATGATTCTCTAATGAAATATTGGTCTTATCAAGATTAGACTGAACAGCATTGATTGCCTCTTGAGTTGCTACAGAGACAGGTTTTTCAAGGTCAGCAGTGTTATCCACCTTACCAAGTCCAACCTGATCTTTAGTAACCTTATGAGGATTATCAAAGTCTTTCAAGTGAGCACTAAGATCTGTTCCTGTAGAACCTATAATAGATTCAAGATCACTCTTAAGTTTATCTAAAGCAGCTTGTTGTGCAGTAGATACAGGTTTATTGATATCTGATGTATTATCAACATTTCCAAGACCTACCTGAAGTTTATTTACTTCATGAGGATTATTCTTGTCAGCTATGTGATTAGTAACATCTTTTTCAATATCACCAATATCTTTCTTCAACTCTGCCTTTGTAGAATCTACTAAAGCTTGTTGTGCTACAGATACAGGCTTATTAATATCAGCTGTATTATCAACATTCCCTAGTCCTACTTGTTCTTTTGTTACCTTATGAGGATTGTTAAAGTCTGAAGTATGATTATCTATCTTAGTATCAAGCTCTTTCTTAGTATTATCTACTAATTCCTGTGTAGCATTAGATACTGGTTTATCAAGGTCTGCAGTATTATCTACATTTCCTAAACCTACCTGAGCTTTTGTTACCTCATGAGGATTATTCTTATCAGCTTTATGTTCTGAAACTTCTTTATTAACAGCATCTAAAGCTTCTTGGACTGCACTAGAAATAGGCTTATCAGCATCAGAAGTATTATCTACATTTCCAAGACCGATCTGTTCTTTAGTTACTTGGTGAGGATTTTCAAAGTCAGCCACATGAGCATTAACTTTATCTGTAGTAGCCTTACCTTTATCTCCAGGATATGCAGTTCCAGCTACTTCACCAAGATGAACAGGGTTACCAATTTCTACTAATTCAGCACCATCCCAACGATAGATTATATTAGTTTCTCGATTAGAATAGATTACACCTTTATCAGGAGTAGCACCTTCATCTAATTCCGTTTCAGAAATTGCTGTATATATTTTCTTCTCATCTTCTACATAGTAAGTGGAACCAATTACTAATCTAGAAGAAGGAATATCTGTTTTTGTTGATACGAAATGATCAATTCCAAATACTTCATCAACTTGTCCTGGAAGTTGTTCCACAGGAATTTTACCATTTTCGTTAAGAGTAGCAACACCTTCCGGAGTTCCCATTTCTGATCTCTTAACTTGAGCATCATTTGTTACTTCACTTAACCCAATCTGCTCTTTGGTTACTTGATGAGGATTATTCTTATCCTGAACGTGAGAATTTAATGCACCTTCAAGTAATTCTGTATTTGAAATCTCTACATATTCATATTTATTCCATCTATATATTTTCTCAGTACCAGAAACAGTATCAATATAAATTACTCCAGTTCTAGGTTCATAAGTATTACCTTCTTCGTCCTTGAATTCTGTTTCACTCATAAGTTTACCTACAAGAACATTAATCGTCTTGTCTGGTATTTGAGAATCTGTTAATTTACCATTGCCATCAAGAGTTGCAATACCACTAGGAACACCAATTGAATTATCGATTGTATCAATACGACCGTCAATTCTATCGATTTCATCTTGAGTAGCCTTAGAAACAGGTTTATCATAATCAGCCGTATTATCTACATTTCCTAAGCCAATTTGTTCTGCTGTAACACCATGAGGATTTTCTTTATTCTCAGTGTGTTCAGTTACTTTAGTGTTTACAGTATCTAAAGCTTCTTGAACAGCAGTAGATATTGGCTTATCAATATCGGCTGTATTATCTACGTTTCCAAGCCCAATTTGTTCGGCTGTTACTTTATGTGGATTATTGAAATCTTTGATGTGATTGTCAATAGCTTCTGTAACATTATCTGAATCTGATACTTCTACATACTTGAATCCATCCCAGCGATAAAGTTTATTCGAACCACCGATACTATCAATATAAATAGTATTATGTCTTGGAATAAACTCTACACCTTCAGAATCAGTAAATTGAGTTTCAGTCATATACTTACCTTCGATAACATTCAGAGCTTCGTTAGGGATCTGTGAAACTTCTAATTTACCTTCGGAATCAAGTGTAGCTATACCATCAGGAGCACCTACTGAGTTTTCGATATTAGTAACTCTCTCGTCAATCTTATCAATATTACCTTGAAGATCACTACCAGAGTTATTAATTTTCTCCTCAAGTTCGGTCTTAACTGCATCTAAAGCTTCTTGTTGTGCGGTAGAAACAGGTTTATTGATATCAGAAGTATTATCAACATTACCTAAGCCTACTTGTTCGGCTGTAACTTTATGCGGATTATTGAAGTCTGAGATATGAGAATTAACCTTATCAGTTGTCTCCTTGCCTTTATCTCCCGCATAAGCAGTATCAGCCGTTTCACCTAAGTGGAGAGATTCTGATACTTCTACATATTTAACCCCTGTCCAACGATAAAGAAGATTAGTATCCTTAGTAACATAGATTTTTCCAACTTCTCCAGCTTCAGGTAGATGTTCGAAAGAGTCTACTTCAATTACATCATCTACTAAACTTGGCAATTGTTCTAGAGGTACTTTTCCGGCATCATCAAGAGTAGCTAAACCACCAGGCTGAGCAATAGAATCTTCAATATTAGTAACTCTCTCGTCAATCTTATCAATGTTATCTTGTAAGTCGTTTCCTGAGTTATTAATCTTTTCTTCTAGCTCTTTCTTAGTATTATCTACTAATTCCTGTGTAGCATTAGATACTGGTTTATCGAGGTCAGCTGTATTATCAACGTTTCCAAGACCTACCTGAAGTTTATTTACTTCATGAGGATTATTGTAGTCTGAAGTATGAGCATTAACCTTGTCTGTAGTAGCTTTACCTTTGTCTCCTGGGTAAGCTGTACTAGACGTTTCTCCAAGTGCAAGTGATTCAGAAATTTCTACATACTGAGAGCCTGACCATCTATAAGTCAAGTTAGTATCCTTAGTTACATAGATCTTACCAGTTTCACCAGTTTCAGGAAGTAAGTCAAATGAATCTACTTCGATTACATCATCTACGAAACTAGGTAATTGAGATGAAGGCACTTTTCCGGTTGCATCAAGTGTAGCAACTCCTTCTGGCATACCCATTTCGGAACGCTTAACCTGTGCATCATCTGTAACATTACCAAGACCTACCTGTTCTTTAGTTACTTGATGAGGATTACTCTTATCTTGGATGTGTGTATTAAGTGCTTCATTAGAACCAGCAGTAGCCTCTTCGATTTCTCTTCTAATATCTTTCATATCATCATCATGACGATGAGATAGGTTATCAATATTAGTTTGAAGCTCTGTCTTAGTTGCTTCAATCTTAGAATCAGTTGCTTGGAATTTAGCATCAGTCTTAGTTGCTAATTCAGTGATCTTAGATTCTAGATCAGTCTTAGTTACGGAAATACTAGATCCTAAGTCAGCTCTAAGAGTAGAAAGATCGGATTCTGTTTTAGTAGCTAATTCAGAGATCTTATTATTCAACTCTTTTGTTGCTAAACTAAGATCATTTTCTGTCTTAGATGCTAAACTAGAGATACTGTTTTCTAATTCTTTCTTAGCTTCAGAAAGAGCATTATTAACAGCAACAATATCAGCTTCTTCTTTAGCAGTTAGGTCTGATATAGCTTTTTCAAGTTCTGATTTAGCAGTATTAAGATCATTTTCTGTTTTAGATGCCAATTCAGATATACTCTTCTCAAGCTCTGTTTTAGTTACAGAAATACTAGATTCTAAGTCAGCTCTAAGAGTAGAAAGATCAGATTCTGTTTTAGTTGATAATTCAGAGATCTTATTATCCAACTCTTTCTTAGCAACTGTTAAATCATTTTCTGTCTTTGATGCTAAGTTATCAATATTATTCTGAAGTTCTGTCTTTGCTTCCTTCAGACTATTATTAACAGCAACAATATCAGCTTCTTCTTTAGCAGCAAGTTCGGCTAATTTATTCTCAAATTCTGATCTAAATACTTCTAAGTCTGCCTCAGTATTAGTTTGTAATTCAGAAATTTTATTTTCTAGTACGGTTCTTGTTTGATCAATTAATGCCTGTGTAGCATCAGAAACAGGTTTATCCTTATCTGCTGTATTATCTACATTACCCAGACCTACTTGATCTTTAGTAACCTTGTGAGGATTCTTATAGTCTGTTAAGTGTCTATTGAAATCATCATTAGTTGCTTTAGAATCTAGAGTTTCCTTAAGATTAGGAATATCCTCTATACCTAATTCAACAATTCCGATCTGACCATTTACAGACTTAACTGAATCTACATTATCAATTTTAACCCATCTACCATTACTATTAATTACCCAATCACCTGGATCAAAATCATATCCAAATTGAGAGCCTTTATTAATAGCTATATAGTAATGACCATTGGAATCAAAATCGTTAAGTTCAAGTTTAGGAACATTATTAACTGCATCCCAAACTCCTTGATATTTAACATTTCCAAGAACTGAATCTGGAAGTTGTGATTCCGGAACTTTACCATCTTCTCCAAGAGTAGCAACACCCTTAGGAACACCCATTTCAGAGCGTTTTATCTGAGCGTCATTAGTAACATTTCCAAGACCGATATCATTTCTATCTAAAGATGGATTTGTGGAAATTTTATAACCATTTACAGTATAGTTATCGATTGTCTCTTTAACTTCTGCAATCTTATCATCTACATCTTTATTGATAGTTTCACTAATTCCATCAAGTTTAGCTTTATCTTCTTTTGACATTACTCCATTTGATTCTGGAGTAGCTGTTGGAAGATTTTCTGTAGCTAATTCAGTGAAGTCATTAGAAGTGATATCATAACTCCAGTTTCTACCATCCAAGAAATATCCACCATTGAAAGTGAAAGTTCTCCAGTTACCGTCTAAGTTAATAAACTTAACTTTTATACCTGGAACTTTCTTTTCAGCTGGAAGGAAAGCATCTAATTTAGCAGCAGCATATTGGATGTGCCACTGATCTCCATTTTCTCCCTTACCTTCACCTGGAAATATTTCATTGATATTATAGACTACATCAGATTCAAGTTCTACTCTATCAGTTAATTCACCAACTGCTTCATCAATAGCATCCTGAACACCACTAAGTTTAAGACCTGTTTCTTCGATTGTAAAAAATCCTTCAGACTCAGGATCACGAAGAACACCAATAGTAGGATCGTTATGAGTACCTTCTACTATGATTCCTTTTCCCTCAGTAGCTGTTACACTATCTACTTTTCTTTCCTCTAATGAATCTACGAGTTCTTTAAGTTCTTTTCCTTTTTCAGCAGATAAAACTTGCTCTTTAGGATCACCACCTTCGAATGAATCTACGATGTTTTCCTTCTTTACGTAAGTCTTTTCTGCATCTTCTATTTTAAGATAGGGAGCAAGTTCAATAGATAAATCATATTCACCGATCTTTTCCCATTCTTTTATTTCTTTCCCTTCTTCGTCAACCTTAATAGTTACTATATATTCAGTATAACTCTGAAGTTCTCCGATATTATTTTCTTTTCTAAGAAGATAAATTTTATTTGTCTCTGCTTCCTCCAAAGAAGGTAGCTCATCCACCATTCTAAAAAGTGATGTATCTATAGTGCAGGAAATTACATTATCTTCACTGATACTAATCCCTTCTCCAGCAATTAACTTATCTTGCTTAGTTTTCAATATCTCTTCCAGGGCTTCATCTGTTATCATTCCAGACAAATACGGCTTCCACCCAGATTCCTCATGTCTCTTTTCCCAATCGATAAGCTGGTAAACTTCATTCCGATCAACTACATACCATAACTGACCAAGAGAATCATTACTAGTATTATCTCCTGAGTCTGAAAGAATACAATCAGGGATCTTATACAATGCTGAAAGAGAAGATACTGTTTTGTGCCCGCTAACTTCTATAGCTCTAACAATCCCATAAGCACTAGGATTGTTTGACACTAATCTATCTGCAAAATTTAATGCCATTGTACTAATTTTATTTAAATTCTAATTCAACATCAGTAAAAGCACCTGGATGATTAGTAATATAAACTACATAATCTATAGCAATCCCAGCGCCATTAATGATTTCAATTTCTACTTTGTTAAATGCTTTAATTACACGAATTCCGTCTTGATAAATACTATCTAAGTCTCCAAGAACCTTAGGATAAGCAATAATAGCATATTCATTCATTTCTGTAGAAAAATGTTCTAGAGTCTTTTTAGGATGTTCAGTAATTAATTCAGATGTTTTCAGAGATTTAATATCATACTCTACTAAGTCTTTTCCCTTAGTAGATACACCATAGAATAATCTATGTGCGAATGTTACTGATCTAGTATCTTCTGTATAATCATAAACGCCAGTACTTCTAACAACATCTTCTCCTCTAACCATAAAACCAGTCTTAGGAGCTTCAAGTTTAATAGAAATAGTAGCATCTTCTGTATAATAAGGACTAGTTACTATATCAGAACTAACATCAGTACCTGTAAGAGTATCCCAGAATGAACCCTTAACAACTCCAGTAGGATCTTTCTTTCCATCTTCACTTGTCCATGTATAAACTCCTTTGAAAACAGCCTTATATCCATTTTCAATTACAGGATTATATTTATTTGGACTTGGAGTAATTGTTATAGGTTCGAATGCATTATTATAGAAATCCCAAGTTCCATTAATCTTAGGTTCTACAAGTTCTAAGTTTGTATTAAAAAGCTCATCTATTTTTTCTACTACCTCAATAAAAGTAGATTCTGTAAATTCTCTTTCAACTGAGAATTCAGATATAAAACTATTCAGGATAATCTTTTCTGAATAATATTTCCCTGAATAAATCCACTCTAGAACTAATACATTTTTACACTGAGTTTCACACTCTATAATACTAGATTGAATAGATACAGGAACTATCGCTTTCCCAGAATCTACTCTTAAAGACGCAATTGAAATCTGATCTTTAATCTTTTCAGTAAGCTTAACAAAATTCTCTGCTCCACCAAAAATTTCTGCTATTTCTTCAGATGTACTTTCTGATGTTAATTCAGAAGTCATACTTGGGAATAACAATACTTTACTATCGATCAGTTTATTTATTTCTTCCTCCGATAATGCGAAGAAAGTTCCTTTAGTCCAAGCCTGTCTAGATCCTTTGATGAAAGCTATCGAAGTATCACTAATTTTTCCGGCTTCTAGATCTGCATTAAATTCCTCAAGAGTTTCATATTCAAGGAGAAAATCACCCCAAAAATTATCAACTCTAGGAACTCTAAGATCTACAACTACACCATCAGAATTTTTGACCCATATACTTTCCTCTCCGGCATGAAGACCTAAACCTAATTCACCTACTTCAAGCTGTTCTGGAGTAGGCATCTTTCCCTGTTCTACCGAATTTTTAAGAATAATTACGGTTGGTTCAGGAAGTTGATTTTTTACAATTATATCACTCATTGTCTTAGACATTTTGTACACTCCGGAACATCATTATTAGTTCTCCATTCCGTATTGTTTACTTCTTTATAATTATAGTAAGAATAACTTTCATCTTCTGGATAAACACCAGAACTCCAAGATTCGTAATCCGCTGTAGTCTGTCCTCTTCCACATTCATTATTACAAGGGCAGTCATTAGATTCGGGTTGAGCTAGAAGATTTTGATACTGGAATAAAATTCTAACTAACATAGCAGTCAAAACATTACTCCATGCATAAATAAATCTATCCTCATTGTATGGAATCTCAGAACCTTCAACGTATATTTCACCATTATCAATTCCAAGTTCACATCTAAGTTCATCTACAGCATAAAATACAATCTTAGCTTCACCATGATCTCGAATATCAAAAAACTCTTGAATATAAGTTTTGACATCTGATCCTTCTGGAAGTAAAGTTAATCTATCTGATATATATTTTAAGATATATGTGATATACGGAGCTAATTCACATCTCATGGAATAATCTATCTTAGCTATCCCTAGACATGATTTAATATTTTGAAGAGCTTGTTTATATGTGATGTATCCGTTTTTATCGTTCCATCTCATTATTATTTCACTTCAAAAATAGTAACTCCGTTTATTACCATCTTAACCAAAGTTTTTCTCTCTGGATCTAAGAATAGGTATAATCTATCCTTTTCAAATTGAAGGATATCCAAGGTATTTGTTACAATATCAACACCTTTACAAGAATCAGACTGCATTACACGATCTGATACAGAAAATTGAATACCTTTTGTAGTATTACCGTAACAATCTGACTGACAACTAGTATTAGTAATTCTAATACCATCTCCTTCTAAAATCTCAGAAGAACTAAGAGCGTTAGTATAAAGATCTGATAAAGCACTCTCGATCTTATTTAAATTAGCCGCATTAACAGGAGTTTTATTATCAATCCATGTAGTTTTTATATAACTATTTTTCATAATTTATGTTATTATTTAAACTTACCACTCTCCTCCGTCAATAATGTTGTAAGGAGATTTCCAATTATCTTCATTAGCCCAATTAGATTCATCAGCATCTGGTCCTTTATAAATATATTCTGAATATGCACCTTCACTACCAAGAAATCTAATTTTCAATCCGCTACGTCGTCTTGCTTCAGGTACTAATCTAATTGCTCCCGAAAGAGTTAATTTTCTTTCATAATTATTTATTTCAGCATTAGCATTACAAAAATCTTTTAAGTTTTCATTTATATAACTAACTGCAGCATTAACAGTATTATTTATACTATTGATATCAGCACTAGTTAATGAATCCCCAGGATTTTTATTACTAACATCAGTTCTATCAAGCAAGTCCATAATATTTTTCTTATTTTAATTTCATTAAATCTAAGAGATAATCATTAAATATATCTCCTCCTGGAATATTACTCTGCTTAAATTTTAGAGCCCCTGGATTAAGAGGTTTACCAAGTCTTCCAACAAAAGGAGCTGTATTTCTAGCAGAACGTCCGGAGATCACTTTTATATCTTTCGGGCTTCTTACTTTTTTCATTTAGAATGTTCCTCCATAGATTTTATTAATACGAATTCCATCAACCTTCTCATCATAAATCAAATTATTATTATCCAATTTTACATCAGCGGTTAATGTTTTCTTAGATTCAGTAGGACCAGGACTCATTGTAAAATCGATGGTATTAGAATCTTCAAATATAATTCCAAGTCCATCTGCAGTAGTTCCACCAGTTTTTATCCACTGTCCTCCGATCATTGTATAAGTAATGGAAGTAGTACCGTCATAAGAAGTCAGGATTACTACATCTCCATTCTTAGGTTTTTCACCAAACAACGCAATCAAGATACACTCCTGATCTGATTGTTCCTCTGACTGTTTTTTTGCTGTAAATATTCTAGGACCTTGACTTAATTCCATAGTATCTGAAACAATGTCAAAATCACCTAAGTCTGCACTCTTAAAAATTACTAAAAGAATACAAACATCTTCAACTTCATTATAATATCTTACAGCAACTAATTCAGCATATTGTCTAGATGCACATGAGAGAGCCTTAAGTGCTTCATCTCGATTGGCATAAATACATTCAAATCTTGTTAACTGTGATTGTGCCATTTTTATTATCTTTTATCTAGTATATCACCATTGAAGTTTACATCTATATCTGTAATTTCATTTGTATCGGTATTAATATCCTCTACATTTGCTCCAACGATTCTCACTATACGATTAGTTATTATATTTCCCTTTTCATCGATAAAAGCTATTCCATTTGACATATCTTTTATCCAAGAAGCTTCAGTATCAACTCCATATCCACAAATTGATTGATTAGATAAGAAAGTTCCACATACAGCTTTAAACTTACTAATAACATTAAGCTCGATAATTTCCAAATCTTTCCAAGTAAATATTTTCCCTGGATACTCGGTTAATTCGATCACTGTTATAGTTTTTCCATCAAGAGATATTCTAAAATAAATATCTTTAATAGTTAATAGATCATTACTTCCTCCACCTGAGAAACAACCAAAGAAATTACTAACAGGTAATGAACTAACTTTTACCTTAGCACCGATCAACTGTTCATATTCCCAAATTCCAGAAGGACCTACAATTCTTGAGTTTCTACAACTATTCAACATTTTATCCTTTGCCTTTAGCTAGAGAATCTACATAGTTATTCCAGTATATATCGGCATCAACACCATTATTTTTCTGATGTCCCTTTACCCACTTATACTCAATTCTTCTTTGTAAACCCTGTTTAATTATTTCTTTATCAATATCACCTTTAATTCGAGCAATGTATGGTTCTTTTACTTTCCAATTACCAGTCATCCATTCTCGAACACCAAGATAATCTGCATGGACTACTACAATATCATTCGGACCCCAAGAACCACGAAATTCATATAAAGCATGTAAAACTGCTACTAACTCCGCACTAGGATTGCTACACTTCTGAGCTCCAAAAGATAAATTCATATATTCAGGAGTTAATTCAATTGAGAATTTATTAAGCATAGTTCCCATTCCAGGTCCGGTAGGGTCAATAAGAACTCCTCCGATACCAAGTCTTCCATTATTTTGTTTGTCTAGGTGAGATCCGTCAGTATAAATATCAAACTGTTTCATCTCATCAATTTTAAATATCTAAATTTTCATCCAAAGAACGATATTCGAAGGGATCAAGTTCTAATCCAAATTCTTCAAGGCACCATTCTCTAAATTCTTTCGTACCAATTACACTTATCTCTCCAAGAACATTCAAAAGCTCCTCTCCTTCAATTTTAGATAGACTTTTATCTAAGTGACAAATTAACCTTGTCATAAGATATCCAAAATGACTTAAAGATCCATCTACATCACTATCATAACACTCCAAGACTCTAAACCCTGAATGAGTATTAAAACTTGAAAATAGATCAATCCACTTTTCTGGAATATGAATCGAAGAACCATTATAGAGATAATAAATAACATCTTCTGTAGGTGTAATTCTTAGGATAACATAATCTAAAACCTTATGATCACTAAGTCCTTTTAGAACGATTCTCTTAGATTTGCCTTCTTGTATATAAGATAATTTGTAAAACTCGGTAAATACTTCTTTAAACCAGGCATCTTTCATAATAGTGTATATAAATTAATTAAAGCCAACCCTGAAAGAATTATTGTATTATTATCTTCCATCACTAAATATCCCGTTTTATCACATTGACTTCTATAACTTAAAAGATCAAGAAACTCGGATAAATCTTGTTTCAGGTAAAATGTAATTGATATAATTCCTTCTCCTATCGCAAAAGAACATATTATTGAGTAAGGATGTATGTCAAGTCTATCTAATTTAGCTACTATGTCTTCCTGGATTTCAATTTCTCTAGGATTACTTCTCATAGTATTATTTCTGTTATATGACTGTTTAATATTCCCATACTGTTAATTAGGTTAGATAAGATAGATCTGTGACATATTTTATCATCAGAACCATAACCCATTAATATAACTCCTCTTGCATTACTAAGTTCAGCCAAGTAATTAAGTTTATCAATAACCTCTACAAAATTTACATTCGACATCTCAATAATATATCTCTTAGAAAATTCTGTAAAATCAATAAGCCCGTCTCTCTTTGCTCTAAATAATTCTGTACTTGGAGCTAAATTTCTAAAATGTACTGCCGTTCCATTATACTTACCAATTAATTCTGAATTACTAATATTTCTTATTATAAAAATAGGTAAATATCCATTCTCTGTAAATATTTTTAATGTTACCGGAGATACAAATGATGTTTTAACTTGTAATTGGTATCCCATTTTTTCTTAGTTTTATTAATAACTTTAAAATTTATTTATTGTCCTTCAAATTTTTTATTAGATGTCTTAAATCCTGACTTCCCTGAAAAACTAGAAGACTTTTTCCCACTAAAACGTCTATCTGCTTGATAAGATTTATTAAAACCATTACTATCAAACCCACTTTCTTGTTTCTTAGGTTTGATAGAAGATGTAGTAGAGCCGCCAAACTTCTGACTACTAATCATAAACCCTGAAGGAGCTGTTTGTAGACGTTTAAGGAGATTTACATTACTCTCTATCATCGACTTTACTGTATGACTGTCGAGGTGATAAGATATTTCTGGATAATTCAATATGTCGCCCTGAATTAATCCAGCTGATGTCAAGAATACAGAAAGATTAACGAACGCTTCAGTCAGGTTACTAGATATCAAAAGAGTATCTGTCGTAGGTTCATAGATCTTATATTCTTGTGTAGATTGATCATAATTAATAACTACTTCTACCATGACTTTTTAATTACTTATGGCAAGAGCACCTAGGATTACTGCTACACAACCTAAAGCACCTGCCCATAATTTACGTTTTCTTTTTTCTTTCTTTAAGCTATTTTCTAAAGCTTGTATAGAGTTAACATAATAATCATCTTTTTTCCTCATCATCATAGACTGGTAAGATATAATTGAGTCTAGATTCGCTGCCTTAATCGAATCCTCTTTTATTATATCTCCTTGAAGTTTTATGATTTTTTCGGAAGACTCAAGATCTACTATTATGCTATTAATTGTTTTCAGATTTTCAGGAGATATAACTATCATTGTATCTCCACGATGCTCTATTATCTCTTGTGAATATCCTTTAGTGATAAAAAATAGAGATAATAAGAGACAATAGATTATTTTTTTCATAAGAATATCCTTTAAAGCCTTATATATGAAATAAAAATTTTAAATATTTATGGAAGATATTATTGAAATAGTAAAACCAAATGAAATGGTATTAAAATCTACTGCGAATTTTAACAGTGGAATACCTTATTTAGTAATTATTATTATACCAAAAGGAAAATATGAAATTGCTAAAGGAGAGAAGATAAATGAATTGAGTAAAAAGAAGATTCTCAGTATAGAACTTGGAATAAACAATCCAGAAAATTATGTGTATATCGGAAAATCACTCAGTAAAACAACAAAGAAAGAAGCCGAAAATTACTTAAAAATACTGAGAAGTAAAATTACTATTAAGAAAGAAGATTAAATTTCTTCTTTCTTTTTTCTCTATTATTCAATTCTTTCTATAAAAATATCCAAGAAATTTTTAATATCTTCTTTATAATGACATTTCCAAAAATAATTATCTGGTACTGAAAGCATAAAAGGAATCTCTACTGGAATAGGTTTTGGATACTTAAATATATAATAATCTTCTATATTAATATCATTCATACACTTCCACCAAGATATTTTATCACTATCAAGAGGTAAGTTATCAGGAAAAATTAACTTATCATAATTAATAATATTATATTCACATTTAGGAATAAGAAGATAAATAGATCTCTATAGTTTGAAGATTCTTGATATATTCCTACCATAATATTATCCATTATCATTAATATTTAGGAATAAATTTATTTTTAAACTCTCTTAAGAATTTTTCACATTCAATATTATTCCAAGGATCATCATACCAACCCGGAACTACTATTAATTTATAACTATTATCTAGATATTTTGATATTTTAATAACTTCATTATCCGAAAGTATAGAAATTCCCTCTCCAATTGAAGGATATAATTCATCAGGTATTACATAATCGTCTTCTGGAACAAATAATAATATCTGATAGCCGTTATTTAAATCTCTTATAGAATCACTAACTAATACATGCTTATCTTTTCTTACTACTTTTATTATTTTCTTTATAATTTTCATAGCAAACTTTAATTATCTGATTTATTTCTATAAGATTTAATTCTATTAATAGCAGATCTATTTTTATAAATTTTTCCACCTTCTTTATAATGTTCTATAGATTTATTAAGAACTTTTTTAGCAACGTTTAATTCCTTACTACTAGCTCCAGACTCTTTTAATTGTTTTAATCCGGTTTTTGTAGCATTCTTTTCATTATTGATAATACTGTTACTTATATAATTATTACGTCTCTTTGATGGAAAAATTTTTGTTTCATTTATATCAGGATTATCAATTATATTATTGTATTTTGTTATTGATATACTTGCTATTTTATCAGCTTCTGATAAAGATTTATTATTAGATCTTCTATTTAAAACATGACCAATTTCATGAGCTAAAGAAGCATTTCCTCCTGATTTTCTATCAAATAAGATTGAATCATCACTGTTTTCAAATACTGCTTTATCTTTCGATCCTAAGAATTTTAAATGACTTCTATACTCAGCTTTTTCAGATGGATTTCTTAAACTTTTATTATGATTCATTCCAGAATTCTCAGCATCAATAAAATAAGTTCTGTTTGGAATATTTTCTTTGAGATTCTTTTCAACGGAAGAATTTCTTAATAAATCATTTTTATCTAATTCATCAATCTCCTTTTTAAGCTTGTCTCTTTTAGAAATTGATTTTTCAATATCTTTCTCTAAACTTTTAATCTTATTTTTCCCAAACACAGACTTGCTAAAAGATTCTGAAATTTTATTCCTTCCTTTCACAATACTTTTTAATATGGATCTTTTTAACCCATACTCTCTTTGCTCTTCTTCAATAATACTAAATCTCTTAACAGCAAAGTATTCTATTAAATCTCTACCATTACTTCTGGAGAAATTTTTCAATTTTCTTTTTATTATCATCACTTATTATATATTAATTTGATACTAATAACTACACTCTTTCTTATTATGCTATCGACTTAATGATAAAACCTAATAAATGAATTTAAAAATTATATAAAATTATGAAAGATATTAAATTTTTTCTTAGAAAAAGAATCAAATTATTAGGAGGATTTAGTGATTATAAAAAAGATACATATAAACTCTTTGCTATAATTCCCAAAGATAAATATTCAATAAATGATCAGCAATTATTAAAAGAATGCTCACTCACAGAGGATGATCTTTACTACAACAATGATAATCTGGAAAATAATTTTATCATAGAAATTCCATATTTTCCAAAAGTACAAAGATCTCGATGGTTTTCTCCAATAGAATTATCAATTGAGGAAAATATATCACCTAATGTCTTTAATGAATTTATAAATCCATTTCTAGAAGATCTTATCTCATTTAAAATTGAAAAATAAAAAACTTAGGGAACTTGACAGTAATCGTGCTTTTTATTAACACGAAAGTAAGTTCTCTAAGTTCTATTTTCTTTAATACTTACTGTCAAATTCTCTAAGTTTAAGTCTAAGAAATTCTACCGCTTCTGTTGTCGGTAATTCCCTAATACTATCTACTTTATCAGTTCGAGTAGATTCTATCCTATGAATCTTTTCTCTGAGATAACTGATAATACTATCCCTTGATATTATCTCTACTTCAAGGGAATCAATTTTATTTTTTTCAGGTTGTATAATTTCTGGAGGAGGTAATATAGTTTCCCCCTTAGATTTATCTTGAGAGGAGTGGGAGTAATATAATACCCCCAATCCAAACCCAAGTAATAACAGTAATGAAATTAAAACAGCCTTCTTAATCGTTTCCAACATCTTCTGTTACGAATATTCCTACACGATATTCCAATTCGCCTTCCTTTTTATAATTAATATATTGATGGAATATTCGATAGTCTCCGGAAGCCTCTTTTTGAATCAAATGAGCATCCCAACCATGTGTAGAAGTTAATTTATCTATCAAGTCTTGCAACCTGGAAATCTTAGGTGCATACTCTTTAAGGATATCTAAATCTTGAGACGGATTCATCAAGTTCTTCATTCTTTCCAATTCTGCCTTAGACTCCTCCTCTCCCATAATATCCTCTGAAAGATTTGTAATTTTATATTGTTTAGGTCCGGTAGTACATGTAACAGTATTTAAGAACTGACCTGCTACCTTCTTAGATTTAATCTCTGCCAAAGTCGCACTATAACCTTCACTTCCGGAAATAATGTTCTTGATATCTTCTAAGACCTTCAAAGACGTAGTTATTCCTAAACTTACAAATACACCTACAGGCTTTACAAATGTCTCTCCATCTACTGAATTAACATAGAAAGTCTTAAATGATGGTTGATAAAATACTTCAACCAATGAATGGACTTTGTCTCTATTTATGTTTCCATTATTAATAGTTGCCATTGTTTTTAAAATTTTTCACTTTGAAATATTTAAATTCTTGATTATAATTACTATATCCATAATTAAATCCGTACATGGTATAGTTAGGCATCTTTAGTTCTTGTTCATGCCATTCTTCCAAGTAATCTTCAAAGTCTGATATTAAGATCAAGATAGCTTCAGGTCCATAATTCTGTCTGAAATATTCCATACCTCTAGCCATTCTTGTTCCACCTCCCATAGAGATTCTTGGAACACCCTTTCTCGGGTCGATATCTTTAATATGATCTCCAAGCTGTGTAGACCATGAAATAATATTATACTTTAATCCACGTCCAATCTTTTTCATTTTATTGGCAATAGTATTCAAAATTCTATCAACCAATCGTGTATCCATAGATCCCGAAACATCAATTAAAAATACAATAGTTGGTTCATTAGACATGGTTACCTTTCTTCTAATAGTTGGAGCAATAACAGAACGATTAATACCACGATTATAAAGATACATAAGATCTTTCTTTGTATCAACTTTAACCACTCTAGATTTATAATTTAACATTACTTCATCTAGAGCCATATCTACTTCGTCTGTCTTATCCACAAGTCTCGTTGCATCTGGAGCTCCACTAGAACCACATCCAACGCCACCTCCTGAACGAATTTGTCCAAGCTCACGTTTTTTATCGGCATCGTCTCTAGAGTCTGTTCTGTGATCTTTATGAGTCCCACCCTCATCTTTACCGTTACTGTTCAAATCACCTGAACCAGAATCTCTCTTTCCTTTATATGGACAATCTTTTGGATCACCTTTACCTTGCTGATTACCTTGTCCAGATCCTGAACCACTACCAGAACCATCAGTCATACCCATTTCCTGCATAAGATCAGAAAGACCTTGCATTCCACCACCTTGCTGATTACCTTGTCCAGATCCTGAACCACTACCTTGAAGTGCATCTTGAATATCTTGATTTGTAACTTGAGATGTATCACCGTTTCCACCCTTTTTAATAGAAACCAACATCTTAACAAACTGATCCAAGTGTTGAACAATTAGCATCAAGTATTCAGGGTAACTAAGTTCACTCGGGAAAGGGTTACCTTCGGATATATAATATCTTTCTGGAACAATGAGTTTAATTTTAGCCTCATTTTCCATCTTCTTTATCATATCATCAAGAGCCTGTTTTGCTTCTTCATTATCAGTGTGATCTCTATTATATTTCAAGAGCTCAAGTTGATAATTAGGAAGAACTGATGAGATATCTGATTCCATCTCCTCTACATCTTCAGTACTTAGGATTTTAGAATTTACTTCCATATCCATAGCAATATTATGAAGACTGTGATTAAGAACTGGATCATCTATTACTCTCTCAATCAACTTCTCTGCAAAATCAATTCCACACTCTTTATTAATTCGATCAATCAATTCACCTCGATAATCTCTGAAGGTATTACAAATCTGAGTATCAAGCTCTTCATGAATACCATCAAGATGTCCTAAGTAAATATGTCCGTACTCATGCATAAGAATACGAAAATCAGTACGTGGAATCTTAATCTCTGAGCAGACAATTTTATAGATAACATTTCCTGAGATATCATCTTTATATTTAAAACAATATCCAAGTTCAGGATTATCAGGATTAAATGGTTTTTCTGTATTAACCATTAACATATTCCCGAATCTACTATAAGTATTGTCAATGAATCTTTTAATAAATTCTAACTCTGTCTGATTTCTCATAATTTTAAATTTTGATATTTTTCTAATAAATTAACCTTAGAGATCCACATGATCATTACATATTTTTCTCTAAGGTTAACACTCATATAATAGTATAATTATTTAAAACTTCTAATATCAGGAACCATACTTCCCATGCTCGGATCTTCCTGAAGAATAATCTTACGAATTGATCTGAGTTTAAATCCAGAAGTTCTAAGGTCTTCTTGAGTATTCTTCAACAATGCCAAAGTATCATCCTTATAACCCTTAGAAGAATCTGTAATCAGACTTTGAATAGAAGTCATAAGATCTGAAATTGTATTCCAATAAGATACATATCCGATGAATGTCTCTACTGGTACTTTATCCAAGAATTTATCAGTAGTAGATACTTTAATCTTGGTAATAGAAGAACCAGAATCCTTACTCAATTTAAACAATTTCTCGATGCAAGCTGGATCAATCGGACGTTCGATTTGTTCTAAGTCCTTATCTGATTTAAGTTCTGATAACTTATTGATTATTGCTTGCATTTCAGGAACTTCTAGCTTTTTCTTTCCATCTATGATTTCGTTGAAGAACTTAGTATACTTAGGAAGTTTATCATTCTTCATCTTTTCAATATCATTAACGATATTAACCATAGTATCATAGAAGTCCTTAGAAATCGGCGTCTTAATCAAATTCTTTGTTTTTGGATCTCGAGAAATACCAATACCACAAAGACCATCGATCATATTACGATAGTTATCTGAAGTAATACCACTCTTACCAAAACACTTGAAACTTGCAATTGTAACGTCTCTAAGATAATTCAAAGTTCGGAAAGTTGTAAATCCATAAAGCTTAGTCTCATTTTCGGCATCAGCATAGATACCATTAAGTTCTGTAATTGCTAAGTCTACAGGTTTACCACCAGAAGTCATCAATGCTCGAGCAGTTTGTTTAATACCACGTTCGATATACTCGCCAATCTTATTATATTGATCAGCCGGAATTTCTACTTCCTGAGCATCAAGTTTTTTCATCGTATCTCTAAGACTTCCCATGAAATCTTTAACCTTACCTTCTGATGATGCAATAGCTCCGTCATATTTACAAAGGAACGTATCCAGGTCTGTATGATCCGGAGTAATGTTGTAAATCATAAAACGATTCATTAACGGAGGTAGCATTTGCATAGAATTCGAAAGATTCTGTGCATAATTACCTGCAGAAACAATCAATGTATTCTCTGGAAGTCTTTCTGAACCCACTTTACGCTCAAATACTAAATGCAATAAACTAGCCTGTACGTATTCGTTTGCTGTAGTGATCTCATCCAAAAATAACAGTGATTTACCTCCTTTTTCTGCAACTTTTAAGATTTCAGTATACCAAGAAGGTCTAAGATGTCTAGTTGTGGGGTTTTCTTGATCACTCGTAGCCACATCATATCCCATAACTTCTTCTGCAGTTGTACTATTACCTCTAAGAAGGACTAGGTGATAATCTCGAACTTCTGCAAACATTTCTACTGAAGTTGATTTACCAAGACCTGGATTAGACATAATAAGTACTGGTACTCTTGAAATCTCACTAACTTTCAATGCTGTAAAAATTGAAATGTTAATGTTGTCATTTTTTGATTTTGCCATTTTTCTAGCTTTTTAATTTGTTTATTTTTCTTTATAACTTTAATCATTGAGGGGAGGTTTCTATATAATATCCCCTCATTTATTAGATTTTGAGGGTTTCTGAAGTGCTATTTATTATACTTCAAAATTAAAAAGAACACTAGATTAATCTATATTTTTATAAATTTTTCTAATGTTCTTCTCAATTGTAAGGCTTTAACCTCTCTTAAATAGCAAAATTCACTTTTTTAGGTAATCTTGAATTATCTTATAATCTACTGAGAGAGTTGAAAATAATTGTTTAGCTTCAGATAATATTTTCTGGAGTATAGGTTTAATAAATTCATCTTCAAACAATCCTGAATAAGCTTGATCATAGAATACAACACTTTTACCTCCATCCGATAAGAAAAATGTAGTAATTCTCTTAGCAATAATTCTAGGTGTTGTTCTTTTTAGTGAATTATAATATCCTCCCAGAACTAAATACTTATCTTCTATTTTAAATTCAAGATCTGTTATATATTCAATTCTACTTTTAATATTATTCATTATGTAATACATGTTTTAACTTTTCCTCTAAGTCATCACATCGTTTCTCGGTTTCCTCTAGCTTTTTCCTCAAGTCTTTAATCTCTTTCAAAAACCAAGGATTATCCATAGTTTCCTCTAAACAACCTTGAAGATATCTAATGACTAGCTTTAAATCCTCTTGAAGGTCAGTATCTTTAGAATGCAATATTTCTTCTAAGATAGCTTTTGAATTTATTTTTATACTACTATCCAAAACTGCTTTAGTATGATCAACATAAAAAACTTCTCCAATAGGCATTAATAACGAATTTGAAATTGTACCCTTACTACTACTCATGATTTCTAAACATATATAATTCATTAATATCTAAACATTTATATATAGTATCCTCAAGACTTGATGTGATTGAAGTATGAAAATGTCCAAAGAACCAATACTTACATCTTACTCCTCTAAATACCTGATCTAAGTATTTTCGATTTTCTAAGTCTCTGAGGTAAACATCTTCTGCTTCCTCTTCGTGACGTGTAATAATTGGTTCAAAACATAGTGGAGCAGTATGAGAAGCTATTATATCAACCCTCCCTGGAAGATCTTTAATAGGCTTCTTAATTATATCTTCTGTCTCCCACCATACTCTTTTAGACGAACCAACTCTCTCCATCAATCCATTATAATTCATTCTCCATTTATAATCTACTGAAGTTGCTCCCCCGATCGGATATATTGTTTTCCCCGAGAGTTCTACTACTTCATGATCCTGAAGAAACTTAATTTTGGGGAAATCATTTATTAATTTTTCATTCCAGTACTCTAGGTTATCATGATTTCCTCTTATAAAATAATATGTTATATTATTTTTCTCTAGTTTAGTATTAATTCTTTCAAACTCCTGATTATAATACCCTGGCTTAGAAAAACCTAATCCTACATCTCCAAGAAAAATAATATTAGCATCTTTAAGTTTATAACGTTGAGTTATAATCCATGTAATTTCTCGAAAACTTCCATGAATATCTGCACAAAAGTATAAATCTCTTTCTTGTTCATTTTTCATAATTTCTTTTAGGATGGAAAGCTTTGATTCTCTTTCCATCAATTATAAGGTTTTGCATTTTTAAGAGAAGCAAAAAGAAAGAACCACACTCATCGCATAGTTCTTTCATAATAGTTTTAACCCTAATAACTTTTATCTTTTTTCAGGGTGATCTTGATTTTTGATTCATTATTACTTTGTTTTAGTTCTCACATAGTTTTAATCCACATTAGTAAGGAATTCAAGGGAGAAGAAAAAAGAGAAGGAAGCATTAAGCTCCCTTTTTCTCCCTTGCTACGATGACATTATATTCATCATCAACTTCTAAAAAATCCCAACCTTCTGGAATCTTAACCAACTTCTTAGTCTCGAACTCATTCATCATTTTTTGCATCTCCGGTTTGATAGATTTTACACTATCAATATGAGACATCAAATAACCTTTAAGTCCGTTCTGAAGTTTCATTAGGTTCTCAATAGATTCCATGAAATTATCTATCGTTTTTCTTATAGTCTTCTTAACGGGATTTTCGTTTTCTCTTGATTTCTTAAGCACCTCGTCCATTTTTGTAACTGATAACATATAAAATTGTCCAAGGCTTCTCAAACTTTCCAATCTATTATCTAGTAGATTGTAGTAATATTCACATGCAAAAATATGTTCTGGACTACCCTCATCTAGCTCCATATTAATTTTTTGCAATCTTGTGAGGTGTTCTTTACATAATTGTTCATATTCACGATTAAATTCCTTTGCAATTAGATCTAATTCATCTAACCAAAATTTTAACTTTTCCATAATCTCTCTTTTAAGTTTATTTCTACATATATAAGGCTTTGAAAGATTATTATATGGAAAAAGCTAAAATCTCTTCCAAAACAAGACAACTAACAATGCAATCGGTAAGAAAGGCATAAAATTAACAATAGTCTGTCTCATCTTCCTATATTCATCTTCAGGGAGTATATTTTTTATATTATCTAGAGTATGAATAAAGAATAATCCGATAAATATTGCAATAAGAAAATAATAGAATAAAAATGTTATCATAATTGATTATTTATTATTTTTAAGTTATTATATGTTCCTTGATATTCTGGTTTTACTCCTATAATTTCAATACCATTAATTCTACTTTTATCTGAAAGAGTTATTTTACACTTTTTTATTTCAAAATAATTTCCTAAATCAGTAGCTTTAGGTGTTGCAGTATAACTTATAGATGTATAAAGATCAAATAATTTTTGTTTAATATCAATTTGATTTAATTTATCTCCTACGTTAAAATTAGTAAAAATTGTATTAATCAATAATTCTTTATTAAAAATCACAATTCCAAGTTCCCTCCTAATCTTTGTCATATTATATCCCAAAGCTTTTATTTTTTCCGGTCCAAGAGCCAAGAAGTGAGATTTAATATCATCCTCTTCTGATATCTGAGCTAAAATTAACTCTAATGCCTCTTTAGATAAATTAGTATTACATAATAACTTCATTTTATCGTAATAGGTTGTTTTTTGCTCAAATTCATATAAAACAGATGAAACTTCTTGATTAATAATATCATCATTACAATACTTTTTTGTCTCTTTTCGCTCTATCATTTTTCTATATTCCAAAGTACTTTCAGAACCATAATCTTTTTCTATATAATTTAATATATCTTGAATATTTTTAAGATTACTACCTAAATCTTCTATTATCTTCTCTATATAATCTCTTTTGCTTTCTTTTGGAATTATAGAAACCCAATAAACAACGTTTTTTACTAACTTATTTAGCTTCCAATACTTCCTTCTTTCACTCATAGGACTTTTAGGAAGAGATTCTAAATCTATCTTATCTATATCCCTAAAGAAATTTATTATATCATCACTATAATAAAACCATTCTCTACCATACTCTGAATATAATAAATTTCTAAATTTATATTGAACTCTCTTTTCTACATCCTCTGAAAGATTAGGGATTTCATATAGCAATTTAAATCCAGGATTATGCATCTTATAAGCCATGAATCTGATATCTTTTCTAGAATCTTCTGTATAACCTATTTTAAGAAGGTCTAACACTTTCTTAGTTTCTTTATTATAATATGTTGTTTCTATTAAATATATCATAATTAATTATCTTTTCTTTTTAATAATTCATATCCTCTTACTCTCTTCTTTTCCCCATCTATAACCTCAGTAGATTTATATTCTTTTATCTCAAAATAATTAAGAATATCATTAGCTTTTGGTACTGCAGTATAATTTATCTTTTCATATAAATCTCCTAATTTTACTTTTAAATCAGATAAACTATATTTTTCACCTAGATTAAAATTCTGATGAATTGTATTATTAAGTAATTCTGAAGAGAATGTTACTATTCCAAGTTCCTTTTCTATATAATACTTATCATATTTCAATGCTCTAAGTTTTTGAGGACCAAGTGCTAAATAGTAAGACTTAATATTATCATGCTCCCCAATTTGATCTAATACTACTCCTATTACTTCATCTGAAAACCCATATTCACATAACATCTTAAGTTTTGCTTTAAATGTACCTAATTTTTGATACTCTCCCAAAAATTCAGATACCTTCTGATTTATTATATCATCCGAAGATAAAGTATTATGAATAGTACTAAATACAGTAAACCTATCTTTATAATCTATTTGTTGTATTCTGAAAGCTCTAATCTCATTAACCAGAACGAGATTATTAAGAACTGGGACTAAATTTGATCCAATATGCTCATTTACTGCTATATAATCATCTTTATAATTATAAGATTTAGTATTTTTCTGATAAGTTTTAGCTAAATTATATTTAGCATCATCTGGTGCAGATTCGAAAGATCTTAATAGATCGCTCGTAGCCTTCTTTTTTCTTTCAAGTTCTTTATCAAATTCCTCTTGACTAATTTTTCTGTAGTCACAAGTAGATCTATAATAAAATATAGCTTCATTCTTCCAAGGATTATCAAATAATCTTTGACGACCTAGTATTTGGGGAAGATCTTCACTAATATCAACAGCTAAAGAGTCTATATTACTATCACTAAATATAAACGATCTTGCACATGTAGAATAAAAGTCTGCCCCTAAGTATACAGTACGTGTACAAAAGGTAAACATTTTAGGTTTAACTCCTTTTAGTGGAACATCCCCTATTGTAAAACCTTTCCCTAAACGTTTTTGAATCTTCTTGAGATTTTCAGGAGTATTACTACAAAGAATATTAACCTCTTCTGGTTGGAGATCACATTTCTTTATAATACTAGTAATATGATTAACAGAGTTTACATAAAATACAGCTTCATCCGATATTACTCTAGTAGGATACCCATTTACCATTCGAACTGCGGATTCAAAGTTACCATCCTTGTAAGACTGAATAATTTCTGGTAATTTAGTACCTACTGATTTCATTGTTAACACCTTAAGAGATGGTTTTAATACTCTGGTTGAATCTTCCTTACTCCAGTCCATATTAATATATGGAAGATCATTAAATTCATCTAACATATTAAGATACTCTTCCAACATAGGGGTAGCACTAACAAATAGAGCTGAATGAGATTGCTTAAGAATATCTAAAAATTCTAATTCTGTATCCGATTTAAATTTAGAATCATGTAGGATAGTTTGAAATTCATCTATAATAGTATAGAATGATTGGAATATACCAAGACTTTCTAGGATATCTTTTACAATTCTATAAGAATCATATGTTACTAGAATTTTATAGGGTTTTCCATAAGACTTTCTAAAGTTAATATAATCTTTAATTTCATTCATTAAACGATTATATACAGTATTTTTCCCATTAACCATCTCATCTAATTTTTCCATGAATACTTGAGATCGAGTTTTGTCTATTTTGGATAGATCTTTATCTACCTCCGTTTCTTTTTCAAGCTCATTTACAACTAGATAAACCTCAAATTCATGTTGATCTTTTTTATTTTTTAAGAGCATTTTTCTGGGACTACATAGGATAACATTTTCAGGACCATTAATACAATATTCTGTAAATCCGCATCCAGGTAGTTGTTTATTTATAATACATTTTACAGGTAGTTTATAAAATCTAAAGTCTGTTCCTAATTCTAATATAAATCTTATCCCTCTAGGAACAATGTAATCATTTAATTTTTTTATCATACTATTTAATATTTTAATTGTTATTTTTAATACAGAATCCAGTTTAACAATCTCTATGTCTTTTAAAATCGAAGACATAGGAGGATTCCCTTTTCAATCATAAGAAATTGAAAGGATATTATACGCAAAATCGTCATTTAAAATGGGGTAAAAATAGGAATACATAAAGAAGAATGATATCTGAAAAAAAAATTCCACTTTTTATTTTAAGTAAGATCCGCCTTTAAGAGGCGGAAATCTGAATAAAATCTATATACTTAAATAATTGGAAAAAACCTATTATCATTCCCATATATCTTATTCAAAGTTTCTTCCTTAGATCCCCTCAGCGGTAGCGATCGGAGGGGATGGATAACGGGAAACTCCTTTGTCTTCGAACTTTAAGGACAATTTTGCTCTCTAAGGTCCTTCAGATTCTAATATATGAAAGAAAAACCCCAGGCACATTTTGCCCAGGGTGTATTTGATTAATTAATAACCAAATTGAAAATAGCTATCAAAGCCTTCAGTAATATTTTTACTAAGACTGAAGCTACTAGGGATATCACTATGATACTCCCAGCTATCCATACTACAGCGAATAGTATGAATAGTATTACGTTAAAAATCTCAATGTTCATAATAAATATTTAATTGAGTTTTAGTTAAAAATATTAGAGAATAGAACTATTATATCCAATTTCTTTCAATACTTTAGGATTCTATAGTTTAATTTCTATTCTCTCATATATAAGGCTTTTAGCATTTTTGAGACGGTTAGGAGAAAAGGGTGGTGTATATGCTATCCTTTTCTTTTTCCTTCAAGGACAAAAATAAAAGAGGGATTTAATTTCCCTCTTCTTTCAGTGCATCATTGATAGATTTTTTAATTAGTTTTTCAAGTTTATCGTTATCAGTTATTCTCTTTCTTACTTTTCGCACTATACATTCATTTATTTTTATATTATATTTGAATCCTAATCGGTTTCTTTCATAAATTGCATAACTTACTACCTTGTCTGTAACACATTCTATAAGTTTACCTGAATCTATTGTTTTATTGAGATCATAATAGAATAAACTACGATATTCTTCGAAGTTTCCAATACCATGATACTGTTTACTTATTGCAGTAATTCTTAACATATCAGACTCTTTCTTTACTATTATTGTGTATCCTAGAGTAGTATTTTCGCTGTATAAATTTTCCGGGTATTTAATATTTATCCCTAATTCATTTAATCTTTGGGTAAAATTTACGGATCCATAATAAGTGTTATAATAATCACTAAGTCCATAACAAATACCTTCTATACTATAGTTGCTTTGATCTTCAAGCCTCTTATCTAATTCCTCCAGCGTTATTGTTTCTCCTGGAGTAAATTCCATTATAATTTCTTGTATTCCTAAATCTATTTTTCCAAATCTATCAAAATAAACTGTTTCTGTTCCACATATATTGCTATCCTCATCATACTTCATAGCAATAATATATCCCCCTATTTCCATAAGTAGCGGGACATGTTTTTCTGAGTTGTACTAGCTAGTACAACTTTAGGTTTTTCGAAATTTACTACGTTTTGTAAAATCTGTTTCATATTCTTTTTCCTTTCTTTTAAGTTTATTTTATTCATATATAAGGCTTTTAAGAATTACTACCAGGGAGAAAGAAAAAGGGGAGATTTTACACTCCCTCTTTATTTTTTAATTTTTCATTGATAAGTTTCATTAACTCTTCATCACGTTCATCCCCTAGTAAATCCACACTAGTACATGTTATATCGTAGTCATGTAAAAATCCAAATATCTCTTTACGCATATTTATTTCAGATTTTAGTTTTTCAACGAGATCTCCGCAAAAATAATCATATCGTCTGCTATAGTCTTCCTTCTCCGAGTAAGGATAGAAAGAATTGCTATCTAAGAATTCAACTTCACTTACTAAATGATCAAAATCCTTAGTTTCTATACTAGCAAGGCAATAATCTTTATCCTCTCTGTAAGTAACTACATTTAGATCATATTTCAGTACAGTATTTTTGCAGTATAAGTCCTCTGAAAACTCAAAATTTATATCAAACTCTGTCTTCAATAACTCACAAACCTTTGGAGAATTAATTCGATATCCTCTTAGGTAATTAAGTTCTTTTACGTCATCCTCTGCTACTTGGCGTAATCTTTCAAGAATATCTACTACTTGATCTACTGTTAATGTTCTAGGGATATATTCTATAACTTTTTCAACCCCTGGATTTACAGTTTCAGACTTGTCAATGAAAAATGTTCGTGATTTTATAAAGGCGCCATGTTCATTATATACCATCTCTACGATATATCCATTAAGTTCCACAAAATCATAGCAGCCTTTACTGTCTTTTCTTGATACTAATGCAACTTTAGGTTCATTAAAGTTGTACATGTTTTGTAAAATTGTCTTTTCCATAATTCATTTTTTAAGTTTTTATTACACATATAAGGCTTTGAGAGGGGAGAGAAAAAAGGATATAAGTTTTTTATACCTATATCCTTTTACGACGTTAACTAAAATCTTCAGCAATGGTGAATCTTAGACCATCGCTATAAAATTCTCCATATTTATTTGGTTTATATTTTTTTAGTTCTGGAGGGGTTATCTGAGAATAGTCAAAATATGAACAGATTTCGCTTTGGTGTTCATTATAGTAGCTCTCTAAGTCATATCCTTTATCCAAGATTCCTTTTAATTCACTCTCCCAAAATTCATCGGCCGTATATTTACCGCCATATTCATCTTTTATTATGACATTATTTTTCGCGAAGAACTTATTTATACCTTCGCGAGTAAGTTCATAATATTTTCCGAGATTGGCGTTGAATAAAAACTTCCACCCGGCCGATCTTTTTCCTAGGTGTATCTCTTTTGTTATCTCCTCTAAAAAATCAGCTGCTTCTTTGAATTTGTTTTCGTCAATTAATTTTTTTGCTCTTTCTTTATCCCTTTTCTTTACCGGGATTACTGCATAAAAATTCGTTCCCATAATGTATATCTTTTTCGTTAATAAATACATATATAAGAAAGTCAAGGGAGAAAAAAAGAAGTAGAAGAACTTTTTATCGTCCTTCTACTTTTCTTAGGTTTCAATAGCTAATAAGACCTATACTAGCTAATGATTCTTTTTGCCTTTCATTCAACAATCCAATATTATTTTTATTAAACTGTATGATTGCCCATTTAGAGATTTTTTGAGATTCATAATCCCCATTCTCTAGTGTTTCTTCTAAAAACTCTAGATTCGTCATTGAACTAGGTTTTTGTCTTAGCAGGAAGAAGAGATTATCTACTTTTTTATCCCATTCTTCCAAGCTTTGTTTTTCTCTGAACTTTTCTTTATATTGTTCAGTCTTTTCTGCGAGACTCTGGAACATATCAAATATTTCCGGAGATTTCTCAAGTACCAAACCCACAAATTTTCCAATGTTTTCTAAGGTTCGGTTTGCTCTTTTTTCTGCCAACTCATCCAATTTTTCTTGAGCGGCTATTGATGACGTTACTGTACTTGTCACGTCAATCTTCATTTTCACTTCTCCTACCTTTGGAATAGGGAAGGTTGTTTCAAAATTTGATGTAGCATGTCCTGTAATTTCTGGTTTAACTAATTCTGCCATTACTTTACTGTTTACTACGTTCAATTCATTCATTTTGTTAATTCTTTTCATAATTTTTATTTTAAAAATTAAACTCCTTTAAGCTTTTTGTCATGCTTAAGGAGTATTTACTTTTATTATCTCATATATAAGGCTTTTAGCATTTTTGAGATGGAAAATATTTTTTAATACAGAATCCAGTTGAAAAAGAAAATAATTAACTATTATAAATCTAGAGAACTTGATCAGGATTCTAACCTGAGATTCTAAGATAAACAATTATCTTAGTGTTTTGACCCGCTAAACTATCTTGTCTATAGATTCAGTTAATTATTTTAATTTTAATTTTGTTGTTGTGTCGTTTAAAGTTGTTTAATTTTGCACCTCATAAACGTAGAAGTTCTGAAGAGATTAGTGAGATTTAAACCTTACATGATTTTTCAGTTCTTCACAAGCTCAAGCTATACATTACGCATTTCTTGAGACGCCTATGATGTCTTTTTTTGTTATTGTGTCTTTTAATACATTTATAAGATTTTCCCGGTTTCTCAGACGGTCGAATTTTTTATTAAACAGAAAAAAATAACCGAAGGGAAAAGAGTTTTATATATTCAATTCATCTCTTTTGGCGCCCCTTCGGTTGTCATTTAATTTTTGAGTAGGTTTATTTATACCATACTCTTTTTATTTTATAAGAAAAGAATAACAGTTATTTATTTTATTGGCAATAGTTATATATTATTGATTGATATTCTTTTCATATATAAGGCTAACAGGTTTTTTTTGGGCGGTTAATTTCCTTAATATTGTAATTATTTAAAATTAGAAAAATGACACAGGAAGAAGTTTGTAATTATTTTGAAAAGAATTATCCAGAAATGGACTTGTATGAAACTGAAAAAGGAAGTTTCTTTGGAGGATATGATGGAATGGATCAACTAGAAATTTTTGGAACTAACCTAGTAGTGTTTTGTGTAGAAAAAGTTAAAGGAAAATATGTACCTAAACAAAAATATTTTTCTTTCGTAAACAGTACAGAGGAAGAACTAAAAGAATTTCTAGAAAAATATCTTTAAGAAATAAAAAGAGAGGTCTTGACTAATTAAAAGTCAAGTTAAATCCTCTCTTTATTTTTTTTTATTCTGTATATTCTATTATATGTACTTCAGGGGTATAATTTTCTCTAGTTTGTTGAGATACATTCATAAATTTTATCCCTGATACTTCATCTTTTTCTGGATAATGTATATGACCAAACACATGATACTTTGGATTGATCTCTAAGACTCTTTGTGATAGTGCTAAATTTCCAGGTTCATCTTTTCCATACCACCTCTGAGATTGTTTTATACATTCAAGTTGATATATCCTAGGGGCTTCATGAGTTACTAAAATATCTATCCCTCCAGGAATTTCTAAGATATCAGTATTTCCAGGTTTATGTGGAAAAGCATGTAACCATAGAGAAGTTCTAGGATTTCCATATATCTTTATAGATTCTCCGGTTATTCCAGAAATATATTCATACTCTTCATCAACTAGAACTTTAGTAGAGTATCCAAATACCTTTCTAAGTGTGAAAAAATCATCATAATGTCTTTCGATCCAGTAGTCATGATTTCCAGGAACTATTATAATTTCTTGAAGATCCGGAAATATTTTCTTATTCATGAATATATTCTGGTAATTATATTCAAGCCACTCTTCTTGATACATAACTTCATCTGTGGGACATAAATCTCCAGCAATAATTAGAAGTTCGATTTCTGGATAACATTTTGTCTGTAAATCATAAACATAACCGTGAATATCTGATAAACAACCTATTTTTATCATTCTTTCTTTTCCTCCAACATAAACTTCATAATTTCTATAACATCGTCTCCTGTAGTTATATTAAGTTCATTTTTCAAGCGTATATATGCATCATATCCCATAGTATCGTCATCTTTATAATTAAATTCAACAGGTCTGATCTCTCCTGTTACATATAATATTACTTTACAGGGTCTTCCAGGATTAAAAAATGACTTCTTTGGTTCTGAACGTTGAAATACTACTCCATATATAGCAGATTTTCTAAGTAATGATTCTCGAATTCTCATACCACCTCTTCTTTTATAAATTCTACTTTATGAGTACCTCCTTGTTGTGAAGGTAATATTAAGAGTCCACCATTCTCTAAGGCTTTTCCAAGAGGTGATCTAGAAGTAAACCATTCTCCCAGGGGTTTAAGTTTTCCCTTGAGTGTTCTAATCTCCTTTTCGAGTTCTTGATACTTTTTATTTTTCTTGTTATACTCAGATTGTTTTGACTCTAGTTCTTGAATCTCTTTTAGAATTGGTTTAACTTTTTCTTCATAATCTTCTTGTGAGATTAAGTTTTTAGTCTGATTCATTCCTTCTTTTACATACATTACTTTGAATGTTTCTTTAATTAAATCTTTCATAATATTTCTTTTAATAAATCTTTACCAAATATTAATTTAACTTTAGATACTACACTATATAATTTCGCTTCAGATACTACTGTATTGTTCGGTTCTTTATAATATATAATATTATTTTCGAAGTCAAGTTTATATACTTTCCTTAAGTAAAATTTTCCAGAGATACTGATAACAACTTGATCACCTGGTTCTAAAGAATCAATATCTAGGACTAATTCTGTTGCTATTATCATATTCTTGTAAAATTCTTCTTGACCTTTCTTATCTCCGGTAGGGTGGAAAAATAAATAATCTCTTTTGTCGTTCTTATATTTGATTAATTCTTGATAATATTTTTCTTGGCGAGTAACACATTCTGAAAGTTTATATACCTTCATAGATTGTAAGATGATATCAACTTCAGAAACTTCATCTATCCAAACATCACGAACAAAAATTAAATCTTTTCTTCGTTTTACTAGCCATACATAAAATAATATATACCATATTATTACTATAACACCAACAAAACCTAAAAATAGTAATTTGTCATTTTCTATCATAATTTTTTATATTTTTATTATACATTAATAAGGAAAATAGAGTCAAAAATTACTCCATTTCAAAATCCTTAAAGGCCTTATATATGAAGATAAATAGATATCTTACTAGAGAGAATTAATTGATATATAACAATATCAGTTAGTTCTCTTTGGTTTTTAGAGACAATAACGATAAATATATATAAAGAATATGGGAAAGAGATATGTAGTAAAATTTGGCGCTCAATTATTAGAAAGCGATTTTGATGGAATACAGACTATAGTACCGTTTAAGAAATTACCAGTATACACAGAAGAATATGTTTTTCTGACAGAAGAAGCAGCCAGGAAATTTTCGAATTCTGAGAGAAGTGCAGTAATACAAGCTAAAATTACAGAATGGCTAGTTTCACGTGAAGGATTAGACTGGGAGTTTAAACAGGAACAACAAGGTACATGGTGTTCAAAATGTGTAATCTTTCTGAGAAGAGTACAACCAGAGAATCATTTTTAAGATTCTCTTAGAGACAATTAAACTAACAAAAGTGCAACGTCCGAAGCAATTAGAGGACAGAAAACAATTAAGAAAATGAAAAACTTAAAAGAAATTTGGTCAGGAATTCGTTTAGATGCAGAATTGATCAAACAAAATTACAATGCAGAACTCTTGGGTATAGGAGTTCATGGAATGACTAGATTGGCAGTAAAACTTGAAGATGCTGATCTTGAATTCATACAAGGCTCGCTTAAAGAGCTCTATGTATCAGAGAACGATAAAGATTATACAGTTAGATCTTTCGTTCGATTTACAGAAAAGAATGAAGAAGGAAAATACGGAACTTATTATATGGTGAAAATTGAACACCTTAGAGATAGTGACAACTTTCGGTTTACATTACAAACGGGAGGTCCGGATCCAAATAAAAAGAAAAGACTTGGAGTGGATATGTTTGAATGTACATCAACCGAAATGAAGAATATAAGATCCTGGAAAAGTGTTTTATCAGGGTTTTCTTGTTTAGTATAATTCTTTTTCCATTCTTGGCCGGGGATATAAAGTCTCCGGCTTTTTTAAAAACCAATCAAAAAGAGATTTATTAACAATTTAAAAGAAAGGAATTAAAATTATGATTACAATGAACATGAACAGTGATGAAATCTTTAAAGAATTGAAAAGAGATTATCAGACTATATTAGATGTAGTTAATAGAGAGGTAGATAAAAATAAACATAAAATATTAAAGATTTATCAACGAACGAAATCTCCAGTTCCGTTTAAGGAGACGAAAATTATTAATGTATCAAGAAATCAATATCGGGCAATTATTAAAGCATGGCCTGATAAAGGAGGATTTTCAAACGGGACTACCATTTATACTATTGTAGATAATGGAATAACTGGAAAAAAGAATGCTATATTATTCCCATCACTTGATGTTAATTTGAGGAGTATTGTAATATTCGAAGCACATTTTATGAGAAGGTATCGCGAAAGATATCTAAAAATAGATAATATTAACTTTGAAAAGATTGTAGATATTTATCTAAGATCTAATCCTGCAATAATTACAACAATAATTTCTGAAGTTCAAAAAGAGGGAGAATGGAATTTAGAAGGAAAATTGAATGATGGAGTTGCCTTAGGAATTTTTCAGAAAGATACAGAATTTTTCCGTTTTATTACATATGTTAGTAATGAAATGTTAAGAGAAAATCAGATACATTTAACTGATGATTCTCCAACAGGACAAATACTTCAAATGTATCAAAAATTAAAACAGGAGGATAGATTTGCTTGGAGTAATGCTGTTTTATCAGCAGGAGGTCTTGAAGGAGTAAATGAATATTTTTAATGGAGGGGATTAATCCCTTCTTTTTTTCTTAAAATATTATATATGAAATAAAAATATAATTTATTTTTTGTGATAAGTAAATTTTTTTTTATTTTCCGTATATAATTTCCTTAAAGCCTTATATATGTAATAAACTTAAAAAAGAAATTATGGAAGAATATGAAGAATCGTTTAACTTCGGAGAAACAATTGTAGAAGTAGCAAAAGAGAAGCAAAGGACTATGAGTGATGAAGAATATCAAGAGTGGCTTTGTCAGTTAAGTGATGAATTTGCTTTTTTAGATTGAATTTGGAATAGGTTTAGTGGTGATGAAACTACTAAACCTTTAATTTTCTTATATATGTAGTAATAAAAATAAAATTATAAATGTTAACATTAGAAGAAATTTATAATAAGTATTTAACAATGGATCGTATAGAAGACGATCCAATAATAGAAAAATTATTTAACGATTTTTCTCCAAAAAGTGAGGAATTTTTTTCAGCAGAATATATAAATACTGTAATTAATAATCCTTTAATTAATAAACAAGAACTTAAGAAATTATATAAACCGGGAATACCAATTATTCCCATTGATAGGTTTGATTTTTCTATTGTGGATTATCCACCTGTTTTTCTTACACGAGAATTAGAAATTACTGAAGATTTAGGGAAATTAATATTTTCTGAAGTTATCGAAAATAATCCAGATACTTATACTTATAAACAGAAAATTGGTGAGTATGAGTGGGAGTATACGATAGATCGCTCTGTACCTTATTATAAAGTTATCTATAATTGTGAAGTTCGTAATAAATATAAAGAATATTATGATGATTATATGAGAACTCAGAAGATATACATATATTATCTTCCTTCTTTTAATATTTTTAATAATAAGCCAATTGTTAGGGAAGTATATAAGGATCACTATAATAGAGAATTTAAAGATTCTAAAGGAAAACGTATAATACTAAATTGTAGTAATTGTGTAGCGTTTTCAGAGAAGATGCTAGAAGAACAATTTAATGTTTTTAAACGTATTGGAATTAGAAATATGTCAAATAGAATTACAAAAATGGAAAATAATATAAAGTCCATAGAAAAAAGATTAGAGGAGCTTAATAAGAGTAAAGATGAGCTCTTAGAGAAGTTTTTCTACGAAGAGGAAAGGTTGAATGAATTATTTAAATTATAATAAAAGAATATGGAAAAGTACTTAGAATTATCAGATGTTATGTTAGTTCCTGATAATCTTAATTTAGGATGGACTAACTCTGGAAAACTTGATTATTTTGTTTTAGATGATCAGGAAGTTACGGGGGTGCCAAAAAGTTTACCCATCTTTACAAGTCCGATGGAAGCTATTGTTGGAGTTGATAATTGGAAAGTATGGCAAGATTCTGGAATTAAGCCTATCCTCCCTAGAACTGTTGAACTTGGAACTAGACTTGAAGCGTGTGGATTTATCTTCTGTGCGTTTAGTCTTCAGGAGGTAAGAGAAAATTTTATAAATATAGATCAAAGAGGTTCAACTCAACAATTTCATATCTGCATCGACTCTGGAAATGGTCATGATGTAGCTCTTATGGAAATTGGACAGAGATTAAAACAGCTCTACGGAAAACAGGTTATCTTGATGGGTGGAAATATAGCTAACCCTAAGACTTACGAAGTGTATAGTGGCGCCGGATTTGATTATGTACGTGTCGGAATATCATCTGGATCTTTAGTTGATCAAGATAAGTATGGGTTTCATTATCCTATGGCATCTATTCTCGGCGCAATTAATTCACTTCGAAAATCAGGAAAAGGTAGACTTCGGGATGTTAAAGTTATTGCAGATGGTGGTATTACTTGTCACTCGGATATCCTAAAAGCTATTGCCCTTGGTGCTGATTATGTAATGATTGGTCGTGAGTTTGCTAAGATCTTGGAAGCATCTGGAACAATTTATAAAAGAACAGTAAAGTCAGATCAGGATATTATCGAAGAAGTTCAGGAGTTAGGAGGTTTAGTTAATATGTCTCCTATCGAATTATCTGAGTTAGATTTAGTTAGACAATACTTCGGAAATACTACCCCTGAGATGCAAGCACTTCGAGCAGGTTATTCAGATGTAAATTCTTGGAGATCGTCAGGAGAAAAGCCCAGAGTAAAAGTATCAGATTCGGAATGGACTTGGGTAGAGATTGGAACTACTTTAAAGGATTGGATACAGGGTCTAAAGGAGTGTATTAATTATGGATTTATGATGTCAAACGCTAAGTCTTGGAAGGAATTTAGAGATAATACTTTAGTTATTAGAGTAAGATGAGTTCAGGTGAAGAGAAAATAGATAAAGATGTATGGGGAGAATATTTGAAATTAGGTTCTCCAGTTCCGATAGTAGCTATTCGAATTCTTGAAAGATATTCGTTAGTAAGTTATAATTGGGATGATTGGAATGATTTTTATACTGATCTTAAAGAACAAATTATTTGGATGAATAATAAATACTTTCAAGATAATCTCCTTAATCCTCCTAAGATAATTTACAAAGAAGCACAACTTATAAAAACTATTAAAGAATCAGTTGAGTTTTATTTCTTTAAAGGACGTAGAATTTATACTGCATCTGAATTAAATATTATCGAATTGATATCTCATTGTGGAAGAAGAGGTATTATGTCTGGAGATATGTGGGAATTTTACAGAAAGGAGTGTATTCCTGTTAAGTTTGATGACCTAACTCACTTTGTTAAATGAAGACATATCTTTTTGTAAAAGAAATATCTGATTTTGATAAATTAGGAAATCCTATATTTTTCAGAGAATTTATGACAATTATTGCATCCTCCGAGAATGAAGCTTGGGAAAAATTTGAAGAACAACTAAGACCTAGATCTCCGAAAAGAAAGAATTATGAACAAGAATTCAAAAGATGGAAAATAACAGAGGAAGATATATTTTAATATTAAAATTGGATATACTTATTTTTACGAGTGAAATGAGCGATTGGTTTCCAATAACACTTAATAATTCTGGAGAGATTACAGATGAAAAACTTAAGGAGATTAAAGAATTTTTTCTATGTAGATGGAAATATAAATATCCACCTATTTTAAAACAAAAAGATTTTATCAAAGAACTTAGGAATACTATATCTGAATCTCGAGTGTTTTATGTTCCTTGGGGAGTTACAGCAGAAATAGTTATATCTAATTGGATTGATTATTTTTATCATAATAAACCAATTTCTCCTGAGATTGAAAAGATTTTTATTAACTCAAAACCTATAGAAAATTTATGGCAACTTTTTTGATAGACTTCGATGGCACTTGTGTTCCTAATCTTCCTGAACCCGGTTTTTCAGAGGTTGATACAGGAGCTGAAAGGGTTTTAAAAAGGATAGTTTCTGCTGGACATAGATTGATTCTTTGGACTTGTCGGAATAATTCTAGAAATAATCCATATAATTATATTGGAGGAAAATTTAGAACTGAAACATCATTAGAAGAAGCTGAGAGATGGTTTCGAGAAAGAGAAATTCCACTGTATTGTGTAAATGATAATCCAGAGGAAGAAGGTGTAATAGGATATGCAAGAAAAGTTTTAGGAGATTTCTTGATAGATGATACAGCTCTTGGAATACCTCTTAGATGGGGTGAAGCCGAGTATGTAAATTTCGATACTGGAGAAATAAAAACTATATATACCTCTTGTGTTGATTGGGAGGCTATTGAAACAATTTTAGAAAGAATGGGAATGTTATAGGAGTTATGGAAGTTTATAAAGTAGAAATAGAGGCGCCGGATATTGATTTTTGTTGGTATTTTATATTTGCTAAATCTAAGGAATCAGCTATTAAAATTTATGAAGAATATTCAAAATTTATTATATTACTGGCGCAAGGTACTGATATTCTAAAACTTGGGGAATATAGAGCCTTCCTAAAGAAATTTGGAAGGTTAATAAGACTCCCTGGAATAACTTCATCGTCAAAGATAGAAGGAATAAAAGTTGATTTAACTGATAGATCCTTTTCTTGGAAAAAGTCTTAAAACCTTACTTTTGAGATAAACCAATAAAACCCAAGAATCATGGAAAAAGAATTAAAACAAAAACAAGGAATTAATTATGTTAGAGAAGATGGAATTTTAAGAATTGGGACTAAACTTGTAATATCTCCAGAGATTATCGGTTTTCCCGAAGTTGAAAGAGAGAAAGAGTACAGGGTTACTAATGTTGAAAAAGTTATAAAATTAGATTCTCCTAAGCCAATTTATTATATAACTCTTGATGGGTTAGGTGAAAGAGTATATACAGATGGAATTTTTTCAATTGTCCCAACAAATTTCAATGTCTATAGATGGAAAGGATATTACATCTTAGCACTCTCCGAAGAACAAGCTCAAAGAATCTGGAATACATGGATAGATAACTTAGAGATTGTAGCAGCTGATGGAAGACCTAAGATGTATAAGTTTGTAAATAACTTACAAAATCGAGGAGATCAAGAATTATTTCCTAGAATCATCCGACGATTACATTCAGAATATTCATTTCCTTGTATCGTTGAAGACTTAGAATTCGAAAAAGAGCCTGTTTATGTTTATAAATTTCCAGGTTAAAACCAAAAGAAGACTGTGAGAAATCCGGTCTTCTTCTTTTTTGCTCTTTACAGCGATTCAGAATCTTATTAATGGTAAACATATAGATGTGTTTTGTTTGTTAGTATTAGTTTTTAAAGTTTAATAGAAGTCCCTAGTCTGTGAAGATTGGGGATTTTTCTTTTTCTAGGCTTCAAAATCTTATAATTGAATAAAAATATTTAATTATTATAAATTATGGAAAATAAAACAATTAAAGATTTTAGAAGTTTTTATAAGTCTCAGAATCCTTTTAAGATGACTAGTTTTGATGATAAACTTCATAAAATGTCAGAAGCTAGAGGAGGTTATATTAATCCTTATATTCTTGAGGAATCTGAGAGAAATATGTCTCAGTTAGATATTTTTTCTAAACTTATGAGCAAACGTCAAATTTTCTTCGGTACAGATGTAAATTCAGATAGTGCAAATATAGTAGTTTCTCAATTATTATATCTAGATTCTGTAGAAAATGCAGATATTACTATGTATGTAAATAGCCCAGGTGGAGAAGTTTATAGTGGAAATTCAATACTTGACTGTATGGATTTTGTAGAATCAGATATTAGAACTGTTTGTACTGGTTTAGCAGCTTCATTTGGTGCTATGATTTTGATGTGTGGAACTAAAGGTAAGCGTTCAGCACTTAGAAGGGCAACAATAATGTGTCATCAACCGCTCGGTGGGGCAAGTGGTCAAGCAAGTATGATAGAAATTGAATGTAAAGAAATTTTGAGGCTAAAAAAAGATCTTTATGAAACTATCGTAGAGCAGACAGGAAAAACTTATGAAGAGGTTGAAAAACTTTGTGATAGAGATAGTTGGATGACTGCACAGGAAGCATTAGATTTTGGAATTATTGACGAAATCATTAGAAAGAAATAATAATCAAGAGAGTTGTTTGGAATTTCCAGGCAGCTCTTTTTATTTTCTTATTATGGAAAAGAATAATATAATAAATATTTTGTCAGATCCTGAAGTTTCAATGGATCAAAAATTTCATGAATATTGTAAGTTTTATCAAGAGTATATCACAACACCATTTAATGATTATCTTGAGCCTATAATTTCTGACGCAGTTCAGGAATTTTATCCAGAGTTTCATATTTTTCGAACTGTTTTTTGTTTAACGGGAGGAAAGTTTGATTATAAGATCTCTTTCACCAGACTTAAGGAGATATATAGATATTTTTCAAATAAATATTCTTTTGGTGGTAGAGAAATAGAAGTGCAGGTCAAAACATTCAAACATGATTTTACAAGAAACCTAGAAAAGAGTTTTAAGAATCTTTTAAGTAATCCTTTCATAAGTGATGGAAATGATGCAAGAGTAGATATCTCTGGGTTAGACAGCTTTTATAAAGGAAGTTTACCTTATAGATATTATTACACTACTTTCGAAAGTAAAGATGAATTTCCTTTACCACCTGAAAGAGATTGGAGGATTAAGACTCTAGATATTTCGCTGTTTTCTTCCGGCCGTTTTGTAATTACTCCATATTTAACAAATTATATCATACACGACAATGAGAGGTAGTGGATTTTTATTGGGAGTATTATGTTCTGGATTAGATTTAAATAAGAAATTCAGACAGTATTGTAAGGTTAGATGGGAAAATAATACGGCCGAACTTACAACAGCGGATCCTAGAGCAATTGAAGAGTTTTATCCTGAATTTCCTGAGCTATATGATTATTTCTTTAGTTTGGGAGAAGTAAAAGAACCAGCACATCCAATTAATGAGGGATATCTTAATGTTTCAAAGATATTATCATTAAAGAAAGACTTAGAAGAATCAGTTATGCCTTTTGGATTCATTTCTGGAGGTTCAGTTTCTAAAAAATTTATGGAAATTGTTAATATAATTGAATCATCTGTAGTAACTAACTTTTATACTAAAAATTACTTAAAAATATATTTTAGAAAAGCATGGAAAGAAGTTGGAGTTAATAGAAGCGAGTTTTGGGAAGGTGATTTATTTTATATGTCAGGTGGTAAAATATGTTTAGTATTAGATTTAGATAGTGATAGATATATAGCAGTAAGTAGTCATGATTAGTTATATTTCAATCTATACTTCAGATGTAATAAAAGGATTAGAGTTGTATGAAAAATGTTTGAAAGTAAATCCAGAAAAACCACCTTTGTATGGAAAAGACCTAGAAATTTTAATTCCTTGGGCTGATTGGAATAATTATACTAATATTCTTTTTCCAACTCTCGGAGAACTTAGGTCTCTTGAAATTAAAGAGTATTTATGGGAGACAGATCAGAAATTAGAAATTTTATCTTCTAAAGCAATGGAAGGATTATATAAATCTAAGTATTTTGATCTCTTAGGTAATTTTATTGGAGTAAATCAACAGAATGAGTTTTGGTTTTTTGATGGAAATAATAGATTAAGAGATGTTTTTTCTATTCGTTTCAGTGATATTGGTACTGGTATTGTTATGGGTTATTCTTTAATGAATTATTTTGAATTAGGTTATGTTGTAGAAAAAGAAATATTCTATAGAAGATTTATAAATAGTGATCCAAAAAGATTTGAATCCCTTAATAATGTAATTAAAAAATATAAGAATTATGAATGAACAAGAAATGGACTTTAGAATAAATTGTATTTTAGCCAGAGCTAGAAACATAATTTATTATAGAAGAATTGATAATCGTCCTAGATGTCAATATATTCACACAGTACGAGGACTTAGACAAGATACTAGAACTTTATCCCTAAGTCTTCCTAATACTGAAAAATATAAAGATATTAAGGAATTATTTGGGAGGATAGTAAGAACAATTCCTCCAAAAGTAAAATCGGAAGAGTGTGAGGAGGTTATTATGAAGGTAGCAGAGATCCTTATGACTCCCGAAGAAATTCAGCAACTTCCAGTATTACCAATTTCAGAAGAACAAGTTTTCGATGAGTGAAAGTACTAATATTGAACAACTTAAAACTTTACTCTCGATTTTAAATAATGAGGGTTGGTGTATTCAAACTAAATTCGAAGCTTTTATTGGTTATCCTAGAAAATCTGAGATCTTAGATATTATTGATGATTCACCTTATTCTAGTTTTATAGATATTTTTTATCAGTATGGAGAAGAGTTGTGTAGAAGCATTAATTATGATGTTTTATATGCAGCCTATGATCTTAAGAGAACTTTAGGGTCAAAAGAATATAAGGAGTATGTTAAAACTACACGGAAATGCATTGAAGTTATAGTAACCGACTATAAAATTAGTAATATTGTTGCTTCCGTTAATCCTGTATTAAGAGATCCTCGTGAAAATTTACAAGGTTATTTTGGAACTATAAGAATATCTTCAGTTGATAAAATATTCTTAAATGGGATGAAACCTCAACTTGGGATCGGTTTTTCTGATTATATTGATTTCCTTAAAGTAATATTTCGGAAAGATTGGAAGTTTGTAATAGATGGTAATAAAGATAAATTATTCATATATAAAAGAACAGTATGACTAGTAGTAAAAGAAAAAAAGAAAGACGTCATCAAAGATATCTTAGAAACGTTAGAAAAGAAGTAGAGTATAAAAAAGAAGCTTGGGAATCTGGAAAATTAATTGAAGAAAATCATAACCAAGGACCATATTCTGCTGGTTATAGTATTGAACTTGGAGATAGATTGTATAATATTATTCAGTCTTACAAGGAACAAGCTTATCAAAATCCAGAGTGTCCAGGTGGAGATAATGATTTTATGTTGAAGAAATTTAGAATGTATAGAATGAAAATTCGAGATTTCATTTTACATTACAATCCTGACATCCCAAAGACTAATGCATATGAATATTTGAAATCAGCAATAGAAGCTTATTGGGATCGACCAGAAAAACTACTTTTACTATTATGATAACATTAGAAAAATTAAATTTTACAAAAGAACTGATTATCTCAGTATCAATTGAAAAATCAATTGTTTTAGAAGAAAGATATCGATTTTATCCAGAATATACAAAGAAGTTCCTTGGGTTTATCAAATGTCGTCAAAAGAATTATATGAGAGATATGATTTACTCACAAGAATCTAGAAAATATGAAAATATTGAACCGGGACAATCTATAAGACTTCCAAATTCAGTATTTTATTGTGGTGTTAAGGATGGAATAATAGGAGAAGATATGTATTCTGATGGATCTTATAAAGTATATAGACTTCCATATATTATAATTTACTATAAAATCGATATGTATGGGAATAATATAAGAAGAAAAGAATATACATTTAAAACAGAAAAAGAATTAAATGAGTTTCTTAATCTATTATATGAAAAGGGTCTACTTACTGATAAGGATTTATTTTATGATAGAACTTCAAATAAATTAATAAAAAGTGCTAAATTATGATGAATATAGGAAAATTATTTAACTTACCTTACTCAATTGAAGATTATAGAGTTACAAAGATAGAAATAAATCCGGAGTCATTAAAACTCGAAGATCATAAATTCTACTTTGTTTATGAAGAAAAGTACACAATAGAGAGAAAAGTTTTTGGATTCTTTAAGAAAACAGAAACACGTACTAGAATACGAAATAATGTAGTAGTTACTGGAGGAAGTTCGGATACAGAGATAGTAAAGAATTTTAATTATCTTAAATGTATTCCAGGAAAAACAATTCTTGATCTTTACAGTTATACTAATGTTTTAGGAGAATGTTTGATTTCAGAATCTCAAAATCAGGATGGTTCATATGACTTAGTAAAACTTCCATATGTCAAATTAACTTTTACATATATTGGAGAAAAGTATAATTATCATACAACAACAGATATAGTCTCATTTAGTAATAGTGATGATATAGTAAAGCTCTTGAAAAATTTAGTAGATAATGATTTGATATCAAGCGAATCATTTCAAGATAATGAAACAACGGAATTAATTACAGATATTTATAAATACGTTAAAAACTATATAAGATATGGTAAATGATGATATTCTTATAAAATTCGCTAGAAAAAGAGGTTTTTCTAAGACTTGGCCAGATCAAGTTAATAAAATGAAGTCCAGAATGACAGAAATGAAACTTGGATTTCCAGGAATAGGAAATGATCATCTTAGTCTTATGGAATATCAAAATCTAAAACCTGGTGAGATATTTATATATGATCCTTATGTAGAATCAGGTGCAATTGGAGATGAAGCTCCTTTGATGTTAAAGATTTTAGATAATGGATTGTGTTATATAGAAGGTATTGGAGTTGGTTTAGATAGTCAAAGAGATCCAGAACGTATAAAGTTTAGATGGAGAGATACAATTCAGCTTCCACCACTTCCACCGGAATTTTTAGTATTTAGAGTAGATCCAAGACCAACTTTAAATGGAGGTCCAGGGTATTACTATTTTTACAAATCTTATCGAGATTTTAGATACTAATGGAAAATAAAAGAATTACTAAGATTTTCGAAAATATATGTAAAGAGCTAGGGAAAGGGTCATTTCAATATTATTCTACAGTTGTTAAGACTCATTATCTACAACTAACTGGAGTAAGAATTCCAACAGTATTATTCTTAATTCATTCTGATGAGATAGGACCTGATGCTTCTAAAGTACCTATGTATATAATTAGAACTGAACCAGAAGGTGAACTTCCAACTGAAGAACTTATCACTATATCCTATGAAGATATTGAGAATTATATATATCGTTACTTAGCAGCATTATGATAAATCTGAAGAATATAGTTAAAGAAATATCAGATGTTTTTGGAGATCCTTTGTACGTTGCTAATGATTATCCTGATCAAATAACTTTAGTATATTCATCTATGGTTTTATTTGAACTGAAAAGAGAATCTTCAGATATTATCGAATATACTATAATTTATTTAGGTACTGGTGAATATAAAATGAAGAAAATAAAAACAACAACTGAAAAGGTGATCCTAGATTCGATTCTTAATTCAGTTGCTGAAGGACTATAAAAATAATAAGAGAGGTCTTGACTAATTAAAAGTCAAGTTAAATCCTCTCTTATTTTCTTTTTTATCCCATTACAATAGATGTATGAGCTACTTCTTTTTCTTTATACTTTACTGTATTTTCTACAAATGTTTCCAACTCTTTCCGATAAGCATTTTCTGCTTTTAGTATCATTCTTCCTCGTTGAATTCCTTCTGAATAAACTAAACGTTTAGCTTTAGATTCAGCGATACGTCTTCCTTTTGTCTCATCGAATTTATCATCTTTGTGACAACGGGCAACTGTTATAACTTCGAAAGGTTCTAAGAATCTCTCTTCCCCTTCCCATGTAAATCGGAAATTGTTTTGACCAGACTTTCTATCGTCTAATTTTGCAGTCATAACACAAGTTACTGTTCTTCTTTTTTCGCTCACATAAAACTTTGTAGATAAAAATCTTACTTTCATAATTGTTTAATTTTTTTATTAATACATTTATAAGGAACTCGGGGTTAGTACTTTAAAGTAAACTCTCCATGTCATTTTCCATTTTACAAATTTCCATACTCTAAGTTTCACTCCAAATTTCTTAGCTCTTCTGATATAATGTTGTATTATTTTTCTTTCATCATAGACCCTACATCCATAACGTTCTTTTGCTAAGTTTTTATTACTTATTATTCCTCGTTTATCCCCGAAAGTCATGATTAATCCTCTATTACAAATCTTAATTGCATTATCAAAACATTTCATTGGAGTATTAAATGGATCTAGATCTACAACGTCAAATTCATATTCTTTCTCATATAATACCTTAACAAGATCTTCAGCAGGAAAATGTAATTTAGCTGGATAATCTTTATTTATATCATTTGTTAATACTACTCTTCCTTTTTCATACTTTGTCCAAAATGGCTTACTCCCCGAATAAGCGTCTAAGATAGTCATTACTCTATCTTCTTTTTCAAGATATTTTAAGAATTTATCGTTAAGATTATATTTTTCTTCTATATGACCCTTATTATAAGTTCCATTTTCTGTTCTAAACTTAACACATCTATTTCTAACGGATGTTTCAGTTCTAGATATAGATTTAGCGATTAATCCATAAGGTATTCCTAGGTCATTAAGTTTCATAATATATGATAACTCAGAGTGGGTGTATTTATCATTTCTTTTCCTCTTCTCAAATAATACTGGAAATTCTTTGATAGATTTCCCACTAATTTTACCTTCTTTTAGATTTTTTAATACTTCATTTTCGAAAATTTGTTCTAATCTTTCCATTCTTTTAGGTTTTTATTTCAAGTATAAGATTCTCAGGCCAAAAAAATAAGCCCGATCTTCGCAGACCAGACTTATTGACTAAAGCAATTTTCATTAACAATAATTTCCATATATAAGGTTTTTAAGGGAAATGTACATAAGAAAGATATAAAACTCTAATAGCCTTAACTATGATCAAAGAAAATTAAAATGAGAATAAAAAATTTAAGATTAAAAAATTTTTTCGCATGTAAAGAAGAAATATCAATAGGATTTTCTCCGACTGGACTTACAGAGTTAATAAGCAGTGATGTTGATTACAAAGTAGATATATCTTTAGATGAATTTCTCAAAGGAATTGGTAAATTTTTACTGAAAAAAGTTAGTAAAGTAGATTTTAGACCATATGATCCTATAGAACCTATTGAAATGTCTATAACTCTTTGTTCTGAAGATTATGATATAGGATATAGTGTTATCTTTACGTTAGATGAGTTTATATCTGAATCCCTTGTTGTAGATCAAAAATTAGCTGTATACGTAGATCAATATGAAATAAGTATAGGAGCAGGATTTAAAGGAACTGGGGAGGATGAAGAAATTTTATTAAATTTATATGAAGTTTATAAATCAACAAAATTTATTACTTCTTTTATTTCTAATTTATCCTATGATTATCCCAATATATCTTATGGAATAGGTAAATTTTTTGAAAAAGATTTAATAATATCTGATCCAAGTAAGGAATTTAGATGGGGTATTGATACATTTATTAAAGAGCTTACGAAATATTCCAAGTCAGTTCAAGAGAAAGTAAGAAATATTATTCCTGATTTAGGTTTTGGAATAAATAAGATAACTGAAGACTGGAGGATAATAACAGATCATGATCCAACTGGATTATTAAGTATAATTGATCATGGATCAGGATTTAGAATTCTTATGTATATGCTTCCTATAATATTTAGTATTATAGAAAATTCGGAAGAGAAATGTTTATTTATAACATCAATGTCAGGTCTTCATCCAACTCTTAAAAGGGTTTTGATAGAAAAGATTAGAGGTGAACTAGGAAATAAAAACTCACAAATATTATATAGATTATGAAATTATTAGAAAAAGGAAACAAAATTACATTGTTTGAAGGTGGTATCGTAGTAGATGAAAATTTATTGAAGTATAAAAATCTAGTAAAAGATACGACCAAGAAAGTAACTTTAAGTTCAAAAGATGATCTTAGTGAATCTGAAGTAAGTATAGATTTTAATCAAATAGTAAATACGGATCCTGATTCAATAACTCCAGGACAATATCTTTTCTTGGAAGGTGAAAAGGAAAAAGAAGCTACAGATAAAACTCTAAAAGGTTTATCTAGGGTTAAGGAGTTTCTTGGAGATTCGAATGCTAGAAAATTTAATATATCAATTTCAGAAAAACTATTAAAAATCTTAAAGGAAAATAACTCTTTAATTTCTGGTAGAATTCGAAATCAGATTTTTGTTAATAATAATGATTTTACTACTAAATCTATTAATACTAGTTCTACAGTTAGTAAGAAAGAAGAGAAAAGTTTCTTAGAAAAGTTATTTGGAAAAAGAAAAAAGACGATTACTGAGAATAAAACAGAGGAACCGAAAAAGCAGTATGAAATAAATGTAATAGAATTATTTGATCAAATTAAGATATTGGCTGGAAAAGAAAAAGAATTTAAAGAACATACCGAAGCTTATATGAATCTAATTCATAAAGCCACTGTATTGAATCAACAAGCTCAGCTCGAAAAATTAATTTCAGAATTAATTATACATATTTATGAAGCAGTTTTAGCAGTTTCTGGAATTAATCATTATATTACTATGTCAGATCTAGTAACTCTTCAGAAAAAATGTGAAAAACAACTTGATATAGATTATATTAAGAATTTCACAAGAGTAATTCCAGATTCAGTTGCTGAAAAGAAAGTATGGGCAGATAATTTACAAGTATTCGATAATTATGTGATTTTGTATTATGATCCTACCGGAAAATCATTCAGTCTAACAGAATATGAAAAAGCTGAAGAGGAAAGAATTAAAAAAGATCCAATCTTATTCGGCGTTATTAAAGATTCGGATAAACTATACTATATTGATTCCTGGATAGATGATTTATGTGACTTGACATGGGATCAAGTAGTAGAGAAATTAAGTGAAGATAAGACATTATGATTGAAAATAAAGAATCTCTACAGAAGAGTTATAACAAGTTTTTTGATGAACTTCCAGAAGATATTAAAGAAGTTCTTGAAGAAATGAGTTTATCTGAAAGAACAGCCATGCCAGAACTTCTAAAGTGGCATAAGAGATATCTACGTCTTAGTGCTCTTTATAGTTCTATGAAAGAATCTAAATTACCTCTTATGAGAGGGACTTATATGCTTGTATCGAAACGATTAGCATTTGTAAGATCTATTTGGGGTATTTATTATGATATCTTAAAGGGCATCTCTCATAATGACCTCACTTTATCGAAAGAATTATTAAGATTAGAACAGGAAAAAAGAAATAATGAGTTGTAGATTACTTGAAAAATACTTTGTAGAAAAACATGAAAGTTTTAGAGGAATACCTATCGGAATGAGTCTATATGATCCATTGAATTTTGTGTATGGGTCTCTTAGAGTATCTACTTATGATAATTCTTGTTTAATTATAACTAGTGATAGTCGAGTCGATGAAGAAAAGAGATCTTTTACTTGGAGTAGGGTTTCACATAAATCTGTTGGAGAATTTATAACTAACGGAATTTATGAAGGTGATATTTTAATCCATGAAGATTATCCAAAATGTCTTTTTGAACTTCAATATATTAATGGAGGGTGGAAACCTTGTGTAATTTATGGAAGTGAAGGGACCCCAGAGTTAAGTGGTTTTCCAAGAGATCTTAGAGAATATAGTGTTCATTCATGGAAGTATGAACATCATCTTTGGTACGCAGATTATTCCTTAATGGGAGTTAAGAAACCTCGGGAAGATCTTATTTTCTTAGGATCTATTGAAAAAGATACTGATAATCTTTATTTAACCCCAGGAGATGATGGAATATTCAGAAACTCTTTAAATATATTTTATGAATCTGATATGGGTGATTATGGAAAAATAATTATTGCAGATACCATTTCTATAGAAAATAATTTTATCACTTATACTTATCCAGAGAAAACTATTAAAGATGCGATAGAATGGAACTCAGTAGTTGGAGATTTGCTTAGAAAAAGAAAATTAATAAGTTTTTAAAAAGCCTATGGAATATTTATTTATGACTGTTGTAATACTGTTATTAATATCAGTATTTATATTTATTAAAGTTAAAAGACGATTGAAAAAAGATAAGCCGAATATATTTTTCGTCTTACCTTCGATTATGGCTATATTTATTGTATTTTTTACATTTACTTTAAATAAGCCAGTAGATACAAAACTAGTTGAATACTCAGCTAGGTATATAAAACATTACAGTAATTGGATAGAAAAAGTAGATGGAAAAGATGTTACTCATGAAGATGTTTATTACCTAGTTTATGATGATTTTGATACTGGTGAAGAAGTAGAGATTGAAATTTCGAAAAATACTTTTATGTATTTTCAAGGATTATGGAAAAACAAGGAAGATATCATACTTCCACAGAATAAGAGTTGGCATATGTGTAGATCTAAGTGGAATAGTAATCCTGAAACTGCATTAATATTCTCAAAACCAGTTAATTACTATAACTACATGAATAATATCTTACCAGTTTATAAGCTATATGATGTAGATATATCAGAAGCTTTGAAAAAGAGATTATTTGTGAGATATAGTATTGGTAGAGTTGTAAATTCAGATAATATTTTAGAACCTAGACAGAATTTTGTATATGGTATTAATATTCCCGATTCTCTTGAAAGAAAAATCGGTTATATATGTTCTCTAGATCCTATATTCAGACCTATTCTCTTAGTTTGGCAGAATAGCTTTAAAAATAAAACAGAACTTCAAAGATCATTTTGGTCTGGAGGAAAAGAGAATGAAGCAATATTTTGTGTAGGTGTTGATGAGAACGATACTATAACTTGGTCTGGATCTTTTAGTTGGGATAGAGATAAGAAATTCGAAAATTATGTCTTAAGTGAATCTCTTAAGCCCGGAATGAAATTAAATATAAAGAACTATTCAGATTGTTTACTTAGTGGATATCAAAAAGATTATTGGAATCATATTGAATTGGATTCTTATAATTTCATTCAAATACCTTTTATAAATTTAATTACTATAATTATATCTGGATTTATAGTAATTCTTAATCTAGCAACTATAGTAAGAGTGTATAGAAAAGCCGAACAATAATAATTATTTACTACCTTGGAGAAAATAAATCTTCCAGGGTAGTTTATTTTCCTTATATGTGATTAAAACAATAAACGATTATGAAGAAAAATGATTATGAAAAAGCAGTTGAATTATTAAAAGAAATAGTTCAAGATTGTAAATTCAAGGAAAAAATCTATCTAGTTGGTGGATGTGTCAGAGATTTAGTTCTAGGAAAAACTCCAAAGGATATAGACCTGTGTATTGATTATCCAGAGGGAACAGATCTCTTTATAGATTTTCTAAAAACAAAGCCTGAATGTTCTGGTTTTGTTACTTATAATAGATTTAAAACGGGAAAATTTTCATTAGACATAGGAACCAATGAAAAGATAGATATAGAATGTGTTGTGCCTAGAATTGAAACTTATAATCAGGGACCAAGAAGACCAGATACAGTACAGCAAACTAATATCACTGAAGATGCTTTTAGACGTGATTTTTGTTGTAACGCATTGTATAAAAATTTATTAACTGGAGAAGTATTAGATCCAACGGGGAAAGGCTTAGATGATTGTAAGAATAGAGTCTTAAGAACACCTCTTGATCCTGAACAGACTTTTAAAGATGATCCTCTTAGAATGTTAAGAGCAATCAGATTTGCCTGTACTAAAATGTTTACTATTTCTGAGGAAACATACTCTAAGATTGATAATATTCCAGAATATTCAGCTCTTAGTATGGAAAGGATTAGAGATGAATTTACTAAGATTCTAATGTCAAAGAATGCAGTACGGGGAATTATAGAATTAATTGGAAAATGTCTTATGTGGAGAATTTCTAAGATTTTTCAATTAAATATCGGTTTCGTACAGAATAATAAGTATCATGATAAAACTTGGGGCGAACATTCTCTTGCTGTATTGGGTCATGTAATTCAAGGCGGAGCAAATCTTGAACTTAGGTTAGCAGCCCTCTTTCATGATGTTTCTAAACCAATATGTTATCAAGTAAAAGAAGATGGATCATTTTCATTTCATGGACATGATAAAGAGTCAGCAAAAGAAACAAGAAAAATCCTAACTAATCTTAAATATCCGGGGGAAGTAATTGATAAAGTCGTTTTCTTAGTTGAAAATCATATGTGTATTAAACAGCTATATGACTATTCTCGGGGATTATATACAGGAAAACCAAAGAAAACTCGTCAACTTATCAGACTTCTTGGAGATAACTTGACGGATGAAATGAAGTTAATTGAAGCTGATAATATGAACCATAAACCTTGTTGGAATATGCCAGGTCAAACTGAATCATTTCTCTCCGAAGTTGAAAGAATAAAAAATCTTCAACCTACTGCAAATTTCACAGTTCCAGTTACAGGAGAGTGTATAATGACAGAATTTAGATTAGCTCCTGGAAAAATAGTTGGAGAGATAAAACAAATTCTTCAAGATTATTTCGATGAAGATCCGGGACTATCAACACCGGCTGATTTATTAGAAAAATATAAAGAGGAGTTTAGCGGCGGAAGTTTATGGTTTGTTAAAGAAGGAGATAAGTATTTATGTTTTTCTAAGGAACCAAAGAAAAATGAATATGGATACTGGAACACCCCAGAGTATGAAAAACTTGAGATAGATCCTTCTGAGGTAGTTATAACAGATATATCCGCCGCTTCTGATCACTCTATTATATATGTTCCGGCCGTATTTTGTCCCAGAGTATGGAGAAAGAAAGCCAGACAATTAAAGGCTCGAGAAATTATGAAGGAGGTAATAAATAAAGTATTCGAACTACCTCAAGAATTCAGAGAGGATTTTAAAAATTTAGAATTGAGATTAGATAATGCCCCAGATGTATATGCTAGGGTGAAGTGGAACGATAATACTATAGAAGAATGGATGTAAAAGTTTATCAATGTGTTATACAGAATGTATTCGCAATATATTATACAGTACTTACAGAATCAAATTCTACAGAAAAAATTACAATACCTTATGTAGATTATGGTAGATTCGAAGTGTTTGCAGAACCTGGATTTAGTTTTGAAATTGTACAGGACGAAGTAAAATTAAAACCATACTTAGAAAAATTTGAAAGAGAAAGACCAATACAATTAATGGATTTCTCTAAAGTAGGATTAGTTTTAGCATCTCCAATTGATCGTCCAAAAATTCCAAATCTTAATTCTATGTCAAAAAGATTTTATAAAGATCCAATGATACAAATTTCATTTTTAATGGATGTAGAATTTTTGAATAAACAACCAGGAACTCGATTAATTAGAGAGTACGAATTAAATTCATTTACTAGAATGGATATCCTGACTTCCGTAATTCCTATCCCTGAAAAGAAATTTAGAACTGTAATAGGATTTTTAAAAACTATAATCTTTCGAAATTATCTTATAGATACTGGAAAAATTACTGGAGAACCAAAAATAAATTTAAAATGGGGAAAATGAGTATATTATTAAGTTATATAAATTTTAAAGGAGCAGAATACACTTACTTAGAAATTTCTTCTTCAGATAAAGAAGATTTACTATATACTTTTCCATTTTTACACTCAAGATATATTTTGTCTAAAGAAAAATATAAAAATCTTTTTGATAAAACTTATATGTTAAAACTTTTTAGAGAAATTCAATTAGAAAAGGATGTACGTCTAGTTTCTTCATCTAAGGTATTTTTATATCTTGTTACAAAAGAATGTATTTATAAAAAACTTTCTTTTAGAAAATTAATAAATATAATAAATCGAAAGAAAGAATTAATCTATACGGATTCAAGATTAGATATCAGAAATAATAACATTTGTAGGGGAGAATATTTACTTGAAACTTCTTTATTTGAATTATTAAGAAATTTAAAAATAGATAGAGAATTTGGTTATTGTTCACCTGAATTTGTTGAAAATCTTCTTTATCGAAATTATCTAATTGACAAAGGAATTATTAATGAACCAAGAATAATTTAATATGAAACCAGAAGAATTAGTAAAGAAAACAAAATTAGATCGAATTACTGGAACTAGATCTGTAACACGTACAGATGGATATATGTTTGTAGAACTTTCAGAAGGAGACAAGAAAGATCTGGAAACTATTGATAATCTAACAGGGAAAACACTTTATATAGTAGAACATGGTGCATCTCAGGTTATGGATCTCTTCGAAGAAGGAAATTCTCAAGTAGTCATAGATGATTCTACCGGAAAAACAGGTTTAGTTGTAAATGCTATTGATATTTCTGGAGATTTTATGTTATATCAAGTAAAAGATACAAATAAACCAGATACTTTTAGATGGTGGAATACTAAGGTTTATATGAATGTTAAACGAGTTGATCTTCCATTCCTTAAGACACCGACATTAGGGAAAGAATCAAGAATTTATATAACTATAGCCGAAAATCATGAGATTTATAAGTTTCCAAAATTAATATATCCAAATCCTATAAAAGATTTCTTTAAGTGGTTGAAGAAGAAAAAGAAAATTTCGATAAAAGTAAAATCAGTATATGATCGAAATGAATCTTTCGAGAGTTGTTCGGGGTGGGTCCCAAAAAGAAATATTAAAGGAGAGGAAGAAATTCTTGAGTATATAAAAGAACTTGAAGGTAATACTAGTTGGAGCTGGTATTGTTCTTGGGCTAACAAGTTAAAAAATATAAAAGATATTACTATTACTCAAGAAGATATTAATGATTATATTTCTGAAGCAAAAAATAGATATAAAATTTACCGATGATTTCCTTAATAATGTGATGATATTAAACAATATTAAAATTAAACAAATAGAAAAATGAAAGATTCATCAAAATTTGAATTATCTCAAGAGTTAAAAAAGTTTTTCGAGAGAGCTCATGAAGAAGTAGTTTCGTTTATGGGAAAAGAAATATCACTAGATCATATAGTTTCTCAGATAGTTATAACTTATCTGGATAATGAAGGTGATATTCCAGAACTAAGAGATTACCTAAAAGATCTGTTTATCGGAAAACCTAGTACAGAAGAAGATCTTAGAGAGTTTGTAATGGATGTAATGGCCGAAATTAGAGAAGACAATAAATTCACAGCGCCTTCTGAATTGTATACTGGCGCTGATTCGATTGTCTTGTCTCCGGCCGTTAATTATATCTTGGATAAACTGACAGATATAAATTTAAAATCTGAGATGACTGATGATATTGATACACTAGCTTTCCTTATGTGTTCACTCCCAGAAGCAGAGTTCAGTAAGATTGCTAAGTATCTTGTAAATGAATTAGACGCCGATGCAAGAGACCTCACGAGTTTATTTTGGAAGATAAATGACTTCGATACGAAACTTGGAATAAAAGACCAAGAAGATAATTGTGAGGAAAATAACGGCGGCGAACTTAAAGAAAAAACTCTCGATTATAACCAAGGCGACGAAGACTCTGAAAAACGTCGCGAAGAGGAAGATCGAGAATTTGAAATGGCTGGACAAGGAAGTAATGAGCCTCTAGTTTCAGGTGATCCTAATTCAACTACACCATTCTTAGATCAATACTCAACCAATTTATCTAAACAATGTAGATCTGGACAATTTGATCCAGTTATTGGAAGAGAGAAAGAAATCTCACAAGTTATTGAAATATTATCTTGTAGAAAAAAAAGTAACTGTGTATTACTTGGATCCCCTGGAATTGGTAAAACGAGTGTAGTTGTGGGATTAACACAAGCAATAGAATCTGGAAATGTACCACGCGAATTAAAAGGAAAAGAAGTTCGTACCTTAGATATCATGGGAATGGTCAGTGGATCTACCTTTAGAGGAGATTTTGAAAAGAAGCTTCTTGAGTCTCTAAGAGAGCTTGTAGAACATCCAGAAATAATCGTATTTATAGATGAAATGCATCAAATTTTTGGGGCTGGATCCAATACGCCCGGATCAGGCGATGCAAGTAGTTTACTTAAACCTTATTTAAGCGGAACTGCAGGTAAAATAACAGTTATAGCAGCAACGACCGATGATGAATATCGAAAATTCATAGAAAAAGATGGAGCTCTTAAAAGAAGATTTCAAGAGGTTCAAGTAGAGGAACCTACTCTAGAAGAGACGAAAATTATCTTGGAAAAAACGGCTCCTAAATATGAAGAGTATCATAGAGTTAAATATACTCCGGAAGCCATAGAAGCTTGTGTTAATTGGAGTAATTTATATATTAATGATAGAAATCATCCAGACAAAGATATTGATATTATTGATATAGCGGGATCTCTTACTAAGCTTAAGAAAGATATAGATACTAGTTCTATAGATAACTTAGAAAAAGCAATTGATAATATTGTTAAAGAAAAAATTGAGTTAGTAGAAAAGCAAGATTTTGATGAAGCTCAAAAGAGAAGAGATACCGAATTATTATTGAAAGAAGAGCTTAAAAAGGAAAAATCTAAGATTGATCAAGAACTTAATGATCCTTCTGGTTGGTCTAAAGTAACTGTAGATGAAATAGCTTCGGTAATTTCTAAAATGTCAAAAATTCCTATTGATAAGATTCGTAGTACTTCTCGAGAAAAACTTAGAGAAATGAGAAAAACAATGGAAGCGAAGGTAATAGGACAGAATGAAGCAGTTGAAAAGTTATCTATAGCACTTAATCGTCAGTTCCTTGGATTGAAAGATAAAAATAAACCAGTATCTTTCTTATTTACAGGATCAACTGGAACTGGAAAAAGTTATTTAACAAAAATATTAAATGAATCACTATTTTCAAATCCTAAGAACTTAATTAGAGTTGATTGTAGCTTATTTACTCAAGAAACTAGTGCAAATTCTTTAATAGGAGCACAAAGTGGATACGTAGGATATGGAGATAAAACAGTATTTCATGATGTTAGGAAAAGACCATTTAGTGTGATTCTTTTTGATGAAATTGAAAAGATGCATGAAAATGTAATTAATACTGTATTTCTCCCTATTTTAGATGAAGGTCAGATTACTTTATCGGACGGAAGCTTAGTATCATTTAAGAACTCGATCGTGATTTTTACATCGAATATTGGAACACGAGAGATTAGCAACAAGACAAATCTTGGATTTTCTAAAGTATCTGGAATAGAAAGTGATAAAGAAGATGAAAGCATTGTTATGAAAGCTATTAAGAAGAAATTCAGACCAGAACTTATAAATCGATTAAGTGATATTATATTCTTTAAATCACTTGATAGAAATGATCTTTATAAAATATTTGATCTTGAATTAGGTAAACTCAAAGATAGACTTTCAGAGAATGAATATACTCTAGAAGTTTCTAATAAAATGAAAGAGTGTGTAGTATCTCAGTGTGATCTTACTTATGGAGCTAGAGATCTTCAAAGAGAGATTGTAAAGAATATAGAAAATCCAATCTCTAATGAACTTGTATATTCTGATTCTACTGGAAAAAATATTATAGTAGATATTGATGAAAATAATAAATCAATTGTAAAATTTAATATAGCAGTAGAATTTGATATTAAGAAAGAAGAAAAAGTAATATCTTGAGATAAATAAAAATAATATAAGACTTAGGTGTGAAATCCTAAGTCTTTATTTTGCTTTCCTGAAAATCCAAAAACCTACTAATCTATGAAAGAACATTAGAAAAATTTATAAATAAAATTATAAATCGATCTAGTGTTCTTTTGTTTTCTAACATTTTAGGTTTATTAGGGAAAAGTAGGAATAGTAGAGATCCGGAAACTTTATTATCTTCGAAATTCCCTTCTTGTAAAATCTAAAATGTAAATAATAATTAAACTATTAAAAAATGTTAGACGACCTATTAGACACAGAAAACAGAGCTATAGAATCCTCTGTATCACAGGATAAGGTGAATAATAGTAACCTAATAGGAAGATGGAGACTGTTACTTATGTATTTTCTGAAGATAAGAAAACTCTATTAGGTGCTTACTTTAATGATTTAAATAAAATGAGTGAAAGATTTAAATTTAGTAAAACGTCTATTCAGAGTCATATAAAATCAGGAAAACCTCTTAAAACGGGAGAATATATTTTAAAAGGACCAGAAGCAGTTAAGTTAGTTCTTAGTCTAGAACATGGTACTGCAGGAGATTACAAACCAGAAGACAATAAAAATAACACAGAATCCGCTTAAAAATCTTATATATGAAAAATAAATAAGAAAACTATGAAAAAGATATTAGGATTTATCGCAATTATTCTCGGTTTAATAGGATGTTTAGTAGCCTGGATGAAGGAGAATAAAAGAAATTGCTACAAAGAGGCGGGTTTAATTGATAATGAAGAAGTTATTAATGATGACTTTCCTCCTGTAAATGAATAGAAAAATAATAAGAACTTAGAGTAAAATCTAGGTTCTTTTTTTTTATTTGTATCAGAGAAGAAAAAATAAAACTACAGGATTTCTCTTGTAGTTTAGAATTATTTATATTTTTTAAATTACGTGGCGGTGATCGTTACAGTAAATCGCATAGTTTACAAATCTATAATTTAGTAGTAACTAATAACATGAGCCGCCACGTATTTAAATTTAAAGTTCGGAGATCAATGCAGTATTAATCTTGCATTCCATATAATAATTAGTAGTAACTAACATTGTAAGCCGAACTCGTTCTTTATTTAAAAATATAAAATCATCTTTTTCTTTAAAATTCTTTTTCATACATTAATAAGGATTTCGGGGTTTCTGAGATTCCCTTTTTTTACATAGAAAATAAAAGTAGTAAGCTTTGATGTCTTACTACTTTATCTTTTTTATTGTCTTTTAGATTCGTTCTCTATATGATTAAATGTATATTTATATCTTCTTTTGAACGTATCCCAAGGAGTATGATCACGATAGGCATAACCTCCCCAATTATTCTGAAAATCTAGGTCTGCGCTATGTATTGCTTCCCATACTTTTCTTGGATTAAATCTAAAATTATAAATAAACACTAAAAACACGATTGGTACTACAATTACCATCTCAAGAAGAATTCCTATAATAACTAGAATTCCCCAAATTAACTTGTGTAATCTTAGTAGTTTAATCATCGTCGTCCTTTCTTTTTGATTTTCTTTTAATAGACTTACCGCTAAGAATTTCTAACATATCTTCATAGTTAGGAATTCTATAATTAATAAGAGCTATCGTTTTTCTTCCTTCTTTCAATAATTTTTCGAGAAGGGCGAGTTCTTCTGATTTGTGTTTATTTTTCTTCTGATTTTTCTTTCTTCATAATTTTTTATTTTTAATTTGTTATAGTTTCAAACGGTTGGTACAATCGGTCCATCTTTTAGTAGAGTCCATCCATATCCATCTATTACTGTTATTGTTTTTGGAATATTTTCTTGAACGATACCTTTTAAGAATGTGAAGTTATAGACCTTTCCTAAATACTCTATCATTCCAACATGTCCACCGAATTTTCCTTGATATACACCATCAGGAACTTCAGGAAATGAATTTGTTGATCTAGTTTGCCCAGTTACATCATATTCTTTTCTGATTTTATGAGCGGCCGGAAGTTCTAGATAATGAGTCGGCCGGAAACATTCTTGACATCCTTCACATAAACAAGTCATCCAACCTTTCTTTTTATAATTATAGTATCCAATAACATATCTGTCAAGTTCTCCATTAACGGCTGGAACAAAACAAACACATATCTTAGAATGGCCGCCTTTATATTCTTTTGGTAATCCATCTACAGCGATTTTCTTGAATAACTCGACCATCCATACTTCATAATCTTCCTTATTTCTTTCATCCGACACCCCAGCATCATAACCCTCAAAATAAGAAATATCAGATAGTATTTTTGCATCTTCATAAACTACCAGATCTCTAACTTTCGGATCATGACCTTCTTCTAATAAGTCATTTATACTATTCAGGTGTTTTCCTAAATATTTATCTCCTTCTTTACTTTTCATCCTTAAACTCTTTTATAGTTTCTTCAAGTATAATCTTTATAGTATCTTTTGTAGACCCATTTTGAAATTTCGCTAATATACTTTCCTTAAGCAGATCTATTACTTCATTTTCAGCCTCTTCTACTGCTCTAACTGCATTACTATAATCAATTATAGATTCATCTACTTCACAATAACACGGTTCATAGCTTAATGTAGATAAAATTTCAAACGCTCTATTACTTTTCATAACTTCTTATTTATTATATCATATATAAGGTTTTTAGTCTTTATTCCACAATTTAGCACTTAAAGATAGAGCAATACAATATAACCCAACACTTCCAAGAATTAATGTTTTATATGAACTCTCTGGAATACCTACTAAAAGATTAGCAAACTGATTTCCAGAAAGACCAGCAAAAGCCCAAGCACTAAGTATTAATCCATGAATCTCAGATACGTCTTTCATTCCATACCTATCAGCTAGAACAGAAGGCATTATTGAAAACATTGCCCCATACCCAGCATTACATAAAAGTACAGCTACTGGAATAAAACCTGGAGCCATAAAAGCTGTAATTCCCGAAAGAACAGAGAATGTTAAGATTATTCCAAAAAGTTTTCCACGATTTTTAAAATAATCAGACCACCAAGCAACTCCAAAACGACCTAGAGAATTAAAAATAGCTGAAAATACTAATCCTAGAACTATTCCAATTCCAGCTGTTTCATAGTAATATTTCTCATAACTTATAATTGCTAATCCAGAAGAGATATTTAAATAAAAAATCAACCATATAGTAGTAATTGCTGGTAGATTTAGGAGTTGTTTTTTCCTATCAAACCATTCCTTAAGTGATTTAAATTTGGGTCTTGATGTATTCTCTATTTTTCCTTCTTCTATTGGTTTTTTAAGAAGTATTGCAGCAAGTAACATAATCAAAGTATACCAAACCCCAAAAGAGAAGAAAGTACAGTATATTCCACATCTTTCTATACTCCAATTAAGAAGAGGTGTTGCTATTACTTTCGCTAATCCAAATCCCATAATAGCAAGTCCAGTAGCAAGACCTTTATTATTCTTGAACCACATCATTAGAGTTTTTACTGGAGTGATATATCCAATTCCAACTCCAGTACCCATAATTGCTCCATAACTAAGATAAAGAAGTGGCATAGAATTTATATAACATGCTACTCCAGATAAGATCATTCCCGAACCAAAGAGGATAGAACTTATAGTTGCAGCTTTCTTTACATTCTTTTCTACTAAGGGACCGAAAAAAGCTGCAGAAATCCCTAAGAAAAATATGGCTAAGGAAAATGCCCAAGTACAATTACCAGTAATAGATTCTTTTATATAATCATACAACAAGGACCAACAATAAACAGTTCCTATACAGCCATGAATTAGTAGAGCAGGTATAGCTCCATGTAACCATTTTTTACTCATAATTCTTTGATAAAAAATACTAAGAGGTTTCCCTCCTAGTATTCATTGTTTTTAATTACTTTTTCCTTCTATATTTATATAATTTACACTCAGATGTACATTCCATAATACACTGACTTCCACAAAAAGTATCAAGATCTGATACACTATTAGTTGAATAGTTGAGATTATTCTCCTCTATCTTTAATGGTGTTAGGTAATTTCGTTTAACGTATCTAACTCTAAAATTAGAACGCCTTTCATTCTCTAAACCTCCAATTACTCGAGTTACTACTAACATTGTAGTATTTTCTTTACTTACTTTAGCGTTGTGTGATAATTTAACAAAACTATCCGTATTAATATCTCCATACATATTGATTGGTCCAATTACAAAACCAATTTCATTATCTCTAGTATCAAGAACTAAGCTTCCTGGTTTAAAATCAGAATATTCGTCTGATAAAATCCTATCTCTAGCTTGAATACATTGATTGATATAAGGAATAGCTTCATCAACATCATCTAAACCTAAACTAGTTTTTATATCTTTAAGTATTTCTTCCGTCATGACATTACTATTTTTTACCACCAAACAATAATGTAACTAAAGAAACTACATCTTCAGTTTCTTTCATAATCTCCCATGATTCTTGAACTTTTCTAATCACATCTTTAAGTACTTCTTTTGTTGTTTTAACTCCAGAATAATAAGATGTAATTAGGAGAGGAATTTTTCGATCTAAGCTTGATACTTCTGAAATATCTGTTTGATTTTGGATAATTGCTGGGAGGATATATTCTTGAACAAAATCTACTGAATACTTGGGAAATTTTTTTGATAATCTCCAAGATATTAAGATAAATTCAATTATGTCGTCATAAGTTTTAATATATTCTTCAAGATACCCAAGAGTTTTTCCTGTATTTACGGCAACTGAATATATATTATCAGGCCATAAAGACTTTTCCTTATTAAGACTCTCCTTAACAGTTTTTATCGCTTCTTCTATATCAGTTACAGGATTTACTGACTTTTTGTAATTATCTTTTGTTTCCTGTACGACTTCATCATCCTCTGATTTATCTTCCTCAATAAAGTCCCATTCCAAAACTTCAGGAGATCCACAAAGAACTTGATAATTTTTCTTTGTATCTTCAATATCAATACTAAGAGTTAATGTAGTATTCTCTTCGAAGTCTTTATTCATCTCTAAAGAACTTAATACTTTTCCTAAGTCTTTACTTTTTACTGTTAATGTTACTGTACGATGCATGGTAAAAAATTTTTAATGTTATTTTCCATATAAACTATTTCTTTTTCACATGATGGATCTAGATTAACTACTCCATCATATTTAAGGAAATCAACGCCATCTGGATACTTACAATGAGCATGAACCGACCATCTTCCTGTAGGTTTCCATATAGTTTTTGAGAAACATTTATCATAAATATCCATATCTCGATTTCCATAGATAACATTTCCTATAAATTTAGGACTAAGTTGTTCAAGATATTTAATTCCAGCGTGTGTACAATAAAAAACAGTATCATCTTTTTTAATAATTATATGGGTTTTCAAGATATCATTTAATCTCTTTAACCATGTCAATGCTTGTCCTGGAGTTAAAGATCTAAATTCGTCAGCTGTTGTTGTTAAAAAGTCTGTTGGAAGTGAGTTATAAAGCATTTCGGCAATAATAGCTCTACTTCCTCCTGAGTTACTACTTGCAGCCCATCTCCAGAATAAAAATTTTCTAAGTCTACGTTCATGATTTCCCTCTAAGAATATATTATAGTATGATGCATTCTTAAAAATCATTTCTATAAGTTTTCTAGATCCACCTTCTTCTGGACCATCAATATAATCTCCCAAATGTACTCTTATTGTTCCAGAAGGGAGATTAATTTTTTGATAGAGAGAATAATTGGAATGAAGATCAGAGAAAAAATACATCGTCTCTTTTCTTGGAATATCTAGAATTACTTCTTTCTTCTTCCAGTAATCCATAACATCAGAGTATCCTCCAATTTTCTTTGTATATCCAAGCTGAAGATTTAAAAATGTAATAACTTCTGCCTCTAATTCTTCTTTCGTCTTCTTTTTAAACCCTACTGGACTATATTTTTCTGGATTTGATGTATAGTCGTGAGGGATATTAAAGATTTTATAGAAACAAGTATAACCATAAATCATACCCATATCTTCCAAAATCTTTGTTTTCTCCTGATCATAATCGATAACAACTAGACATCCAGATTCGAGCTTATTATTAATTGCTTCAAACCATGACTTAAAGATGAGATTAATATTCGTTCTTCCCAAGATATCAGTTGTTTTATCTCGATCTAACTCAGGCATACTATATAATCTCTTGAAAATAGAATAATCTAGAAAGAAATTTTCTAGACCTTGAGATTTAACCCATTCAAGCTTTTCACTTTTTGCTAATCCCTTTAAAATAATAAGTGTTTTCATTTTTTTTATTCTGGTAATGTATTTTTTCCTACTTCTTGAAATTTAGGGATAAAACTAAACATAAGACTAAGAATTTGATTTACAGTTCCCATTTTACTACCAACTAGAGGTACATTATAAGTATCACATGCCATCTTTACAATTCCATAATTAGTATAAATTTCTGGACATCTTACTACTAATTTTCCACTTCTTACAATATAACCAAATGTGTAAAGTGGAAGAGGACTAGTAGATTTTCCAAGAAAGTTTAGAAATATACAGTCAGCCATCTCAAGACATTGATTTTCCCAAGTCCATTTTTGAGTAAATTCCTGATTAAATATATTCTGAGCTGGATTCTTAGGAACATAGTATGGATTAAATATTATATAATTATACTTACTGAATAAATTCATATACCCTTTTGTTGGATCTACAGCTACTTTCATTCCATCTATAAATTTCTGAAACCAATTGTATTCTCCAGTAGGTCCAAGATCCATACTACCACCTAAATAAATTTTCAATGCATCTTCGGTACCTGGAGGAATTTGATCTCCTACATTCAGTACCATTACATTATTACTAATTTGTTCCATATATTATAATAAATAAAAAGTGTTCCTCTGATATAAAACCTGGAGGAAACACTATAGAGTTAATAATCATTTAAATCCATTCACAATAACTCAACTGCGGATCTAACCATCTTCTAAGTTCATCCATTTTTCCAGAATTAATTAGAAGAGCTACATCTGCATATTCTGAGGTACCGTATTTGATTAGTTTTTGGGTAAATTGATACTTTCTCTCCTCCGACATTTTTTGATACTCTTTATAATCTCTGAGAATGCAAAAGTTTCGTTTATTCTCTATTGCAGATTTAATATCTTCCTGAAGTCCTGATAATTCATAGTTGTTAAGTGGAAGGAATTCTACTGTTTTTAATGTTTTCCGAAGTCCACAATTAACAAACTTATTTATTACATCATTTAATTTATCTACAACCTCTGGAGGCATAGAAACTAATGCTTTATCTCCATGATTTATCATTTGAGAATCTGATGGAAGTGGAAAAGATACCATAGCTGAATCGGTGTTTACTCTTTCAACATTAACCCCCTCAGAAATACTACTACTATTATTCCGAATCATACCACTAAAATTGTTATAATATTCAGCTAATAATGGTGTAGTAACTGTAATTTGTATCATTCTACTTTCTGGGTTTACTCCTCTTTGAATTTTCATGATCTGTTAATTTAATAAAGTTTCTATTTTATTATATACTATCAATAATAAGATTCTCGAGGGTACTAGGAAGCGTTTAATCGATTTTCCATAACCCTGAACTATCTCCTCCCTGTTCTCTTTTTCTTAAGTCGCCGAGGAAATCAAAGGGACGTGGATTTTGAACAGGAACTTTAGATTTGAGAAGAGCTATAAATTCTTTAAACTTACCCTTCTGTGTTGTAATTTTCTCTAAGTTATATATTCTGAAGACTTCTATTCCAAGCTGTTCCAAGTATTCGTCCCTAAGGTTATCGGCGTCTAGATTATGATAGTCAGAATCCAACTCTAATGCTAAGGATAATTCATAAAAATAAAAATCCAATAAGAAAAAACCTCCAGAAATGCCAGGAAGTCTAAGAGAATTTTGAATAGGTACTAGAAATTCCCTATAAACAGTTAATGGATAAAAATAATCTATGTTTATTAAGAAATCTACTAATCTAGCTTGTTGAGATCTCCATTTTAATTGTTTTGCACGAGTAAATTTTTTAGCTGATTTTCCTGGATATACTATATTTTTCAGAGAGTATAAGTTTCCAGATTCTGATATTGAATACACCGGATAAGGTTGAGTTGGAATATCTGAGAAGTAAAATGTCTCTAAGTGATTTATATTATTTTCTTTCTTTTTTGCCATCTATTCTACAAAAATCAAAAACCAAACAAGAAGATTTATAAGTCCTCCTGCTTGGTTATAACGTTCTACTTTACTTTTTTCCCTTTCTTGCTTTAGGAGCATTAGGATCAACTACTGTAATTGTAAGAGTAGCTACTAGTGGATTATTAACATCTTCACTAGTTGTTGCAGTTACTTTAACTGTTCCAGGACAACAAGCAAGAATAACTCCATCTTCAATAAATCTAGCTACCCTAAGATTACTAGATTCATAAGTTACATAAGGGAGATTTGAAATAAATGGTTCCTGACGAAGTTCTAAAAACTTAACTTCCCCAATTTTCATTTCAAGAGACTCACCAACTACAAATTTAATACCTTTAGAATCAGTAATATTAATTTCTTCATCAGTCGGAAGAGGTTGAGGAATAGTAGCATCCTTCTTAATATCAAGACTTTTAACTACTTCCGTAACAGGAAGACCAGCTTGGGGTCCACCATCTGCGGCAGATCCACTCAATAATGCATCATTAATCATAATCAAAAACGTTTTTAAATTATTACAAATAAATTCTATAACCTATTATTTCCTGTATCTCATCTAGGTCATAATAATTGGCAGCATGTTTTCCTAAAGATTCTGCCATTTCTTTATATACTTCCATTCCAGCTCCTTCAATTTTTCCTAGAGCTGTTAATCTGGTGTAAAGTTTATTTAATTCGGAGTTCTTTTCATCTCCAGAAATATCTCTATTCATAAATGCCCATATTCCAGAACATCCACAATAGAGACTTAGATCGGCGAAGTATAAAAGTTCGGGCCGTATCATTGTCGGGAGCATATTTAAATGATGTTCCAAATATTGATCAGTGGCTTCGTAGAGACATGAGAAATAAATCTGATCTTCTCTTGTCCAATCATGATATTCTCTCCCGATAAAGCCGGCCCAAGAGTAGTTCCATTCGCCGTAAGTTCCATCTCCATAACAAAATCCATAGAAGTCAGGATCCCAAGAAGAGTTCATAAAAGGTTGAGAAAATACTGGAAACTTAATATTCCCACTAAAATATCTCTCAAAAACTTTCATTCGCTTTTCCATACATTTCTTAGCATCCTCTAATTCCTTGCTCACTGTACAACCCCATCCTATAGAGTTCATAATTAACCTACGTCTTAAAGATTCATAGGCACAACTTAGGTATTCCCCAGTATAACTCTCTTCAGGCAGTAAATTTCCATGAGCAATATCTAGTTCAAATCCAAGAAGTGTTCCGAGTGTTGTAATTTTCCTAGGATTTGAAATGAGAGTATATCCGAATTGTTCAGCTATCCATGTGTAAGTTATGTTTTCGAAATTCTCAGATAACACTACAGAACATGCTTGATAGTCAGAATCTCCGGCCGATAATGAAAGCTTATAGGAAAGAATATTATCAAGGATCGAAGTTCTAACAATACCATTACTATCCTGGAAATTTTCAAAACATTCAGATAAAATTTTTCCTAGACAATCTCCTGGCTGTGGATTTGTTTTATACTCGAGGTAATCTGTTTTACTATATAATTTCATTATTCTTTTATTTTACTTATATAATCTAAAATTCCTTGGACATGAAGATTAACTATTGCTTCTTTTCCTTCAGGCGATAATAAGAAATCTACATCTTCGTGGTTATCTTGGAAGAGATTTTCTGTCAAAACTGTACTTGGTTTAGTGTTCTTACAAATATAAAATCCACTAGTCCAATAAGGAACTCCAGGATACTCATAACGCACTCTAATCCCTTCTTTTTCAGCCGCTTTCGTTAAACATCCAGCAAGTTCTTTTGTTTTCTGTCCAGCTCCTCTATAAATAAACGCACTCCATCCTTTAGCATTCATCCATTCAGAACCATTTCCTGCTGCATTTAAGTGAGGCGAAATACAGAAGCAATCCCCAGAACATTCATCGTAGATTTTATTAATTATTCTACATTGTTCACTAAGAGATAATTCTTTTTCTGTTTCAGGTATAGGATTAATAGCTTCATATCCTAAGCCTCCCAATCTTTCTATCATCTCACTAATAATTTCTCGAGAATAAGAATACTCTCGTAAAATCCCATCAGGACTTCTTTTTCCTGGAGTAGTTTTATGATGCGCTGGTATTAATAATATTTTTGTCATAATCTATTTTATTTATTCTTCTGGTTTAAAATCTCCTGCTATTCCATGTCCTAGACTGAGTACGAGTCTTACAGCTTCTGGGACACGTAAAACATACTAATTTCTGTATAAAAATTTAGTCCATTGATTTAGATTTGGCTCTATATTTTCTAGTTTTAAAGCTTTTTGATATTCCTCATTATATATAATATCTGAAAGATTATCTATAAGATAATGATTAGTATAAAATTTATTATCTCTATTACAACATAGAAATAAATTATCTTTTTCATTAATTAATTCGATTAAATATTCTATACTTCTAATAAAATTATAACCACACTTATTCAGAGTTTCTTGATCGAAGTTAAAATCATTATTAATTATATGAGAATATATAATATCTCTATTCAGATTTTCATTTTTAATTTTTTCAACAACTTCATCCACTTCCCTACCGGTTTCCGGAATAGTATGAAAAGTTACATTATCTAAATTCTCTACTAATCTTTCAAGTCTTTTTACATAATCTTTTAAATAAAATAACTTATGATTAAATATCCCTAATTTTTTCTCTAAAGATATTGTATAATTTCTAGAATTACTCATTATTATTATCTTCTACATCTAATAAACTCATATAACGAATCTCTTGCTTCTTGATCAATGAAGTAAGGTCCTAGATATGGCATAAGATCCTCTGCACTATAATTACTTGAATAATAATAAGGTTTTTTTACAACACGAGATAAATTTTCTTCCCAATCTGACAATATTAGTTTATCTGAATCAGATTCTGCAATTCTGTTTAACGCCCTTAATACATCATAAGCATATCTCATAGATAAATCATATAGTAAGTTAAAATTTATATCCATTAATTTTAACTCATTATTTTTATATCTCCCAATATAGTCTAGAAAAATATCTCTTGCTTCATGATCTTTCAAAATTCGATTCTCTATTTCATCTAAATCTACAAGATTAGCGGATGAATAAGATCTAAGTGATATACTTAATTCATAGTTTTTATATTTTTCTTCAAGATAGAAAAATTTATGTCTAACTTCCTTTAATAAATCTTCAAACTCAGTAGCTTCTTTATAAGATGTTTCTACCTTATAGTCTCCATAGTTATAAATTCCAAGATCTTTTCCGATGAATCTAATTTCCTCTTCCAAAGATTGATACATTAGATCCTTTTCCTTCTTTCTTTTCCAACCAAACATGATTATTTCTCCTTATTTTTCCTAAATGATTGAAGTTTATTAATAAATGGAGACTTATAATACATTTTATGTTCTTCTTTGTAACTCTCCAGGGATTTATCTAAACTCTCTTTTGCAAGTTTCAGTTCATTCTCACTTGCTCCAGATTCCTTCAATAGCTTAATAGCATTTTCAGAGGCATTCTTTTCATTATTTACTACTTTCTTACCTTTGAAAAATCTTTCTACTGATTTCCACAGACCTTTAGAATTATCTCTTCCTCCTGGAGAATCTGCTGGTTTATGAAATTCTTCTATTATATTTTCAGCCTCTCTATCTATTTTTGCGGCCTTTCCTTTAGAATTTCTATTTATTACATGTCCAATCTCATGAGCTAAAGCTGGATTACCTGAAGATTCTTTAAATAAAATTAAATCATTACTATTATTAAAATGTTCCATATCTTTTCGACCATCGAATTTAAGCTTTTTTCTAACAGCTTTCTTTATTTCTGGATTTCTTATATCAATAGTTCCATTTTCAAAAGATTTTCCTGAAGTATTGCTTTTATCTTCAAGTATATATGCTTTATTTTTAGCAGCTTCATTTTTTTTAAATTATTTTTGATAGATTTTGCTGAATCTTCATTAGATAAAGATAGATCTTTAATGGATTTATCTAATTCCTTAATCTCTCTATCCAATTTAATTCTTTTATCTAACGAATCTTCAATAGAATCTTGCGTTTTATCGATAATTTTCTTTCCCATTTTCGACCTACTAATCGGCTTTACTATTAAATTATCTCCTAAATCACTAATAGCATTAATTGCTCCTTTTGATAACTTTTTTACTCCAGAAAGTAATCCATATTCTCGTTGTTCTACTTCCCAACCTTCAGAGTATAGTTTTTCAATTAAATCTCTGCCAGTAAAAACTCTTACTGCTACAATATTATTTCTTTTTACTCTCATCACGTTAATATTTCTTTAGATTCTTTTATAAGCTTTGCTCTAATTCTACTATTTCCATCGGCGATATTGTTAATTAGATCGAGAGTTGCTTGAAGTGATTTGAGTTGATGAGGTTCCCAAGATTCACTTTCGAGAATTCCAATCCATACAAAACCAGTACCGGTCGATAAACATTCCCATACCGAATTAACCATCTCTGCTATACTATATACACCACTCATCTCCGGGGTTATGATATAGAGATGTGTATTACAAAGTTCGGATTTTTCGATGTTTTCTTTTTCTATACATTCAGGAGTCCAATCAGGTACAACGGGATTAAAATATTCAAATCCAAGTCTATCAAGTTCTGGAATTAATTCATCTCTCCAGGCCGATCCACCACAAGTACCTCCCAAGAAAATACGTTTAGGTTTGTCTTCTTGATCAAGTCTTACGTTAAAAGTAGATTCAGTTAAGTATAAACATGCATATTCTGAAGTAGATTTAGGGATAATACTTTTAACTGCAGAAATCTCAACATGAAGATTGTCGTCATATCTCTCAATACCCAGATCCTCTTTAACAAATCTGGTCCAAATATCCTCTATATTCTTATAGTACTGAATATCTATATATTTAATATAAAAATAGACTATATCATCTAAGGAACTTCCCCTTAGTCTTATATTTAGTCGTTGAAAAATTATATCTTAGTATAATTTCTGCTGATTTATTCTCCATCACTTTTTATAACCTCCCTTTATATTATGGGCGGAAAATATATGTGATGTAATTTTCCAGCATTTTAATAAGATTTTCCTAAACAACATAGTATCATTTAGGCAACTACTTTTTAATTGGATGTATCAGAGTTAGTTATATTTTTCTTAAAGATAAATTGAATATGAAGTTTGAATCCGGGGGTGGTTCGGAGCCATTCTAGATAATCAGAAAAATCGATTGCCCTGAGTTGATCTCTAATTTCTCTCTCAATTTCTACTGCTCTCGGATTTTTATAAGTACTGGGGACTGGTCTACCTCCTACATACATAATTCTTGCTTTATACAGAGAGTTAACACTGACAAATCTTTTTTTAATTTGTACTACTACCTTAATTTCTTTTTTATTGCTCATAATAGATTTTAATATAAATTAATGGATAAACAAAAAGAAAAATATTAAAATCAATTCATAAATTTTACTTTATAAAATTTTTCTAATATTTTTCTGCATATATAAGGGTTTTATTCTATAGAAAGCGCAAAAACTTAATTTCGACCGTCTGAAAAACCGGGAAAATCTTATATGTGATAGGATGTAAGATTAACTGCAGAATCTTATTAATATTAGATTGCTACTTACTAATATTCTAGATCCTAAGTAGCTACCTTGTTGTATATGGTTAACAGATAAGAAGTCGATAAAGATAAAGGTCGAGTATTCGGACAAGGCTTTAAGGCAATATTAGGTAGAAGTAGTAGGAGGTTGAAGAAACCCTTGCTACTTTGTTTTTTAACCTTTTGCCATAAATAACAAAATATATGGATTTAAATTTAATTAGAAATTACGTAATAAGAGATAGGTTAATTAATTTTAAAGTTAAATCCTATCTTTTTGTACATTTTTCTGAAGACTAGGGATACCAGAATCTATATCCCTCATTCACTTCGTTCATTCGGGCCTTCAAGAAACTGAATAAGATATATAGGAGATAGAAAGGAAAAAATTAAATATAATCTCTTAATGGTTCTTAAAAAGAATGAAGGAACTGAAAGGCCTCGCTCCCTTCCAAGGGGAGCGAATGGCCGGTTCTTTTTAAGGTTCATTTCCATATAATAAATATGTAATAATTGATATTGTATCGTGAACCTTCTATAAGAGACGACATCACCTCCTCCCGAAGGGAGGTGAGTCTCTCACTATGTTCGCTCTTATAGAAGAACCACTTTAAGTGTCAACCAAAAATTTACTATTAAATCTATATTATATATTACCAAATTTGGAATATTTAAGTTGACGTTTTGCTCTTCTAATAACTTCAAACTCTAATTAATGAAGTTAAGGTATCCTTAGTCTTCGATTTTATGTAACTGGATTCTGTATTAAAAAGAATCCTATTAATTAGATAATAAATTAAAAAAATTAAATAATATGCAAAAAGAAAAGATTATAGTACCATCTGGAATTAGGTATATTTCAGATTGGAATGAATTTAAATTTAACAAATTTCCAGAAAAGTGTATTATTAATAAACAATTACCTGGATGTGGTTTCACTGAATATTGTATTAATGGTCCTGAAAATGTTATCTTATGTAGTCCTAGGAAGATGCTTTTAAAAAATAAGAAAGATCAGCATCCTAATGATGTTTATTTAGTTATTAATGAAATGGAGTCTGATACTAATATCGATAAGGATATTTCGAAGATAACAGTAAATAGATCTAGCGAAAAAAGTTTATCAGATAAAGATAAATTATTATTGGTTGAAGAGGAGAAAAAGAAAAGAGAATTAATTAGATTAAAAATAAAAACTGAAATAGAAAATTATTATTATAATTATTGTTATTCTCAAAGAAAACCATGTAAGATATTAGTAACCTATGATTCGTATAAATTGATAAAAATAATATTAGAAGAATTAGAAATATTTCAAAGTTTTTATACTGTAATAGATGAATTTCAAAGTATCCTACATGATGCTAGATTCAAAAGTGATACTGAATTAAGCTTTTTATTTCATTTACAACAATCTCCAACGGCATACTTTGTTAGTGCAACTCCAATGATGGATGAGTACCTAGAGATGTTAGATGAATTTAAAGATCTTCCATATTATGAATTAGATTGGGAGGTAAAAGATCCATCTAGAATTATTAGACCAGACTTAAAAGTATTAACAATGAAGTCTGTAGGTACAAAAGCAGAAGAGATTATAAAAACTTATAAAGAAAAACATTTTGAAGAAATAGTTGTTCTTAGAGATGGTCAACCAGTTAGAATTATCTCAGATGAAGCAGTATTCTATGTAAATTCAGTTAATCATATTATATCTATTATCAAGAAAAATGAATTAACTCCAGAAGAGTGTAATATTCTTTGTTCTAATACTCCTGAAAATCTTAAAAAAATTAAAAGAAAGTTGGGAAAGGAGTTTACTATAGGAGAAGTACCCTTAAAAGGGGTTAAACCCAAGATGTTCACCTTCTGTACTAGAACTGTTTACCTAGGAGCTGATTTTTATAGTTTATGTGCAAGGAGTTTTATATTTTCAGATTCTAATTCAGACTGTTTAGCAGTTGATATATCAGAAGATCTTCCACAGATTCTTGGAAGACAAAGGCTATTTGATAATCCTTGGAAAAATACAGCATTATTTTTCTACAGAGTAACAGCAGATTATAAAGATATGACTGGAAAAGATTTTCAAGAAAAAATAAATAACAAAAGAAAAGTTACTGAAAATTTACTAATAGCATATGAAGATTCAAAAAGTTTTAGTGTGAAACACGATTTAGCAAAAACATATCAAAATAATGCTAGAGCTTTTAATTATAATAATGATTATGTTGCAGTAAATAAGGTAGCAGATAGTTTTGGAAATGTAATACTTAAGCCAGTTCTTAATAATCTTGTTTTAGTAAATGAGATTAGAGCCTTTAAGATTCAACAGATTGATTATAAGGATAGATTTAGTGTATTTAGTACCGTTCATAATACATTAACTCCAGACGACATTATTAATCAAGAAGTATCTGAATTCTTATCAGAATATAATCAATTAGTAGAGGCTAGAAAGAAATTAATAATGTTATGTGAGTATGGACTTTCTAATGAAGCTATTCAAATCGTACTTGGACAGATTAGTGATGGAGACTATATTAAGTCTTATTATTTATCATTAGGCCCAGAAAAATTAAAAGCTTTGGGATATAAAAGAAATAATATAGAACGTGAATTGGGAATAGTCACTTTTAATCAAAATTTATTAATTTCATCTATTTATTCAGAGTTTAAAGTAGGAGATATTTGGTTATTATCTGATATAAAACAGAGATTAGAATCTATATATTCTTCTATTAATTATAATAAAGTAGCTAAAGCGAGTGATTTAATTAGTTACTTTGAAATACAAGAAACAATGCTAAGAAAAGAAATTAATGGAGAGAAGAAGCGTGTAAAAGTATATAAACTATTAAAAAGAAAGGATAATTAATTATGATATATATTTAATTTAATAGAAAGGAGGTGTGTTAATTATGCTTGAATTTATGAAAAATTTATTTAATAAAGTTAATGATGAAGAAGCTAGATCTTTATATGATCAGCTATCAAATGAATTCATAGATTATGTCAATTTAGATACTAAGAATTCTGAGATATTTTGGAATACTGTAACTAAAGAAGAATTAGATATTATTAGATATGAGTATATTAATGAATTATTAATAAAAAGTTATTCAATTCATAATAAAAAATATAAATATTATGATAATTTTTTCAGAAGTTATCAAAATCCAGAATATAAATTATTTTTATCAGATTTTAATATTTATAGAAGAGGACATTTAATAGGAGTTTGTACAGAATCTAGGAGTATAAACTATCTTTTTGAAAATATAGAGAGGTTTAGGATAACTTGTACAAAATATTCTAATGAAGATCTAGAATATAATTATTGGAAATCTGTTAAAGATGAAGAAACTGACTTATATGATAGTCAGGTAATAAATTATTTATACTTAAAATCTAAATATAATGAAGTTAAAACGAATGGTGTTCTCGAAAAAGGATAGTCGAGACGAGACAGATAAGAAATGGGATTCAGCTCTCGGTTCAGTGTTAGGTGCAGCAGGTGGTTCTAGTGTTGGAACTAGTATTGGTAAAGCTATTGAAGATGATGGTAGATTTGATAGAGAAGTAACTGAGAAAGATTTAGAAAAAAGAAAGATAAAGAGAGCAGGGAAAATAGATAAGGAATATAATAAATTAATAAAAGAAGCTGAAAAACAATCTGATCCTATTAGGAAAATAGTTGAAGCTGATAATTTAAAAAAGACAAAAGGGTTAAAACTTAAAGAGCTAGAGTCTGAATTTAAAGTTAGTAAAGATAAATTAAAAGATGCTAGAATTTCTGGAAAACCCATAAAAGTAAAAAGAAAATTAGCTCTTCCGTTAGCTGCTACAGGTGCTGTTATTGGTGCTGTAGTAGGGTCTAAATATGGTAAGGATAATAATCTCAAGAAACAAAGAGATAAGATAGAAGATGCTGTTGGGGATAGAGCTGCTGAGATAATTAGAGGAAATAAGAAAAAGTAATAATTGACCTAGTAATTCATACAAAAGTTACTAGGTTTTATTTTTAAGTTAATTATGTTATATTTATTTGGATCAGGTGCATGGAAAGGAATAAGGAAGGTTGTAAAAATTGGATACACCGGAGACTTAGAAAAACGAAAAAATCAATATCGTCTTCATAATCCTCTTGGAGAAATAATATCTACACGAGAGGGTTCAGAATTAGACGAACTTAGACTTCACCTTAGACTATATGATTTTAGGGTTGAATTCTTAGATGAATGGTTTTATGATGAGCAGCCAGTTTTTGAAGTCTTCGAACAGCCTTACGAAGAAGTAGATGAGTGGCTTTGGGAACATAGAAGTGAGACGTTGCTGTTTCCACAAATTCCTCTCCCTGGAACACTAAAAAGAAAATTACTTGACGAACTACAAAAGAAACATAGGACCATAACTGTAGAAGGCGTGAAACTCTTATAAGTGTAGAAAAATAAACAAATAGAAAAATAAACAAATAGAAAAATAAACAAATAGAAAAATGGATGAAATAAATGAATTAATTAAAAATGATTTGAAAGATAGATCATGGAAAAATCATTATGATAAACTGGACCTATCAAAACAACCTCATCTTCCAAGGATATATTTCTTTGGGAGTGTTTTTGGGGTAATACTTTTCTTAGATGGTGATGGGAAAGATAGAAAAGATACTAGTTTTTCTATTATTATGAATTACTCAGCAGACATTCCAAGTTCATGGATATTAGTTGAGAAAGATTGTACGGATAGTACTTGGATAGATGATCTCATAAAACAATTCGAGAGAGCAAAAAAGTGGATGAAAATTTAATTTATAAACCAAAAATTATGGCAGAAATGAAATTAAACAAGGAAATTATTGCATTCCATAGAGGATGCGTATTGGTAGAGAACAAAGAGTTAGTAGATCCTAGAAACACAGAAGAAAAGAGTAAGAGGATATTAATCTCACTTCTTCAAGAATTAAAGAGATATGGATATTTTCTTTCTCCTGAAGCAATATGTAGGATGACAGTTAGTGATATGGAAAATCTTCATACAAATCTACTTCCATACATCCACGAATTATATCATTCTGGGGAAAAATTTAAACCTTTATATCCAGGATTTCCAGAACAAGTAATTTCTAAGGATAACTCAGAATTGTGGTTAAATCAAGAAAGAGTTTATTCTGGTGATCTTGAAGGATTCTTAAGAGATAATCCTTGGACAACTAAAGAAGAAAAGGAAATAATTGATGAAGAGCCAAATCGACAGCTTAAGATTATGACTCCTTCTGAATTTATGGATATTCCTCGGCAAATGATGTCGGCCGGAAATTCACTAACAGGAGAAACTAGGGAAGAGTTGGCATGGTTCTTAGAGAATTATCCAGAACTTAGCATCCCAGAACGTATACCATTTAAAGAAACAATGTGTATAGTAGCTAAACATCGGCCGGAATATAAAATTGCCGAGATTAATGATGTTCTGAGATATAGTTTGTACTTAATGGGAGCTGATCCAAGTCTTCCACATGTTCCAAAGAAAATACAAGTTAGCTCTTGGTCTAATAAAAAAACTGATAATCCTGAATGGAGAAAATTAGATACTCTTCCTAGATCAAAACGTAGAGAAATTTGTGGAAGAATAGAAAAAATAATTGAGGCTAAAGGAGTAGAAAACTGTATACGAGATGCAAAACTTTTCTATGGACATTGGATATTACTATCAGAACGTGTACATCCGAAGGAATATGTAGTAAATTATCCTGAGTGTGCTGATTTCTTTGTAAAACTTAAGAGTAAGGATTTATCAAAAGAATATCGTACATTTAATTCTCAAGTACAGAATATGTATGATACTGGTAAAGATATTCTAGAAATAGCTAAATTTATTTCTACTCGTCCAGGGGAATTTATTAGAAAATTTGATTCTCTCTTAAGAAGAGCTATTGAAGAATATAAAGAATCTGATATAATGGATATCTTTATAAATACTTCAGGGATGAAAAATAAAACACTCTTAGAAATTCTTAGCTACTACGGTATAAGAGATCAATCAGAAAGTACTCCTAGAGTGGTAAATATTCCTGGAAAAGGTTTATATATACTAGATGGATTAAAACCAATTAACCCTGGATTCTTAGAAACTATAAAAGATAATATAATTCGAAAAATATTTCTCAACATAGATTCTAGAATTACTGAGAAAGATTTAGTAAACGAGATTGTATATATCGATCCAGAAATTAAGAGAATACCTATTCCGAAGGGTATGAGAAATCAAAATGTATCTATCCCCAAAGGAACAAGATATAAAATCTCTGGAAATATTGTTAGGTTTTTCGTTCATTGGATTCAGAAAGATAGAGATGAAGACTTAGATCTTCATGCATTCTTATATAAGTCTAATGATGATATTAGCAATATAGGATGGAATACTTCACTTAATTCTAATGTTGCTGTTCATTCTGGTGATGTATTAAACCGTCCAGGAGATTGTGCAGAGTATGTAGACGTTGATCTAGATAAGTGCAAAAAGAATGGATATAAATATGTGGTGATGGATGTTTGCAATTATAATGGTCGAGGAATGGATACTCTTCCTGTATGGTTGGGGTATTGTACTAGAGAAAAATTACAGGAAGGTGATAAAACTTGGCATCCGCAAAAGGTTGAATTAACAGTTCCCGTTACATCTAAGACTGATTCGATAGCAGCAATGATGATTGATATCGAAAATAGAGAAATGATTCTCTTAGATTGTGAGACTTCCGGACTTCCAGTTAATAATAAAGATAATTATTCCTTACAGAAAGCAATAGTTAACTTTTTCTCTAAACAAGAAAAATACTCATCTTATGATATCATTAAGCAACATTATGAATCTAGAGGTGCTGAAGTTGTAGAAATATTACCGGATGATCCAGATATAGAAGTAAAAGAAAAAATATTATTTGAAGATATATCAAAGAATTATGTGAAAATACTTGATATTATCGGCGAATAAAAAAAAAATAAAAAGATAGGTCTTGACTAATTAAAAGTCAAGTTAAATCCTATCTTTTTTTTATTCTTCCTTTATTCTTCGATTATCGCACCGAAATCTTTAACAGCATCTTCATATACTTTCAAAGATTCAGAATTTTTATCAATCGAAGCCATACATTTATTTAGGAACACTAATTTTCCTGATAATCTTTGTTCCTTCATCATATCTTTCACCGACTCTGCTACACAATAATCCTTTGCAAAACCAGCTATATAAACTTTGGTATAATCTTCTCTAGCAATTTTATCTAGGAATTCATATCCCTCAGATTTTTTAGCGCCGTTTGCATAAGAAAAGGCAGAAAACATCTCTAAGTGTGGATTTCTTCCCTTCTGAATTAGCTCATATTCGGCGCCATGATTACTGAGGGACCATAAATTTAATTCCTCAACTAGATTTTTGGGCAAACTCCATCCCCAAGAACCAGCGATACAATGTTCAGGCCAAATAGTATGAACTTTTCCTGTCTTCTCTAATTCTTCAAGGTAGGCGATAGTATTTTCTTTATTATAAAAAGCTGGAGTATATTTTCCCGATTTTACCATCCCTGAAGTAATAGTTGTAAATGCTTCAGGAGTTTGTTCCCAATACATAGAATGCCCAATATGATAAGACATATGAGTATCTTGTGTAACTATGATTTTTTCCAAGATTTTTCGTTTCCCAGATATCCATTTACACAATTCTTTCGTTGCTTTCTCTGCTCCAGGAACATAGAGAGTTCCTTTGGGGTTACAAAAATCATACTGTGGGTCTATTATCAGTAATAGACTTTTTTCTTTTTCTTCCATAATTTAATTCTGATTTTAAAATTGTTCTTATTATATCTTCATTATCTCTAAATATCTTTTCATCTCTCAAACAAATTTCCCAATGATATTCATTAACATAATCATTAGCAGAAAACATTAAATCTCCAATATACTCGGCAGAAATCTTAATAGTTATTTCCTTGAGATCATCTTTTTCAATATATTGATGTTCTTTAAAGTATAGCGAATGAATGTAAGAACTATTAATTGTGCATTTTGTTTCAGAAATTAGATCATCTTCTGTAATATTTTCAAGATCAGTTATTAATCCAAAGACTACATAATTTTTTCTAGTTATTTGAAATTTCTCAATCCTACTAATATCATATTTATCTTTTATATTAGTAAAAGTATCTTCCATCATAAAATAACTAAAAGCTGGATCTTCATCTTCTTTTTCTCTTCTAATGACTGCTCTGAAAAATCTTGGATCTCTTTTGAATTCTATCATAATCCTTCAAATAATTCTTCTCGGGACACTTTTATTATTCTGGAAGTTCTTCTTTTAAATTCTGATCCTTGAACTCTATTCCAAATCTTCATTACAGTATCTACCTCATAAATTTTAGATAATTCTGAAATAGCTCCCGAACCTTTACAAATCAAAGGAATCAAAATTTTATCTACTTCAGTATAATCCTTTCCTCCAATTTGTTCAAGATCAGAACTAGAAATTCCATTACCATCAGTGGGTGTAATATTAATAGCTTTCTCTAGAGCTACCATCTTATCGTACGAATTTTTATTTATGATTTCAGTATCTAAATAAGATTCTGAATAATACTTCGCATGTAACCACTTAAGAATAGAGTATACTTCTGTTTTCCAGAGACCACCCATAGGATTAAAATCTCCTTCATCTCCGTGAATAGTCCAAAATCCAAGATAATGTTCAGTTAAGTTATCAGTATCAATTACAATACCTTTCTTAATACCAGCTTGATTATATAGGTACATCATTCTAAGACGTGCCATAATATTTCCGTTGGCTATTTTTGTTTGTTCTGGCATCATCCCCTCTATCTCGGATATACTTTTTCCAGATAAATCACAAAGAATATCTCGATCATTATCACAATAATCGTAGTTATAGAGATTTTCTATATAACTTTTATAGAAATCATACTGTGCAACTTCTCTATAAAAAGTTTTAACACAAAAAGCATTTCCTGTTAGATCAGACGAAGTAAGTTCATCTGGTTTATTCTTTATTGGAAGTGAATATCCGTAAAAAGGAATTCCAGATCTATTTCTAACTTCATTACATACAGCAGCCATAAGAGTACTATCTGCTCCTCCTGAGATACCAAGAATTAATGCTCTTATATTATTATCTATCACATATTTTTCGGTCTTTTCAACCATCTTATTAAATATGGCTTCTTGTTCTCCATAATTTAATTTTCTTTCATAAATGTTTGTTTTCATAATTATCAATGTTTTATTGTTACATTAATAAGGATTTGTCGGTTATCTTAAGGAGAAAAATAAAAGGGAAAATTTATTCCCTTTTACTTAAAAATTTTATACTAGATCCAGAGTTTCTTCTAAGCATCTAAATATATTAAGAATATTAAAATAACATAATTTAGTGCATAAACTTGGAGAATAATCCTTATCATAAAATAAACCAGCCTCTCCCGCAAGCTCAAACATTAAATCCATTGTAAAATCTTTGAGTTTATTCTTAGAAATTCTAATATTTTCTGATATTATCCTAGTATTGTCAAGATCTCTCAAATTTATTTCAGAATCAAATTTAACTTCATAGAATAAGCACAAGCCTTTATCAGATGTGCGCTTTTTCAGAAATTTTGTTCCAGGATCAATTAGAAAATATACAGATTCTGTTTTTAGACAATCCTTATACTTTTCCTTCAGATAATCGTCAATATTTCTTAGTTCCAGCTCATCCTTGAAATTTTTCTCAGAAATTAATTCTTTATCGACAAGAGCTAAATTATAAACTGGAAGATTCTTGATTTCTAAAAATTTAGATACCCAATATTCTTCATTATTGTCAGTATAAGAAACTCTAACTAAGATATCACCTTTCAATCCTTTGGATCCATAATTTCTAATCCATTCTTCTCTATCCATTTATATCTCATATATTTTAATAATTTAAATTGATTCTTCTTAGCAAAAATTTGTATGTGTTCTGGAGATAAATTCTTTGCTTTAAATTTCTCTAAAAGAATTTCAGAAGGAATATCTATAACCTTAACATAAGAACTATTATAGTCTTCAAAATGCTGTCCTGTTCGTTCCGACCTCACATTATATGATTCCGAGAATCTAATAGATTTCCCAAGTCTTTTATAAGGAGAGGAAATAAGTGATATTGCAATCTGAATAGTATCGTTAAGTTCTCCATAATAAGATTTGAAATAATTATCAATATCTTCATTATTTTTTATAAGATCTAGATTAACATGTTTTAGATCTCCACATTTTGCATAGAAGTAAATAATGAACTTAGGTTGTCCGAAAGAATAAAATTTACGTACTAAATATACTTTCATCTTTGTAAAATTAAATCCCCAAGAATATTTTACTATCCTTGAGGACTTTTTTATTATTATCTTCTGCGCATTCTATGTATCCTATGAGCTCTAGATTTCTTCCTAGTATACTTCTTTTTTGATGTCTCTTTAATTTGTGGTTCTTTTGTTAAAACTACTTTCTTTTTAGGAGACACTCTAGCTTTTACTCCTTCTGAAATACCTGAACTTATAGATCTAGGTGGAATCACTGTTTTTCCTGATCCATCTGTATAAGAATTTGTTTCAGGGTAATATCTATATCCTCCAGAACCCAATACCCATGCTCCAAGTGCTGCATTATAAGCCCAAGAATTATTATCTCGATCACGAAAAATTTGTCCTTGTGTTGGTTTCTTTGGAAGTGAATCTGAAGTAGTTGTCCAAGTTTTTCTTCTCTCAGGAGATTTACTACATCCTCCAAAAATCAATAATAATCCTAAGATGAAAATTATTAATATAAAATCAATTGATCTCTTCTTGTTCATCTTTTCTCCTTTCTAATGGTTTAACTCTTTTATAATTATCATAAAACCAGGATAAAAGTTGTTTTGTTGCATACTCTACTTCATCCGGTTCAAGTTGAGATGATTTATACCTTATCGACCAATCAAGCATATAAAACTCAAGAGGCATAATGAAACTGTCTGAATTCATTACTACTTTCAAACATAGTCCTGGAGAAATGAACCCTCTACCCGAAACAAACCTCTCTTTCCAGATATTATAGAGGTTGTATGGTACTTTATAGGTTTCATCATATTCGGTTGGAACTTCTCCTGTATCATTTACCTCCCATTTAACATCTTCAATCTCATAATCATTAAAGATCATTTCGAATTCCGTCTTGAAGTTTTCCTCATATATTCGATCAAGAGCTCCATAACCAGTTTCAGAAACCACGAGAATTAATCTATCGGCCGAATCAACTGCTATCACTTGACCTTTATATAAGAAATAATTTCCAGGTTTTAATTCAGGATCTTCACCTAAGAAATCTCTAAGCTCAGTTCTTACTTCAATTTCTTCTGAGTTTTCGTCGGCCGGATCTTTTTTCTCGTGTTTAATCTCTTCTGGAAATCTGCAAAAATCCCATTCTATTACTGCATTAAGTTTTACCAAGATTCCAGGGATAACTAAATCAGCCATTCCTTTCTCACAACCACAGCGATATTTCTGTGCTAATACTTCAATAATCATAATATAATAAATTTATTTAACTATATAATTACCATTTTCAGAAATAAAATCAATTTTTATAGCAGGATAAGAACCACCCCATATATTAATCTCTCGCTCTTTCAAAATTTTTCCAAGTGAATTAATCTTAAAACATGAGAATTCCATTTCCATTCGGATATTACTAAGATCGAGAGTAGAAAAATTAGGTTTATTAAGAATTGTTCTAAATATTTGTTTAACATTCTCTAGAAAACCAATCTTAAGTAATTCTTTGGCATAATATTCAGCTGAAGATTGATTATCAAATACTTCATCCGGAATTTCAAAAGATCTAATTTTTCGAAGCATTGAAATTACTTGACTTTTAGAAATTATATCATTGGTTGATAATTTCTCAGTACATTCATGGATTATGCTATCAATATCCTCAATAGATTTATCCACTACTATTCCTGTTACTTGTTTTGTTACCATAATTTATTTTGTTAATATTATACATCATATATAAGAATCTCAAGGGAGAAAGAAAAAAGAGAGGGAAATTAAATCCCCTCTTTATCATATAGTACTTTAAATCCAATATAATGAGACCTTGGAACAAATACATCTCCTACTAAAGGTATAAATCCAATCTCTCCAGTAATTTCATCTATATCTTTTGACTGTCTTCCTTTCTCTATATATAAGGTAGAACAATTAAAATCAAACTCCTTAAGAACTTTTCCACTTTTTGAATAAGCTGTAATCTTAATTAGCTTTTTATTTTTCTTCGTAATAAATCTACCAATCATTTTCGAAATTTTCTCAGTTCCTTGAATAGATATTAATCTAAGGTTATTTTCTCCTGGTTTAATTGTCTTTGAATTTATCTGAGTTAGTGTTGTATATAAACTAAGACCACTCATTTCTGGTTTAAAATTACTAGTTTCGAATAATTCATTTAATTCTGCTGCTTCTTCTTTTGTTAATTTTTTCATAATCTTTATTTTTATTTATTCTTTTCATTAATAAGGCTTTCACGGGAAAAATAAAGAGCCTCAATCCAATGTTTCCAAAGGATTAAGACTATCTTTTTTATTTACTATTTCTACTCTATGTGGCATCCAAAATTTCAAAGAATCAATCTCTTCTTTATGTAGTAAGAAATCAATTCTATTTGTATGCTTAGAACCCATAAGATCTTTTACTATCCATTCACCATTTAAACCTGGACATTTCTTAGACTGTATTAGAACTGTATCTCCAAAGCTAAATTTCCCACTCCTTCTGAGATCTCTAGAGACTGCAATCCATCTATGTTCACCTGTTTTAACTTTTTCAGGATGAACTTTACTTCCATCTGCTGTAATGCTTCCCGATCTAGCATAATAAAATGTAGCTAATGGAGTAGAATCTAAGTCCTTGGAGGGGCTATAAACACTCCAACCAAGGACTAGAACTATTATGATAATTAATCTACGCAAATTTCTTTTCTATTAAAACTTTCCCATTCAAGCTTCTTCAATGCTCGATTCAATTCAGAAAGTTTACCCTTTGTAATAGACCATCTATCGGTAGGATAGTCTAAAGATTCGAGATTTACTGGAAGAGGATTTTTCATATTCGGATCTGTATTACTATATAATCCGACTGGTTCAATCCAAACTTCCTCTTTTCCTTTTTCACCACAAAGTTTAAATACTGCATAAGTCTTAGCAGTCCAGAGAATATCAACATAATTTCCAGGATACAATTTATAATACTTCCATCTCATTGTATCTCTAAGACCAATAATTACTGATTTCTGGATATTATTACCATTCTCCATTTCAATCAACGGAAATCCAGGAAAACCATTATCAATTACTGGTTTATCTCTCCACAGAATTCCTTGCAAGAACTCAACTGCCTTTTCTTCAAGACCTTCACGACTACCAAGACACATAGAAATAACATCTAAATGTTCACGAATAGCTTTTTTCTTTTGACTATCACAGAATTCTTTTGGATTTCCAATTTTTGTTCTTTCACTAATCTTTTCCAATGATATATATGGAATAAGATCTGGACTTAAACTAGGACTCACAATTCTGTACAGATAGTATGATGGATCTTCGACTAGTTTGTTATTACTCAAAAAAATCGGATAAATATTACCGATCATACTGTTTGTTACGTTGTACTTAATCATTTCTTTTTTGATTTCTTTTTGTTATTACTACTATTTTTGTTATCACTATTTTCTATAAGAGATAATCTAGTAACAATCCGTCCTTTTGTTAAATCATAAGGACTTACTTCAATTTTCACTTTATCTCCTGCTAGAATTCTTATATAATTTTTTCTAATTTTACCTGATATAGTACATAATACTTGATGCTCCATAGAATCTAATTCTACTGAAAACATAGAATTCCCGAGCTCTTCAACAACTTCTCCTGTAAATGATAAATTCTCTTGCTTAGCCATATCACTCTAATACTCCTTCTTTATCAATTAACACTTGAAGATTCCAAAATTTACTTGATATAATTTCATTTACAATAACTTCTGGAATATTTTTAATACCTCCATAGTACTTAATCAAGTCTAAAATATCTACTTCAATTGTTGTATATATTTTCGGAGATTTTTTAGTACCGGTATTAGTATCATAAAAAGTTCTTACACCTAATCCAAGATTATTTCTAGCGTTTTCTATCAAATCTTTAATATCCAATAATAAATTAGGTGTAGCAGAGAATAAATCAGATAATTTAACTACCTCTAAAGTATAATTCGTTGATTTAATTCTTTGTCTACTAATCTTTCTGGAAGCATCTGTAAAGTGATTTTTAAAATAAATACTTCCTAAAGATACATAATTCTCAATTCCAGATAGTATTAAACTTTCTGGATTACCTTGACTTACTACCTCTACTGCTATTTCATTTATATTTATTCCAAGATCTATAAAGAGTTTTCTGTAATACAAATTTCTCATTGCATTTCCATCTTTAAAATCTTGATAAAATCTCCTTACTAAGTTTTCTGCATTCTTATCATTATTATTTCCTTCACCAATATAAATGTCTTCTCTATTCTTATTCAAATCCCAAGAACATAATACAACTTCATGTAACATATTCTTAATCATTTCAGAAACAGATTCAGGAATAAGATCTGCATAAGAATCTGATTCACTTGATTTCAATGAAAGAATATCAAGAATATATTTAGGATTTGAATAACTAGAAAATCCATAATCTGAAGTAATTGTATATTCCTTCATTGAATTATCAAAGATATATTTTTGATAATCTTTCAGACAAGTTATATCATTCTCCAAAACATTTCCAGAATCTACAGCGCTTGGAAGAGAGTACATAATCTGAATATCTTCCGGTCCAGAACCAATTTTTCTGGTTTTTAGAATGTCAGAGATTTTTTTCTCATCTCCAAGTTCAGAAACATATAGATACGCTGGAACCATTGAAGAATCTCCAAGAAAATCAGAATTTAACTCATTCTTCTTTCTACTCTTAAATTCTCCAAGATAATAATACGTATTTGTTAATGTATCATATCTTCCACCAGGAACCCACTTCTTTACTTTTTTATTTAAAGTACAATTCATTCTACGCTTCATCTCTTCAAAAGCACTTTTATATTCCGCCATTTCAGGTGTCATAAAATAAACACTTTCTTGAGAATCTTCTGAAAATACTGCTTCAAATACTGTGTCTCCGAAATTAGCTTTATCACTCTTAACCTGAGTAATTATATTGCCAATCATAGGAACTCCAAAAGCTGTCCGATACATATTACAAACTAAGTAATATTGTTCTGGATCAGGAAATTTATCACACTTTACATAAACACTAAGATCATTAGATACTTTTAATTTAAATGAATTAGATTCAATAATCACTTCATCAAAAGCAGATTCGATATTCTTTTGTACTGCCGCTTTATAAGACTTTTTTTCAGGGGAGGCTAAAAAAACACGCTTCCCTGCTGAAACTGATAAGTCACACGGAAAATAAGCTATCAAATCACTTGTTAATCTCCAAGAATTTTTCTTCATAATTTTTCTCTTTTACTCAATTGTAAACTTAATTTTTTTCTTAACATTATTGAATTTTATACAAGATCCTCCAAGATAATCATGAATCCTGTATATCTCATTAATAAGATTTTCGTTTGCTCCTATCAGCGTTTTTGGATCTACAAGAACAACTGATGCAGTAGTAAACCTTCTTTTTGCTGTATCAGGATCAATTAATTCTGTACAAGAAAATAAATGTCCATCTGTTGCTATTACTGCATCATATAATTCTGGAATCTTAGAACACTCATAATTAAACCTAGCTTCTATGTATTGTTCAAAGCTAACACATCTTTCTCGTTCAGCATATGGAGTTCTCTTAACACTGACATAATCTTTCTCATAATAACTAAGAGTACTATTAACTCTTGCTATCAGTTCTTTGATAATTTCTTCCGTTTTCATTTAATATAATTGCAATTAAATCTTCAATTAGTTGTAATTTAGGTTTATCTGATAACATTATCTCTGATTTCTCTGGAAATGCTAAATATGTACTTTTCCAATAAGCATCTGGATCTTCAAGATTATTAGTTAACGAAAAATCCATTGAATCTTCAGGAAAATCAGAATTAATCAACCTATATTTCCCAGAAGTATACACAATTTCAGAAGTACTTCTATCAAGAAGACATTGAAAGTTCCCTATTTTAAAAGTATTCAAAATATAATCTTGCTTATGTTCAGAGGGTTTCAGTTCTTTTATTAAACTTACCTTCCAATTACTTAATGTTGTTTCTGAAGCTAAAATTTTATTATATAATTCATCTGAATTTTTATACATTCCTGGAATTAATAATACTTCGAGGGAAGGAATATATACAAAAACTTTATTTTCCTCTTCCAAAAGAAAATATATACATGAAGACTCTGAGATACTAAGAAACTTACTCCATCTCTCTTCAGGAAATACTACTTTAGAATATTTTACATAGTCTTTATAAATTTCCTTTCCAAGAATTTTATAATATCTACTCTTTGTTATTAACTTTATCATTTTTATAAGTATTAAAAAATTCTAAAATTTTCATATCATTCCAAGAAACTCTAAATGAATCTCTAGAAGTAGGTGCAAATATTTCTGAAACTGCGTCAACGTACATAGTATGAGTAAATTCATCTCCCATATACATTCTCTTCCAATCAGCCTCTGTTATACAATCACGTACTCCAAGCTGTTCTATCGCTAAATTATCAAATCCTATAGTAGCTGATAGATTATTTTGTCGAGTATACAAAATTCTCTTTAAAGTCTTTTCCCACTCCTTAAGATCATACTTGGGTGGATTGCCGAGAGCTCTTCCCCAATTTTTATAACCAAGAATTAATACTTGTCTTCCAGACGTTATCAGTTCTTGGAGATCTTCTGGGGGAAATATTCCGGCAATGATATGATATACTTTTGTTTTAAAATATGTAGTATATTCATCTTCTAAAGTATTTATTAACTTTTCATCAAACCTATCAATACTTACTCCAAATACTTTTACCATATCAAGTTTATCATGAAATTTCTTACGCTTCTCTTCAGTATTTAAAGACCTAGAATTTATGGTAAGTCTTGGAACAAATCCATTATCATCTGCCCACTTACATAAAACAGCACAATCATCTATAACAGAATCTTCAGTTACATCTCCACCTCCAATAGCTAATTCTATTCCAACTTTAGGAAGCTGAGATAAAACATCAATAGTTTTCTGTAGGTCAAAAGACTTTCCTTCAGAGATACTAGATTCATGACAAAATGGACATCCTATAGAACACTTATTTGTTATTTTCAAATCTATAGAATCAGGAAACTTTGAAATAAGCTCCTCTCCTCTTCTTAATGCTCGATAAGTTTTTGTACCTGATAAATTATTAAGAGTAACATAATAATTTCCGTTTATATAAGAATATTCATCTGTTATCATAGTACTTTGCCAAACTCTTTTGTCATTACTGTATATGGTAAACTAATCCAATGAGATCCCCAAGTCTGAGTATCTTTTATTAACTCCTTAAAGATTTCATTTTCATTTGTAGAAAGTGAGTATAGTAAAGTTGATTTTTGTTTTTTACCATCACCTTTCGTTATTGTTTTATTTATAATCTCTTTTTCCAGACTTTCACTAATCCAATATAATTTTCTATCACTAAGAGAAATAGGTCTAAAAGTAAGCTGATTACCACTATGAAATCCTCTCCACTTTTCCATTCCAAGATTTTTTTCAAATTTTTTGGTTTTGATATTATAAACTATATCTGAAATTAAAGATTCGTTTTTCAGATAATTCTCTATATCACAACCTACTGATTTATTATATTCAAAATCAACTCTACCTATATCTCCTCCATAATCAACACTAACGATAATTTCTGGGTCATCAGTTTCTTCTTCATAGAAACCCTCTGGAGCATCTGAATTATCATTTCCTAAATATAGCCAAGATCTTGAATTAAATATAAAATTCTTAATTGATCTAGCTGATTCCATAATTTCAGGAAATATATCAGAACTATTATGATCTATCTCAGGAGCACCAGAATCCCAGTAATAATCCTCATCCTCTTCAACAACATCATCATTTGACCTGTTTTCTTCCCAGTCAAATACTATATCCTTTGCTCCAGTATATCCTAGGACAATTTCTTTTAAGAGTTTTACTTTCTTCCGATTACTCTTATATTTCCAAATTATACCACATACATACTGAAGTTTAGTCATTGGATCATTATATTTTTCATACTCCCAACCAAATGATTCAGATCTTCTAGGAACATGTATAACTCCCTCTGAATCCATAGGAAGTGTATCAACCAATGAATTAGGATCAACACAGATTACTACAGAGTGAGACGAACTACTATTAGTCTCAGGTAGATTTTTTCTAATTACTTGTTTTATTCTTTTCATAATAAAAATATTTCATAATCATTTATAAGGAAAATAGGCTCTTCTTCAAAGCCTTATTAGTGTATAAATTAAAATTTAAAAGAAGATGAAAAAAGAAAAATGGATTACAAGAACTGATGCTGCAAAGTTAGCAAAAGTAAGTACACAAACTATTACAAACTGGGGTAAATCTGGTTTAATTACTATCAGAGTTATTAAAAATATGACATATGTAGATAAGAAAACTCTGATTGATTTATTGGAAAGCAGTTTATCTAAAAAGACAACTGATTTAGGAGAATTAGAACGCCAGCTAGATGAAAAGATCGAAAAAATGAAAAAAGAGATCAAAGAAGTAGAAGATGTTACAAGATTTATAAGAATTGGATATAGAAGATACTCACACTGCAAAGAATTAATTATTGCATCTTTAATAGACAATATTCATTACTATAATGATAACTCAGATTTTCACCGCATCAATGAAATTTTATGGAAATACTTAACTTTTCTTAACTCTATTAATAAAGGAAAAGGAGAAAAGAATGTTGATGAAATTAAGAAATTAGCAGATTCTTATGGTTTGACAAAAAGTGATTTTACTAAATATATTAATGATAATATAAAATTTTTATATGATAACAATAAACTAGTTCTCGAAAAACTTGAAAAGTTAACAAAAGAGAACATGACCAAAGACATAGAATTAGCTGAACTTAAGAGAATCAAAAATGTAGAAAATATTGATGTTACTTTAAGTGAAGAGCAAGAAAAGAGAATGAGATTATTAAAAACTAGTATAAGAGACTTAAATCTTTCTCGTAGAGCACTTAATACTTTAGTAGATTATGATATTCAACATAAGAATATGAAAACATTAGGTGATATTGCAACTCGTACAGTAAAAGAAATAAGGTCTATATATAATCTTGGTTATCATACTTATATTGAATTAAGTGATGTAATAGAACATTATGGTCTTTGTTGGAATATAGATATAGATTATTTCATTTTAACTGGAAACGTAAATGTAAAAATAAAGGAGGGTTAATTCCCTTCTTTTTTCTTTCTCCAAATGATGTTTTTGCGCTCCTAGGAAACCTAAACCCTAATACATGACATAGAACAATTATAAAAGAAATTTTGTAGTTGTTCTTTTGTTTTCTTAAGAAATGTGTAGTGTTTATTTAATATATAATAATTATTAAAATATTATGAATGATTTTTGCAACTGTGGTTGTGGATTCAACCCTGGAAGTGATTACAATGCGTTCGGGGATATAGGTTACAATCTTCCGCTGATTTATGAAGTCTATTGCAAAACTATTCAGGAAGTAAATGGTACAGATCCAGATACTCAAGACAAAAATAATAAAATTTATGTCAAGAATGGAGTATTATACCTTCCTAATAGTTATCATGCAAGTTTCAAATCCCCAGATACATTGATGATCTACGATGAAACAGTAACTTACAAAGATTCTACCCTAGGTCTTGTAAATGATTAAGAAAATTTTATTAAACGTTTAATTAAAAGAAAGAATAAATTATGAGCGAAAAAATCTCTAAGATTAGTGTTGACGGAGTTGTATACGATATCGCGTCTACAGGTGGTGGAGAAGTTCCAGGTGATATCCAAGAACAACTCTCTGCTCTAGAAAATAAGGTAACTGAAGAAGCTAGTGCCCGTGAAGAAGGTGACGCTAAGTTATCTGAAAAAATTGAATCAGAAGCTTCTCGTGTTGATGGAATGGTAAATCAAATCAACGAAAATGTAGCTTCTATCGAAACTCTGAATAATAATCTTGTTCAGGCTATCGAAACTATTAATAATGGTATTGCAGCTGAAGTAACTAATCGTGAAGAAGGCGATGCTAAACTTCAAGCAGCTATTGATGAATTAGCTGAAAAAGTAAACGGTGAAGGTGCTGATCTCACTGAACTTGAAGGAAAAATTGAAAAAAATGCAGCTGATATTGCAACTGTAAACAATAATCTTGTTGAAGCTGTTAATAATATCAATAAGAATGTTGCAGACGGTTTCAGCACCATAAACGGAGGACTCAATAATGAGATACGTCCAGAACTTGAAAAAGCTGTTAAATATGAAGATACAGCAACTGAACAAAATCCTGGACGTAAGACTATTTTCCTAAACAATCATGATAATATTTGCGGAAAAACTACTGATGGTAGTGCTGTGAATATTGCTATGGTTTCTAAGTGGAATAAAGTAGATCTAGGTTCTAGTTCAGTAGAAATCAACTTAAACGGTTCTGCTGAAAGACCTACTTATAACGATTCCAAACAAATTGCCCTTCTTGAAGATGTTCATGGCAATATGGAAACTATTGCATTAGTTAAGAAAGATGACTTAACTTATGAACTTCAAGTAGGTGATAAAATTGCTGGTACTATTAATATTCCTGCAGACCAATTCTTGAAATCTGTTGAATACTCTGCAGAAGATAAATCATTGACCTTTGTATTTAACACTTCTGAAGGAGAACAAACTTCAGTAGTTGATCTTAGCTCTTTGGTTGATACTTACGTAGCTGGTAATGGTATTGAATTGATTGAAAATGGATTCTCTATTAAATTAGATCCTTCCAGTGAATCTTACTTGAGTGTATCTGAAGCAGGTATTAAAGTAGAAGGTATCAATGAAATTAAGAAGAATGTTCAAGAAGTTGCTGCTAACCTAGTAACAGTTAATGAAAATCTTGCTTCTTCTATCGATGCTATTAATAAGAAAGCTGTTAAATATGAAGATGTAGCTGACTCTAATCTCCCAGAACGTAAAGCTATTGTTCTTAAGAATGGTGATGTTATTTTAGGTGGTAACTTAGAAGGTGGTACATCTAGTCTCGTTCAGCTTAATCGTTGGGGTGTAGCTGATTTTGGTTCTTCTAGCGTCCCATTTAATATCAATACTCCGAAAGATGTACGTCCAACTGTACAAGAAGCAGGTCAGTCTGGTGAAGAAGCTCATAAGATTGCGTACCTGAGTGATGTTGAATCTAGTTCGGCACAGATAGAAGAAGTTAAGGCTGCTCTTGAAACTAAAGCTGATAAGGCAGATGTTGATAGTGCAGTAGAAAATATAAATTCAGCACTTGATCAAAAAGCGGATAAGATAGCAGTTGATGCGATTACTGAACAATTAGCTACTAAGGCTGATGCAGAAAGTGTTGATAATCGTTTTGCTACAGTTAACGAAGGTCTTGATTCTAAGGCTGATAAGATTGCTGTTGATGCTATTACTGAAAAGGTTGATGGTATTTCTGCTGATCTTGAAGGTGTTGTTAAGTATCAAGAATTCGGTGAAGGTCGTAAAACAATTCAACTTTCTAATTATGACAATATTTCTGGTATCGATACTAAGGGAGAAGGTCATAATCTAGTAATGTTGTCTAAGCGGGATAAAGCTGATTTTGGTGCTCCTGGGGTTGAATTGAATCTTAATGGTTCTGCAGATCGTCCTACTTATAATGATACTAAGGAAATTGCTCTTACCGAAGATATTGAAGCTGCAAAAGAAGGATTGATTTCTTATAAAGTTCTCGAAGATGGTTCTAAGACTATCGAACTTGCTAATGGTGATTCTTTGAGTGGTGTTAATGCAGAAGGTGTTGCTGGATTTAACCTGGCAAAAGTAACACCCGAGAATAAAGTAGAGATTGGCTCTGCTGGTATGGATCTTAACTTAGTTGGATCTGAACCTCGTCCTCTATTTAATGGTTCTAAAGGAATTGCTCTTTCAGAAGATTTAGAAACTAAAGCAGCCGAACTTCAAGATAATATTAATCTTAAGGCATCTCAATCTGATCTTGAAGCTTATATGAGTGCTACTGATACTAAAGTTTCTGAACTTGAAGAAAAGATCGGTAATGTTCCTACTAAAGTATCTGAATTTGAAAATGATGCTAACTATCAGAGTGCTTCTCAAGTTGATGCTAGAATTCAAGAAGTAGTTGCTGCTGCTCCTGAAGCTCTTGATACTCTTAAAGAACTTGCAGATGCTCTTGGTAATGATCCTGATTTCGCTGGAACTGTAACTACCGAACTTGCTAAAAAAGCTAATTCTATAGATGTTTATACTAAGGAAGAAGCTGATGCTAAGTTTATTACAGAACATCAAAGTCTAGAAGGTTTGGCTACTGAAAAATTTGTAGAAGAGCAAATTGCTGCTATTCCTCCCGTAGATTTAACCCCATATGTATCTGATGTAGCTGGTCTTAGCAATACTCTTGAAGCTTTGAATGCAACAGTTCAAATTCTTCAAAGTAAAGTTGATGTTCTTACTAAAACAAATACTGAAGTTGTAAGTGTTGACGGTTCTGCTGGTGAATTGAAAGATTCTTCTAAGGATTATATCGTATCAGGATCTATTAATGAAAATGCTGAAATCGTTGGTAAGTCTATCTCATTAAAATCAATTAAAGTAAGTGATAATGCTAGACTTAAATTGAATGCTGGTGATGTAGAAGCCAAAGATCTAAATATTTCAGATTCATTCCCGAAAGCTAATGGAAATACTGTAATAAGCGTAAATAATGCTGAATTTATCGTATTCAAAGATATGGTATTTGATGCATCTGAAGTTTATAACGGTATTGAGATTGGTCTAGCAAGCAATTCTGTACTTCCGAAAAATATCTTGTTCGATAATTGTAAATTCCAAGGTGAATTCAGTAATAATGCTATCTTAGTATTCGGTACTCAAGACAATGCTATTATTACATTGAATAACTGTTATTTCGAAAAGATCAGTAATGCTCTTAGATTAAGTAATAAGTCTAATGCTTCTGGTGTAGTTGTTAATATTAATAACTGTACTGTAGATCAATGGGAAACTAAAGCTCCATGGCAAGGTTTCTTGATTTGCGAAGATTATACTAATAAGACTGAAGAAGAGGTTAATGCTAATAACTTGTTTGGTGACGGTAAGATTACTGTTAACTTTAATAATTTAGTTCATGCTGGAGTAAAGATTAATCCAGCTGATCCTGCTTCAGTTTGTGGCACTAAAAATGAAAGTCAAGTAGTTATGGTATGTCAAGATGCTGTAGCTGGTCCAGAAGGTGATTACTGTTTATCTTATGACGCGGCTAAGTTCCCAGTTGTAAGCTTTAAATAAAAAAAAAATAAATGGAGAGGGATTAAATTTCCCTCTCTTTTTTCTTCTCACTCAATAACCAAAAATCTTTAGTTATTTTCTTCATTATAACAGATACCATTCCAGCTAAGATAAATAATTTAGGTAATGATTGGTGAGTTATTATAAACCAACTACTTACTATTATATCTGCATCCCTAGCATAATTTTCTTGCTCTAGTGACATCTTTTCTCCAAGATTCTTAAATTCATTATATTTAGTGAGATACTTTTCTGCAAACTTTGCTCTTTTCTTTCTCTGCTTTCTTATTTTCTTTAAAAACTCTTTCTTTGTCAGCCACTTCTTTTCATAATATTCTTTTAATCGATTCTCTCTACACTGACATTCATGAAGTTGTTTTTTTTTTAAAGATAGTTAAGCTTTGTTTTGCTTGTCTTGTAATTTCTCCTGTTTCCATTTTTATTCTCTTTTAAGTTTATTAATAAAAAATCTCCCTAAGCTATTTCATTGTTAGCTTAAGGAGTTTCTTTCTCTACATTAATAAGGCTTTAAAGGACTCAAAAAGGAAGAAAAATAAAATCCATCTATCTTCACAGACCGATGGACTAAATAGGGTACAACAATATTACAAACTTAAAAGAACCCGTTAATTCTTTTCTTTATCGTTTAGTAACTTGTCTTCTTTTTCCTTTATTTTTGTTTCTAAGTTCTTATTAATATCTTTCATCCAGTTAATTGCTTGATCTTGTATAAAAGTGTTCATCTTATTTTTTACTTCTGAAACACCATCTATTACACTATTCGTCTTCTTAACTGCTTTATATATTAAATATATACCTCCAATAATTACAGAGGTACCTACAATTACTTTTACTGTTTTCATATTATTTCTCACATTTATTTTTATTACATATATAAGGCTTTTAATCCTCTTCTTTTACCTCCCTTACAAGAAGATTCATATTCCTTGCAAGAGATACCATATTCTTAGTTCCTTTATTCTCTGCAACCGAACTAAAGAAAGCTATACATGCATTAGCCACTTCTGCCATTTGTTTATTTCTCCTATACCCAGCACTTTTTCCATATCTATCCCAATCAGCTGGATAACGCAAAACTTCATAACCTTTTTCTTCAGCATATTTTTCTCCAAGTCTATCAGCACCTCTAGCACATCCACTAACAATCACAATCTTTTCCGTTGGGTCTGCTGCTTTTCTTGATAAAATAAGATCACACTTCTCCTTAAGAAGATCGTAATCATCAAATTCTCTAGAACCACAAATAATTACTCTAAACATCTAAATAACCCTCCAATGTTTTAATTATAGAATCAAGTCCTTTATCTTCTCGCTGGGTAGATGACAGCCCAGATAAATAACCATGTAAATAATAACAAAAATTCTTAGGTAACGAAATCATGTCATCCTTTGAAGAGATTTCCGGGCTGAGATAATCCTCCAGCGGTCCATTACAATTATACCCATTATAAACATACCACTTTCCTGATTCGAAGATATATAAATACTCTTCAACTCTCTTAGGTGGTTTATCTGAAAAAGCTGGTTTGTTATTCTCCCAACTCTCACCTCTTCGAACATAATAGTCACAACCCTCAGGAGACTCTGCGATGGAACTGATATCACCACCTAGAATTAACTCAAAAGCTTTCTCAAATGAATTATAATAACACTGCAAAATCTCTCCAACACCATCTAAGTAACCATCAAAATGACAGTAAATAACCATATACTCTCCTTCCAGACAAACTTGATGTCCGTGAATGTTCTCGTATACCTTTCCAATCATTTCGGTAGGTATCTTAACTGAAATAGTACTTCTTGTTGACATAATAATTTAATTTTTATATTTATTTTTCTTTCTTTCCTCTAACAATATCTGCAACTCTATCTCCTGCAGCATCTTCTATTTTATCTCTTTGTTTCTTGAGATTATTATCACGACCATAAACTGCACCAATAATAGCTCCAGCAATTGGGATAGCAGCTGTCGCAATTTTTAGCTTTCGTTTCTTCTTTCCAACTGTTTCTATCATATTTTTACGGCTATTATTAATTATATCATGTTTACCTCTTCTAACCTCATCTATTACAGATTTTTCAAAAGGATCAACAGAAGCATTAATTCTCCTTTGCATCTCTGTTTCTACTTTCTCAGTTCGATAGTCATGAACTTTATTTATTCTAGCATTAGTAGCATTTTTTAATTTCTTAATTGAATTAATCTTCTCAAGCTTCATTTTACCAGCAACTCCAGCTGTAGCACCAATACCAGCTCCTAAAGCAGCATCCCATCCTTTATCAGATTTCTTTCTCTCTACTTCTTTAGAGAATAATTTACGTTTTATTACCATTTAACAACTTATTTAAATATTTAAAAAATTTACTACTAAATTCTGGATCTTCTGACTGAAAACACCACCTAAGGATCTTTCTATCATAATTTTCCATACTTGAAACTTCCCCATTTAAGTACGTTTCATTTAATTTTATCACTCGTTTCCTAAAATATTCCAAATCTTCTTTTAGAACTTTATTTATATTTCCCAAACAATCTGAAGTTCCTTGATATAATATAAGAACCTTCCACGTTTTTCCAGCTCTTATATTATAATAATCCTCTGATAAAATATCCATTTCGAGTTCCTCAATTTCATCTAATATATTCATTGCCATAAATCCAGGAAATTGGGATATATAGACATAAAATTCAGTCTTATGCTTATCTTTTAATTCTTTTTCTGTTGGTGGATTAATATAAGAATCTATACAAGATATTGCTTTAGAAATTAATTTACCTAACTTCATAATTAACACACCTCCTTTCTAGATAATAATTCATAACCTCTTACTCTTTTTTTCTCTCCATCTACAACTTCAGTAGATTTATACTCCTTTACCTCAAAGTAATTTTCTAGGTCTTTTGCTTTTGGTGTAGCATCATAATTAATACTAGAATATAAATAACCTAACCTATCTTTTATACTAGATAATGTTAATTTATCTCCTACTTTAAATTCTGAATAAATATTAGACTCTAATAGTTCATAGGAAAATGTTACTACTCCCAACTCTTTTTCTATGTCATACCTGTTATATCCACAAGCTTTAAGTTTTCGAGGACCTAATGATATATAATAAGATTTAATATTATCATGCTCCCCTATCTGATCTAACACTACTCCTATTACTTCATCTGAAAATCCATATTCACATAAATATTTCAATTTACTCCTAAAGGTTCCTAATTTTTGATACTCTCCCAAAAATTCAGATACCTTCTGATTTATTATATCATCATTACAGTATTTACCTGTTTTTCTACATTCCAAAAGATCCTTACACTTATCTATTATGCTCTTATCAAATTTCAATTCTAAGAACTCAAATACTGAATCTATATCTCTAAGTTTCTTATCTAAAATTTCTTTAAATACAGATTTTACATTGTCTCTACCCTTCCCTGGTAGATTAGAGGATATTCCAAGCAAAATTCCTAAAATTTCTTTAACACTATTCTTAAATTCAGTTAATTCTTTATTTATAATACATGGATTTATTGGAAGATTTTTAATATTCTTCACTACTTCTGGATTTTTAAAAAAGTTTACTATTTCATCATTATATTCAAACCATTCTCTACCATAATCTATATACAAATATTTTCTAAACTTATATTGAATATTCTTTTCATCTTCTTCAGTCAATTCAGGAAGTTCATATAAAATTTTACAGGTTGGATTATGAAGTTTATATGCATTAAATCTTCTATCTCTATTATTATCCTCTGTATAACCTATTTTGAGAAGATGAATTAAATTTTCATTCTCATCATAACCTGCACTCTTAATCAAATATATCATAATTAGTTATCCTTTCTTTTTAATAATTCATAGCCTCTAATTTGCTTTCTAGTTCCATCCTCTTTTTTTTCATATATAACTATTGATTTAACTTCAAAATATTCTAAAATATCATTAGCCTTTGGAGTAGCATCGTAATTAATAGAATTGTAAAGATTCCCTAATTTAACTTTAAGATTAGCTAATGTGTACTTCTCACCTGGATTAAAATTCAGAGCGATAGTATTATTAAGTAATTCTGAACTAAATGTCACAATACCTAATTCTCTTTTAATCTTTGTTACACTATAAGATAATGCTCTAAGTCTTTGCGAACCTAGTGCCAAGTAGTAAGATTTAACTTCATCAGAATCTGCAATCTGATCTAATACTATCTGTATAGCTTCTTTAGAAACAGGGTATTCACATAATAATTTAAGTTTATCATAAATAGTGGTAAGAGTCTCGTAGATACATAAAAATCTAGTTACATCTCTATTTACTATATCATCTTTTGTTAGATTAGACCTAATACTAGAAAATACACTAAATCTATCCTTATAATCTACCTGTTGTATCTGAAAAGCCCTAATTTCGTTTACTAAAACCAATTGATTAACAACTGGTTTAAGAATAATATCTCCTGTCTGAGAATTAATAACTTTGTTTACTGCTATATAATTATCCTTATAATTTGCTGACTTAGCTACATATTGATAAGTTTTTGCTAAATCAAATTTAACACTATCTAAAGTAGTATTGTAAGCTAATAATAAATTTTCTGTAGATTTTTTCTTAGATTCTACTATATTTTGAAAATCTTCTGGCTTCATTTCCTTATAATCTGCTGTTACTCTATAGTAGAAATTTGCTGTATTCTTCCATGGATTCTCTTTCAATCTCTGTCTCCCTAGAATTTGTGGTAAGTCTTCTGCAATATCAACGGCTAAACAGTCCGAATTAGAGTCTGAAAATATAAAACTTCTAGCACATTCTGAATAAAAATCAGCTCCTAAGTATACAGTTCTAGTACAGAACGTAAACATTTTAGGTTTTTCTGTTTTCTTTGGTACCTTTCCTATTACAAACCTCTTCCCTAATTTTCTTTTAATTCTTTTAGCATTATCATCAGTCCTAGAACATAATACATTACATTGTTCTGGAGTAAGGTTATTTTTTTTAATCATACTGATAATATGATTAACACTGTTTACATAAAATACTGCCTCATCTGATATTACCCTAACTGGTTGACCATCCTTCATAACAGTAATCTCCTCAAAGTCCCCTGATAAATACTTCTGAATAATCTCCTCTGCTTTAGTTCCGACCGACTTCATCGTAAGTACTTTTAATGATGGTCTAATAATTCGTCCTGACTCTGCTGTTTCCCAATCTAATTCATAATAAGGAAGATCTTTGAATTCATCCAACATATCAAGATACTTTTCCATCATAGGGGTTGCACTTACGAAATATGCGGTCGGAGATTGTTGCAGATGAAGAATAAACCCTAATTCAGTATTACTTTTAAATCTAGCATCGTGTAAGATACTTTGAAACTCATCTACTACTGTCACAAACTTATCAAAAATTCCTAACTTCTCTAAGATGTCTTTTACAATCCTATAAGAATCATATGTTACGAGAATCTTAGCGGGTTTATTTTCTAAGTATCTCTTATAGGTATATTCAGAAATTTCATTATAGATTCTTTCATAGATTTCAGAATTATCTTTTTTATCGCTTCCTTCCTCTTCGTCTTCTATTTTGACATTTCTCGGATCTTTTGTGAGATCTTTATCGACTTCTGTTTCTTTTTCCATCTCATTAACAACCAAATAAACATCTCCTTCATGTTGATCCTTTTTATTCTCTAATAACATCTTCCTTGGACTACATAAGATAACATTTTCTGGTCCTCTAAGACAATATTCTGTAAAACCACATCCTGGGAGTTGTTTATTTATTATACACTTCCCTGGAAATCTGTTAAAACAGAAATCTTTCCATTCAGAGATATATCTAATACCTCTTGGAACAATAATTTTTTGTCTATCCATTGTTTTATAATAATTTAAATTTATTTATTAATTAATTTTTGAATTCTATTATTTAATACAGAATCCAGTTACATAAAATTGAAGACAAGGGATACCCACATATCTTCATTCAACTGTAAGGATTTAAAGTTATTAAAAGCGCATTTTGATGATTTAAGAGGGTTTTTTTTGGTAATATACTATATATATTTCTAATTAAAAAAATATCATCAATTTAATATTCGATCTCCTCCCAAAGGGAGATCGAATTCTTATAAATATCTATATCCTATATAGTTTATTCAATCTAGAGCCCGTAGGGCCCTGGAGTGAACCCTTTAGTGGTGAACGGAAGGTATGATAAAGGGTTCCTTAGTCCTCATAAAAATGTATCAAGAAAAAAGAAACCAAGGATTTTATTTCCTTGGTTCTTGTAAGTTTTAAATTTCACAATCCTCTATTAAAGTCTTGAATTGTTCAAAGTTTAAAGTACCGCCTCCAGCACTTTTATGTCCAAAAATTATTCCTCTATATCCAGCACAACTAAATTCTGGAATTCGATCAGGTTCTTTATACATTGATATACTATATACTCCTTTATCTCTTCGATTACATACTATATAAATATCATAATCATTTAAGACAGAATTAAAGACTGTACTTGAAAATGCAGTTCCTATTACACAAACTCCTCTATATTTTCCAGCAACAGTAACGGGAAATGAGAATGATTTAACTACTCCTTTATTAATTTTATCCTGATTTTGTTTAAGAATAGTTCCAAGTTCTATTACTTCTGTCAATCTATTTTCCCAGAAACATAGATTAGGAAATTCATAGAGCCACGTATCAGGATTTAAGCCATATTTAAATTTCAAACCACTCTGTAAAGGAAGTATTACATCTTGCCAATCATCCTCTCCAACTTCATCTTTTCTCCAAGTATCATATACTCCAAGAAGTCGAATAAATTCTGGAATATCTTGACCTGGACAGAAAAATCTCCAAGTTAATTCACAAGCAGCTGGTCCAATCTCACGAATACCTTTAATTCCGGTGTAGTTATTTTGTATAGAACTTTCGATGGATGATACATGATGATCTATGAATATAAAGTTATCTCCATAGTGTTCCCAAACCTGTAACATAATTTCAGGAGGGAAACTTATATCAACCATACAGATCAGGTCATAGGGTCTTCCATTCTTATCTACATACATTTCTGGAATTTCATCTCCATAATTATATCCGGTTTTATCTACTTGGTACCCTTCATCGTATAGTGATTTTACTGCTATACACATACTGGATGTTCCATCAAAATCTACCCTATGAAAGATAACTAACGCTTTTTTATTTCTGTTCATATCCTAATAATTTAATTAATAAATCAATTTCACATTCTAGTTTTGTTAATAATTCTATAGCTTCAATCATAATTTATAATACGTTCTATAAATTCAGACTTCATAATTGCTCTCGCTTTAAGATCTACTATATGATTTAAGAGATCAAGTTCCGCACAGTTATACCAAAACCATTTTCCTCCAGAAGAATATTTAGTATCTTCTCTTCGTTCTTCTATAATTTTTATAAACTTTCGATATACTTCCTCTTTTTCTTCTGGGGGGTATGCTATTTTATAATCAAACGTACTAGGATATAGTTTTAATTCCTCCATAAGTTCTCCGGCCGTATATCCAAAATCCTTAGCTACTTGTGAGAATGTAGAAATTTGATATCCGCGTTTCTTTAAGTAGTTCTCCATTATTTCTTGGGAGAGAGTTATACTAAATACTCGATTTCTACTATTATATTTCGTTATCATCTTCTTTCTATAAATTTAACTTCAGATTCGATTATGCCACGGCCGGATTTTTCATGGAGGGTTTTTGTTTTAGGTATATATCCAGAGTCCATAGGTTCAGTCATATAAAATAAACTAGTTCCTCTAAATGTAGCTGTTATTACTTTTTGGCCAGGTTCTACTTTTACTTCCATAGTTCCTCCAAACAATACAGTTCTTTTATTCTCTGGGAAAATAAATACAAATACTATATATGCTACAGCTATGATTATAATTCCCCAAAATATTAATGTTCTCTTTTTCATTGTTGTTTTATTTTATAAATTAATATTAAATTTTTATTGGTAGGGGAATATAAGTATACATTAATATTTCCTAAAGTATCAGAAGTTATTAAAGAGTTGTTATTTGGTTTAAGATCTATAAACTTTTCGCCTTTAGGAAGATTAATTGTTACTGTTGTTGAAGAACTAACATCTTCGACCTTTTCAACGGGTTCACAACTTACTAACAATAATGTTGTTAACGCTAATAATGTTAATAATTTCTTTTTCATATTTTTTAATTTAAATTTCATATATAAGAATTTCAAGGAGAAAAATGAAGAGGAAAACCTTAGTCTTCCTCCATTACTAATAATACTATGTTATACAATTCAAGCTTTCTTTTTATTTCGTTCTCACCATTTCCTATATTCCATAAAAACAATGGTCTTAGTTTCTGTTGATATCTATATTCACCCCAATCCATCTCTTCAATTTTTATACCCAAAGTGTCTTCAATCATCTTCTTTAATTCTAGATGATTATAGGTTATTTGCATTTTCTTATTTTCATGCATTTCCAATAATCTAAGAATTCCAGAAGACGCCCTAACAGATACTATTTTCTTAAGATATTCACAATCAAGTTCGGTAAGGCTATATATCTCCAGTAATATATTTAATTCTTTTTTTAAGTTGTCGAATGTATAACTTCTATAAATCTCTAGGGTATTTGATACACTTCTATAACACCCCATTCCATAACTTAACCAACAAATAAACCTAGTTATTGTTGCCTTTAATTGTAATTTAATTTTTCTAATAATTTTTTCCATATTCTTATTTTTTTAAATAAAAAGTCTACCCGAGTTTTTCTTCGAGTAGACATTTCACTTATGATCTATTATCTTTTCACATATAAGGCTTTGAGGGATTCTGATCTGATAACATTAATAATTTTTTAGGAATATCATCTTCTGGATAAAGATAGGATAATACATCTTCTTTTTGATATTTTTCAATCATTTCTTTCCATGATGTATAATCAATTAACCTAAATCTTATAAACCTATCTTCTACTGGATACTCTCCTCCAATTATATATTTATCATTCTCTTTTACATACCAAGATGTTAATGGTCTTTGTAAGAAACTCTCAAGTTGATGATGTGGATCTTCTCCATAACATGTATCTAGTACAATCTTATAGTGCTTATCCACATGTTGAAGAGGTATAATATCAGGTCCTAAACTAGTTATCATACATATAGACATGTAAGTATTAGGAACTGTACAACCTGATTCCTTAAGAGCTTCTATAGTATGTATCTTAAGAAAATTAGTGAAAACATTTTTGTAATCTTCTATATTTATTTTATATCCTAAGTATAATCTTTCAGATGGTTGATCACTTAGGATAGATCTTGGATTTTGAATTTCTATAATATTATCATATGTCCAAGATTTTTTATTTTTCCAGTAAGTATCAAAAATTATATTAAATAAATCAACACTAACTTCAAACCATTTACTAATCATATATTGGTATTTTAAATAATTCTTTTTCTGTAACCCCATCCAGAAATAATAATTCTCCAAAAGATATTACAAATATTAGATCTGGATTATTAAAACCTTCCCGATAAAATGATAAGTCCCCTGGATAATTTTTGGTCATTATATGATCTGGAATAAAGAATTCTACTCCATCATCAAATAAGAATCCCATTTTTATTCCATACTGAAATAAGAACTTATCAACTTCAGATAACTCAATATCAGGATAAATGTTTCTTCCTAGTTTTATTTGCTTCATAATGGTAGAATGGACAATCTTCGCTACATTCATCAGATAAAATGCAACTATTATTACAAAATGTTTTTATATCATTATACATATCTTTTACTGTATATATTCCTTTTTTCTTCTCTTCTTCATTGATTCCACAAATTGTACAATCTTGAGAACTAATCTGAAAAACTTTATTCAAGTATTTACGACGTCCAGCAACTTCATAATACTCTGCATAAATTAAGTACGTTATATCGTTATCAGACATTGCTTCTTTCTTACTAGAAATATAAGATCCAAGTACTGTCCCAATAAATTCAGCACAATCAAACATCCAAGCATCATTTATAGGAATATATACTTTAACTTTAGTACCAATCCTATAGGTTATTTGTGGATAAAAATCAATCTCTCCAGTTGATATATTTTTCTTGATGATATTAATCTTTTCATTGATTTTAATATAATCCTTATCTTTCTGGCGATTTATTATCCATAATACATTTTTCAACCATTCATAGATCTTTTTCGCTCTTCCCATTTTTCTTTTGCTAATTTTTGTAAATCTTCAACAGTATCAGTTTCATCTACTATTTCTATTCCAAGTAAGTTTTCTATAACATCTTCAAAACTAGCTACTCCGACAAATGTTCCATACTCATCTACTACTATTGCTAGATGTTGTTTAGTTTTAAGAAATTTTTCAAACAATACATTAACACTAGATGAGTCCGGAATAAATATAATATCAGAATCGTAATCTGTATGTTTTATTGTTAACCCTGGCAGATAAACATCATAATCTTGATATATGTCTGACTTATATGCTATTCCAATTATATTATCTTCAGTATCTTCCCATATTGGTATTCTAGAAAATTCAAATTCATCTGGAAAGTCCTTAAGAAAAGTATTAGCATCGAAAGATTTTACAACAGTTCTAGGAGTCATTATATTTCCAACAGTTAATTTATCAAGGGCAAGTAGATTTTTAATTATTTTACTTTCTCTCCCTGTAAATATTTTCTCTCGTTCTCCAATTGTTGCCATACTAGATATTTCTTCTCGAGAAACAGTTGCTTCTTCTGTTTTTGGTGAGAATATAGCCATTACATATCTTGATATCCAGACTATAGGATATGTTATATAAATCATCCAAGTTAATATATTAGCTGTAATTGAGGTCATTCTTTTCCAATAATGTGCTCCAATTGATTTAGGTATTAATTCACTGAGTACTAGTATTAATAGAGTCATTATTCCAGAGATAATTGCAAAATATTTCATTCCAAAAATCTCAACAGCCTCTATACTAGCTAAACTTGTACCTACTGCATGAGCAGCTGTATTTAGTGTTAAAATAGCAGAGATAGCATCATCTACCCTTTCATTCTTCAGCTTCATAAATTTTATTGCTGCCTTAGAACCAGAATCGATTTTAGACTGAATAAATGAAGTCGGTGTGCTTAATAATGTTGCTTCAAGAATACTACAAATAAAGCTAATTGTTATAGCTATACTAAAATAAAAAATCATTCCAAATAAAGGATCCATAATTTTTTCTTGTTTTAAATTTATTTTATTTTATTATTATTTTTATATCATATATAAGAATCTCAAGGAAAATCTAAAAGCCTTATTAATGATGAAAACATATAAATTAAAATATTATGAAACCAAAAAAGAATAGAATTTATTGTCCATTAGCTAATAGAGCTAAGATGTTATTTGAAAGTAAAGATGAAGCTGATAGATTTATAGAATTCAACTCAGAGGATTTTACAGGAAATAAGAAACCTACTAGAGCTTATTATTGTACATGCTGTGGAGGTTGGCATATTACTTCTAAAGATAACATTCATATTAGTGAAGAAAAAGATATTGAAGAGCAAGAAAAAGTGATAAATAAAATGATTCAAAGCTATTCAAAAGATATTGAAAATCAAAAAGAAATAGAAGATATTAATAGAAGAAAATTAAATAAACAGATTACTTCTATAGAGCAAAAAATTGGGAAAAAAGATAAATATAAAACAAAATCTAAAGAACAATTATTATCTTATTTGGATGAAATAAAACAGGTTGAGGATTTTATGAATGCCAATAAAAAAGAAACATTGTCAAGAGCAAGAGCTTATCATAGATTAAATTTATTGAGAGATAAAATTTTTCAAGGACTTGTTTTTAATGTGTATCGTAAAATTGTAGATGAAATACGAGAGGTGAGAAAACTTATATTACTTTTTGAAAATAAAGAAAGGACAGATGAAATGTTAAATGAAATAGAAAAAGAAGTAACTGAATTAGAAGAAAAACTTGGGTATTCTAAATTAACAGAAGATCTTAGAAAGCGAATTATGGACACTAGGGAGGGAAAATAAAATTCCCTCTCTTTTTCTTTCCTTCAAAAACCTTTAAAAATCTTATAAATGTAATAATAACTTAAAAAATTTGTAAAAATGAAATTGAGTAGAAAAGAAAAACAGGCAAAGAAGAAATTAATTGGTGTTTACAAACAATGTATCGATGTAATGACAAGATATATGGAACCAGTTGCTGTTATATCCACTACAAAAAAGGGAGGTACTCAGATTACAAGTATGAGATTCCCTGACTATCATTACAAGAAAATTATTAAGGAGAAAATTCAAAAAGTAACAACAGAATTGAGTAATAACCAAGGTTAAAAACTCAGAAGACTTAGCACTTAGAAATAGGTGTTAGGTCTTCTTTTTGCTCTTCTAGAACCTTAAAGAACTTATAGATGTAATTATTAAACAATAAAACAATATGAAAATCGTAAAATCAAGTGTATCCATTCTCCCTCAAGAACCTGGGGTGGATGGATTAATGAAACATGTAGAAAAGCTTGGAAGAATAGCATATCTAAGTGAAGATAGAATGACTGAAGATTCTTGGGAAAAATTTGATAAGATGCTTTATAATCGCGGTCATTGGGCTGTTTTTAATTCTGGAACTGTATATCTAGATGTTCCTGTAAATTATGGAACAGAAGATCTTCTGCTAGAATTAGAAAGAACAACGAGTCCTTATACAAAAATTTGTTATTCAGATGATAATAATCATTGTTATCTAACTACTAATCTTAGAGTTATTTATCAGAAGAAACTGGAAGATTTTATGAATGAATACTGGTGTGAACCTACCGAATATCATTATCATAGAGTTACTTCTGTATGGGTTTGTTCTAGAGGTATACAGACAGAATTAGTTAGGCATAGAATAATGAGTTTTATTGCTGAATCAACTAGATATGTAGGATATAATAAAGGTCGCTATGGAGGGGAGCTTACTTATATTTTGCCTCAATGGATCTATCGAGTAAGGAATAACATAGGTAATACAGTAGATTCTTTAACAGGTCTCCCCAGAAATTATATTTTAGACCTAGATGGACAAGATTTGTGGGATCATCTTACTGTTTATGACAGAACTGTAGCATCTCGAGATAGATTATGGAGGGAAATAGAGAATGAATATCTTTATGAAACTACGACAGATGAAGGAGAAAAACTTAAACCAGAAGAAGCTCGTGGAGGTCTTTGTAATGATTTAAAATCGGTTGTTGGGGTTACTGGTTATATTGAAGATTTTATAAAAGAGCCAGAAGAAGATACTCTAGAGAATGAAGGATTTTTTCATTTAAGATGTGCAAAAGATGCTCACCTCGATATGCAAATCTTAGCTAATGATTTAAAACAACAATTTATTGATACAGGATTATATAATTTAAAATAAATGGAATGTATTTGGTGTGGATTCAAAAGTAATGATCCAATAGAATTTGAAAAACATCTATCCGAAGAGCATTTTTTAAGTTATCAAGAGTATTGTGAAATTGAATTAACACATCAAAAAGATCTTGATAATTTTTGCTTTAGATGTAATAAATATAGAGGTCCATTATCTACATTAATTAAAGATTTTTATTATCTTCCTTGTAGAATATGTAGTAACTCTATTACAAAGAAAACAGAAAAACAAGAATTAATTAAGACTATTATAAAGAATATAAAATCTTTTTATGATTATATTCTTAGTGATAGATATTTACAACTATTCTTAATTGATAGCATTTACCATTTAGCTACTTATTCTCATGATTACTTGGAATTTAAAAAAGTCTTAAGTAAACTAGATCTTCCAAGTCGAAATGATATATGGTTTTTAGATTGGGTACCTGGATATCCAAAAATTATATCTATTCCGAATTTGACTGGTATAAAAATAGTAAATCTATCAGAGAAGTATAGAGTAGTATCAGGAAAGAATAATATAGAAATTAATAATTATAAGATTCTTTTTCCTGAAATTGTTCCTTATGATAAACAACATTTTAGTAGATATAATATTCTTAATCTAAATTCTAATAGAAAAACAAAAAGATTAAAATTAGATAATTCTCCTAATTGTGTTAAGTTTTTCAATACTCAAGGTTATGATACAAAATCAATATTTAAAGTTATTGATACTAAAACAGAAGAGCCAGTAAATCTAAAAGAAATAAGTTATCAAGATTATACTATAATAAAGTTAATTCTTTTAAGAAATAAGAACTATATGAGATTTGTATTTTCTATTTTCTTAGAATTACTTGGAGCTTGTAAAGTATTTAAAGATTCAGTATTTCTTAAGAACAGTATTAATTTAAATTCTGAAAAAGAACCAATAATTAATATTTCTTGGCTTCCTGAAAAAAATGAAACATTATCTAATAATATAATTAATATATCTATTTTATGACAACATCAACAAAATTTAAAGTACAAGGGGTAGGATTAGATACTTCGAATATGACAATTAAACCGTGGGTAGATCCTGAAGATGAATACTCTTTTGATTATTTTCATACATCTATCTCAGCTAATAATGATTTCTTAATTTCTGAGTTTATAAAGAGTTTTCCAGGAGGTAGCTTAATCACTTCTATCGATTTTTTAGATAATCCTGAAAGAACACTCTTAGGACATCTTCTTGAACTTGGAAGAAAGAAAGTAGACCTGTTATTGATAGATTCTGAAGTAATTCTTAAAAACCTAGGAACTGTTAAGGAAACTATTAAACAGCTTAGAGAATATAAAATAATTGAGGAGTTTGGAGTAAAAAATCCTAAGACCGCCGAAGATCTCAAAGCCATGGAAGAAGCTATTGAAGAGAAAATTAAATTCGTTTCTCTTGATTTATGTCCTTTGAATTTTAATTATGATATTGTTAATTATTGTAAGGAAAATACAATAGATTTGCTTGGCTTTAATCCTTTCGGCGGATATATTAACTCAGCATCTGTAATATCTAGCTTTACCATTCCTTATCTTCTTGGTTTTTCTGGAAATTATTGTTCTGTTATATTTTTATCTGGACGTGATTTGATTTTATCTAAAGAATCAATGTTATATATAAAAGATAATATAATTGGATCTGAATGTTCAAGTAAATTTTCCTTAAAAAAGAATGTGTCTAGACTTCATAAACCACTTAAGAAAGTTGTAGATACTTCGTTGATATTTAATAAGAATCTAGTTTTAAGTGTAGATTCTCCTGAGTATTTATTTCCTTTGGAGGATATTAATATAAATTTAGGTTCTCCAGTAAATATTGTTGATGGAATTGATCCAAAATTAAGAACAGAATTAGAGATGTTTGTAGATGATCTCTTGGAGGTTACAGAATTTCCAAAAGATGCTACTCTTCAATCTAAATATGCTGTAGTGAGATATCAAGTTTTATCAGCTCTTCGAATAAAATTTCCTGAAACAGATGGATGGAATATTCATGTAGTAAATACAGGAAAACTCGTCTCTGGAATTTTAGTACATAGAGAGATCGAAGAAAAGAAGAAGGGATTTTTTAAAAAGAAAAAAAATTCTCAAAAAATTGAGTCTAAACATTTTCTCTGTGCACTTCCCAAAATCGATCTTCCAGTGTTTATAGAAGAACCCGATGATAAAAACACAGTCCTCGAGAACTCAAACCCTAATAATTGAGAAAATCCGGAGTTAGTTGTGTACCCCGGAAAATAAAAATAGAAAACATTAATAAATAAAAAATTATGAGAGTTTATAACGGAACAAAATCACAAATTAATTTACCTTTGTCAGGTACTCAACGAATTACTATCCCAGCACATTCTGTCTCTGGTGATATTATGCCTAGTAACGAATTTTTAAGTTTGCTAGTAAGTTCCTATGATTACAAGGAATTAGCATTAATTGTATCAGGACCATTTGAAATAAATATGTGTGCAGGAGTATCAGGATCAGTTGGTTTCGTAGTTCAATCCCTTGATGAAGCTATTGAACGTTTTGCACCAAAAGAATGTCCAAAGTGTAATCAAGATCCTTGTGTTTGTAATAAGGAAAAAGAGAAAGAAAAAGAACCGCAGCCAGTAGATAAAAAACCGGCAGCAACTCCAACAAAACCGGCTGAAAAAGAAAAAACAGTGCCTGAAATTAAAGAGGAAAAGAAGTAATTAAACCGTATTATAATGGGAATCTCAAGAGATGTATTTTATTCTTTAGAGATTCCTTTTTATTTTCAACAAAGAAAAATGGTAGACTATAAAGAAGTAAAATTAAAAGATGGACGTGTATTAGTATTCTGTAATTTCGAAGAACTTCTTAAAGATTTTTATGGAGTATCTAGTATGGAAGAAGTAGAACCTCATGCAAATTCAACAGGTCACTATATTATTCATTGTCCATTTTGTAGAGACTCTGGACATACAAAACATAAATTATATATAAAAACTGACTTAACTGTTGGTACTTGTTTTGTATGTAATCGAGCCTATGTACATGTGTCTGATGAAGTTGATACATCATTTAAAGTACCTGATTTTATGTCATTGTATTATGGATATTCAGGTCATCCAAATGTAGTTAAACTTACAGAAGATCCTATATGGACATTAGATAAGTACTGGAATGAATTTGATAGTTTTGATCAAAGGGGATATGATTATCTAATGAGTAGACATCCTTTTATGAACGACATCTATAAACTCCTAGACTTTAAATTTGTTGACGGAAATGTAGTAATGCCATTTAAATATCATGGGGAAGTATTTTATTACCAGATTAGATTTTCTGGAAAGACAAAAATTAGATATCTTTTCCCACAAATATCAGCAAAGCCTCCTTATGTAATAGATCATGGTCAAGGTCTAAGAAAAATAATAGTAGTGGAAGGGGTATATGATGCTATAGCTGCTTTAATTATGGCACCTGATTATATACCTTTTGCAGTTTTGGGAAGTTCTATATCAGATTATCAATTAGATTTTCTTAGTGAGTACGTTCCTGAAAAAATTTTATGTTACTTAGATGATACTGAAAAATCTATGAGTGTGGCTAAAAAAATAAGAAAAAGAATAGATTATTGCCCTATTAATATCATAAAATCTAATGGAGAAGATCCAGAAGAATGTATGAAACGAAAACTTAGGGCTGGAAATAATTTACAATGGATTAAATAAAATGATAACAGCGTCGATAGATAATACTATAAATAAAATAGTAATAAAAACCGATGACCCTAGTGTAAAATGTCTTTTAGAATTTAAAAGAAAAGTAACTAAGTATTCCCCTTGGTTGAAATCTTGGAATACAACTGAAGAAATAGCAAAACTTTATGATAACCCTAGATCATGCGGACCTAAGAAAGGAATATATACTTTTATCTTAGGAATGGGATGGGCAGCTTATATTGCTAATGTATTTAAACCAATCCTATCAGATACGGATTATAATACAATTCTTAGAACAATATTTGCAGATTATTATCGAACCTATCCATTTCCAAATCTTAGGGATTATCAAAATGAAGATATGTTACATGTGTTAAAATATAAGAGAGCAATTATTCAAACTAATACCGGATATGGTAAAACTGAAACTATAGCAACTCTTATAAACTATGCACATAATGAACTTGGAAAAAAAGTATTAGTTATAACTCCAGGAAAAAAAGCGAAAGATGAAATTGTAAAAAGATACGAGTCTAGATTTGGTGGTAAATTACCTACATCAATAGATGGAGATCTTGGATGTATAATTACTTCAGGATTTCTAAATCAAAAGAAAATAAAAGATCCAGACCTATGTATTTTAGAGGAAGAGAAACTTAAGAAATTCGATTGGATTCTAGTAGATGAAGTAGAGTATACTATTAATCCTTCTGGTGAATGGATATATGATAGACTAGTGAATGCTGAAGTTATGTATGGATTTTCTGGAACTGCAGATCGAGATTCAGGAGTTATGATCACATTTGCACAGGGAATTACGGAAACAGTAGTAAGAAACAAGGATTTAATTAAATATTTCGGACCAGCATTAGTTTATAGAATGCCTACTAGTCTGAAAATAAATAGTATCCATATAAATACTATCGCTCTAAATAATATTAAATTTACAGAAGAGGATTTTAATGAGGATAATAATGTCTATAATACAATAATGTCAAAAATTTGGGTTGATCCTGGAGTATGTGAATTGATTGTAAAGATAGCAAAAAAATATCCTAAATTATATATCCCAATAAATAATTTAAATAATATTATTTCAACTTGGATAGATAACTTTTTTATTGGAGTATTTAGAGTGCTCTTAATTTGCGGCGAAGGATATATTTATTATGATTTGTCTGGAAATAAAACAAACCTAGATCTTCAACAATCATGCGAATATATTAAAAATGGAATGGTAGATATAATTCCTAGTACCGCCGCAGGATTTAGAGCACTAGACCTTCCTGGATTAGAAAATATATTACTAGTTTCTAATATCAACGCTGGATCGGTTCTTCAACAACTAGGACGAACAGCAAGAGGAACTAATATGAACGTTCTTGCACTAAAACCTAAAATACCGAAAAGAATCCCGGTATATACAAAAGGATTCGAACAAAGAGATGAATTATTACATAACTACTATAAGTATTGTGATATTCAAGATATAGTTATTAATGAAGAAAATCTTTAAAAATATAGTATGGATAATGGTAGTGTATTTGATTTGATTTTTAGCTGTTTTAATCAATATTTATTTCAGGATGCTAAAAATAATATATTAGATCTTCAATATTATTTTCAGACTAATCCACAAACAGCCGGAAATGGTATGGTCTCTCAACTCGTGGATGCTATAAAGACTTATCCTCTAGAAAATATAGATGAGCCTTTATTTAGGAGTATCTTATTTAGATCTCAGAAAACTCCACAAGAGACCCAAGAGGTGATGAATGAAATTATAAAATGGAAAAGATATACAAAAAGTCAAATTGAACCAGCCAGAAAGATTTTAACTGATGTAATATATTCAGTTAATCTTCAAAAAGCAAACAGACTCTATTCTCAAAATCCAGAAGAGTATGTTAAGTTTGTAAAAAATATAAATGTTAAAACTACTGCTGATCTAGATAATTTTAGTGAGATTGGATTTACACAAATAGATATTAATTCAATCATCGCTGAACAGGCAGAAGGTGGTGTACCTAGTAAATTTGAATGGATAAATAATTGCTTTTCATGCGGAGCTTATGAATTTGGACAATTAGGCTTGATTGCAATGCCTCCTGGCGTAGATTAATGCGCATTTCACAAGAATTGCTAGAAGATTATGAAAATTAACTAGCATCATCGAGCGAAAGCAAGATGTTCAACGACTATGCATGTGAACTAAAGAAAGTATAAATTCTTTAGGTGATATAGTCTAACTTATATTGAAAAACATATGAGAAAAATTGAGGAAAGTCTCTTTTATCCATGCAGGAGGCATTAAACATGAGTTTACAAGGTTATAAAGTACATTATTTAGCTCTTGGAGATCTTAAAATGAAAGACTTTATTATCAGATTAGGAGCTCAATTTACAGGATTGCCATTTAATGAGGTATCTCAAAACATAGGACCAATTTACAATAGTATGTGTCAAATGATTGGAGATAATCTTAGTATAACTATACTACCAGCTGGAAAAATTTCAGTAGATGAATATATAGAATTCATGAAAACCAAAGATTATAAAATTTTATTTATCGATTATGACGCGGGTTTCCGTGGAGCTAATGGTGGAGAAGATGGTTCTATGTATAAATCATTTGGAGATATTTATGATAAACTTACAGAATTAACAGGATTAGGGAAATTAGTATTTATATTATCTCAATTAAAAATTGGAGCATATAGTCAATCGATATTGGATATGAGCTACATCGCGGGCAGTAGTCACAAAGTAGATGTTTGTGACTTTATTATCACACGCTCTAAAGGTGGGGATGGACCAAATCCTAATAATCTTGGAATATCGACAATTACAAAAAATCGGCGTTAAATTATAGCGCATTTCACAAGAATTGCTAGAACTATAAGAGAAAACTTATAGAATTAGCATCAATCTAAGGAAAATAGATTGTTCAACGACTATGTATGTGAACTAAGGATATATATATATATTATCCCTAGGTGATATAGTCTATCTAAAAAAGAGAAATTTTTAGAAGAAATGGGAGAAACAAATGTGATTGATTACAATATAAGACTTCAAAATGGTAGATTTAGAAGTTTGCCGAAGAAGGTGTATGATGATATAAGGATGATTCAAGACAAACGATATTTTTCTGAGGCAGATATTGATTTAATGATTAATAACTATAATATTCAGTATAATCAAGCTCAACAGAGTGTATATAAAGCTGGAGGGGCTGGACCGCAGAGACAAGGAAATAATATTAACGTTCAGCAAGTTGTTTCAGGACCAACTCCATTTAGTAAACCTTAAAGTAAGTTTTTGCGTTTAAGGGAAGGTTAAAACCTTATAACTGAAAAGAACATTAGAAAAATTTATAAAAGGATTGATCTAATGTTCTTTTTTTATACACATAGTAAATAGATTTCTTGAAGGAGGAAGTAGTTTAGTAGAGGTTGCAAACTTTACTATTCAAAACCTTCTTCTTTTTAAAATCTATTTGCTGTATTCAAAAATCTATTTATAAAATGTATAATTTAATTGATCAAGATGGTTTAAAATCTACCAAAAATCTAGGAATGAAGTATAGTAGTTACCTAGATGAAAAAGATTTTAATGAGATGATTTTAGAAGGAAGAACTGAGGATGAGTACCTAGAGGATTATTGTATGATTGTTGACTATGCTCTTCTACGAGGATTAGAAAAGAAAAATATCAATTTTTATACAGAAAAACATCATATTCTTCCAAGATGTATGGAAGGTGAGGATTCTGATTATAACTATGTACTTTTAACTTTCTTGGAGCACTTGATAATCCATATATTATTATATAGAATTTATCCAGAAAATACAAGAATTGCCACAGCAGCTGTTTGTATGACTAATAGTACCTCCAGAAGTGATTTGAATAATAAATTGAAACAGCAGGTATTAGATAATCTCTTGAATGTACTTAATGAGTTAAGAATAGCTTTTAGAAGTAATTTTAAAAAGAGTGTAGTATGTTTTGATAAAGATTTTAATGTAGCAAAAGTATATGAATTTCAATCTGATGTTGTTTTAGATGGATTTCAAAATAGTAAAGTTAGTAATGTTATATCTGGAAAAAGAAAAATAACAGGAGGATATTATTGGGATTATTTATCTAATTTTGAGAAAAATCATTCTCATAAGTTAGTAGAGTACTATAATAAATTAGATAAAGGATATACTCCTAATATATCACCTATAAAGATTGAACGTAGGATAATTTGTTTAGATGAGAATAACAATATTTTAAAAATATATAAAAACATAAATTCCACTAGATCTGATGGATTTGACCCAAAACTTATCAGTGCTGCATTAAGTCTTAAAAAGCAAAAATCCAGTGGAGGATATTATTGGAAATTTTATAGAGATTTTGAAGATAGTGCAAAAATAGAAGAATACTATAAAAATAATATAACTACTCCAAAATTATCTCCTATAAAAATAGAGTCAAGAATAGTATGTTTAAATATAATTTATAAAATAGTAAAGATATACGATTTCAAAGAACATACAATATCTGACGGTTTTGATGTTTCTTCAGTATCTAATGCATTAAAAATTCATAATATGTATGGTGGATATTATTGGAGATCTTTTTCTGAATATATTATATATCATAATGATGAAGTTGAGGAGTATTATAACAATTCAAATAAAATAGATGTTCATAAGTTGTCATGGAATTATGTATGTTTAGATGATGATAGAAATATAATAAAAGTATATGACAATGATTCTTTAAGATCTGAAAATATCTATAAAAGAAATATTACAGAATCTATTAAAAGTAATTCTAAATTTAAAGGATATATTTGGATGAATATTAATGATGTTATAAATTTAATTCCTGATAAACTTGAAGAATATTACAAACAACAAGAACAAAAATAAATTTCATTTCTTCTATTAACTCCAATTGGTTAATAGGCAATAAATTTAATAAATTCATAATAAAATTAATCCCAACCTCCTGTAGTAATTATAGTGGGTTGGGCTCTTTTTTCTTTTCCAAATCAATAAAAAGGGTGATTTCTAAGGGTGATTTTCTTATATATGAGTAAAAATTTAAAATAAAATTAATAAAATGAAAGTAATTCAATCTAAAGTATTGGTCATAGTAGATAAAAAAGATACTATGACTCAAAAGATAGGAAATTTTGTTGTTCCTGCGAGTGAATGTGAAAAAGCTGAGGTTATTGGAGTAGGTGAAGAAGTTAGCGAGGGAGTATTAAAACCTGGTGATACTATCTTGATTTATCCAAACACAGGAAAATCATTTACTCAAGATGGAACAGAATATCGTGTTATAACTTTAAATGAAATTATTGTAGTACTTTAATTAAAACGAAACATGTCAGAAGGAAAAATTATTAATCACGGCTTTGAAACTCAGGCCGAAATTATTGAAGGTGTAAAAAAATCAGTAGAGGCAATTAAGAAAACACTTGGCCCGTCAGGTAAAGCCGTGTGTATTTCAGGATTTACAGGTCCAGAGGTGTCAAGAGATGGAGCTACTGTTGCTAAGTCGATTTCATTTAAGAATCAACTTCAGAATACAGGAGCTATCTTTGTAAAAAATGCTGCCGCTCAAACAGAAAGATTAGCAGGTGACGGTACAAGTTCAACTTCACTATTAATCAAAGAAATGTGTGAAAAAGGACAAAAAGCATTACGAACTGGAGCTAATGTAAATGAGGTGAAATCTGGTATGCTTAAGGCCGGAAAATGGATGGCTGAGTATATCAAAAATAATTCAATTCCAGTAAATGATGATATGGAAAAGATCAGAAAGGTAGCAACTATTTCAGCCAATAATGATCCGGCCATTGGAAATCTGGTAGTTGAATGTATGGAGAAAGTTGGAATGCTTGGTATTATTACAGCTGATTTCTCTAGTGGTCTTGAAACTACTATTGATGTAACTACTGGAATGAAACTCGATCGTGGTTGGGCTTCTCCACAGTATGTTACAAATCCTACTGATGGAACTTGTGTAATGGAAGATCCTTATGTAATTGTAGTAGGAGAAAGATTATCTAGTGTACAGCAAATTCTTCCGTTAATGGAACAGCTTGTACCTACTGGACGCCCATTCTTATTTATAGTAGATGATATTGATGAAGTAGTAAATACAACTCTTGTTATGAATACTCTTCAAGGTGCAATTAGATGTTGTGTTGTAAAAGGTATTGATTTCGGAGATTCAAGGAAAAATATTATGGCAGATATTTCAATTTTAACTGGCGGTAAATATATTTCTCCTGAGAACGGATTATCAGTCACACAAGCAACAAAAGAGGATCTTGGAGTAGCTAAGAAAGTTGTAATTTCTAGAGATTCATGTATTATCTATGAAGGTGGTGGTGATTCTAAAGAGATTGCTGAAAGAGTAGAAATTCTTAGTACTAAGCTTACAGATCCAGGAATATCAGATTATGATAAAACTAAATTTGCGAAACGAGTAGCAAATCTTAGTGGGGGTATTGCAGTAGTGAGAGCTGGTGGTGCTTCTGAAACTGAAAAACAGAACCTTAAACAGACCATTGAAGATTCTATTCTAGCATCTAAAAGTGCTATTGCTGAAGGATGTTCTTTAGGAAGCGGTTATATCTATTATAAAGGATCATTAGAAGCAAAGAAAGATAAAACATTCTGGAAATCTTTAATCGGAGACGAAGTAGAGGGTGCAGAAATTGTATTCTCAAGTCTTCCAGTAATTCTTAAAACAATTGCGGATAATTCAGGAGTCTCAGGAGAAGTAGTTCTAGAAAAAGTTAAATCATCTAAACCAGGAATTGGATATAATGCTAAGACTCGAAAGTATGGTAGTTTACTTGAAGAAGGAATTCTAGATAGTTCTAAATCTCTTCGAGTAGCTCTTGAAAATTCTATTTCAGCAGCATCAATGATTCTCTTAATTGATTGTACAATTATCGATGATAATATTTCCGAAACTAAAATAGAAGGTTAATAAACATAATATACTACACCTCATCCTGGTTTTGATATTTTATCCCAGGGTGGGGTTTCATTATTTTATGACAAAGATAATAATTAGTAATACCAATTCAGTTTCAATTGGATTTAGTGACGAATGGTTATATATGTCTTTAGCAGATGGTAGATATCAAGGTTATATATCTAGATTAGCATATCTTTATCGAGAAAAATATAGATCAGATACCTCAAAACTTCCAAATTTTGAGAAAATTTTAAAATTAATTAATTCTCAGGATTCTTTAAGAGGTTATAGGTTTGAAGCTAAGAGAGAGAAATTATTTTATACAATTACTCATGGAGATAATTATAAAAGAATTGGAGTGGAATTTGTTAATAAATTTTTAAAAAGTGATTTATACAACTTTAATGGAATTTCTTCTGAATCTGAGATATATTACTATAGAACAATTCAAGGAGCTTATGAATTAACCGATAAAATTTCTATAAGTTTTCCTGATTTTATAGAAAATATATTATCAAAAACAAAAGATGATATGATCGATCGTTTTGGAGTGAGTTATATTATAAATTATATGCTTAATACGCAGCCGAGAAAGCTTGATTTTCTAATTAATGAGGTTAAATAAAATAAAAAAATTATGAAAAAAGAAGATGATAATGACTTTCCTCTCTATGATGGGGAGGAAGGAAATATTAATTTTGACGAACAAGAAGATGATTTCGATTTTGAACCGGAAGATTTACCAGATTGTCCTCTTACTGATTTAGTTATTAGTAATATGATGATGTCTAAACCTTTCGGAATACACTGGGATTATGATAAAATGAAAGAATTTTTAGTAAAACTTGGATATAAGATAATTACTAGATATTCTGATCGTCGAGAAGTTGAATATGAAGTTGCAATAAAACCTAATTCATCTTTTATACCAGAAGATGACTTTAGTAATATTAAAGAAATGTTTGACTCAGAAGTCCAAGATATAATGATTGGATGGCTATTAAAAAATAAATAAACTTATGTGCGTTACAAATAATATTACAGAAAAATCATTAGAAAAATGGAAAGACCTTATTCTTGCATGTAAAAACTATTATATTGATTCAGTACCCACCGGAATGGATGATGCTGTATATGATATGTTAGAAGCTAGAGCAGCGCAAGAAGATGGATTTTTTGTCAGAGATTATGTTTATCAAACATACTTAAAAGGAACTAAGACAAAAAATTCTTATATAGAAAAAATTAAAAAGAAAAAAGTTGAAGAAAAAACTATGTTAAGTGCTCTTTCAGAGTTTATGAATGAAAACTCTGGAAAATACTGTGATCTAAAGTATGATGGATCTAGTATAGCAATTTATTTAGATTCTTCAACTGGTATTCCAAAAAGAATAGTTACAGTCGGAAATTTAAATTTGGATAACTATGGGGTAGATCAAACTTGGAAATTAATAAACTTCCTTCCAAAAAGATTTCCGAAAGGTATAGTAGCAATTCAGGCAGAGGCATTAGTTGACATTAATCGACTTTCTGATACTAATCCTGAAACTGCTAGACAAAGAGCCAATGGACTAATAAATTCTAAGTATTGTGAATCTGAGGTAAATAATTTATTAACTCTTAGAGCTTATAGATATTATACTGATGATTCAATAGAAGGACAAATACTAAGAAAAACAGACTATCGTGAAGTTTTAAAAATGTTTGAAACTGTATGTTCAAAAACTGATGGACATATCTTATTTTCCCCTGCCGATGTATGGACTATAGAAGAACTTATGAGCGCCGGAAATAAAGAATATACAGAAACAGATAAAACAGTTACTTCAACTGGTTACTTCTTAAATGATGGTTGGGTAGTATATGATGAATTTGGAATATGTCTCGGCGCCTTAAAATTTGCTGGTGCTGGATCAGGAACTGAAGCTTTAAAAACTACAGTAAGAGGTATACAATGGAATTCTCAAGTAGCTAAAGGAAAAGATTCTTGGTCAGCTAATATTCTAATCGATCCAATTCAAGTAAAAGGATGTACAGTAAGAAAACCAAGTGCTGGAAGTGTGGGAAAAATGGTAAAAAAGAAAATTACCCCTGGAGCAATAGTAAGTATTATTATGGCTAATTCAACTATTCCAATGGTAGGGGATTCTTTTACTGAAGGTAATGGAGATTTTATGTGGCCAACTTGTAGCTGTGGTTATAATATGTCAGAAAAAGATGTTTATGGAAGTCTTTTGAAATGTGGAAATCCTATGTGTACTGAAAGACTAGATCGAATGAATAATTATATAGGATCTCTTAGTAATATTAAACAACAACTAGATCTTAATAAATTACTTGTTATAGATCGATTTAAGTGGGAAAGTACTGGGATTAATATAGATCAATTGTTGGGAAGTGTTGAAAGAAATGATCCTAATAGTTACTATAATCAATTAAGATCTTACCTTAAAACAGATTTACAAGTGAGAAATTTAGATTTAGTTTGGAAAGCAAGTTATACAATCTTAAGAAGTTATTATGAAAAGTCTATTGGAATTTAAACAAGAAGCAATAATTGTAGAAAAACCAAAAGAAGAATGGAATAGACTTTATCTTGAACTCTTAGACTTAATAAAATCTTGGGGCTTGGAAGATAAAGTTAACTCTTTTAAGTATGAATGGAAAGGATCAGGAAACTCATTTAATAAATTATTCGAATTATCTTTTCTTCGAGAATTAATATTTTACGTACTCGATATAGATTGGAGAGATCCAATTTGGGGAGATATATTTGATATTGAAAGGATAAGTAGTACTCCTAAATCCTATCACGGTTCAGGAAATGATATTACTATTGAAACTTACCTATTTCAACTTGAAGATAAATCAAAGGTATTAAATAGTCTTAATGGAAATTGGGTATTTGATCATTATAAAGAAGTGAAAGATTTTATGGATCAATATAATGATAAATATTTAAAACTGTTTGAAATTAAGAGATTATTTCCATTAGAAGTAGAGATAGAAAATGTTTGATTTAGAGCAAAGAAAAAATTATATAAAAACAAGAAATGATACAGATTATACTGATACAGTGAAAGCAGTATATAAAATCTTAGTATCTAAATATTCCTACCGAGCAAGAATTTCAGATATTTTTCAACTCCTTAAGGATGCATTTGGAATTAATGAATTTATTATTCTTGATTATCAGCAAATGAATAATGCACCCTTCGAATCTTGGTTAGTTGATCAGTATATATCTTGGAAAAATGGTAAGGAGATAGATTTTATAGAAATATATAAAGCTATCTTAACTATTGGAGATTTTACTACATCTGAAAAAGAATTGTTTGAGTCAGGTCTGATTGAAGAGCGTTTATGGGCTATTTTCTTATTAGTTGATAGCCCCGAATTAAATATTATATAAAATAACATTAAAATGATTGAAGTAAATTTGTATTCTATTCCGGCCCAAGAAATGAATTCTATGGTAGGCCGTTGTGTTGCTCGTAGCCGTTTTGATAAAGAAGGTATGGGCGTAAGTGTTATGGAATTTGTTAAGGGTTTTTTAAAGAATAATTTAGCAAATTTCGAAAATAGTATTGGTAACGCTGAATTAGTAAGCTTTATTAATTCAGAAACTACAATGAGTACTAAGGATTTTTCTTGCATTAATTATTGGTTAGCTCAAGTTGGTTATCTTGTTCAGATTCAAAATGTAGCTGATGATGAAGAAAATGCAACCGGTATCCCGACAGGTGATGTAGTAGAGTGGAATGTAATCGATTACAACTTTATGCAATATGATTACCCAACTGCAACTAAAATTATTCCTGGTGAAGGTCTTGAAATTCCAGCTATCCTTAGGCAGATTGTAGAACAGTCTGGTTTGTTTGATCCTAATAAATTAAGTGGTGTTAAAAATCCATTTACATTATTGTTAAATAATATGGATAAAATTAAGAATACTACTGGATCTGTATCACCAGCTATTACTACTCAGATCTATAATCTTTTAGATCAGATGGGTATTAAAGTATTTTGTGCAACTTCTGAAGATTAATTACAATGACTACTCTACAAAATGATATTCTAGAAATATATAATTCCTTAGTAGAGTTTTCTGATAATACAGTAAAAACAAACTTTCCGATTCCAATTAAAGTAAGATATGAAAAAGAAACTAGATTACTTATATTTGAACAGAAAGGAAAAACGGTATATCTAGGTCTCCCAGTTTATTATTGTTTAGCACTGGAGGACTTAGAAAAACCGACTTATCTATTACCAGAAGATTATGATTATCTAATGTCAACTCTTCAATCTTTAATAGCATCTGGAGAATTGATAAAACCTAGAACTTGTCTTGGCCCTGAAAACTATGGATTTAATGTTTATTCAACTAATATTAATGAAATGTATAAAGGACCTGATGTAATTGGACAAGTAAAGTTTATTTCTGGAACATCTTGGTTATTTAAGTTTAGAACAAGAAAAAAGTATAAATTATGAATTTTAACGGAACGATTATTATCACAGATCCCTGCTATATTGCAGAAAATAAGGATTGGGGAAACGGATTTAATTATAATAATATGACTATCTCGGAAGAAGTAGGATTCTCTGATAATTATATTTGGGAAGATACTGGAGTTGGAGATGGAAGATGGAAAGTATCAAAACTAAAAAATATTCTTGGCTTACTTGAGCTTGAAAAATTCATAGATGATATTGAAGAAGCTTACTATAATCTTTACGATAATCCTTCAATTGAAAATCAGATTAATCTTGAAAAATTAGTTAATCAGAGGGAAACTATTGGAAGATATTGTGTAGATTCTGGGACTTTTGGAGTATTTTATCTTGACGAAGTTTTAAAATATAAGCCAGATTTTTTAGTAGAACATGGAGATTGGTGTTATACAATTATTAAAGACTTTATTGGGGATGTAAATGTATATACTGATTCTCGTGAACAAAAACATTTTTTAGGTATAGGTAATAAAACATTTTATAGTAATACAGTATCATGGTTGTAAAAATTATTAATAAATCAAAATTTCCACTTCCAAGTTATGCAAAGCCTGGAGATTCTGGAATGGACCTTAGAAATATCGGTGAAGAATTTACATTAAAACCGTTAGAAAGAAAATTAGTTCCTACAGGCATATATGTTCAACTTCCCCCTAGAACTGAAATCCAAGTTAGAGCTAGATCTGGAGAAGCCTTTAAAAAAGGATTAGGAGTTTTAAATGGACCAGCCACTATAGATTCAAACTATAGAGGAGAAATTGGAGTAATTTTAGTTAATCTTAGTCCTGTAGAGGTAACTGTAGGACATGGAGAAAGAATTGCTCAGATGGTTTGTGCAGAAGTAACTCATATGGAATTAGAGGAAGTTAGTAAACTTGATGAAACAGAACGAGGAGGATCAGGTTATGGCAGTTCCGGAATACAATAACGATATAAAACGACTTCTTGGATTAAAAGGAAATACTAGATTAGAAATTCAAAATCAATTAACCCAACGAATCTTAGAATATGATTATATAGATAAAACTCCAGGAATAGGATTGAGATTTTTAGAAACAAAGAAAAGAAATCGAGAGGCTGGTGAATGGATTTATTATAATATTCTATTCGAAGCTAGAAAATATCAAGATACTCCTGAATATTTAGCACATATTCTAGGATCACTATCAAAAGTAGTAAAGACCTGGGGAGATTATTCTAATATTGATGTAGTTGGAATTCAAGAAGTTGATTGTGAAGAAGCAGATTATTATTATATACTAATTTATATTTTAAGTGATGGAAAAGACAAAGAAAAACTCGAATCCGATGGAGAGTGAAAAAATGTCGGAAAAAGATTATGAACTTCTAGAAAAAAGAAGAGTATGGGGATGGGAAAATGCAATGTCTGTAGCAAATGATTTATGGGCTAGTATTCATAGTTCATTACTTGCTGGAGATCTAGTATTTGCTTATAAAGATACTACAGGAGAGTCAGGATTAACTCAAATTGTTATAGTAGCACTTAATCAACCAACAGAACACTTTTCAGTTGGTATGGTTACATCTGGATATACTGCACTTCTCCCACATGTACCATTTGATTACCTAACTAATACTGTTCTAGGAGATCTTAAAAAGTATAAAGTTGATAAGAATATAATAAAGGCTTACGAACAAATTTTAGAAAATTATAAAAGATGAGCAATTTGAGAATTTTAAGTGTTGATGTTGGTTTCTCTGCTATTAAGTGTTCTTTTAAGGATTCCAACGGTTTAATAAAATTTGAAAAGTTTATTAGTGCAACAGCAAAACTCCCTGAAAAACCACTTGAAAGTGATGATGATATGGTATTTCCATTAGGAGGGGATTATTATGTATTAGGACCTGCAGCATTAAAAGTACCTAGATCTTATTTACTTAAACTCGAAACTTTTGAAGATTTAAAAGCAGTTTATGCCCCATGGTTGTCATATTTAATAAAAAAATATGGCGGAGATGAAGGAATAAATGCATTTGATAAATTAGCTATTGGTTTATCAATGGCTTTTAATACCAATGATAACGTAGATGAATTATTAGATTATTTATATGAAACATTAAATATAAATAAAGAAGATTATATATATTGTTTTTGCCAAGGCTTATCATGTAAATATACCTATAATGAATATGGGTTAAATGTTCGTGAAGCTTCTAGACGTAATGATGTTAAGTTAAGAAATGCATTAATACTTGATGGAGGATTTGAAACTTTAGATTTCTGTAGTATTATCAACGGTACTTCTTCAGCAGGTGCTGCTGTAGGAGTAAAAGATTCTGGCGTAATTAGAATAGTTTACGATCTCGTTGATTATCTATATAAAAATTATTCGATATCAATTTCAATTAAAGAAGGCCAAGTAATTTTAGATACTGGAGTTTTAAAACGCAGAGGAAAAACAATAGATTTATCTAGACAAGTTGAAGAGTTTTCAAAAAAATATATTATCGAAGTTTTTCAATATTTAGATAAAAATTATGGAGAGGTACTTGATGCTTTAGATGATGGTATTATTGTTTTAGGAGGATTAAGTTATTTTATGAAAAAATATCTCCATGATCCTGAAGTAGAAAAAGAAGTAGATAAAATATTTAGTGTATCTGAAATAGTATATCCAGAGGAAGACTCGGAATACTATAATTGCATATCATACTTAAGATTAGCTGAAAAAGTAGCTAGTGATAATATGAAATGATAAAAATGCACTTAGAGAAAGGTTAAAACCTAATATATGAAAGAACATTAGAAAAATTTATAAAAGAAATATTTATAGATCGATCTAGTGTTCTTTTATTGTTTCATAAAAGTTATAGGGGAGATAAGTTTAATAAAGGTTGCAAACTTTATCATTCTAAATCTCTCCTTTTTATTAATAACTTTTATGATATAAATATAATTAAATAATTTTAATTAAACAAACTTTTTATGAAACATCACACAACAGAAAATCAAGATGAAGTGAATAATAGTAGCTTATACCTTGATGAAACAGATTCAAACGGAATATCTCTTCTGAAACGAATAGAGAAATATCCAGACCTTCCAGAGAATGAATTTATCCCAATAGAGTATACTCATTCTAATGGACATACTGTAAAAAATATCTACTATATTAATAAATTAGGACAGATTAAAAACATAGAAACAGGAAAATTATTAAAATCTTCTAAAATTAGAAATTATTATTCAATACATCTCTTTAGTAATAGTGATGATAAGAAAAGATTAGGTATAAGATTACATAGAAGTAGCTTCTACATTTTTAATTAATCCCAATCCAATTATTTATAGTGTAGTAAATCATATAGATTATAATTCAGAAAATAATAGTTTATTTAATCTTGAATGGACAACACAAACAATAAATAATAGTATAGTAAAAGGAAAGCGCAGATATATTTCTAAAGATAAGTTAATGGAATATACTGCTTTAGATGATAACAGAGAAGAATTATTTACTGTTAATAGAGTAGATAATAAAGGATATAATGTAGATCTTATTGTTACAGCTATTTATAGAAAATATAAATATGAAGGATACTACTGGAAGAAGTCCAAATTATCCAAAAAGAAGAAACTCTTAAATTAATAGGATTTTCCGGTAATTTAGATGATTATGAATGGCATGAACATTGGAAATATCCTGGATTATTTGTATGTAAGGAAGGATTTGTTAAGAAAATTATTCGAGGAAATCATAGGATTTTATGTACAATGAGTCAAGAGGGATATATTAATATTATCATCGGAAAAGATCATGGAAAAGAATATAAAGCTCATAGAATAATAATGGAATATATTCTAGGAAGAGATCTTATGGATGATGAAATAGTAGATCATATAAATTGTATTAGATATGATAATAGTTTTTCTAATCTTAGAGTAACCGATGCAAAAGGAAATATGAATAATCCTTTAACTATAGAGAAAAGAATTAAAAGAGTAGTAGCAGCTGATTTATTTGGCAACTTTATATGTTATGAATCTGGAAAATATATTTCAAAAAATATACTATCTTTATCATCAACAATATACAGTTCAAGTGCTTTAGTAAAATTGAAAACTCCAGGAGAAAAGATAATTGTTATAAAACCTGGAGATAAAGAAGGGTTATTAAATAAGATGAAAACAGTAACATATGTTTTTAATAATGAAATGAAAGTTATTGGTGCATTTATTAATATTAAATTATATAAACAGAAAGTAGAAACTAAAGTAAGTTGGGCTATTATTAATAAATATCTTAATTCAGAAAAGTTAGCACCTGATGGAAATTATTATTTCAGAGGAGATAAAGCAGTTGAATTAATATTATCTCAAGGTCATGGAAGAGCTTGGGAATTTGAACCTGAAAATAAATAAATAAATAAAAAATTGATAAACAATGAGTAAATCAAAAATAATTAAAGGACAAGCATTTATTATTGAAAATGCTTTAGTTCAAGAACAGATTTTATTAACTCCAGGACAAGCAAGTACTACTAATATTGTGGAGCTTATTAAAAATATATGGGATGACCTTAAGACAGAAGGTACATATAAAAGTAATAAAAAGAAAAACTACTTTTATTGGGAATATGAAATGACTGATACTGAAAATGAAGATTCAGTTATTAAAGTAAAAATGGAATGCCCCCAGCCAAAAGAAGGATTATTTGAAGAACCATATGATCCTGAAACAGTAGAAGGCGACTATGCTAAATATTGGGTAAAAAAACTTAAAGAATCTACTGAAAATTATGAATACAAGGCAGCAATTCAGAAAAAAGAAATAGTTTTCCCTGGCACTAGATACGTAAATCAAGAAGGTGAAGTAGTAGAAGTAGAGGAGTCTAGAATTAGTAATACTGATATCGGCGACATTACTAATTTACTTGGATTGTTTTAATAGAAAATAAATTATGGAAGAGGAAATAATAGAATCAATCGACGAAGAAAAATTACCAACTATCATTAGTAATGATGAAGATGTCATAGAAGAGGTGATCCCTGAAGAAATCCCTGGAACTAGTGGCATAATCGGAGGCAATCCCTTCGGAAACATAAGAATACAGATCAATGGTCAAGATATTTTTATGTAAAATAACATAGAGAGGTTAGATACATTTTCTACCTCTCTTATTTTTATATACTTGAATTTTATATTATTAAAACTTGAAACTTACAAAACACGTAAAATTTAAGTTTTTTCTCTTATATGTGTGATGAAAAAGATGTTTAATTTAGAAACTATTTTTGTTATGTGTAAAGAAAAACCATTTAATCGCCAAGATCAAAAATATCCAGATCTCCCTGACTATGAATTTATTCCATTAGTATATCCAGGTATTAAGGATATATATGAGATTAATAAAAAATCTGAAGTTAGAAATAAATACACTAAACAACTATTAAAACAACAACAAGATGAATTTGGATATACTACAATCTCTCCACAATATATAGAAAAGCATAAAAGAAAAGCAAAATCTATTCATATAATAATGGCTACCATTTTCTATAATAATTCAGAACCAAAAATATATAATATAGTTAATCATATAGATCATAATCCAAGAAATAATAACCTATCTAACTTAGAATGGGTTACTAAAAGTGAAAATAATAGTCCAGATAGACGCTTACCAGTTCATAAAGATAAACGAATTAAATATACTGCAATGGATAAAAAGGGAAATGAATTATTTACAATAGATTCTTTAGATAGTAAAGGATATGATATACGTTACATTTCTTCGATTGCTAAAAAAAGTCAATATAGCTATAAAGGATATTATTGGAAACGACAAGAATCATTAAATAATCAAAAGTTTTTTGATCTTATAGGATTTTCTGGAAACTTAGATGACTATACTTGGTATGAACACTGGAAATATCCTCAATGGTCTGTGTGTAGTGAAGGATTTATTAAATCAAATAGATTTAATAAATTAATAGGAACACTTAATAATAAAGGATATATTATAGTTGATAGTAATAGTACTAAAGCGCATACAGTTATTATGGAATATCTCTTAAGAAGAAATTTAAAAAAGGGAGAAATAATTGATCACATTAATACAATAAAAACAGATAATAGTTTTTCTAATCTTAGAGTTACTGATCAAAAAGGAAATATGAATAATGTAAATACTCTGGAAAAATTATCAGAAAAAATAGTATTAGCAGATCTATATGGAGACTTTTTAAATTTTGGTTTTTCGAGAGATATCCAGAAACTAGTTGGAAAAGACAATATTAAAAGATCCAGAGTAGATAGGTTATTAAGTAGTAATGTAATTTCTACAAAATATATTTGTATTAAACTTGGAGACAAAGAGAAATTACATAAAAAGATGGAGAATATAATATATAAATTTTCTAAAGATAAATTAAGAGTTCTTGGAGCATATAATTCAATTACATCTGCAAAGAAGGAATCAGTTATTTCTACTAAAAGTATTAGTAAAAATTTAAATTCTGAAAAACCTGCGCCAGACGGATATTACTACATGAGAGGTCCTGAGGCAGTAAAGTTAGTACTATCGTTAGGACATGGAACAGCTGGAGATTTTAAACCTGAAAATAAAAAAAGGAATCTCGAAAACCCCTAAATTCTTATATATGGAAAAAGGAATTTCAATTCTTTTTTAATTCTTACAAATGTATGTAAGAAAAAAAAGGAATTTTTGAGGGCCTCAAATTCTTATATATGGTAGAGAAGATTGAAAGATATTATTTACAGAATCTGGAGATCTAATTTTTATAATAGACCCTGAAACTATTATAAATAAAATCTATCAAAAAAGACACAATATAACAACAAAAGAGGAGCCCTCATGGCGGAATAGGTAGACGCAGCAGACTTAAAATCTGCTTTTCTGAAAAGAAAGTTCCGATTCGACTTCGGATGAGGGTACAAGACATAATTATAACAGGGCCCATATCTCAGTTGGTTAGAGAAGCTGACTCATAATCAGAAGGTCGTCAGTTCAAGCCTGGCTGGGCCCACTAATTTAAAAGAATATTCATTAATTTGAATATTCTTTTTTTATTTCCCCAAAATCCTTATTAATGTAATAAAAACTAAAAGAAAGAAAAATTATGGAAAAAGATTACGAGAAATTATTTGCAGTAAAATATGTTTTACAAAAAGAAGGCTTAGAAAAATTTAGAAGGAACCGTAAACATATTACTGAATTTGAAAATGTATTTTTTGAAGTTGTAAGTAAAGAACCCAGACCTATAAGAAAATATAAAATTTCAAGTAATATACAAAACTATATTCGATTTTATTCACTTAATAAAGAACGGCTATTTTCTAGCAAATTAAGAGATATAGTCAGTAAAAAGAACTTAGAAGACTTATTTAGAAATTCAGAAAAGAAAGCTAAATTTGGATTGATATATAATTCTAGTACGAAAGATAAACAGGAAACAGACTATAATGCCCACTCTATTTTTTGTATAACAAGTGAATATATTATACTATATGCATTTATTGGAAAGTGTATTATGGGCAATGATAAAAAAACATTTAATTCATTAGGAAGTGTAGTAATAAAAAAGAGTGATTTATTAAATTTTTCTGAATTAAACTTAGAAGGTTGTTTATATAGCATGGATGAATTTGTTAACTCATACAAACTTTGTAAACAGTTTAATTGTTTGGATAAATTTTTTAAAAGTATTCCTTCAAAAATGATGAATGAGTTTACTTCATTAGGATGGTCAGATACATTAGAAGATTACTATAAAGAGGTAATAGATAGTCAAGAAGATTTATTATCAAATAATAAAACTATAGATGATCTTATTAAATATTTTAAAAATAATTATAATCAAACTTTATATTCGGTTGAAGCTAAGGAATCATTTAGCATAAAATACAGATTTATCTATGAATCATTTAAAAGTTTTATATTTTTGATGACTTCTGAAATAAAAACTGAAACATTTGAATCTGTGTTATCTGGAAAAGTAAAAAATCCACCTACACAATTTGAAGATCCTAATACTGGCCGAAGAAATCAAGGAGTAATCGTAGTAGATAGATTATATGATATAGAAATAAATATAGATTGTCCATTTGGTGTAAGAGGTCATTGGAGAAATCAATACTACGGAAGAGACGCGGCCGGAAATCCAATACATAAAAGAATTTTTATTGAAGCATTTGAGAAAAAAGGTTATCATAGAAAGGCAACAAAAGAATTAATAGAAAACAAATAAAAAATTAAGAGAGGAAATTAATCCTCTCTTTTTTAATTTTTCTGCTCTTTTTTATAAATATTCCAAAACTTTTCCACTTCAATCTCTACTTCTAAATAATCCTCTTCAGTAATAACATTAGAGAGTCTTTTATTAAGATTCTCAAGATCTGATACTTTAGAAGTATTATTTTTTGATTCATAGAATTTAAACATTACATTTAGTTTTGGTTGAAGAGCATCAATTTTCTTTTCTACTTCTTTACTAGGATAACCACCTAAAGCTCTACTTATAGCTTTTCCTGTTCCATAAAGAACTTTTCCAGCTAAATAACTAGCAATCATAGTTGCTATTACTCCTCCTGCTTTCATAAATTTTCTATATTTAAGTTTTTTATTCACATATAAGGCTTTGACATGAAAAAAGAAGGGATAATTGTTAAATCCCTTCTTCTAATTTTAATCTCAAGAAATAAATCCCTCGAATTTGTAATAAACTATGTATTCCTCTTGATTTTCTCCTTTTATATAGCGAGAAATTCTAAATACAATACTTTCTAATGGTTTATATTTCATAAGAACATATTCAGTTAAGTGTCGTATTTTTTCTCCCTTTACTTTCTTTTCAAGTTCACTCAAAATCTCAAACTTTCCTGTAGTTCCTATCGAATGCTGAGTTCGGTTAAAAAACTCATTAAGATTTTCTAACTCAACTCCAACAACAATTCCTTTCTTTGGTAATTTAATTTCTGATTCCATAATATTAATATTTTGTTTATTACTACACTTATAAGGATTTGATTCGTTCTATTTCTGCCAACAATTCTTTCTCTGATGTGTAAATATACCAGGGATATCCATATTTTTCTACTAATAGTTTATCATAGCTAAAGTATAACAAAGTAATTCCTTGCTCTCTACACCATCTATTTTTCTTTATATCAGATTTTCTTGTTTTTAAAAATGAATTAAAACTACCTCTACAATGTTTACTGTAATGATTTGGACCTTGTACTTCAATAGCTATATTAAGATTTGGCAAAAATATATCTATTTTAGAATAAGATGAATATGAATCTAATTGAGTATTTACTATTAATTTATCCTGTAAAAAACTTACTAAAGATTTTTCCCAAGATGATATTTTCATATTTACTGATTTCTTTATAAACTTTAAATATTTTATCCATCCATTATTATAACATTTAGTACATAATCCTGGAAATTTATCATGCAATTCGCTTTTTGTAATTAAATTATCATAAATAAATTTCTGCATAAGTTCAATAGAGTTAATTGATTTCCATGAAATTTTTTCACGTTTAGTATAGTTTATATAATTAAGATCTTTTATCCATCCATTCGTAGTACACAAATTAGTTAATCCAGGATATTTATTTCTAAAATCTTTGGGAGACTCTATATTATTTTTGAAAATAAATTCTTGTGCATCTTGAATTGTTTTAATATGCTCCCAATTATTTTGTTTTTTAGGAAATTTTAGATACTTAATCCACCCTTTCTCACAACATCTATTATGTAATCCCCTAAAATTATTATATAGATACATTGGATTAGGTATATTCTCTTTATCAATAAAATTTTGAACATCTTCTATGGTTTTATAGTTTTCTGACCAATTAGTTTGTTCTTTTTGAAATTTTAAATCTTTTAGAAATCCTTTTAATCTAGCTCTTTTATATAAACCTCTATGAGGAGAACTTTGAAATTCTCTTCTGGTTTTTATATCATTGTCTATTATGTATTTTTGTGTTTTATTAAAATCAAATTCTTTCCAATTCATAAAATAATAAATTAAAATAAGGAGGGAATCAATTCCCTCCCTAAATGATTTATTTAGAATTAGATTATTAGTATAGTATATTAATGAGAATCATATATTTTTTAATCTAATTCTGAATTTTCTTTTCTCATATTTTCTGTATGAAAGAAGTAATCAATAGCATTAAATGTAGTTAGGTTATATCTCAATCTATCTACGGGCGTATTACTAGGTCCATAGGAAATAACAAGATCTTCAAATGATACAAAACTTTCATTTAGTATTAAACTAATTTTAGGATCCTCAAGATATTTCTTTGCTGTTCCTGGTTGAAGTTCAGCAAGAGATATATGAGGTGTATAAGAATACTCAGAAACAACTTCATACTTCGTTCTTAATCCTTTATTGATTAATCCAAGTGTTTTATACAATTCACTAGTTTGTTTCATTTTCAACACTATATAATCACTATCATTCTCAAAAGATCCGATCTCAAAATTATTTAAAATTCTTTCAGTATTTTCAGATCTTATATATTCAATAAAATTATCAAATTCGGGTTCTCCTAAGATAGTTTCGATATCTCCTAGAATATTCATCCTAGGGATTTCTTTTCCTTGAGCGTATAATAATGTTATATGTGATTCATTTTCAATTCCAGTATCTTTAAGATCTTCTCTACTAAATATAGCAGATAAAGATACTGGAAGATAGAGCGAGCAATTTAGCATTAAACAGCTATTATTTTCCATATCAATTACCTCCCATATTTAATAGGTTATTTTTACGACGGAATTTAATCTTTAAATCATTTAATTCTTTTTTTAGACTTGCTTACTAATTATTATCTCTAATAAATTTTAGTACTAGACTATATCTTTTACAAATTAGATTTCAATTTATAATTGTTCACATAGTCGTTGAATCTAGTTTTATAAATCTAGACTGCTAATTAAACTTTCTCATTAAGTCTTTCTAGCAATTCTAACAATTCTTAAGTTATATCTCAAACTTTGGACCATTTTATTTTTAATCCACCTTGATTAAATCCCTTATCATCTACTACGGTTAATCCTAGACCAAGTAAATTATTTAAAAATATTTGATTATCTTCCTTCGCAGTGTCTTTTCTAGCACCGCTGATAAATTGATCCGCATTTCTAGAAAGTAATACGGCCAATTCCATCTCACCAATTTTCTGTCCTGTCTGTCTATAGCGTCCCTTTCCAAGTATAGGTTCATCTCGTTTAGCATTAATATCTACGCCATATAGACTTGATGTAACCTTATTACTATATGATGGTATATGGTATAACTCTTCAAGGGTCATGAATCCCGCCTGCAAAGGTTTATCTACTTCTCTAAACTTACCAGACATTCCAGAAACTAATTTATCATATTCTTCTGGTTCTAGATTTTCTTTTAATTCATCGAGATCTGTTAATTCAGTCTCAGGCATAAGAATTTTACTCTGACTTTCTACACCTAAATCTTCAGCCCATTGATTTACAAGTTCTGGAGTAAATTTAGTAGAGAAGCAGCCAACATTGAAATAATACATATCCTCGATTTTACTAGTATTATGACGTTCTATAATTTCTTCTACATCCATACTAGTAAAACGTCCGGGGTAATATGTTTCAAGAAGGGGCTTAATCTTCTTTTGCCCTGTTTTTGTTTTCTTATAATTATCTACAAGATCGTGCAGTTTGTGTGCTATATTTCCGAGTTGTAATTCCATAAGGACACTCGGAATTTTCAATTATGTTAACTGAATATTTTCTATTCAAGTTCAGACTATATCATCTACTATCACAGTAGTTATGTATTTAGTCGTTGAATATAAGTATAATTTTGATAAATAAAGACGACGAAGTTTCAATCTTTTATAAATTTATATCCTTTTTCTGGAGAATGATTTACTATATAAGATAAGTTCTCTCTACTTAATCCATTAGCTTTAGCACATTCTGTTATAGAATGAAATATTCTTCCACTAGGATCCATTATCTTTTTAGAATTTGGATGTTTTTCTCCTACTCTATCTCTACATAACTGAGCTTTCTTTTCTCTTAATTCATCTGATAGATTTGGTTTTTTCTGAGGCTTTTTCTTTCCTGTTTGTGCCTTAGAAATATTTTGTTTCCATTCATCCGTTATTATTCTAGCTTTCATTTTTTCTCCATGTAACCTCCTTACTTCAGGATCTTTATAATACTCTTTTAGTGTATTTGAAATCTTTAATCTCATTTCTGATGTTTTCTTAGGATTTTTTCTTGTTTCAGAAAATCTTTTTCTAATATAATCCACCTGTCTAGGAGAAAGATGTTCACCAGTTTTACTAGTTGATATTCGCTGAATAGCATAAATTAGTTTAGGATTATCTGGATACATTCGTTCTAATAGCATATGACATATCACATGCTCTCTTCCAGTTAACATTACTAAATTAGATTCATCATCACTACCTCCCATACATTTAGGAAGAATATGATGAATTTCTACATAATAATCCACTGTTCTTTTATCTAAACCTCTTTCAAGGCCTCTTATTATAATAGATTCATATATCTTTTTATATACTAATCTATTATGTTCTAAAATATCTTCTTTATTCATCGTCTTGTTTTTATTTATATTTGTCGCGTCTTTTTTTTATAAAATTTAACTTATACTGCTAATTATCTATAAGACTTCTAGCATTTTAACATAATTTAAGAACCGCAAAAATTCTACGGTTGATTGTTGAATACATTCTTGCTTAATAAATTTTTATTAAGATTAGACTATATTATTTAAGCTTGCCATAGTCGTTGAACAAGTAATTAAATACTACTATACTACTTGATGCTGATTAAATTTTAATATTTTTCCAGCATTTTAAAGCTTTTTCATAGATTTCAAAAATCTAAGTCCCATTCATTAAATAGGATTCATCACAACCTCTACTCTTCGTTGTTTTCCATTTTTATCAACCATGATCGGCATTAAATCATCAGACTGAACTTTTGATACAACACCCTTACCTCCATATCTGGAAGTAATTTTAGAACCAATCCATTGATAATCAATAACTTATATATTGATATTAGACTATATCATTTATATCTTGTCCTTAGTCGTTGAACATCTTACTTTTGTTAGATGATGCTGATTCCTTGGTTCCAGCAATTCACAAAATTTTCTTGAATATCAATTAAGTTATTCAAGGGACAATTATAATTTATCCCGATGGTTCTTTTAATAAGTCTTACACGAACAGTATACACAACTTTATAAGCATCCGGATCCATATTAATAGGATCTAATGTATCTGCTGCAATATACTCTGGATATTTTTCGTAGATAATTTTTCTAGATTTTGTTTTTTCATATTCATCTATAACATCCTGAGAAGTATGTGTAAATGAATAGTCAGGTGATTTTACTGATTTAGGAATTTTAGGTTTTTTCATTTCTTGTATCATAACATCAGAAACTACCGCCTCGTCTATATTATTAGGCACAACTAAATGATCCTCGATAGTATATTCGGAGAGATCATGTCCTTCTCCGAAAAGTCCTCCGAGTTTTTCTTGTAGTGCCTGATTTATAGCATCAAGACGAACAGCTTTATATAATGTCACTACTGCATCTTTTGATTTAACCTTTGTTCCAATAGGGGCGATCCACTTAATAGCACTAGTACTCTTAACATTAATCATTAAGTCAATTATACTATAAGATGCTATACGATTTGCAAATGATTCTGATATCACCAAAGCATCCTCATTTACTAAACCATAATAGGCGTGGAAAAGTACCAGAGCATTAACGCCGGCCTTATATGTTTCAGGAGTATGTCCAACTGCACCAGTTATAATATCTCCCTGTTTTACTTTTTGGCCGATTTTTACTTTAGGCTCTGTAAATACCGCCACGTCATTTATACTCTGAATCGCTGTTCTTCGTAAAATATTTGTCTCAGTTCCATCAGGCAATTCAATTATAACTTCATCATTAGTTATTTCTTTTACTTTACCCTCTGGATAACTGAACTTTTCATTTAATATATTATCTTTCAACTCTTCATTCCTTCCAGTGTCAACAAGTGCACGCTCCGCATTAATTAGAGGTATACTCTGTTTAAGCATTGATGTCAAATCTTCTATAATATACTTTTAATTATAGTTTAGAATATAAATTTAACCTTTATTTTGGTTAGTAAGTCTTTATTCGTTACACTAAAGAAATCTATTATCTTTAGCTCGGTATTAGAATTTTAATTATTCCTTCACCGAATTTACTTACTAATTACTTAAAATATTACTACTTTAAGCGGCACATAAATTAGTACCCATGCTTATTCTGACACTATCTGTATACACTTAAATTATTTTTAACTTAAGTAGACTATATCATCCCAGGTTTTAGTTCCTAGGTTATACATTTAGTCGTTGAGAAAGGATTTATATTAGTAATCCTTTTTGCTGATTTGAATCTATCTTTCCAGCATTTTAGTATAATTTTCCTAATCTACTATAAAATTAGGCAACTATTTTATAATTGACAAAAGGAATTCTTCGAGTTGTACTAGATAATCTATAATCAGGCGCCAAATCGATCAACTCTATTTCTTCGACTGGAACCATTTTTCTTTTCATCCTATATTTAACTTCTACCTGACCATCTTTATCAGGTTTTAAAGTATTAGTTTCATAATCTACATACTCACTGGCAGCTACTTTTTTATTAAGATAGTCTATATAAGGTATAGTGACCTTAATAAAATTTGGATCATATACATCAAATAATACATCATCATCTGTAATATGACATGAAACTGTAAGTGAGTTCTGAAGATTAGTATTATTATTGATAGGTGTCGTTACTAAATAATATTTCTATTATTACTAGACTATATCTTAAAACATTAATTGTTTTCTTGTACATAGTCGTTGAATATAAAAATTGATTATTGAGAATTGGCATTTATATTATTAATTAGAATATTATAATCTTATTTGTTATTATCATTATATATTTTTTGCCAATTCATAAAATTTAATGTATTAATTTCTATATAATAGATGCCTTTCCTTAATTTAATCAATTTTTATACTGCTGATAAATCCTCTTTCACAAGAAGATATTTCCAGCAATTCACAAAATTCTATCAGAATATTATTTTCTGAACGGACTAACCATTAATCCGCGATATCAACCAGATCCGTAAAGGTCTGATTAAATGCTACGCTCTCAGGGATAACAATTTTTTGGGAAATAGCCTCTAAGTTAATGGAATTTACTCCGGGGGGAACTTGTAGGCTAGAGTCTCCTTTGTTATCACTACTTCCTTTAAAATAACGGAATGCTAATGTACTAATTGCAGTTACTTGATCTTGAATTTTACCATACTTTGTAAAATATGATGTAATTCTTCGTCTAGCTGCAAAATAGTTACGTCCATTATTATTCCTAAAAATATATTGCATAAAACTGTTAGGAACTGATTCTAATGTTTTATCAATGATTAAGTCTTTTAGTCTATCATCTCCAAAGGCCAAACATTCCTGTATTAGTTTTTGTGTAATATATTCAGGTTTATAATCCAAGTCAAGTTTGATCATTAATTTCTTGGTTTGTCTTTCAGTTAACTTCAAGATCTCCTTTTTATCAGTTTCCAAGTATTTATCAATGTCTTCAAACTTTATATCAATTGGTTTATCTGCAATTCCAAGTTCCGGATTAATTCTTTTTATCTTCAGAATCTGTTTTTGAATATCGTAAACTCTATCATAGTCGAAATTAACTTTATAATCTCCTGTACCAGACATTTTAATACGACAGTCATAATCAGATCCCATTCGATTAGTTGAAATACGATAAGCGCCTTCTATAATAAATGCACCATCAATTTCTTTAGGAACTTCGAACTCTGCATACTTCATTTCAGGATCTTCTTTCCCATCCGTTATAGTTGTATATTCAATTCTTACTTTATGTGTAGCAGTTAATCCATTTTCAATATAGTAAGAAGCTGGTTGAGGAGGTTCTTCTATAAATGAATATCCAATTTTTCCAACTTTTACTTTAGGATTATATGCATCAACTTTATTAAAAAATCGATCTACTATAATTTTTGCTCCAGTGTTTCTGAAATATTGATTAAAATTACTCATTATACTAATGGTTTTATATTTAATTGCTTATATTCGCAATCTACTGAATTAAAAAATGTTTCTAATTCTGATTTAATACTATCTTTTAAGCTACGAGCCTCTACATATTCTCCCATAGGTTTACCATCAAGAGATCTAAAAAAAGCTTCATAAGTAACAAGATAATTGAAGTTATCTTTAAGTTGATGTAATGTAAGCTTTACCGAAAATCTTTCATACTTCGGAAAAATATCATCTCTAAGTTTTTCATATAATATTTCTCTCGCCTGTATAATATTCGGATCTTGACTGTCTAAAATGTTATATGGAATTTCATATGATAGTATAATTTTATAATAATTATCGTTCATAACAAAAAATTCTCTTCTCTGGTTTTAATCATCATATATCCAAGTTCATCAAATTTCCTCCCCTTCGAGATGTAGTTGATGCTTTCTTGGGTTTTTCTTCTTTTTGTTTATCTCCATCCACAGAGATACATTTTTCTTGCTCGGGTTTACTTCCAAGGCTCGATAAAAGATTAGTATTAGATTTATCCACAGAGGGAGATGAGGTAGTAGTATAAACCACCTCACCATCTCTATGAATAGTTACATTAATACTTAACTCTTTTTCAAATTCTGGAAGATCTATTTCAAATTTAATAGTTCCCATAATTTGTTTTTACTTTTGTTTTTCGTCAAGTTTATTATTTAAAAGTAATCCTAATATAGTTTCTGTCATTACGTCACCAGAAAGATTTAATTCCCCTTTGAGAGCTTTAGACACGACTCTAGAGCTATAACCGTAAGACAAAACAGTATAGAATGACTTCTTATTTAAAACACCACTTTGAGTACCTAGATATTGGATGTCTTCAATCTTCTGTGTTTCTGGATCTACACCTACATCAGTTAAACCTGTGAATAAAAGTTCAATAAGTTCTTCCTGTGTAGCATGAAGATCTGATAAACCAGTTGATACAAATCCTCCATCTGTTAAAGTATAGAACTGTTTTCTAAAGATTAAGTAAATATCATTAATATTAGAACCCAACTCTGCAATAACATGATTCATATTGCAAACTCCGCTGGAAATTCTTTGAAACTTCTTAACCTCTGTACCATCAGGAAAATAATACATACAATCTGGATTATAATCATACTGAGTATCACCAATCCAAACTTCAATATCACCTTCCTTAGTCTCTTTGTAATGAATAACCCCATCATTCAAAGCATAACAATCAGATACAATAACATTATCCTTCTCAAAATATCTTGTGCCATCACTCAATTTATCTATAATTTTCTTATTATAGTTTAGAATATAAATTCAACTTATAAAAAAGTTGGTAAGTCTTTATTCGTTATACCTTAAGATTCTAATTATTAATCCAAGGCTTGGTATTACTAGTTACTAGCTTCACCAAATTTACTTACTTATAATCTAGAGAATTACTTCCTTAGACGGCAATTTTATATTCACCTTTGGCACGCATTAATTTTATGAGAGCGTTCAACTTGTAGATGGGCGAGGTAGTATTATAAGCTCCTCCGATCAAGTCACCTTTCTCGAATTTTGTCTTACCTACTCCTACCCAATTATTAGGTCTCGGATATTTTAATTCCCCTCCTCTAACTTTTAGGTAAATCCATCTACCTTCTTCTCTAAACTCACATTGTTTTGGTGCTTTCAATAAGCCTTCTAAGTTAAGCACACGTTCCAATTACTCTTATAATATAATTTATAAGTTAGACTATATCATCCAGAAATTCATCTAGTTTCATTTATAGTCGTTGGAGGGATTTTACTTTCCCCTGCTGATTTATTTTTATTATAAATATTTCCAGCAATTATTGAAATTATATGCCACAAATATAATCTATGGCCACCATGTTTAAGACCTAAAGCAGATTGGGTCGTTCCTTCAGTTAATGATGTAGCAAATGACAATCCAATTGCTGCTCCATCAGTAAACTTAAATTTCTTTCCAATCAGGTCTGGTGTAATTGTGCTTAAATCTCCAGTTCTTTTTGTAACAATCGAACGTACTGGAACAAGGTCATCTTCAGAGCCATTTGCAAGAGGTTTATCTGGGTATACCTTTCCGTTCGGTGCTGTTCTTCCTAATGCTTTATATCGTGGAATGAGTAATCCTGTGTTTTCTGGATCTTCTCCTTCATGATATATAAAACTATTTAAAAGGAATGAAATTTGTCGTGTTAAATATCCTGAACTAGGCCATTCAAAGAGATTAGATATTATAATTTTTAAAAGACGTCTTCTAATCTCTTATCCTGCTTACGCTTATTCACGTAAGATTAGACTATATCATGATTAAAGAGTTTCCTTAATCTAACAATACATAGTCGTTGATCTTATCTTTGTTTTCTTCTACTATTATACCTTTTTGGTCTTGGTAGATATTTTACATTATTTTTCTTATTCTCTCGATAAGCTTTTGTTTCTTGAATTTTTCTATATTCTTCAATTCCAGAGAGTATAGTTCTTGCTATACTTCCAACAAGCCTTAGAGTTTCTAAGAATTTTTCAAATCTACACATTAAGTTTTAAAAAGTACTAATAATTCATCTTTTTCTCGTTGATAAGTTGCTGATTTTAAAAAACTTTGACTTCGTCTGTCTATTATTATTTCCAGCATTTCTTTGTTATTTATAGTGGGCTACCATAAAGTTCAGGTTTTATTTCTAACTCCACTAACTTTTCAGTAATATCTTTATTTATTCATAAAGACTTAGACTATACCTTTCTTATTCACATAAGTTTCTACATATAGTCGTTGAATTAATACAAAACTAAATCTTAATTAAACTATATAATCATAAATATTAAATGAATTAACTACTCCTAAACTTTCAGATAATTTAGTATACTTTATATGTCTAGTTGTGAATAGTTCATTTTCAGATAATATAATATATTTTATATTTCTTTTTGCAAAATATTTCTTCGCTGTTATTCTTTTAGCTAAAATCACCGGATCTTTTTCTATTAGATTTGCTGGTTTTAACTCAATAACAACTTGAAGACCCGATTTAAATTTGATGTAAAAATCAGGTAGATATCTATGTTCAGTTCCATCATTCCATTTATAAATAATAGAATTTAAACACCTATCAAATATTTTTATCTCACTTTGCCATTTCTGCTTTTCAAAAAATTTTATAAAATTAATTTCCCAAGATGAATCATAATTAAAATCTTTATTCCAAACTTTAGAATGATATATACCTGTTTTATATTTACCTCCCGTTCGTTTGTTATAATAAGATTTATTTTTCATCATTTCAATATTTCTTTCAGATAATAACCTACTAGAATTCTTTCTCATTTCTAATCCTTTTGGTGTCTTATAGAAATCTTTCATTCGTTGAGAAATTTGTTTTCTTTGTTTTTCTGAAGGACTCCATCCTTTATGTGATTCCCTCTGTTTTTCTCTAGATTCTTTTGTCTGTAATTTGTGAAAATTTTTTAATCCTTGTTCAGACATTCTACTATCTCTTAATAGTTCAGAACACTTTTCTGAACATGTTTTTAAATAACCTCTTTTAAATCCATCCCATCTAGATATTTTTCCACATATTTCACATTTAGGACGATCATTAATATTAGTCAAACCTAATACTACAACATCATAATAAATTTGAGGTGTTATTTTAACAAATTTACTATTATCGTTCAAATGTTTATATAAATGGGATTGAGTTACATAAATATCTTCATCTAATCCAGTAAACCATTTATATAAACATATTTTATAATGACCACGATTGACAACTTTTAAATAATTATCAAATGATTTTCCGGGTTGTGGATTTAAACTAATTAATTTATTAAAAGAATCTATTTCTTCTTTATCTGTTAATATAAACTTTTCCAATTTTCCTGCCATAATAATTTCACAATTTTATGACTTAGTTTTGTATTAACTGCTGATTCTCTTCACAGAATTCCAGCATTTAGTAGAATTTATAGTCAACTAAAGGTAAACTAAAATTGACTGTAGTGATCTATTCTCGATCGCATGAAGCTGATAGTCTTTTTCTGTATATCCTGATAAGAGTGTTCCTCGTGTAATACATTAATAATCAGTATTTATACTAATATTAGACTATATCATTTTATAATAAGCACATAGTCGTTGAACTTTAGATTAATTTTATCTAAAGATGCTAATTCTCAGTAAACATATCTTATATATGTTCACTATTAGGTTCTAGCAATTCTCTTATTTTTCTTTAGTACATACATACTTATTATACTAAAGCTGCTATATTTAACAGGTTTTTCATCAACTCCACTAACAATAAATTGCAATAATACTTATATTACCTTATATAAGTTTAGACTATATCTTTAATATTATGTATATAGTCGTTGAACAAGTAATTAATACTACTTGATGCTAATTCTATAATTCTTACAGTTCTAGCAATTAACATAAGTTTAATATAATAAAATCTATATTATATTGCCCAACTTTTTAGGCATACTCATTGCTACAATCGAGTTTAATTTTACACGATTTGCGCGTGCTAGTTCATTCTTTAAGTCTGAACTAAAACTTTCAGAAACTTCTTTCTCATATTTTTTAAATTCCTCTGTCATTATAAGAAGTTTCTGTTTATCAGTAAGATCTTTTGAATCCGCAACATTACAAATTCTCTTATAAGTTTCAGTGTCACAATCTGCATATAACGTTTTATAATCAAAAGTTACGACACCTGCTAACGTAACGACTCTAAGCGCAAATTTTGTAAGAGCCTTTCTTTTCTCAACTCCGTCAGGGAATTGATTTAAGTATAGGCTTAATTTTGTTGCGCTCTTTGCTCCGATACGTTCAAACTCATTAGAAAATATTCCAATTTTATCTATATCTGCATCAATAATTTTCGAAATCCTAAGACGTCCATAAGAAGTAACTTTTGATTGATACTCCACATTTCCTATCTTTCCAGTAAATACAATTGGTGTACCTACTTTAATTTTCTTATCTATTTCTGCATCTTTAAGTAATTGGACATAATCTGTATAAAAATGTCTTGGATTCTTAAGCTCATCCTGATCATCAAATACATATTCCGTCGCTACCGCTACAATACTAATCATTATTTCTAATATATTTTTAGTATTAGACTATATCTTCTTTAGTTGTTCACATAGTCGTTGAAGGAAAGAATATTATCAATCTTTCCCTGCTAATTTGGATATTGATCCTTTCTAGCAATTCTAACAATTCTTAAGTTATATCTCAAACTTCGGACTTTATTAGAAAATCCGTTAAGTGTCTCGTGATTAAATTTATAGATAGGTTCATTATTCTTCTTATAAATTGTCACATATCGCTTTTATCTAATATAATTATCTATACTAGAAAGACTATATAATTCTCTTTTCTTTTAGAGATTTCATTTATAGTCGTTGAAGGGATTTTATTTCCCCTGCTGATCTTTCTATTTCTTTTGAAAGTTCCAGCAATTATTGAAATTTTAGAGACCCCAAAATTCCAGAGGACTCATGCGTTCGTAGGTTTCGGCGGATGCTTCGGGTGGTACCAACTGACATCTTATAAAATATTTTATAAGATAGACTATATCATCTAAGTTATATTTCAAACCTAGTTCTATATTTAGTCGTTGAACATTTCGCTTACGCTTAATGATGCTGATTTGATTTGTTATCTTTCCAGCATTTTAATAGAATTTTCATGAAGTATTTTAACTTTAAGCTACTCTTTTACGAATAGAAACAGTATCACCATCGAAGTCAGCATTTAAAGGTTCACATACCTGTATAGGAAAGTGTCACTTTTGTGTAAAATATTTTCATTTACTAAGTAGACTATATCATTGGATTTATTCCATATCATTTATAGTCGTTGAAGGGATTTTATTTCCCCTGCTAATTAGATTTTATATCTTTCTAGCAATTATTGATATTTTTCCTAGTTTAGTTTTATTCACTAGGCCACACTTTTACATATGGTATAATCGTCATGAATTCGAAGACGCATTGCAAAAATCGAATATTCCATTTTTCTTAGAATCATCTTCTAAGATTAGACTATATCATCTAGAAATTTATATCTAGTTCAATATATAGTCGTTGAATTTATAAAATTTATCATTAAACATCCTAGAAATTAAACAATGTAATCAAAAATATTAAATGATCCTTTAATTCTTTTAAATAACTCTACTTCAGTTAATGTAATATATTTAAAATTATTTTTTCTGCAGTATTTTTTTGCTGTAATTCTTTTTGCTATTACAACAGGATCATTTACTAGATTTTTTGGTTTAATCTCAACAATAATAATTTGATTATTATCAAGAGTAATCTTAAAATCTGGGATATAGATGTGATTTTTACCAGAATACGTATATGGAATAGCTTCTGCAGACTCTATTCTTAATACATCCTTACTAATATCACACCATTTCATAAATTTAAGTTCCCAAGTAGATAAATATCTAATAGTTTCTAAAGATTTTTCTGGTTTATAGTATCCAGATTTACCCCTAGATTTAACAAACTTTAAAGCTTCTTTAGGATTTCGTTCTATCCTTTTTAAAGCAGCCTCTCTTTGTTTATCTTTCCAAGTAATTTTCCTTCCTTTATGAGCTTTAGATAATTTTTTCTTTGTCTCTTCTGTAGGAATATATTTAGGTTTTCCTTTAGTAGCTTCAGATATTTTTCTTTTTGTTTCTTCAGAATGATGTTTTCCTCGTTTGGCTTTTCCTCCTAAATTATAAGTTCTAAATGCTTCATTAACTTCCCTGTATTTATACATACAAGTTCTATTACAATAAGTTTTATATCCATGAAACATTCCCTTATATTCAGTATAATTACCGCATTGACATTTTGGTCTTTCAGAGGGAGATGATATTCCCAAAATAACTATATCATAATACATTTGGTTTGTTAAATTATACTTTCTTAAAACAGTTTCTGCTTTTTGAAAAGTATAATATTTATCCTTCTCACCACTTATCCAATTAGGAATTAACAATAATCTAGTAGATTTCTTAGAAAATGATGTTATATTTGATTTAGTAACATCTTCTAAGGTTATTTTCTTACCCTTATTAGGATTTTTATTTGAGTAATATTTATATATTTCTTCTTCTGTCATAAGCTTTATTAATTATTTGCCTAGGACATTTAATGGATAAATTTTATAAACTGCTGATTATTTTTTTTACTATTTCCAGCAATATTAATGAATTTATTAATGTCTCCACAAATATTCGATATCAATATGGAGACTAGGTTGCATTTATGTTTACTTAATAGTTGATTTTTCTATTAAGATCAGACTGTATCATTATATAATAAGTACGCAGTCGTTGAACATTTCGCTTATGCTTAATGATGCTAGTTCCAAATATTATTCAGGTTCTAGCAATTCTCTTATTTTTCTTAAAATAATATTATTTTAAGCCGCTACCTATTAACGGTTTACTCTGTAGAATGATTATTGTCACTAATCATTCCCAAGATATAATTCTATCTTGCAAAGACTATATTTTCCATGGTTAAAACTAGGTTATCACAACACTAGCCTGGTTTTGTCCATAGTCGTTGGGTTGAATAGTTTATATTTACAGTGAGTTTTGTATTAAAAATTCTAGGTCTTTATTTTCAGAAACTCTATGTTTTAGGAAGTCGTATACTTGTTTTTTGACTTTTAGATCTAGAAATTCAGTATATTTTGTTCCGGTTTCATTAAGTTTCGTATAGTCTTGAAATTTAATAAGTGTATCAAATTCGAGGTCAGCTAATTCGGTTGTAGGTCCAGAGATGATTGCTATAACCTGTCCACCCAAGATATGATTCATGTGTGGAAACTGATAGTTAATTCTGCGATCCCAGTCCTTAGAGAATCCGATTTTAACTGACTTAGGAAATTTAACGAAGTACATATATCCTTGTTCTCCTTGAAATTTATTAAAAAGGAGGTTTCGGTTATTTACTCTCATTGCATATTCAGATCCATACCCTTTAGCATTTTTATCTAGGGCATTTTTAGTCATAATCTGAGCCATTCTTAATCTTTTCTCTTCGCTAGAATTCCACAGCCCAATTTTAGAAGTTCCGGTATATCGTCCTTGTGCGTGAAGCGCTTTCATATGTTCGGAACGATTCCAGGGGCTGTTAGAAGATAGCGAAGATGAATATAATTTTCTTTTTATCTTCATAAGCTCTTCTTTTTTAGGGTTTTGTTTTCTTGTAAATATAACTTTCAACTGCTGATTAGAAATAAGATTCTTCCCAGCAATACACAAAATTTAATACTACAGTTTTCAGGTACTGTAATATTCTAGGATTCACACCTAACGTACCAATTAGGAAACCATTAGTACGATTTGTTTTTCCGCATACTCTTTAAACATTTTCAGAGTTTCCGGATTATTATATTCTTCTTTTGTTGCTTTGAGTGCTTCGTTTTTGGTAAAATTCAGCTCTTTCATTAAGTAATCTAAGAAACCTTCCCGACACATTTCATAAGCGATATGTATTGGAACAGAGATTTCATCGATAGCTAATGTAGTACTAGGTATAATTGGGCATCTAGCAGAATTTTTAGTACGGACAGAATACAAGTCACGTGCTAGATTTTCTTTAGATGTATTAAGTAGTGCTGTAGCTTCTTTTTTCCCAGCATTTAGGAGAGCACGTAAAAGGGCTGTATATCTAACTCTTTCTCCAGGGGTATTAAATTTAGATGTAACTTCCTCATAGTTCAAGTCATTAGATTTTTTATCTTCTACGCAACAAAGTCTGATAATAATAGAGTACCAAATACTAAGTTTATGAGATCCCATTACTTTTTTCCCGTTTTTAATTCCGAGAGTAAAAGGTCTCATCATAGCAGGTTGTACTAGGTAATACCGATTAATTAATTTTTTAAATTCTGTAAGACGAGCGGGAAAATGTTCTTCAATAATTTTAATTAATCCTTCGTAAGAACATAGAGCTTCATCAGTAATAAATTCTGATATTTTTAGTTCTTTTGTTGTTGGATTATATTCGAACTGGCAGGTATCAAAAACTTTAATACCTAATTTCTTTGCTCCTCTTGCACTATAACCATTTCTTCGAAGATCGTCTCCAAAGAAATCTAACACAATTTTACTATCTTTAAAAATATCTTCGAAAAGTTCTTTAAAGATATCAAAACGTAAATCATTCAAGTAATAGAAAGGAAGTTCAATTCTAGCAAATCTTCTCAATCCCTCTTCTCTTGTAAATACTCTTGCCCCGCAATGAGGACAAGGTTCAGCAGAGGGTTGTCGAATTTTTCCACAAATACATCTATCTTCCATGGGTGAGCCAAAAATATCGACATCATAGACTCCACCGGCGATAGGTTGTATTCCATTGTACTTCAGGTCCAAGTCTCTATGATTAAATAGGACTTGATCTTTTCCATCACTTTTAGTATAATCGATGATAGCTTCATCGGTTAGTAACTCAAGAGATACTGACATAAAATTTTAATATTTTTACTGTTTAACCATTCCTTCGACATCTTTCCAAATTATCTTAGTAGCTAGTTCAGAATCGTCAGGATTATTTTTTGACCAATCTTTATATACTTGTTTTACATCTGATATTGCATCTGATCTGGTCTTGTCTTTTAATCTTTCATAAACTCCTGCTTCTTTATCTATAACTACCTCAATCATATCTGAAATAATATCTTGAGTAATAGCTCTTGATGTATTAGTAAATCTGGATCTATATTCACGATAAACCAATACGTCGTCATAAGTAAGTTCGAGATCAGAGTATTCGGCTGATGATCTAATTTCGGCTGGTTCTTTATTAAACCATGATAACTGTAACTTTCTAACTCGATCTGCCACAGCCTGTCTACCCATTTCTTCGTACTTCTTTGCTAATTCTTCGACGATATCATACTTAGCTTTTAGGATTTTTCTCATTGCTTCTTTTATCTGAGTTGCATATTCTTCGGGCATAGTAGGACATTCAACAATTAAGTCATACATACCAGAAGAGAATAAGAAAATAATAAAAGCTGGAATTTGTCTTTGTTTTCTTCGCTTTGATATAATAGAGTCTTTGCTAATATCACGAGTAGCCAAAAATTCTATGAATCTTGCTATTTGGTTTCTCGCTTCTTCAGCATATCTCTTATTAAATCCAGAATCATCCTCATCTTTAAAGTCTATATCAACATCTTCTCCGCGTAAAGGAGTATCAGGTGTATAGAGGCTATTAACCATACGAGAGTGACCTTGCTTATGAAACAAATCTTTAATAATATTTCCGACTGTATTAACTGAAGTATGTTTAGGATTAGCCCAAACTATAGTAGTAACAGCATCTTCAATTGCATTATCTTTATCCAATTTTCCTGCTGCTATTATGTCATCGTATGCTGTAGATAACCAAAGTTCGTCCTTAGTCATCTTACCTTCATACTGAGACTCATCTACTTTAATTTTCTTCTCATCCTCGTCATCTCCAATAATACTCTCATCAGAACCTTCAGAGTCATCGTCGTCAGAATCATCTCCTGTTTCGTCTGGACCTAGATATCCTTGATTTTCTAGGTCTTCTTCTTCATCTAACAAATAATCGTCTTCCATTCTTTATTAGCATTATTATTTTTAATTAATTAGTATAAACCTTGAGAGAACCTGAAATTTTCTCTCAATTATTAGGGTAACACCTTCTGGGATACGTGTTTTAGAGGTTTAGAAGAAGAAAAATAAAGAGGGAAATAACAAATCCCTCTTTTTTTATATTTATTTTCTACTTATTATATTATATATTTTTACTACCTTCTTAACACCATCTATTTCTACTCTAGCTGATGACTCCTTTACATTAAAATAATTTTCTAAGTCCTTTGCCTTAGGAGTAGCATCATAATTAATACTGGAATATAAATAACCTAACCTATCTTTTATATCAGCTAAAGTTATTTTATCCCCGACCTTAAATTCTGAATATATAATAGATTCTAGGAGTTCTTGACTGAATGTTACTACCCCTAACTCCTTCTCTATATCATACCTATTATAACCACAAGCTCTAAGTTTTTGAGGTCCAAGTGCTAAGTAGTAAGATTTAATATTATCATGTTCCCCTATCTGATCTAATACTACTCCTATTACTTGATCTGAAAACCCATATTCACATAAATATTTCAATTTACTCCTAAAGGTACCTAATTTTTGATATTCTCCTAAAAATTCTGATACCTTTTGATTTATTATATCATCAGGAGATAATGTATTGTGAATAGTAGAGAATACTGTAAATCTATCTTTATAATCTATTTGTTGAATCCTGAAAGCTCTAATCTCATTTACTAATACTAGATTATTAAGTACAGGTATTAAAGTTCCGCCTCGATGTTCGTTTACTGCTATATAGTCATCTTTATAATTATAAGATTTAGTATTTTTCTGATAAGTTTTAGCTAGATCATATTTAGCATCATCTGGAGCAGAATCAAATGATCTTAATAAATTATTAGTAGATCTTTTCTTTCTTTCAAGTTCTTTATCAAATTCATCTTGAGATATCTTTCTATAATCACAAGTAGATCTATAATAAAAAGTGGCTTCATTTTTCCATGGATTCTTAAATAGTCTTTGTCTTCCGAGAATTTGAGGTAGGTCTTCACTAATATCTACAGCCAAACTGTCTATATTACTATCACTAAATATAAAACTACGTGCACATGTAGAATAAAAATCAGCTCCTAAGTAAACCGTTCTAGTACAAAACGTAAACATTTTATGAGAATCTCCTTCTAATGGAACTTCTCCTATAGTAAATCTCTTTCCAAGTCTTTTTTGAATTTTTTTAAGATTTTCAGGAGTATTAGAACAAAGGATATTTACCTCTTCTGGCTGGAGATCGCACTTCTTTATTATAGATATAATATGATTAACAGAGTTTACATAAAATACAGCTTCATCACTAACTATTTTAGTAGGATATCCATTAACCATTCTAATAGCACTTTCAAAATTTCCAGATTTATAAGAATCTATTATCTCAGGTAATTTAGTACCTACTGATTTCATTGTTAATACCTTAAGAGAAGGTTTTAATACTCTAGTAGGATCTTGTGAAGCCCAATCCATGTTAATATACGGTAAGCCATCAAATTCATCTAACATATTAAGATACTCTTCTAACATAGGTGTAGCAGATACAAATAATGCTGAATGAGATTGATGTAGGTGGTATAAAAAATCTAACTCAGTATCTGACTTAAATTTAGAATCATGTAAGATAGTTTGAAATTCGTCTACAATAGTATAAAAACTCTGAAATATTCCTAAAGATGTTAATATATCTTTTACAATTCTATAAGAATCATAAGTTACTAGTATCTTAGCAGGTTTATCTCCTAAGTACTTTCTTTCATTTAGATAGTCTTTTATTTCATTCATTAATCGGTTGTAGACAATATCTTTTCCATTAACCATTTCATCTAATTTTTCCAAAAATACTTGAGATTTATCAATTTTATTTAAATCTTTATCAATAGCTACCTCCTTTTCAAGCTCATTTATAACTAGATAAACATCTCTACCATGCTGATCCTTCTTATTTTTTAACAACATCTTTCTAGGAGAACATAGGATAACATTTTCAGGACCTCTTAAGCAGTATTCAGTAAAACCACATCCAGGTAATTGTTTATTAATAATGCATTTTACAGGTAACTTGTAAAATCTAAAGTCAGTTCCTAATTCTGATATAAATCTTATTCCTCTAGGAACCACATAATCGTTTAATCTTTTTATCATATTAATTATATTTTAATTTTTTAATTAGTTGGTATGAATTCTAATACAGAATCCAGTTACATAAAATCGAAGACATAGGAGTCTCCCTTCTTCATTAATTAGAGTTTAAAGTTATTAGAAGAGCAAAATGTAGATTTAAATAAAGTAAATTTAACCATATACTAATATAATAAGATATGATTAAAAAAGTATACATTTAATATTTAGATTAGATTCGCCTCTTGAGGAGGCGAAAATCAATAATATAAAATCTTTAAAAATATCTTCATTTTCTGAGTTTATTCCTATATATCTTATTCAAAGTTTCTTCCTTAGACACCCCTAGCGGTAGCGATAAGGGGTGTAATATAAGGGAAGCTCCTTTGTCCTCATAAATAAGTTACATTTTGCTCTTTAGGATCCTTTAGATTCTAATATATGAAGATTAAGAAAAATAAACCCCAAGATATTTTCTATCTCAGGATTTTAGTTAGTGGGTTTAGAGTCAGTCGTCAAACATTCGTCTAAACCTCCGTCTTTCTCTGTCTACATTCATTTGTGCCAGAGAATCATTGAATATATCTATGAGGGTATCTTTTAATTCAGAATCCTCTAGAAATACTATCACTGCGATTATAATTATAGCAATGATAGCATATTGAATAATTTCATTTTTATTCATAATACTGGTCTAGTTTATTTTGGGTTATTTTTCTAATGCCAGTATTTTTCTATGAATTTTTCTTAATCTTAAAAATTAATGCTAGTTCCTTTTGTATATTTCGCACATATACTTTAGGAGCTAGCTCATTTATTTTTTTTTTTTACATATATAAGGCTTTTAAGGAATAAAAAAAGAAAGGGAAAATTAATCCCTTTCTTATATTGAACTTACTTCGACGTCATGCCATTTCCCCTTACTTTCTCCGACGGGTTTTAAGATATCTATACAAAATTTATATCTTTCATTCATGGTATCTCTAACTTCATATATTCCATCGATACTTGGATCTGATTTACATCTAATTCTTACTTTTGATCCATATTTAAATTGTTTTCTAAGATCTCTAGATACAGCAATCCATTTAAGTTTTCCTTGATTTAGTTTTTCAAGGTCAATTTTTGAATTATCTGCTGTTACTAGAGGATCAGAATCACATTGACTTTCGACTGGATTATAGATAGTTGCAGTTACCTTTACTGTTTTCTTGTCTTTCAGTTTTTCTTCCTCTTTCATTATTGAGTCGAGGAGTTGTTCATATTCATACTCCTCTTCTGATTGCCAAATTATTTCCTTCGGCTTTGGTGCAGGTGATATTACTATTGAAATTACTAATATAATTCCTAAGATAACTATAACAGTACCTAAACACCGATCAAATTTTTCTATTAATTTTTCTAGTTTCATATTATAAAAATTTAAAACTCCCTAAGCTTTTTATTATTGCTTAAGGAGTATATTATTACTTATTTATTTTTCTCATATATAAGGCCTTCAAGTTATATCATCCGGCCAAAATTAAAAAGCCCTCTATTCATCACGAACCAGGGGCTTATAAGTCAAAATACAATTTAAATATAACATTTTATTTATTATGCCACATATAAGGTTTTCAGGGCTTCTTTATCTACTGGCCGGAAATAAAAAAAAAGAAGGGAGTTTTATATTCACTCCCTTTTAAAAATATTTAATTATATCTTCTCTTCTAAGTTCCGGATCTTGAAATAATTTTACCATTTTGTCATAATATCCATTCTCTACATATTTTCCTTGATCTGATTTTCTAACTTGACTATTATTTATAAATGTAATAAATCTAACAATTCCAGTAGGTTCAACTCTTCCAAACACTACTCCATCTTTCATTCTACTTATTGTTCTGATATCTATTAACTTCTTTGGATCTTTCTTATCAAAAATGGGAAAATACTCTAAGTTGAAATATATTCGATTTCTTTTCAGAAAGGTTGAAACTAAGTCTTCAAATGTCACTTTCTCTGGTTGCACTGATTCTAAGTATCTCTCACGATATCTTTTTATAAGGTGCGGCTCCAGTAACATTACCAGTGTTTTTGATTCGTATCTCGCACATGACTCTATAAAGAACATTGCTACTTTATTTCCAGACCAAATATCATTAGTTATTATAAATGGATGATATTGTATTAATGATTTCTTTATTTCTTCTTTTGGAGAACTTATATCATTTACTGCGATATTATAATTTGTACCTCTAATTTTCAACTTTCGATCTATTATAGGTACAGGCTTTTTTGTTCTATCATAAATTTTCTTGATCTTATATTTGTTATTATTTAAGATCTCCATTAATTTTTCATCAATTATTTCTTCGTCTTTTTTGTGCTCTTTTATCATATCTGCACAGCTCATTCCAAGTACTATCATAATTTATTTTTTATTATTTAACATTAATAAGGTTCTCAAGAATAAAAAAAAGAAGTAGGGATTTTATACCCTACTTTTAAGTTTACGAGATTTATAATAGAAAGTATCGATTTCTTGTTCTAGTTTTTTATTTAAGAAGAGACTACTATATGAACTCTTCACTAGTTTAGCACATAAAGAATCGTACTCTTTATTAACCTCATCTTTTTCTTTTTCTGTAAGCTTTCTCGAATCACCTTCATAATTTCTCATAGCGTTTTCGAGTCTTCTTTCTAGTTCATCTTTTTTAGTTCTTAATATCACATCATCTAACATTATTTTTGTTAGAAATAGTGTTCCTGCTGTAACTAAAGCAGTAATTAATGTTTCACTCTTCATTATTGTTTATATTTTTATTGTTTACATTAATAAGGCTTTTAGGTGAGTATTTTATTAATGCACATCCTTTTATACAATTCTTTCTTAGGGTACATCTTTCTGCACAGTATTTTATAAATAATTCTTCATCAATAGGGATGGGCCGAAGACTAGAAGTATTAATAGTCTTCTCCGAAAATCCTGAATCTTGAGCAGAATGAACAATTGAATAAATCGGCCCTAGAATATCGATGACGTAATATTCTTCAGGGTCTCTTTTTCCAAAATCTCTAATGATCTCTAGAAATTCAGCCCAACCTATAAATCCATTATTCTGTGGATTAATTTTTACAATATCACCTTCTTTCATTTTCTAACCAATTTAATATATCTTTCCATTCAGTCCATTCGAATCCAGCTTTATCATCTAAAAGAATATCATAGTAAGGTTTAGTTTCAAAACAAGAAATTCTTCCTGATCTTACTTCTGGATTTTGATTGAGGTATTTAAAATTTATTCCATCTTCCCTGAATTTCTCTTGGTACATTTCTAATTTTTCAGGATAACTGGATGACCATATTAATAATATAGTATCTTCTCTAGCTGATAATTCCTGAAGTGCTTCTTTTGAGGATCCTAAGTATGTAAAGTTCTCAGTTTTATTCCATGAAGGTTCAAGAATGGTACCATGAATATCTACTGCAATATAGATTTTTTCATATCCAAGTTCATGATTTTCTTTATATGTTTTCTTTAAGTATTCTAGCATAATTATTTATTTTTATTTATACACTTATAAGGAAATAAAGAAAGAAGGAATGAACTTTCTCACTCCTTCCTAATGGGTTTTATTCATCAAAAAATAACCATCCTAAAATTGCTCCTCCAATTAAAACAGATAGACCTGCCTGAAATCCACCCTTGCGGTATTCATTAATAGCTAGTAACCCTATTCCTGCTTTAAATATATTCTTAGGAGATACTTTAATTAAAACTTTTTCATTCTTTTTCATGATTATAATTCTTTTTTAATATGAATAAATCCGATAAATTGCTTTTCACTATTAAATACTCTTACGAATAGGTTATTTGTCATTTCGTAAGTATCTTTTATAGTTATTACTCTACTCATCAATTTATCTTTAATGAGTTTTTGTAATTTTATTTTTATTCTCTTTCCTAGACATACTTTATTTACTATGTCTTGAATTTTAACACTACTCCTGCCATTAAAAGCAAGACTGTATTCTCCTTCTCCCGGGAATTTAAATTTTACTGTCCCTAAGATATTTCCTTCTTCTGGAAATATTTGTTTTTCATAATTCTTTTCCATTTTTCTTTTCTTTTAAGTTTTAATTACATTAATAAGGCTTTTAAAGGATGAGAAGAAAAAAAGAAAGGAGATCAAACTCCTTCCTTCATCATTTCCTCGTCTTTTATGGCATCATGTTCTCTTTTCGGTGTAAGGATAAATTCTTGATATTGTTTCATTAAGTCTCCTGTAGGTTCTAAGTTTTTAACTAACCTGTGAAGACTACTAAGTTTATTCAATAATTTCCCTCTTACTGAAATTGATACCTTTAATTTCTTTTCGAGTTTTTTGTTTTCTTCTACAAGATCCTTAATAGTTTTAGTTTGGATCTCGTAAGTTTGTTTTAATTCTTCATTTTTTTGCTGTGAGATCTCTGATAATCTCAGTTTGATCTTTATTAGCTTGTTTTAATCTATTAAGCTCCTCTTCTTTGATTTCTAAAGAGTGAAAAAGCTTAATAGATGTTTCTTTGTAATAATTCATTTTTTCCTTACAGGTTTTATTACCTATAAGTTTTCCTACTATACCAGATACTATTGCCGTTCCGGTTGTAATTGCTATAAATTGTTTTGAATTCATAATACTTTTGTTTATTGTTTTTCATTAATATTTTATTATCTCATCATTAATAAGGCTTTTAAGGAATAAAAAGAGGAAGTTGTCTCCTCCCTCTTTGATTATTTTATTTGAATAGATATATTAAAAATATATTTCCTATAAATAGACATATTAATTCTATCCAATCAAATTTTTCATATACTTCTTCATCTTTTCTTCCTGTTAAGAGAGCAAAGATAGAGTATAATACAGCTGCTCCAATTATAAATACAGAACTATCTTCTACTACTTTTCCTATTCCAAACTTCTCTACTATATAAAAATTCCAGTAAAGTTGCCCAGTTATTGCAATCATAACAGTTGCAAATATACCCTTAAAGAAGCAATTAATTAGTTTTTTCATAACGTCTTAATATATTTTGTGCGGTTCCAGAAGTCCATCTACCTTTCCGAATAAATGCGATATCTTCTGTTGATATAGTTGTCATTGCTGAATCTCTTTGAACATCGTCTTGATAACCTCCGGCCGTTTTAAATAACATAGAAGCTAAATATCTAGGTTTTTCAAGCATATGATAAACTGTAACTCTTGAATGATTCTTAAGATTATCTCTTAACCAATCTTGAGCTAATCTATCAACTCCGATACATTCAGCTACTACGAATTCTGAATCTTCGGCCGCTGCTTCTACAAGACGAGGAACATACCATTCTTTAAATTCTTTTTCAGTAATATCTCTATGTCCTGAAATAAAATAAATTTTCTTTTTCATTATTATTCTTTATTAAAATTTTATTACATAAATAAAGCTTTAAGTCCCTTATAAATGTAAAATAAAATAAAAAAATATGAAAAATTTGAATATTCCGTATGAAATAACATTAGTTTATTTTGACCATGGAACAGATTTGTTTCCAGAAGTTGTAAATAAAAAGGACTTAACAAAACCATTGCGTAATAAAGTATATAATAGTGTTAAGTCAGATAATTTCAATTTGAATGGTAACAAAACAGTGGAAGAGAAAGATATCTCTGAGGTTGTTGTACTTAACTCTGGATTTCATATATCTTTAGCAGAGAATTCACTCTTTTCTTCATATGGAAGATATAATGTTAAGTATGGAGAGGGTGGACCTAGAGTAGCTGTAAGGATTCAAAATGATGAATTAGATTCAAAACTCCCAGGGCGAAACGTTTATATTTATGTAGCTATTGAAGGAGTTTTTAAGATTCTTCAAGATACTAGATATGTTTCTGATGGAAATCTACACGGAACTTTCTCTTTAGGTATTGGATGTTTTCCTAGTTTAAAATTAGTAAAGGAAGATTCAACAAATAAATCATTTATATATTCTACGGAGATTGGGAAATTGATTGCAACAAAACCTAAAACGACAAAATGGAAACCTGGATATGTATATGCATTATCTCCGATGGAATTAGTTCTTTATCTAGGAAGTTATATTGAACCTTTTTCGCTCAAACAGTTCAGTTATAGTGGAGGACGTGAAAAGGTATCAAGTATATTTTTAAATTTCTTTGATTCATATTGGTTAGATATTGAATCAGATCGAGAAATACATTTATGTATTCCGATAAATAAGAGAAATAATATTTTAGAAAAATTATCAGGAAAAAATAATAATATAAAGGATTTTATTCAAGGATATTTCTCTGAAAATCTTGAAAATGTAGATAATATAAGAGATGGTATAACTAGAGGAGTTTTAGATATTAAGAAAACTGCTATGAAAGGAACAGAAATCGAGCAACTTTTGGTAGGTGTAGATGATACTTATAACCCAAGAGATGTAATTGTGGATGTTATTGAATCTCTTTCTCATGTAGATTCTATAGATTTCTCTGCATTATCTAGTAAACCATTAGTGGATTTAAATGTAACAGATGGGTATTATCTTAGTATTCTTGAGATTGATCTTAAATTTTTCTTAGGAAATTATCCGAAATTAAAAAAATTTTATATAGAGAAATTACTTGAAAAGGATAATGTTGAATATAAACGAATCTTACAATATAAAAGTCTTTATAGTGATACCTCTCTAGATAGTATTCTTAATCCTACTCAGCATTATAAAGGAGTATTTATTCTTAAAAATCTTAGTAATTATTTTGGTTTAACTGAAGATGATATAAAACAATTAGTAATAGATAAAGTAATGAAAAATTAACTCTATGGAAACTATTAAAGAAGCTGTTACAGAATTAGGTGATATTAGAAAATCAATAAATAACTATAAGAGTATCAAAAACAGTATTAAGAAGACAATTACTGAAGGTTTGGATGAGATGATTAGATTTCTCATGGTTGGTCCAGGAGTAGTAAGTCCGGAAGCAACAAGAACTAGATGTAATAAAATTGTAGATTTGATTAAGGTTTGGTATAAAAAGCCTGAAGATAGGGATTGCATTGAAAAAATTTTAGATATTAAGCGGAAGTTTATAACTCCCTCTCTTACGGCTGGAGACTCTGAAGAAAAATCTATATCACAAAGGGAAGAAGAGATAGTAACTAGATCAAAGGAGTTAGAAGAGAAAATTCCAGCCGATCTTAGGGAGAAATATCTTCCGATGTATATAGAAAGACTTAGACCTGAAACTATTGAAAGAGGTGATGTAGCATTTCTTCCTATTGGACCTATACTTCACTATTGTATTGTTTTTAAAGTAGTTGGAGAGATATCATTTGTCTTATCAATTACTACATCAGGAGAGGCTAAAGGGTTCGTAGGATATCAACTTAAAAGATCTAGATTCTTTAAAGGAACTGCTCTGTATACTCTTCACCAGGTTCCGACTGCTTTAGTGAATAGGAAATTTGTTATGCCTTATGATAATAAAGCAGAATTAGGAAGAATTTTTACAGGTTGTGAAGAATATCTTAAAACAAATGTATTAAAAAGAACATATAATAAAAGAAAAAAGAAATGAGCACTAAGATTGGAGTAATTGTTGGTAGATTTCAAGTAGATAATCTAACAAGAGGACATAACTATTTATTAGATAAAGTTAGAGGAGATTTTGGAAATAATAATGTAGTTATTTTTATAGGAGAAACAAAAAACTCAGAAAGAACTGCACATGATCCTCTCCCTTTTGAAGCAAGGAAAGAAATGGTACTTGAGTCCTATCCAAAGATGAAAATATTTAAAATTAGTGATCTAGGTAATTATCCTAAATGGGTTGAAACGCTAGATCATAGAATTAATTATTTAAAAAGTCTTGAGGAAATACCACAGGATTCTGAAATTTATATCTGTGGTTCTAGAGATTCTGTAGCTGAGAGATATAAAGAAAATGGAGGATTCTATAATATAAAAATTTATCCTGATCAAAAAGATGATGTGCATGTAACTTATTCTGGAACAGAAATAAGAAGGAGAATTGTTAATTGTTTTACACCTAATTGGAAAGATGAAAAGTTAAGAAAATTTTTAATCTGGTGGTATGGAAGATCATGTGAATAGACTAAGAAGAATATGTAAAGAAACATATAAAGAATATCTGAGTTTATGTAGAGATATAGATACGTATTTTCACAGAAAACTTCTTCAGGAGGATGAATCTTTTGTAAATCTCATGGAACCTTTCAAAGTTTGCTTAGATCTCAGTGATAGCTCTAACTATTTAGTAGAATATTATACTGGTAATGGAAATTTTCTGAAGATAGATGAGCTTTCATTCTACTTCTTAGAAAAACTTTTTCGAGATTACTTAGAACCTTTGGATAAAATAATGAAATTTACTAGTAGAACGCAATGTAGATTTATGAGGTTTTTAGAAGATCTTATTAAAATTAATCCAGAAAGTAACTACATAAATTCAATTCTAGATAAATGTGAAATAAATTTTCAGTATATTCGAGATAGAGTGATAAATAATATTGGATATTTTGGGTCTGAACAGATTTTAGTATCAACATCAACATATAATGATGAAAACTTTATAACTGAAACTGTAAATTTAATAGGAGAATTTATAAAAATAGGAAGATTATATGAAGAAGAATAGAGGAAAAGAGTTAGCATATATTCTAAGACATAATCCGGCCGAAGTAGAAGGAGCGCTTGATTCAGAAGGTTGGTTAGAAACAAAGAAGTTAATTGATCATGGCTGGACTATATCTGAACTAAAAGAAATAGTAGATACTGATAATAAAAAGCGCTATGAATTATCGGCCGATTTAAGAAAGATTCGTGCTCTTCAAGGTCATAGTGTTAAAGGTATTAATGCTAATTTTAAGAAGTATACAGGATGTAATATTGTCTATCATGGAACGCAAAGGAAGTTTTTAGAAAGTATATTTAGAGATGGGTTAGTCCCGGGGAGTAGAGAATACGTACACTTAAGTTCAGATCCTTTGACAGCAAGAAATGTAGCTCTTCGAAGAGGTCCTGAGATAGCAATACTTAAAGTAGATTTAGAAGGATTAGAAGATGAAGTATTTATATCTGGAAATGGGGTTATTCTAGTGAAAAAAGTTAGTCCAGAGCATATTATTGAAGTAGATTATGGTTCCTGAGAGAAATAATAACTATACGTTTATCATAGAAGTAGATTGTGATGAAGGTGAGGAGAATATATCAATTACTGAGATATCTTTAGATGAATTAAATCAAGTAAATCCTCTTCTTTTAGACATAAGAGAAAATCAAGGATATTATCCAACCGGAGATTTCTTGGTGTATCCTGATCCAAGTCCTGAAGAATTTTATGGAACTAGATTTAGGGAAAGTTTTGATATTCTAGAATCAAGACTTCCATGTCCGAAGAGTGGATTTAAAAGAATACTAGAAATTAAGGTATTTTCAGAATCCCCAATTTCCTTATATATGTAAAATAAAATTAAACAAAAATGAAAAACTTAAAAGACATGGAAAAGAATGAAAACTACTTTGTTAGAGAAGACATTGTAAGTGAACAACACGTACACCATAAAGATGAATATCGTGAAAAGAAGAGAGATGAAGTCATCTTTACGAGTACGATTTTGGAAGAAACTACACCACAGCCTAAAAGAAAAGAGGATTATGAAAAATCTGAATACTTTCTTGGGTAGTTTAATATAAAGAAAATGGTTTTGTTGGGAGAACTTAGGAGAAGATCTTAAGTTCTCTTTTTTGTTCCCCACAAACTCTTATTAATGTATTATCATTAACATTAAACAATAAAACCATGAATTCTTTAAAATTTTACATTGACAAACTAAAAGATTGTGATGCACACGAAGTTATTAATTCTTTGAGAGTAAATCCAGTATTAAGTGTGGAAGAGAAAAATTTAATTTATTTATATCTTTTCCCTAGACCACTCTTAGACCGACAACTTCCAGAAAGAATTATAGCTTACAGAAAAAATAAGAACCCACAAGGATCTCTTCAACCAGATCTCGGAGAAATTGGATTACTTGTGGAGGCTTATCGTACGGAACAGTATAAAAGATTTATGAAACATTTATTCCACTCTTTTACAGATCCTGAACAACTCTTCCCTATTGCTGGTTTAGGACAATGTGAGTGTGCAATTTGTGGAAAGAATATGTATGAAGAAGGAGCATGGTTTGATCTATGTTCTAGATTTGAATATAATCAGCTAGAAAAAGAGAAAAAAGAATATCTTGCTTTTGGAAGTAAGAATTCTGGTATAAATTTATGTCTAGATTGTATTATTCAATTAAAAGAAACTTCAATACTTTTAGAAGAGATTGAGCCTGGTTATCTTCTAGATTGGAGAAGTAGATGTAAACCAGCGTTATTTGTGTAAAGAAATAAAAATCCCAAGCCTTATTTTACATAGGGCCTGGGTTTATTTTTTATAATTTTTGGAGATCTAAAATTTTAAGATCTCCTATTTTTTCTTTTCCATAAGAGAATTCATAATATTCTGCTTTAGAATCAATCAAGAATGTATACGTTTTATCTTTATCTTCATTAGTTAAAGTAATCGCATAATTATCTTGTTTATTGTGTTTTAATTTTAGTTTATCAATTCTAAAGTATAGAATTTCTGGAGTCTCTTCGTCAGTTTTAATCACTGCTGCAATATTATAATTACGTCCAAGAAGTTCAGATTGTTCTTTAGAGTTTGATAGATTTTCAAGAGCTTCGATAGATAGTGTTTTAGCATTATCAAATTTCGCTAAGAGTCTATCATAAAAAGCTTTCTCTTCTTGAACCTTAAAGTGCATTGATAACGGAAGAAATCTCAATGATTTTCCCGTTTCCTCTGGACTTTCAAAACTAAAGCCTTCCGGAATAATTCTAGCTTCTTTGACTTCCTCTTCCCCAATTATTTTATACTTAATAATTGAAGTTGTAGTCATAGGATCATAATCAGTTATATCCTCAACTTTTACTTCTTTAAGAGAATAGTCCCATCTTCCAGTTTCATCTCTAGAATAATCAATTAGTGCTAAAGAAGATCCAATATGTTTTGTTAGATCTCCTCCTCTAGGAACGTAATTTAGATTTCCTTCATAGAAACCATATAACTTTTTGTACTTGTCTAATGTTGTTAATTCTTTTTCTGGTTTAAATTCTAACATGATTTTATTGTTTTAGTTAATAAAAAAATATTTTCTTTCACATATAAGATTCTCATCCTATTAAAGGAGCAAAATAAATAACTACACCAATCCATAATAGACTAGTGTAGTTAATATTATTAACTGTTACAAATTTTTATTTCTATGTCATCTAAACGTTCAAAGTAGCCAATCCATGGAGTACTATAAGTAAAGAAAGTTCCATCATTTTTCTTTAACTTCAGAGAATATCTACTGTATTGTCCTTCTACATACCACCAATTCTTAGCAGCTTCTTTTTTAAGTTTTTCTCTTGATTCAGAAGTACATATATATTCTAAATCCATTGCAAATTTATAATGCTGTCGAATTGCTTCTTCATTTTCTTTTGCGATAGATATATTATTCCAAGGATAATCAATAATATCTACATCATTATGCGTTTCAAAAGAACTTCCTGTTTGGTAATAAATGATCAAATGTATGATGTCTTTTTCTTGAATATCATTGATTATTTCTTTAAGTAGATTCTTGGCAGCTTCTTCATCTTTTACTCCAAGCGCTTTTAATTTTTCCAAGTATTTTTCCATATAATCTTTGTATAAATTCTATAGTCCAAATTCCAATTACAAATAGGATTGCTAACCCACAGAGTAATATTCTAATCATAAAATGGTACTATTTTCCAACTTGCTTGTCCTATCTTCCAATTCACTTCTATATAAAAAACATTACCTTCATTTGTAATATATTTCACATAAGATCTCCAATCGCGAGTTATAGTTAACCATGGTTTTTTATTATAATTTACAGCATCGATTGAATCTAATTGTCTGTATATATCATGTTCATTTAAATATGTACAAATTTTTTTGGCAGTATCATAATCAAAAAATTTAGCATCAAACTTTATGAAACCAAGATCTTCATTAGTATTTGAATCTATTGTTTTAATTTTATAGTATGTAGGAAATATTGCTTTAATTGGTTCTGGTTCTCTTTTTTCTAGAATAACTTTTGTTAATCCGTCTATAAACATTTCAGCCTCTATTCTGGACATTTCTTTAGAAATTAGCGTTCTTATGTACTTCTCCATAACGTTTTTGTTTTACTTCAATTAATTCTATTTTTACTACACTAGGAATAGTATCACAAACTATAATAGTTGAATCCTCAGCAAATCGTATAGATAACTCAGAGGCTTTAACGTACTCTATGACTTTTTCGGTATTATCTTTGAGAGTAATCTTAAGTGTATAATACTGAAATACTCTATTATTTACCCATTCAGTATAAATAGTAGATACAATACACGCTGTGATAAGAATTAGTCCAATTCCTAGCCATTTTCTTATTCTTCTAGTCTCAATTAAGAGAAAATAAACTCCTATTAGACATATTATTATTGAGAATATAATTACTATAATCGTCATTTATCTTTAGAATTAAATTTTTCTAATAACTCCGCTGAATGTTTCTTTAAAGCTTCTTCTGGGGTTAATGAATAATATTCATCAATTTCAAAATCCCAAGTTGTATCTCTGTTTCCTGATGAATTATTAACTCTGAGTTGATATGTTATAAGCGGTTCATCTCGATTTAATGATAAGTTTATATCTACGCGTTCAACATCATAATACTTAAGCTCTCCATAAGTAACTCGATATAATCTTGTTCCTGGTTTATATTTATAATTTATTTCTATAGTTTCCATAATCAATCCTCATCACTATTTACTATAAAATCCCAAACTAATTTAACAACTCCTCCTGTTATGAAGAATGTAGTTAGCATCTCTGTAAATTCTGATTTTTCTGGAATTATTGAAAGAATAACTCCAATAATTATCAGAACTAAATCTTGTATAAAATTTCTCCATTTCATGATGTAAGTAAAAATTTAATTGCATTATAAATCACGAAAGCCATAAAAATTATTCCAATGATATATGCTGTAAGAATAAATACTCCTACTGATAGCGCGAATACAATCTTAGTTATAAATCCTAGGAATAAACATCCTAAGAACATTATTACCAAGAACATAAAACATCCTAGACAACTTTTTTCCAACATTCTATTATCCTTTCTTTTAAGTAATTAAAGTATTCATTAATAGATTTTCTTTTCATTTCCGACCATTTTTCATCTACTGTTACAGAATATTGATTTCTTATCGTGTAAATTAAGAGATCTTGTACTGTTGTTCCAGAAGGCATTGGAAGTTTGTAATCGCCTAGAATTTCTTCAGAATCTATCATCTCAAGGATATATAATTCTAGTGCTCTAACAATACTACAACACATAGCTTTTCCTCTAGTAGGATATTCTCCATTATCTCCATATAATCCAGTTCCATCCATAAGATCTGGATCATCAAAAGTTTCTGGATTATAAAATGAAATTTGCCAATTCCAATTTATACCTTGACTATAAAATTCTGGTTGGATATGTATTATTACGTTATGTTCGTCTAACCATCCTAAAAGACCAATTAAATTTTTTGGCTCATAATCTTCTCCAAGTTTCTTAGCAATATATCTATATAGATCATTTGCATAAACTAATAATAAATCTAATCTTTCTTTTTCCATCTTTTTCTTGTTCTAAATAATATGTATGGAGTTAGAATAAATATTATGAATGGAGTTTGTGATGCTACTACCCAATCCATATCTTTGGTAGTTAGGTATATAATAGGATCAAATATAAATTTCCAAAAAAGACATATTAAAATGAGTTCACAACCTCCACCTTTCTCATCTAACCATTCCTCAAATTTAAACTTTTTCATATTACTACTCCTTTCCACATTCTTTTTTCTAAAGTATTTGTTACTTCTTCCGGAAAATCAGCGACGTTCCAGTGTGCATCAAATAATTTATGTTTACAGATTTTACATAACCACCATGGAAATTTTTCATATAACCATGCAAAGCTATTAAAAGCCCAATCACGACTTGATGCCCATTCCGTCGCTAAAAATCCGGAAGTATAGATTGGAATACATCCTTCTTCTTTAAATAACTTCCTTCGTGAGACTCTAGGGTCAATCCATGATAATACTTTAAGAAAATTATATAATATTTTTACACTCCATTTATATCTCAATTTTTCTTGAATCGGATAAGTAACTTCATGAAACCACCAATCTCTAAAATATTCAAGACAAGGAATATCATGATCACTTTTATGTTCCCAAAAAGTTTTATAATATTCTTGAATAGGATTTTTATGAATTTCTTCTAACCCTTGAATTACATGATATATTTCTACAGGTTTATCGTTTAATGTAATTCTGTATTCTATATCTGAACTACTAGGTCTAAATTTATCATACGTCCATTTGTGAATTAGAAAGACTGATATATAGTCTTCAGAATTATCACAATCGTAAGTTTCAGACCATCTCCCACATCCCCAAATTCCGAGATACCAATATTTAAGTCCTCCATTAGAAAAACTGAAAGACATTGTCATACTATTTCCCCACTCTTCATTAGGGGAAGTATCATCTTCGGATAGAATAGGATTTATTCCTATTTCTTTCAATTCATTCAAAATTAATTCCGTAATCTTTTTAAATTTTTTAATTTTTTCTTCATTAATATTTTCCATGATTCTTATTGTTTATCAATTTTAAGGCTTTAAATCCTTATAAATGGAAAAGAGAAAATCCTTTGAATTGCATATTATAGTGTGAGCCCCTGCCTGTGATAGGTCGGGGTTTATTTTCCTTATATGTGTTATGAAGAAAATAAAAATAGAAAGTATTGAATTTTATAGATTACGATATAACAAAAATATTATAGTTGGTTATATCAGATTTAATCAGTTATTTAATAGAGAAGAATTTATAAAATTTATTTATGATAAAAATATATCTATTCTTCGAAATAAACTTTTGAATTATCATATTCTAAAGAACTATGAAGAATTAAATGCAGCTAGATCTCCAATAGGGAACTGGATTAGTCCTTCTGAAGTTAGAGATTTAGTAATGGTATTACCTGTTTATTTACATTCTGAGGATAATTATAAAAAATTAACAAAACGAAGTTTATTTAGAAAGCTTAAGAATAATCTTATAATCTCAGAAACAGTTCATAATAATCTTTACAAAGATATTATAATGAATATTTGTCCTTCTGATATAGAATTACGAGGTTTTATTGAGTATTCTCTTAGACTTCCAGATAAACCCGATGAAAGTTATCGTAATTTTATAATGAACATCTTGGATTTTTTAGAAGCTCTTGAAACTCTTACTAATGAATAATAAATAACAATAAACATAAGAATTATGGAAAAAGAAATTAAAATTAATGGTTCAAGATTAAAATTAGTAAAGTACTGTGATTATGAGTATGGGAAAAGTACTGAGATTATCCTGAGAAATAAGAAAAATCTAAAGTATCAATATGTACTTTTAGCAGATAAACTTAGTTCTTCTGGTAATCCTTGGTTAATAATGGATTCTTATGGAAAAAATAAAATAAGAGTTAGTCCTAGTGTTCATAATTACGCATCTGCATGGGGAATAGTAAGAGAAAAAAGAGTTGAAAGATACTCTGGGGAAACTTATTCAACCCAGGATCTTAGAATTATATTATCTTTTTTAGGAAGTACAATTAAACTTGAATACCTAGATACTGCTGAACTTTTAGCGCAAGCAACAAAAGATGAAATAGTTATCAAAGGTTTTTACGAGATGTACGGTCGTGTAGGGATGACTAATTATATTGAAGATCTTAATGATATTATTAAACGTTCCGAATATACACCCAAACCTATTGAAAGAAAAACTAAGTATCCAAAAATTTATTCAGATTGTAATAAATATTCAATTAGTAGGTTAATAACTGATTTAATTGAGGATAATGCAAGTATTCTTATTAATCCAGAGTTGATCGGAGAATATAAAAGACTTTCTCCTAAAAAAGTGGATAGTAATACTGTTGTTACTTACCAAAAAGATAAATGGGCGAAAGTGACAGGAACGATTGGAAATAAAAGACGAGCTAACTTAGGAATCTGCTTTGATACTAATGTGGTAGTTAATATCCCAGAAAATACAGTCGGAATAGAACCCGGCGAAAAAACATATAAAACAAGACAATCTATATGTTTAGTAAAGGATGGTCTTCTTAATCAGTCTTTAATAGGAGTTATGATTTCCAATAAACTCGCCGGGAAATTTAAACGACTGGGGATAATAAAATCAGAATTAGTGTTTTCTGGAGAGTATCTAATAGATATCTCATCTCTTCCAGTAGTAACTAAGTGTGCAATTAGAGATATTAGTAGTTATTACCTTTCTCGATTAGAAGTTAAGTATAAACTTGCAGCAATAGCTAATGAATATATTCAAGAGTACTATCCTGAGAAGGTAACTTTAGATCCAAAAATAGAGTTTCTTAAATCTCTTGGAATAGTTGGAGATTATTACTTCCCTAAGAAGGAAACTGATAAAGAAGCTACAAGAAAATCAGAAATGATAATGGAATTGGTTAGTTTTATTTCTGGTATCCCTGGAGAAAAACAAAAAAGACAACTTATGTATAAAGAATATCAAAGAGGAGCATTACCAAAAAGTAGTGTAATCAAAGTATTCTTAGACTCTATTGGTTTTGGAAAAAGGCCAATCGAAGAGATTCGAAAAGAATGGAAAACTAATCTCACTAAATATAATGAAGAGCTTAGAAGAAGAAAGTTTCAGATCATTATGTCAAAAACAACGAGATTTAATGATAAACATTTTCCATTGATTGAGAGTACTAGTAAGACGGTTGATATCTTTTCTTCAGATCATACAGCAACAGTTTCTTGGAAATTTTTACTAAATACTATAAAATCATGAGAGTAATAAATAATTTAGAGACAGTAAAAAGTCTTCTAAAATTTAAGATATCTTCTAAAGGTAAACCGGAGATATATTATTTTGTGCAAGTTATACAAAGAAGAAAAGAGAATCCTGATTTACCTCTTCAAGAAATACAGAGATATGCTTGGTGGGTGACAGATTTAGGAGTTCTTGAAAAATCCTGGAATCGATTAACGGAGATGTGTGAACATTATAAAGCAAGAGCTTACATATCTATTACACCAAGATCTTTGGAAAAATTTGGAAAGCAATGTATGTTTGAATATTCTAAGAGAGTAGCAAACAATGATTATACAAATATACATAATCTTCCAAAGAAAGTAGCCTTAAGTAATGAAACGGTTCAATCAAAAGGAGTTGTAGATAAACCTAGGTGGATTTTAGATATTGATTCTGAAGATAAATCCTATCAACATGATATAGAAAAATTTATCTCAGGATATACTAATATTCTAGGAAAAATTAATACTCCAAATGGTTGTCATCTTGTGATAGAGTCATTTAATTATGGACTTATTAAAGATTATCTAGTTTCTAAAAAACGAGAGGACTATAAAATAATAAGTGATAATGAGGTTGAAAGACTATTTACTCTTAGAAGAGAAGGGAACACAATTCTTTATGCAGTAACTAACTAAACTAGAACATTTAAGAAGAAGGAATGAAATACTTCCTTCTTTTTTATTTTCTTCTCCCTGAAATTCTTATATATGAAGAGGAAATTAATACAGAATCCGCTTCGAAAATAAATGCGTAAAGAATTAAATAACATTAATGAATTAAATTATGAAAAAGTTAAAAACAGTAAAAGTTCCCACATCTAACGGAGAAAAAGTGGTAGTCTTTAGACCCATTGAGGAAATTCCAACATCACATTTAATTTGTGATAAAGAATGTCCTTATGGAAAATGTTGTTCTTTTATCCCTGATCCTAGAGATCCCGGAAATGAAGAACTATCATTTATCGATTTTTGTAATGATCTTGGAGCTAATGAAGGAGAAGATTCAGATTTAACCTCAATGGTTCCAAAAGAAGGCACTCTTGAGGAAATTTTCAAAGATCAGCCTGATATATTACAAAAAATCGCCGGAAATAAAAAATTGGTTTATCTCGACGAAGTAATCGATAAATGTTGCCCTGATATCTGTGAATATTATAATAAGGAACATTCAGAGTGTACCTTAGAAAATAAGATGTGTATTCTTCGCGGATTGTTTGTAGGTCCAGTTAAAGAAGACAAACCTTCTAAAGAAGAAACGCAGGGACAGGAAGCTGTTGAAGAAAAGAAATAAGTTTTAGGGGAGTATGAGAAAATACTCCCTTTATTTTATATAAGTATGAATGAATTATTAAATTTTGAGTATAATGGATGTATTATTCCATTTGCATTGACTAGTAATGATGTCATGATTAATGCTACTGAGATAGCAAAAGTTTGTAAGAAGCAGTTAGGTCATTATCTTAGTAATCAACAGACAAAAGAATTAATCAATGAGGTCTCGATCGATATCGGAATTCCGATATCGGAATTAATAGTAGTTATTAAAGGAGGTATTCCTCAGAATCAAGGTACTTGGATGCATAGATTAATAGCTATTCATTTTGCTATGTGGTGTAGTCCTAAATTTGGAGTATGGTGTCTAAGAAAATTAGACGAAATTATAAATAATGGATTTGCTCTGAGAGACGCTGAAATTGGAAGATTAACCTCTGAAATTACTAACCTACAGATTACTATTCAAAATCAACAGCCTCAAGTAGATTATTGTAATCGAGTCCTAACTACTTCAGAAAATCTATATTCAACAAGAGATATAGTGAAAGATTTGGGTCTTGGAATATCTAATATAGAATTATTAAGATTATTAGAGAAGAATAATTTAATTTTTAGATCTCATGATAAAAAGAAATGGTACTTAAAGGAACCATTTGATAAATTTGGATATACAAAAATAGTTACTATATTTGACAAGGCAGGAAAACCAAGAAATGTAAAGAGGTGGACTGAAGAAGGACGTCATTGGATTTATAGTTTATCAAAGAAATTATAGGGATATGGAAATAATAGGAAAATACGGTAAAGCAATAGTTTTTACTGAGAATATAGAAGAAGCTGCAATCACTCAGATATATGATCTACTAAATACTAAAATGGTAGAAGAAGAAAAGGTTAGAATCATGGAAGATACTCATTGTGGTAATGGATGTGTAGTAGGGTATACTCAAACCTACTCTGGTGGTCCTCTCGATCCTGATGTGGTTGGTTGTGACATATCGTGTGGTATGTTAAGTGTAAAATATAAAATGCCTTCGGGAGATCCAGAATTAGCTCTTTGGGATGCTAGAATTCGTAGAGATATTCCAATGGGTATGGAAGTAAATGAGAAAACTGTTATCCAAGAAAAAGAATTCAAGAAATTTTTTAAAACAAAACTTGAAAGAGCAAGAAGTTTATGGCCTGAATTTGTATGTTATGAAGGTCTAGGAGAGATAGAGAAATTTATATCAAAAACCCTTAGAAGAATTGGTATGTCTGAGGGAATTTTCTATAAATCTCTTGGAACTCTTGGTGGAGGTGAGAAAAATTGATTGCCTCCAGAATGATTAATAGTCATTCGTTGTAAAAGTCGTCCATATCGGGAGAAGCTGAGATGCTAATCACCGAGGGAAGGTTACAGTGTTAAAACTTATACCCCCGTAGAGAGCAGAGGGACTTGGCCTGGCATAAAAGTCAGAAGGTGTGCTCCGAACTAGTAGGAAAAAGAACTACTAGAGATAGGCAGAAATGACCTATCCGATACTTGAAAGTAGTATTAGTAACAAAATTGAATCATTTTATAGAACTTGGACAGGTAGAAGAAGACAAAGAGTCTGTTTGGGTTACTATTCATACAGGATCGAGAAACTTAGGAATAAAAATACTTGCTTATTGGAAAAAACAAATTGGGAAAACTAGGATAATTAAGGCGGATATGAAAGCGGCCGAGAGAGGAATTAAGGAAAAGTATAAAGGTCAAGGGAAGAAAATCAAAGAAGAAATAGAAAAACTTCATGCTTCCGGCCGATATACAATTCCGCCTAGTAAATTCTTAGTAACACATGAAGATATATCTGGTTATCTTGGGGATATGTTTTTTGCTCAAGCTTATGCAGAATATAATCGAATAGTAATATCAGAGAGAATTAAAAAAGCTCTTGGACTTGGAAAAGAGCTTGAGAGAATTGAGTCTATTCATAATTACATAGATCCAAGAGATAGAATAATTAGAAAAGGATCTATTCAAGCTTACGCCGGACAGAAAGTAATTATCCCTATGAACATGGCTTTTGGAACCTTAATTTGTGAAGGTCTTGGTAATCCTGATAGAAATTATAGTGCTCCTCATGGTGCTGGGCGCTTAATGTCTAGGCGAGAAGCAAGAGAACGATTAAGTCTCCAAGAATTTAAAGAAAGTATGGGCAATGTATATTCTAGTTCTGTATGTCTCGCCTGTATTGATGAAGCGCCCGAGGTATATAAAGATCCTTCTGAAATAATAACTGGAATACAAGATACAGTGAAAATTTTGGAAATTATTAAACCTATTTTATCTATTAAAGCAGGAACTGGAGATGGTGAAGATTAGTTTTTACAGAATACTTCAAAAAGAATTATCAACTGATATTGGAATTGTTAGTGGAAATATTCTTGGAGAGAACTTTATTTTAGAATATAATTTAGATGGGTTAGCGACTAAGAGAATAACTCCTAAACAAATTTATGTAAAAACTTGTCTTAGAAAATTTTGTATATTTCGATTTTGTGATGATACTTCTTTATTAGAACATCTTCGATATAGAAATATAATCGATTACTTAATCATTCAGGAAGTTAGTGTTGACCTAGAAGAACTCAAAAAATCGTTTATCCAAGGATCTAAAAATTGTCCTTATGCGAATGATTTGAAACATTTAGTAAAAAACTTAGATAATATAAAATTTACATGACAGGGATAATAGTTGATACAAACGATATGATTGAATTAAGAGAAGTAATAATTCGAACTATGAAAAATTTAGATATTTACATATGTATTGATGATCAACACTATAATTATCTTAAAAGACCTAGACGAAAAGATATATATGAATCTATTGGTTTTGGTAGGTTTTATTTTGAGTTACCGGAAAAAATGTCAAATAGATCAATTGTTAAAGTTTTAGGGACAGTAGAAGGAATAGATTATAAAAAGATAATTCAGGGTATGAAGAAAGCTTTTAATGATAAATTTTGGGGTGGTGATGACACTCAATTGACTATATTAAAAGATATGATAAATAATTCAAAAGAATATTTCCTATGATAGCAGATATTGTTATATCGAATTATTATCTTAAATTACATTCTACTAGAGAAACATTTTTAATTCTTCAAACAAGTATAGATCTTTCTATTAATATAACTGTTCCTGTTATATTAAAACGACCATCTTATAAAATTATCTACGCTTTTATTAGAGAAGGGTGTTTTAATATAGAACCGAAATGTACAAATGATAGTAGATACGTTATTATCGGAAGTGTAGAATTAGATGCTCAAAAAGTTATAGAATGTTTTAGGGAAGCTCGTAAAACAGAATTATGGAGACTTTATATGGAGAAGTCTAATTTAGCCAAACTTGACAAACTTTTATTAAATCCGGAAATCCTTATATGTGATAAACATAAACTATAAAAAACTTATGGAAGAAGATAATAAATTTAAAGAATATCTAAAGCCTGACTACTCTTCAGAAGAACCTCCATATGATTCAGGAGATGATGACGATGATGATATCAATGAAATCGATGAAGCAGAGGAGGATGAGAGAATAGAAAAAGTAGTTAAAGGTCAAAAAGAATTGAATGAAAAAATTATGCAACAGACACCATTTGGACAAAGTGTAGGTGGAAGTAATTGGGGTCAACCATCAACTCCATCTTGGAATAATAACGGAGGATCTTCGTGGGGAGGAAGTAATAATCAACAGTATCCATGGCAAACAAAACCAGCTGGAGGAAATTCTTGGGGAAACTCAGGAGGATCTTGGAGTGGATCTCCTGGCTGGGGTAGTGGTGGTAATACTGGAGGATCCTGGGGAAGTAGTAATACAAATAATGGAAGAAAAGAGATTGATCGACAAAAACAAGTAATATTTTGTGATGTCTTAGATTGTTTAGTAGAAACTTTCCAAAGTAACGGAAAACCAGGTCTTCTTCCACGTGGAATTTATGATATTAGACTCCGTTTTGAAGTTTGGGATAAGATTTTATGTTTTAACCCAAATAAAGTTTATGCTATGGTTCCAAGAAATCTAATCTTAAGTAGTAATGGTTCAGATTCTTGGAAAATAATGTTAGAATATATTGTTTGTGCTTTATCAGAATATCTAAGAGTTCCGTATGATCATTGTCAAATCTTAGTACAGAATGATTTTGGACAATCTAAAGATAGAATGATGGATGCTGTAATTTCTAAGACTCGTGGATTTGATAAGAATTCAGCCATACAAATTGGACTTGAATCTGGTTTATATGGTCAAAGTAATAGAGATATATTAGCAGCAGAAAAAGTAGGAATTGATTATATAGATCTTGGACAACTTCTTAACATATATTTCTAATGATTAACCTAGAACAGAAAGGAGAATGGGGCGTATATTTCTTTGATATCGACCATGTTCTTATATATTCTGCTACAATAGAATTAACTCCGAAGAAATATACTAGGAATCCAAGTATAGTTCCTGGAAAGAAAAATAAATTGGTTATAGAATTAGGAGTTGAGCCTGAATATTATTTTAAGAAAACAGGGTTAAAATGTCTTATGAAGCGTATGGAAAGTTTAGGAATTATTAACCTCGAAGATAAACATCGAGGGAATACTTCTTATGATCCTATTATTTGTGATAAAAATTGGAAAAAGATTAATTCATTAGAAATATCTTTAAAAACGATAGTCGATATAATTAAAAAGAAAGATACATATTTAATTGTAGGAGATTCAAAAACTGTAATAAATATTCTAAATTCTTCTGAAAGCTTGAAATTCTTATAAATGTATAAAATATAACAAATAGAAAAATGAAAAATTTAGTAGCACAAAAATGGATTGATGAATGTGGAACTTTATTTCCGATTGATGGAAATACAGTACTTTATCCAACTCCAGGTTCAGGAATTTTTGAATTATATCAAGGAAAAGGTCAAGATAAGAGAATCGGTTTAAAAAAACTCTCAGAAAAGTTTGAATTTAATCACAAAATATATGATGTAGGTTGTGATAATTTATTTGATATAATTCAAAAAACTTGGGAATCAGATAAATTTGTTGAAGGGAATAAGAATCTTGGTGTTATTTTCACAGGATATAAAGGAACAGGAAAAAGTGTTGGTGCTAAACTATTATGTAATAGATTAGACATTCCTGTCATAATCATTCCTGATAATGAAATAGAGGGAATGGTAAGTTTTATTCAACAACTCGACTTTGAATGTATTGTTTTGATTGATGAAGCAGAGAAAACATTTAAGCGAGGAGAGAGTGATGAAGTATTACTAAAATTAATTGATGGGGTATATAATAGATCAAGAAAATTATATATTCTAACAACAAATACACTTAACGTAAATGAGAATTTACTTGGACGTCCTGGAAGAATTAGATATATCAAACAATTCGGAAATTTGTCAGAAAAAGCAATAAACGAATATTTGGACGATAATTTAAAAATTCCAGAAGAGAGAGAGAATATTCTTCAAAAAATCGATCTTCTTGAGATATCTACTATTGATATTCTTGGTTCGATTGTTGATGAAGTAAATATTCATGGAAAACTTTCTGAAGATACTTGCCTTAATATTCCTTTGGCTAAATATGTTTTCGATATCATGAAATTCCCTGTTGAAACAGAGGAAGATGTAACAAGGATTAAGGAAATTCTTCGTCCAGGAAGAGCTAATTTCCCAGAATGGCTTGGAAAAGATTGTGAGATGGAAGATAAAGATTCAGATACTAAGACAAATGAGGATTATTGTAGTAATATCCTAGATGGTTGGAAAACTAGAATGACATCTCAATTCTCAAATCTCTGGAAAAATCAAGAACTTAGTATTGGAACCATTCTTGAAGATCCTGATGAAGACGGATTTATTCTAGTTAAGGATATATATGGGGATGGCGAAACATTAGTTAAGATAATTAGACAGAAAGGTAATCCAAGTTTATATCGAGGTGGATTAATGTTCTGATAATAAAGATATAGAGTATTTGAAGACAGAGGGTGGCAAGTCGTGAGATTATGGCTGCCCTCATTTTCTTATTTATGTAAATTATGGGAAAAAAGAAAAGAATAATAACTAGTTTTTCAGATGTTATTACAAATTCAAGCACTGAAGTATTTTTAATTCAAGGACCAGATGCATTAAGACAGATGATTGGTACTGGAATATATAAAAAATATCAAAAAGATTTCCTTGTTCTAAAAACTGAGGAAGATGTTGAATATTTCTTTAGATTTCAAGGAAAGAAAGGATTTAATCATAATTATTCAATATGGGATTTAAAACCTCTACTAGGAAATCTATTTAACTTATACCTTGATATGAACAATGAATTCCCTGATAAAGAAGATGATATTTGGGAAATGTTTAAACCAAAGATTATGGAGAGATTAAAGGGAACTATTGTATATATTGATATTAAACATAATCAAAAAATTATGAATAGACTTTATGAACTGTATCCTGATGATAAAGACTATTCTTATGAGTTAGATAACTTAGAAACAAAAGGATTTAGATATGGATGGAGTCTTGACTGATACTTCGGGAATAACAACAAATAAATTCTATGTATATACAGATGAAAGAAGCCCTCGATATTCTATTTGTTGTTTTAGACTTGGGAGTCAGGTAAAACTATCTCTCCCTAATGAACTTTTGAACCTATTTGGAGGTAACCCTGAAGAAAATATTTATGCTGTAGATCATATTATTTGTTTAAGATTCGAAATAAAACAACCTATCCTAAAACAACTAACATTATCTAAGGTATGCAAAAGTATAATTGATATAGTTGCACTTACTCCAGAAGAATTTAAGAGTAATGCTGGAACTATATCACGGCGCCTGAGATTACTAACGTTCAATCAGATAATTACAACGAAGGAATATATTAATAAAGCAACTTTCATTCGTAACTTAGGGACAAAAGTAACATTATCAGAAGAATTACTATATATTATAAAAAAAAATTATGAGCAAAAGACGTTTAATCACTAGTTATTCAGATGTAATAACTAATTCAAGTACTCAAGTTTTCTTCTTAGATATTGAAGAAAAATTAATAAATCTTCTAAATGAAAATAATATAACTGATAAAGTGATTATTATAAATTCTAAAGAAGATGTAATTCGTGCTGTTGAATTTTATCAGAAAGAAGAGGATAGTGGGGGATACGGAAATAGTGAGATATTCAATCTTATTAATTTCGTTTATGAGTGGTATGATATGTATACTGAATATGGTAAAGGAGATAAATGGAAAGAACTTAACGATGCAGGTAAAACCGATAGAGAGATTATTGATTTTATTTGGCCATTAATAGACGGGGTTATCGGAAAAGTATATTATTCATTTGCAGATGATTGTGGTATACCTAAAGAAGCTGATATTCTTTGGGAAAATGGATATGATAGTTACAGAGAATAATAAATAGAGTTATTATATAAAACTATACTTAAAATAATAGGTATAGTTTTTATTTTTCTTCCCTTAAAACTCTTAATGATGTAGTAGATAGTTGTGTTCTGCTACCGTAAAATAAAATATATGAATTATGGATAGAAAAGAAGAATTAATTAATCTCTTAGGTATTTTTCTAGGAGATTCAAAGAAACAATCAGAAGAAGTTAAACCTAAGATTGTTGAGATATGTAAGGAAAGATTTGATAAGATCTATGAAGTTTATAGAAAATATGGATTAACTAATTCATGGTATGATGAATATGATCCTACTCGAGGAAGTCTTTGGTTAGATGATGATTACAATGAGGATGCTATTAATGATAAAAGTATTTGTTTAGAGTATACAGATCATTGGGGTTATGGTGGTAGTTGTCATTGCTATATGGAATTAAAATTTTCTCAATTTGAAGATTCTTTTATAGAGGCGCTAGATAAATCCCTTAAGAGTACAAGAATCGCTTCATTAAAAAGAGAAATAGAGTTACTTGAAGCTCAATTAGAATCTAAGAAAACTTGTTTAAAAGAACTGAAAAATGGCAATGAAAACGAGTAATACAAATATTGAATTAAGTAATGATATCAAAATTTCTGATTCTGTAGTAAAAGCTGTAGTTGAAAAAATTCTATCCTCTGCACAATCGGATGAGATTTTAGATATAGTTATTAATTATCTTCGAGGTTATCTAGAGAAAATAATGGATAATCCTGAGATAATAGTAAATAATGAAGAGAGATTAGTATCTACTATAGATAAAAGAATCTTTGGAGATTTTAATTTAATGCAAAGATTACATAATATAGAAACAGCTATAACTAATATTAATAGTGTTATTACAGGAAATAATATTTATTGGAATAGTAATCAAGAATTTTTCTGTAATTCTCCACTACGTGATATAGCAAGTGAAATAGCTGATATCAAATGTAGAATTGATATGTTAAAAAATGAATTTTATATGCTACAAAATCAAATTCCTTAGCATTCTGAAGAAAAAAAAATAAAAAGAGGATCAACTTGACTAATTAAAGTCAAGACCTCTTTTTTTTCTTTGTAAATTTCCTTTTGTTTAGTTATAGTCTCTTGATATATAAAATCAAAAGGAAATCTTTAGTTTCCATTTCTGTTTCGATCTTGAGTTTAACCTCGTGATCTCATCAGGTTAGGAATTCACCTAACTACAAAAATGAAAATGGAGGGAAATTTTGTTATCCCTCCGGTTAGTCATCAATGAATTCTTCTTCATTGCTGTTAAATAGTTCCGGAATCATATATCTAAACCAATAATAAATTCCGGTAGTTCCCATAATTATTGCTGATATTGAATAAATTATATCAAATCCTAATATCCAAGCAATTCCTGCTAATATCATTGTCATAAAAATAATGACTTCTGTTATCTTTTTCATAATATATTAATTTTGTTAATTATTGTCTCTAAACCCAAGTTAATCCATAACTCGGGCTGGTTGTTTTAAGCTTATTCAGCTTTTACTTCTTCAGCAGGTTTTTCTTTTTCTGCATCCGGTTTTAGGTTGACAGCTTCTTCTACCAATTTTTCCAAATCCTCATCTCTAAGACCTTTCGGTTTGAGTTTTTTATAAGCTTTTTGACATCCTAAGGTAGTTGCTACTCCTAATGCCATTCCTGCTCCAACTGCTACTGCTACAACTTTTGTTGCACCAAATTTCGTTACTGCTGAGTTAATTAGTTTCATAATTTTTCCTCCTATTATTTAAGTTATTAATTTTGTTAATTATTGTCTCTAAACCCAAGTTAATCCATAACTCAGGTTGGTTGTTTTAGCTTATTCAGCTTTTTTTCGGTTATTTAAACATTTTTTAGTTTTCTTATAACCATAATCAAATACTACTTTTGCTGCTATTCCTGCTACAAAAATTCCAACGTTTTTTACAACTGCTTTCATAATTTTATAATTTTTTGTTGTTAATATTCTTTTGTCTCTATTTTCTAAGTAATTTACTTAGAAATGGTTGTTTTTACTTTAAGCTTCTCTCTTAAAGATTTCTAACTTAGAATTATATATAATCTTTATAATTTCCTCATCGGTATTTATCATAGGTTATATATAATAATTTAACTGTATATTAAATCCCTCTAAGTTCACATCCTATTACTAATAACTCTAGACTATACAGGTCCTTTATTATATTCATAGTTCACCACATATATTTGGCTACATGTCTTTGATATATTCCTCTTGATAATCCTTTATCAGGTTTATCTCAATATATCGTGGCCTTATAATATTATCTACTATAAGGAATTTATTTAATTTTTATTTATTTTGTTAAACTCGGCTAAATGCACGTTATAAAATTTGTTAGTGCTTGCCAAGTTATGTGTCCAACCTTTTTTACGCGCTGGCCTATGAATCATACTGAGGCTATAACAACTTTCCTCTTTTCCTGTTTCTAAATTCTAAATACAGTAAGTATGTTCCCAGAACTATTTTTACATCGCCAAGCCGATGTCAAGTTAGCAAATCTTGAATTTCAATATATTCCTTCCCTTCTGGCACCTTTAGTATAGGTAATATATCTAAGTTATATCTATGTATAACGCTAAAGTATAAAAGACATAATATATCCTTTAAATTAGATATACTATGTCTTTAGGTAATATCAGATATTTCTATCTTTTATTACATATATAAGGCTAACAGGGTTTCTTAGACGGTATTATTTTTAACCTCTTAGGAACTCTATTTTCCTTTCATATATAAGGTTTTTAGTCTTTTCTAAACGGTGGAAAATAAAGGGTGGAATTACCCACCCTTTTCTTACTTAACTGCAAGCAAAAACGTTTTATAATCAACAACAGACTTTCGATATATACTATCTATGTCAGCGCCAATCAAATAGAGGGACTGTTTATAATCTCTCAATGTTTCTGGCTCATTGATATAATATTCGACTAATCTGTTTACTATTGTTTTTATTAATCGCAGTTTTCTTATTACGTAATCTCTATTAATCGAAGGAACATCAAAATCCTTTCCTTCAATCGCATACTTGTTTAAGATAGCTGTATAATTGTCATAACTATCTTTTAGTTTATCTACTATTCCATTAGATAAACTATTTTCAACTGAGACATCTATGTAATTTTTTACTCCGTCTCTTAATAATCCTAATGCACTTAATATTGTCATTAGTGTGTTAAGTTTTTCTATCATATTCCTTTTCTTTTAAGTTTGTTTTTTTTATTCTCACTTATAAGGCTTTCAAGGAATATCAGACTAGCAAAATACTTCAGCGTCGTAATAGCCCTTTTCTAGTGCATTTAAGAAAAATTCAACCTCTTCTGCAGACATAGGAGCAAAACCATGAACATCAACACCTACATCTAATCCAAATCTCTTAATCATTTGTCTTCCATGAATATGTCCAAAAAGATTATACTTTTTTGTAGAATTCATAGGTTCGTGGACAAGTGCTATCTCTTTTCCTAGGAGTTTTGTTTCTGCTTCAGTTAGGAATACTTTTGAAAAACCAGAATCTATAAGCTCTCCTATAAAATCAGGTATATCTAGATTTCTTTCAGATTTTTCTTTAATCTCATAATTTCCACAAACTAATCGAATATCTCCATTTAAATATTTCAAGTAACTTCTATCACCAAAATCTCCAAGATGCCATACGATAGCTTTAGGAGGAACTTTAGTATTCCATCTCTCTACCATAGTCCAATCCATATCTTCAACACTCATGAAAGGACGTTTAGATAATTCCAAAGTTCTTTCTGCGCCGAAATGTGTATCGGAAGTAAAAAACTCTCTTGAACTGGACTCTCTATTAGATATTTCTTTCTTTAACTCAGATATACATTCGTCTAAAGAGCTATATACATTTTTTATTCCATATGCTTTAGCTTTTTCGATCAAGTACCTTCTTCCGTGTATTTTCGGCGCAATTCCTAAGATTATATTTTTCTTTCTAACCAAATTTTCGGTAAGTTCGATTTTAGTAGTTTGTGCATAATCTCTTCCTGGTATATCTTCAATAGCTTCAGGGATCCAAAATAATATAAAATCTGATACCCTAAGTCCAGTTGTTTCCCAATTTACCTGTTTTTTATATTCAGCATCAGATAAACCTCCAGAAATTTTCTCTTTTCTTCTAGGGTTTATCCAAGTTACTCCCTGAATATCTGGAACTGTTTCTTGCCACTCTGGAGCTCCTTGAATAGGTCCTCCCAAAAATACCCAAGTATCTTCTTTCTTGGGTAATTGTTCTATTGCATAAATCATTCTCATTTGAAATTTATTTTTAATTCTGTATCTGCTAATTTTATAAGATATGGTATTCTAAAATCTCCATACATACTTTTAATAACTTCAGAATAATCTTTATCTTGATTAATTGAATCTACATATAAAGGATTTTTACTATTTCCTCGAAAACATTGAAAAGTATGTAGATTATTATCACAGTAATAACTTTTTGCAATTCCAATAATATTAAGATTCTTTCTTCCAAGTTTTTCATATAGATGTGCTCTTAGTCCTGGTTTAGGTTTTTCAAAAGATTCTTCATCATTCCACAACCAAACATGAGAATCTAATATGATTGTATCGAATTTATTAAGATCTATATTTTCTAATAATTTTACAATCCCAGGAAGTTCTCTTTTATAAAATTCTCCAGGAATATAAGAATCGAAATTGTTAATAATAATTGAAATTTTATCTATAGGTTCACTATCTTCCCAGTTTTTAAAAATAATACCTGAAATTTTTCCTAAGTGTTCCTTTTCTTTATAATATCCATCAATTATTATCTTATTCATTTTTTAATAATCCTTTTATTTAAATAATTCTTTTTCTTCTCATAATCAAATTCTAATCGATCTAGTTGATTTTGAATAATAGAATTCCAACTTTCAATGGCTTCCTCTTCTGATTCATATAATTTATAATTATCTAGATTATATCTATTAGGAATTAATTGAAAGTAACCAACTATCATATTAGTAGTTTTGTTTCTTAAAGGATACCAGGTAGTGTTTCCTCTATATCCAGATCTTTCCTCTTTCCCTAAAACTACTTCTTGTGGGGGGTTTATATTTTTAAATTTATAACTGTATGGACCAATATAAAATCCAAAAGTCCAGAATATTTGTCCTATAAGTTTATCAAGTTCTTTATATGTTTCTGGCTGTTTCATAATTTTTCTATTTTAGAATTTAAATATCTCAATCTTTCTTCATAATCATGTTGAAGTTTATCTTTTTGATCCTGAACAACTGCATTATAAGCTTCTACACACTCTTCTCTCGTTTCAAAAAGATATGGTAGAAAAAATCTTATGTGATAATTTTTGAAAACTAGATTTTTATTTTTACTTTTTAAAATAAGAGAATAATCACTTTTTTCATCCCAATTAGTTACTAAGACTTCGATGGGTTTTACTAACCTTGTACATTTATAAGATTTACTAGAAAATTCTAACATAAAATACCAAAGTGACTTGGAATTTTCTTTATATTCTAACAATAATTCTTTTGTTATCATATTAATTTAGATTTTATATATTTGAGCTTTTCTTCATAAAAATGTTGAAGTCGATCTACGGTATTATGAATTTGAGCGTTATAATATTCTTTACATTCTTTTTCAGTATCGAATAATTTCACAAAAAATTTACATTCTGAATCTTTTCTTTCTTTATAACCCTGAAAAGATTCAATTACAGAATTATCAGAAACTTTTCGAAGATATAATAAATTATCTATATCAATTTTTAAAATAATTTCTGCTGGTTTTATGATACTAGTGCATCTAAAAGTTTTCTCCCTAAAACTAATACGACTATACCAAAATGTTTTATCTTTAGGGAGATTCATTATTTCTTTCGCTGTTAATTGTGTTATCATTTTATTATCCGTTTTTTAAGATTTCTTTCGGTGGATTTCCATTGAGTTTCGAAGAGTTTCAATTTATCTTCGATATATTTATTCCTGTGTTCAATACATTCACTTGGAGTATTAAAGAATTGATAATAAAGTTGATAGTTTTTTATTATTTTCCCGCTATTCAGTATCTTTACTATCCTAGGAATACCACCAAATTCATCAACAATTTCAGCTTCAGATGGAGGAATATCTCTAAAAACTCTTCCAGTATCTGATATCTGTAGTGAATAAATCCAAACTGTTTTCATAATTCCTTACATTTAGATAGTGTCCATTCTTTATAATTCATACCTCCCGTTTTAGTATCGAAATGTTTGATAATCTCTTCAAATGGTATTAAGAAGGTTCTAAGAGACTTTGCTAATTCGGAATTAAAACCTACATCAACTTTAAGATCATAAATACTATTAACATATTCAGTAAGATGACCATGAACGTGACCAAACAAATGAATAGATCCATGAGGTTTATGATTCCAAGATACAAAAGGATAATGACACATAGTTACCATATAATCTTTTCCAGAGTGCTCTATATGAACATCAAGAATATCAGAGATTATTTTGAAATACCCTTTAAGTGGTGCTTGATCAAAGTAAAGTCCGTAGTTATCATGATTCCCAACAATTTTATAAATATTTTTACAAGGAATTTGATCTAGAACATCTTTTATATCATCAACTGGCATTTTCCAAAACATATCACCAAGATCAAAAATAGTATCATCTTCCTTAGTTTTTTTAAGTTCTTCTAAGATATAATTATTCATTTCAGTTACATTTTTAAAAGGTCGAGAATCATGTTTTATTACATTTTCATGACCATAATGAAGATCTGACATAAAATAGATTTTTCCAGATCCAGCAGTTGTAAAGGGTTTCTTAATCTTCATAATCTTTTGCTATTTTTATTAATTTATTTTCTTTATAATATCCGACAATGTTATTAAATACAATAATTTCCAAATCTGTAGTATCTAGTTCTTCTATATCCAAGTCATCGCTAGAATACTCTTCGTAATCCATATCAACTTTAATATATCCAAAAGTTTTATTCACATAATATAATTTTTGAATCCTTCCTGATATAGATTTGGACTCTAAATTTTCACAATCAAATATAACATATTCAAGTGTATCCAGTCCAGTAAATTCAAGAACTTTAAGTAATTTAGTTGTCGCTAAATTTATTAACTGTTTCCTATAAAGTTTATTTAACTCTATTAATTCTTTCCTACTATTCATAATCTTCGAGTTTCCACTTACGTGAATAATCTTTTTTACTTTTATGAGTGATACTAGGTCTTAAGGATACTAACTTTCCTGTTTCTTTAATTTCATTATCTCTCCTAATTTTTTCGGCTAGGGAGATTAATTTCTTTTTCTTCTTTTTCATCTGATTATTTTATTACATTTATAAGGAAATCCAAGTTCCTTATATGTGAAAATAGATAAAAGAATTATGATTAGATGTTATGAAGCTAAGTTATCAAAAAACTTAAACCCTAGAGTTAGAAGTTTTATTATGAAAGAATGGATGGAGAAGAGAAATACTTATGGAATTGAATTGAAGAAATATATTATAGATTCTTCATCAGTAGATCAACATCCAGTATTAGGACTTTATATAAAAGATCAAAAAGTGTTTGGAGATAATATATTAGTAGATAATAATTTTTCAGAAAGATTATTAGGAATATCTACTAGTTATCTTGATAAATATTTTAAAGAACACCAATTACAATTTTGCAAAAGACGAATTCTTAAATTTTATCCTGTGGATTACGAAGAATCTACTTTCCCCGAAAACGAAATGTACTCTAAATTTGTTAAAATGTGTGGAATGTTTGATGAAAATAATTATACTGTATTAGGAATTATTTATGGAGATGTATATCAAGTTAGGAAAAATGATAGAGAATTGTTTTATAGTATATGGAATTCTAAAGTAAATGGAAAATATGAAAAACCTATTAATCTAGGGAAAATAGAAATATAAAAAAGAGGACTTTTTACAGTCCTCTAATTATTTTTTTTTATTTTGTAATCTCTAATAATGTCTTGGAGATTAGATTTATAGCACCTTCCACATCTCGATAATCACATACTTCAACTTGAGTATGCATATTTCGTTGAGGAATAGATACTAACATAGTTTCACAATCAAAAGCACCTTCTTGAATTGCTGAAGTATTTGTTCCTCCTGCATATGAAGCTGCAAGTTGATATGGAATTTCATTAATCTCAGCAACTCCGATCATTTTACAGCGAAGATTCCAAGATTTATCAGGTCCATTCATGATAACAGGTCCTTTCCCAAGTTCTATATCTCCATAGGACTCAGGTTTTATTCCTCTACCTTCATCCGTGGCGAAAGTAACATCTATATCAATCGAAATATCAGGATTTACTCTTTTACTTGTTACCATTGCACCTCTTAGACCTACTTCCTCCTGAGTATTCGCCACGCCATAAAAAGTATATTCATCAAAAAGTTCCCTAAAGTCTTCATAATTCACCACGTTCCTTAAGACTTCAGCAACAATAAATACTCCAATCTTATCATCTAGTCCTTTAGATGCAAATCGATTCTTCCCAAGATGTTCTATAAAATTTGCTTCAAAAACAACTCTACTACCTATCTCTACTAACTTCATAGCTTCTTCTTTAGATTCAGCGCCGATATCAACAAGAAGATCTTCAATAGGAATTAATTCATTTTTGCTATTATCATCATACTCTACATGAATTGGCTTTTTCCCAATAATACCTGTTACATATTCTCCTGGGTGACCAATTTTAGAAATTTTAACTATACTTCCTGGGAGAACTTTTTTATCTATTCCCCCAAGATTAATAATATTTAGCATTCCTTGGTCTGTAACATTTTGTATCATCATTCCAAGTTCATCAATATGTGCAGAAATCATTACTTTCTTACTCCCTGAACCTACCTTAAATGCTACATTTCCCATTTTATCAGTAAACTCTTCTATCGCAAACTTAGAACAATAATCTTTAAATACCCTAGTTGCTTCCTGTTCAAAACCGCTAGGACTATACGATCCCAACAGTTCTTTTAAAAATTCTACAGCTTTTAATTCTAACATCTTTCTTTAATTAAAAATAAATATCGTTTCATGTAAATTTCTTTCAGTTCTCACATTCCAATTATACTTAAGAGAGTTTGGAATTTCATCATCTAAGATCATTAATCTAGTATGAATAAATAAATCATAATAAATATCTAAGTAAAAACCAGAGCTAATTCTTGATAATTCTACTCTATCTATATGTTCTACATCTTCATAAGTAACTATAATTTTATTATCTATCTGAAATGCTGAGAAATATTTTAAGATTTCTATAGTTAAATTATAATAGTATACTTGATCTGCCGCTGATTTACATCCAATTATTCCACCAGAACCACTTCGAATTATACCTAACTCCTTAACCATTATAATCTAGGTGTAATAACTTGATAAAATCTAACTTCATCAATCCCACAATCAATTCTTCCTGCACAGTTCCAAGTTACATGAGGATTTGCTGTTTCCCAACATGATTTATGAATAATTGTGTAGCTTCCATGATTAGAGGTACATATTCCACAATCTGAAAAATCCTTCCAATCTTTAATATCACGTGCTCCATCAATTATTTTACTATCATAATAACCAACATCTTCTAGAAGTTCAATTATATCCTTACTAACTTTTCCGATATAAGCTGAATTAAGAAATTGAATACCTTCTCTAGGAAATTTATCTTGAAGTTCATTTATGGTTGCTTTATGATAACCTTTCTTTTGATTATCTTTTATCCAATCTTCTCCATTAGTAAACCATTGTCCGAAATCTGTATCTCCTCTAAGAGCAGCTATCCCAAGAGCTAGTTCTTTAGTTACTCCACATTGAATTCTTTTTACAAGAGATACTTTTCCAGATGAAGAAAATTTAATAGCTTCTCGAGTTATAGCTGTATATTCTCCAGTCTCTGCACAAGTAATAATACAATTTCCTTTATCTGGATTAAAGGCTAAACCAGTTCCAACCATTTCAGAATATCCTAGATCTTCAAACTCTTTCCTAAGTTCTGGTGTATTTTGATCTAAGATAATACTATATAAATAATCTTTCCTCTTCATTTAATATCTAGGTTGTTTAATTATATATTCTAAGTTATTGTCTTTATAGTAACCGTTTAATTCCTTTGAGCTACATAAAGGAGTAAATCCATTCTCCCCAAATGTATACTCACCTCGGAAAGAATCAAATACAATAAAATCATCATCTCCTCCATTAGCTGGATTAGGAATAAATTTAGCCCATGTTTTAATTAGACGCTCCCTTTCCTTTGGCCATATGAAAAATCTCTGCTCTGAAACTTCTTCCTCTATGGCTAGTTCGATATCAACCAAAGCATCTTCAACTACATCAGCAAGATAAACCTCATCTTTTGTTCCATCTGCTTTTCCGAGATCTATTTCTAGTTTTTGCATAAACAACTCTTCAAGAAGTTGATCTTTTTTATCTTTTTCCATTTTCTTATACGGTTTATAATTTGGTGTATATAATCTAGAAACCCATCCAGAAACAGATTCTTTATTTCTGGTGAGAGCTCCTATAATAACTATTATTTTAAAAATTACTGCAATTACTAATAATAATGCTATTAAAACTAGTAAAAAATTCATTTATTTTTCTCTATCTTTTTAATTGAAAATAATACTTTATCTCCTATTTTATATGTTGGATTATTACTACTAGGAATTCTTTCACTTAATCTAATATCTCCATTAGAACCAATTTCGTCCCCAGCGATGTAATAAATAGTACTAACGCCGTAAGAATTTAATCCTCTATCAATAGATTTTATAACTAATTCCTTACTATATTCTACTTTATATTGTGGTAAATCTTTCCTTTTGCTAACACAACTCACTAATCCTATAATAAGACTGATAATGATTAATAACTTTTTCATAATTACTTTCTTAATAATTCATTACATACGCTCTTTATTCCTTCTAATCTAGCTTGTTCATAAGAAGGATAGTTTAGATTATTACTACTCAATGAACCATTCTCCATTGGGATAGCAAATATAAATCTTTTCTCTTCTTCTTTATTAGTAAATGGATATACGAGAATGATAATACCCTTATGTAATCTTATCCATTCTACTATTTCTACCTCAATTCTCTATTTCTTTTATTGGCTGTTTATATCCAAGTTTTACTAATTTTTCTAGGACTTCATCATCTACCATTATACTTCAGTTTTTATATAGATTTTCCTCTCTTCAAATTGTTTTTTTTTATATCAACAATCCTCCATCCATATTCATCAATTAACACCCTCTTTAAAGTATCAATATAACTATCTGGAATTAGATTAGGATTTATATAGACCCAAAATTGAAGGAAAGGATCTTTATAATCTTCTGAACTAGATTTATAAGATTCATAAGCTTTACTCATCTCTTTAGCTGCTAAATCAAAAAACTCTTCTGGTGTAATTCGAAGGTAACTAGCATAAATAAATTCTCTCATTTTTCTCTTAATTTAAAAAAATCATAATCGTAATCAGTTTCAGTTCCGTTTTCTAGAACATAATGTTTCCTGTATGTTATTATCTGAACAACATTATTTCCAGGAATATCATTTACTATAGTATCTTCTATAATTTCAGTATCTGATCCTAACCAGTTCTTTTTTAGATGATTTTCTGTAGTATAATAAACATTTTCTTGTATTCCTTGAGTTATTGTTTTTATTTTAGTTGGATAGATTTCATTAGAACTAAATTTATGTTTAACAAAAATTTCATCACCTTCTTTCAATCTAATCCTTCCTGTTGAGTCTGAATAAATTTTAATAACTCTTTTACATGGAACTACCTTTTTATCTATTAAATCCCATAAAGCTTTTACAATATCAGTTTCTGCTATAAAATCACCAATATTCCTATCTTCCGGAACAATAAAACTATTTTCTAGATCATCCTTATCAAGATACTCACTATCTAATTTCCAATCTATTTTCCATAAAGGTATTAATTCACCTTTCTTATTTTTAACACAATCACAATTAATAAATCTGTTCATAATTCTATATTTATTTTATTATTCATCAATAAGGAAATCAAGGAAAAATAAAACCCAAGGAAATCACTTCCCTGGGTTCTTTAACTAGGATTTTTTGCTGATTATTAACCTTGTTTGACATAAGAAGAGTTTATTCCTAGTTTTTTACTCTTCACAATATTTAGGCTTTCGACCTGTTTCTAAGTATCCTAAAATTTCTTTGAGTACTTGATCATGATTAAATGCCCAATCATAACTATCTATATCTTCAGCTGGGACAAACTTAATATCATCTACTTCATTAGGTTCTCCACCTCTTGATACAGTATCACAATTAATTTCATTATCAGCTATTTTTTTCCGAGTAGCTGCATAATCTACGTGAATAAGATACCTAGAGACTATATTTTCTCTAGCATCTCGAGACGGATCATCTATAGTACAAAAATGATCAATTGCTTCATTGGGATAGATTTCAAGATTAAGTCCGAGTTCTTCATAAAGTTCTCGTTTCACTGCTTCTTTTCTTGTTTCGCCCCAATCAAGATAACCACAAGTAACTGACCATTTTCCAACATGATCTGGACATCCTGAACCTCGTTTAGATACTAAAAACATTACTCGACCATTGTTATCTCTAGTATATACAATTCCTACTACTGCATTAGCTCTAGAGATCCAATACTCTTTTCCATTCTCTTTTGATGTTACTTTAAAATTTTTCATAAATAAAAATTATTAACAGTTGTCAATGTTTGTTTATCAATTATAAGGTTATTACCGATTGTCTTTTTTACCTTCTTTAGAATTTGTACAATACTCTTTTTACATAAGATACTATCATTTTTAATTGATGACCAATCTTTTATAGTGGAAAAGTTAAATTCATATCTTTTTACAGTAGGAAGAAGAGTATATGCTTTCTCATTTAATTCCATTTTAGCTCCAAAAGTTAATTCTATAAAGGGTAGTAGAAAACATTTTTTATCGTAAAATACTACTTTATAACTACTATTATATCCATTTTCAGGAGGTGTATCATTAATTTCTAAGACTTCCATCTTTTATAGGATTAAGAATATCATTTATTACTATTTTACCAGTATTATCACTTATTTTTCCTGAAATACTATAACTTTTCTTATAAAATGGCCATAAATTTATATTCCTAGTCTTTGGAGAAGTATACGAGAAATCTAACATATTGTAATGAAAAGAATATGATACAGCTACTAATCCACCGACCATTTCTTGATTAACTATGTCAAAATTAAAAATATCCACTTCTTAATTAAACAAGATATAATTTGATATAAGTATTTAAATCTTCCACAGCTGGTAATCCATACTTTGCTGTAAATTTTCTAGTAGGTTTCTTTATATACCTCACATAGAAATCATCTACTAGCGGTTTTATAGTCTCTATAGAGTTTTCTCCACTAAGTTTTTCGATTCCATGAACATCTTCGATTACAAAGAATATAAGAGAAGCTACAAATGGAGTAAAAGATATTTCTCTTTCAATTATCTTTTTCACTATATGTTCATTTTCTTTAAGAATTCTAGTAACCTCCTTGTAACTCTTATTACCTTCCGTTTGTCCGGCGGTTTCTACTATTAATGTGAATAGTTTAATATATTCTCTAAATAATTCTTCAGTTGTTAACATAGCCTTTAAGTGTTTCTATTATTTTTATTTTTTCAGTTTCTTTGAGAAGACTCCACTCACCTCTTTCTAATTTTTCTATAATTTTTGAAATATTATTAACAGGTATTTCTGAAATCTCTAAAGTTCCTGGTATCAAAGTATACCCTAGATGTTCAAGAATAGACTCAATCTTCTCAAGTTCTTTAACAGTTGCTACTCTTCGACCATAATAATTATCAACTCTTGGATAATTAATAACAATCCTTGAATCTATTACATACCATCTCCAAAGATTATTTGGAAAATTAAATACTCCTCTTTCACATCCACTAAATAAACCGAACCAACCATCAGGTCCATCTTTATAATCTACATAAATCTTTCCTACTTCCATAATTCATCCAAAATATAAAAATGGATTATCTTCTGAATCTTCTTCAATTATCTCAAAATCAGACCCAGAACAATCTTTTAAATTTATCATATACCTTAAAAGTAAGTCTACACCATAATTATAAAAATAAGGTTTATCTTTATCATATGATGCAATAGATTCTCCTTTACCATTTACTACTTTTACATAATTCTCATTTTTAGAATCCAATGATGCTTTTATTCCCTCATCTGTAAAATTCTTTTTCGCATGTTCTTCTGCAAATCTTACAAGTGGATTTATTGTTTCTCCGGATATACGAATTTCTTTGTTAATGAGATTTTTAGAATAAAGAACAATCTTATCTATTACTGAGAAAGTATACCAATTATCAGAACCTATCAACTTAAACCAAGGACTACCAGAATCATCAAAATAAACTCCTGTAACTCTAGTATAATTTCCATCACTTGTTTTTATAATAGGTTTATATCTTAATCTTCTACAAATTTCTTTTAATAAATTAGATCTTTTCTCCAAACACATCTGCGAAAGGTTTTAAATTTCCATTTGGATTATGATCTCTTCCTGAATTTCCATCATCGAGAATAGCAAAACATATTTCTTCAAATGCTCCAATAAATTCTGGTTCTTCCAAAACTTCCTTAAATAATCTTGCTACATGAGAAGGTGGATTTTTAAATGCTCCACATCCAAGTGCCCCTAGAACAAGTTTAGTATGATTATTATCTAAAGCTATTCTAAGGATTGTTCTTATTTTTCCTTTTACAACAGGAACATATTTTTTCATCATTTCTCCAGTATTCTTATCAATATCAGGTCTTACTACTCCTGCCACTGAAATTACATTACATTTAAAATAATTACCTACAGTTTCATAAGTTCCTGGTTTTCTATAAACGCATACCCCTGGACTATATATTCCTCCATAAACTGGAATAGGGTAGGAGAAGTCATTAAGAACTTTTCCTGAATAATAATCTCCAAAGTATTCATCCCATTTTTCAGGAGAGTATAAATATAGGGATAATAGCAAATTACTTCTTCTACATAATTCTTCTTCCTGAGCTCTAGAACCTGTTTCAACTCCTCCACCTGGTCTTTTAGATGAAGCCATATTAAGAACTGCACACTCTGAACCCAATTCCTTTGCTTTTTCAAAGGTATCTATATTCTGTACATATATTTTAAGAGGAGTTTGAAATTTAGGTTTATTATTTCCTTTTTGAATAGACTTATACATTTTTGATTCATATATTAGTCTATCTGTTTCTGGAAATTCTATATAATTATCCTTATATTCATACTCTCTAGAAATAATATCTTCTATTACTTCTTCAAAAACTTTAATTAATTGTTCTTTTGTTTTCATATCATTAATGATTTTGAATTATCTAATAAATTATATTTCACAATCCCACACTCATTACAATTATCCTTTGAGAGAATACATTGACTACAGTAATTTAATTTACCTGAATCTATTGTATATCCTCTTCTTTGAAATAATCTAAGGTTTTTCGAAAAATGACTTATTTCCTTTGATGAATATTCCATAAAAACTCCATATTCAAGATTTTCAAGAGTTACAAGTTCTTTTATTCTATTTTTTATGAAATCCAAAGTAACAATACTTTTTTCATTTAATTCCTCTACAAAGTCTATAAGAACACTTTCATTTATTCTCACACATTTAACTATTCCTTTACGATTATTTACTGGATAGGAAATAAGTAGAGTGCTATTTATTTTATCTCCAGGGAAAAAGAATTTATTAGGTCTGATAGAAGGTTTGAAATTACATAAATCACATTCTCCAGAAAATTTACATACTTCTTTACATACTATATCAGAAATCCCTGGGAAAGATCGAAAAATCAACCTACTATTTACTATATCAGTATTAGATACCAATATATTTGTTCTTTCTCCATAATATCTATGTTCTGAAGAACGTCCTAATTCTAAATCTACAGTTTCATATCTAAAATTTCCAAAAAAACCTACTACACCAGTTACTAATCTAATAAGATTGATTTCATTGATATAGATATCATTATTGAACCAAGTAATTATATCTCCTGGAAGATATTTTTGATAGTATAGTCTCCTTTTAGTATTCTTTGTCATAACGTGCTAAATTATTATATGCATCTGTACTATAAAAATTAGTTAGATCGAAAAAAATCGAAAACTCTCCTTTGGGATTTAAAGGTGATTCCGGACGATATCTATCTAAGATAATATTAAATCTAAATTCATTACCCCAATCTTGCCTTATTTCTACAATTATTAAAGGGTGTTCTGGTCCAAATGCTGCATATTCACCACTACCCCATAAATATCCAGGAGACTGAAAATAAACAATATCACCTACTTTATAATAATCTGGATCTAACCTTCTTGCTACTACTTGAGGAATTCTGGCTAAGCTTTCCTCCTTAAGATGTTCCATTATTTGAGGGATAATTGATGTATAATCATGCTCTACGATTTCACATTTTTTATCAAAATCATCTGTACTCATTCTTTCTGGAAATATAGATGATCCCCAACATACTTTATAATAAGATCCCTTCGAATCAAAACCATTACTATAAACAACTCCTATATCTCCAGTATCTTTATTTTTGACTCTTGATTGCGTCCAACTATCTACTCTCATCTGTTATCTTATTAATTATTTCATTTTTTGCCTTAGTCCAACCATCTTTAAATGATTTTCTTTCATTTCCGACTGTATAAATAAAAAATCCAACAGTCATAATAATTATTCCTAAAGGCTTATACCACTCAATTATTTTAATTCTGAATGGTGAAAATGATATCTCTGTATGTCCTAAATACAGGAAAAATACAATTAATAATACTAAATAAACTATAACCTTCATCATATTTCTATTTTATAAGTTTTATCTTTCATTACTACTAATTTTCCAGGAACTGACATTAAACGATCTTTAACACTGTCTAAAAATGTATCTAATATTATAACATCGCCAAAACTTGAAATACTAATATAACATGCATTGAGATCATCAGTCCATCCAAAAAATACTTCTTCAGGATCAGCACTATCCCATGGAGAAAGCACTAAACGAGGCAATCCATCTTTTAATCTTATTGCGGTAACAACTTGTAAATCTTCTTCTAGATCATACAAAAATACGTATCCAGCTACTTTTACATATTCTTCCGTTTCCATATAAGTTCTTTTAAAATTGGCAAAGATTTCTCCATATATTCAACTAAAATATCTTCAAAGAGAAAATATTCTCGATTCATTACTCCAAAAGAATCTCTAGCCATATGATGTAATTCATGAGACCAAGTACTTAAAAGTTCAGATTTGGTCACTTTTCTGCTTTTTGGAATCATCATTATAAATTTTTTCTTACCAGCTCTTGAATAAACCATACCATTTACTGGAGGAGGTCCTATTCTAATGATATCCTTATCTGTCTTATCATAATAGATTCCAGAAGTGGACATTACATAACTTACATCACCCTTAGATAGTTTTCCAGAGATTTCTTTTTTCTTCTCTACCTCTAAAAGAAGATCATCTATGTATATAAAATCTAAAAGCTGTTGAGAAACTAAATATCCAAAAATATAAGCTTCCGTTTCACTATCAACTATCCCTCGTGAGGATGTAATTATATTAACAAATTTACTAGTTTTTCTAAATATCCACTTTACTTTTTCTTTTGTAGTTAGATTTGACAAGATAGTGATCAAATAACTTCTACGATTATTAACAGCTAATTCGTATCCTTCTGATCTTGGTATAATTCCATATAAACCTTTAAAAGCTTCAAGAGAACATTGAATAGTAGTTAGTCTTGTATTAAATATAGAAATATCATAATATGCATATTTAGAACCAACCTCCCTTCTTAAGTTTTCTTGGTAACACTTTTTATTAAAAAATTCTGCTCTTTCTAATAAATCTAATACATCTTTTAACATTTTCTTTTTTATTTTATTACATTATTAAGGATTTAAACTCTTATAATTGTTATGAAGAAAAAGAAAATGATAAAGATTGAATACTATTATCGTAGTGTTGAGACTAATAAGTACACTTATGTAATAATAGATAATAGAATTATTCTCTTATTAAAAAATCAATTAAAGAGAGTTTCATCTAATTATTTATTACACCACATAGAGTATAAAGATATTTGTTTTAATTTTTATAGAGACGCTACAAAAATAAAGGAAGAAATTATATCTGGAATTAATTCAGAAGATATTAGAAAAGCTTTAATTAAAGTAATAAACACTACTACTGGACTTTTTAATCTTAAAAAATCCATAACTCAATTTAATGAAATATATTATAATTATAAAAAATATTATGATAACTTTTCCACCAAACTTTAGAATATACGTAATAGAAACTCCTCTTAAACTAGTAGATATACACAATGCTCAAAATTATCTAACTTCTAAGGAATATAAAATAATATCAAATAGTTTTAGTGTATTTTCATTTCTAGGAAATAGAAATAATCTTCAAGAAGTTTCAAAGATTGTAAGTTTTTTGAAAGGTAATGATCACCTAGGAAAAAGTAAATACTATATTTCAATTACCTTAAATAATTTTGAAAAACCGTTCCGAAAAATCTGGACAGCAAAAAATATGACAAAATATATATACAGACTGGATTTAATAACAAAAGAAAGTTTTAGGTATTTTAAAAAACATAATTCGGATATTATTACTATTGAAAAACCAAGTATTCCTGAAGAAGAATTTATTAGAATCATCCTATATAATTCTTTAGCAATAATAGAGAATTATGAAAAGGGATTAATAAACATAGATGATAATGCTGCTTATTATATGAGCAATTACAATTATTCTATTCTTAAACTATCTAGAGAAAAAGGTTTATTTTAGAAGAGAAAGAAAACTAACCAAGGATTTTATTTCCAAGGTTAGTTCTTTTTTTTTATTCGCTTTTTGCAGCGTCATGTTTACATATTTTGATCAAGTAAATATATTTATTAACAGTTTCGAAAAAGTCATCTGTTCTGTTAATAATACCTGACCACATTAAATCATCTCCAGCTTCTCTTTTTATTCCAGTTAGTAATCCTCTAATATCTACTAAGAGATTTTCAAATTCTAATGCTTCTGGAAGAATAGGGCTTAATGTTCCTGGTTGAATAAATCCCCAGAGAGCTTGAGCATTTTCCATAAGAGCATCATCAAAATCTTGAAATTCACCATCAAAATCATCAATTAATTTATGGATGCTCATAGTGGGTGCTGAGAAATGCAGTTCTTTCAATCTCGTGTGTATTCCATGAAATTGATTCTCCAAATTTAAAATAAACTTATTATTCATAACTTTTTTAATTTATAAATGTTTTATTTTCATAAACTCTGATAATGTTGTTTGACTAACTCCTAATCTTCTAGCTACTTCTGCTTTACTCAATCCTTTCTCAAGTAATCTTGTAATTTCACTATCTTTTCCATCTAATTTACGCTTCCTAGGAATTCCAACAGGTCTACCTAATCTCACTCCATTAGATTTCATCATAGCTAATGCACATTTTGTTCTTCGACTTATTAGCTCTCTTTCTTTCTGAGCACTAATTATATCAAAGAAGGTTTCATATACGGACATAGAATCTTCTTTTATTATCTCCCCTTTCCAGATAGGTAAGATAGCAGCTCCAGTTAACATACAATGATTTATAATTGACATCACCATATATACATTTCTTCCAAGTCTAGAAATTTCAGTAACTAATATTAAATCCCCTTTCTTTATTCGATCTAATATTAATTTTCCAAGAAGTCTAGCACTAGGTTTTATAGCCCCTGAGATGCTCTCTTCTATCCATGCATCTACTTCAATTCCATTTTCCCTACAATACCTGTTTATTTCGTACCTCTGTACTTCTACTGTTTGTTTTTCTGTAGATACTCGTATATAACCATAAATCATTAGATAGTTTATTTTTTAGTTATTAATCAACTCTTCAAACAGAGTTTCTTATCAATAATTAGGCTTTCACTTAAAAAATAAAGCAAAAAGAGCATAAACCTTGAAATTCTTATATATGGACGAAAAATAAGCGCTAAAGTTTCTGTCTATAAAACAAATAGAAAAATTAACAATTTAGTGATTAAAAAAACAAGTAAAATTGATGCTAAAAATTTAGTATGAATTCGGGTGAGTGTAAACGAGAAGCCACGAGTAAAGCTACTGAGAGGTAGTATAACATTTTAATAAAAAAAAATTAGTAGCTTTATGAATTACGGTAAAATCTTAAGCGTTGGCTTCAAAGTATTAGTTGCAGCAGTTGCAGGCGTAGCTGTATTTATTGGTGTAGATAAAATCAATACTAATAATGGCAATCAAAATGGTGGTTTTAGACAAAAAAGTATTCCTGACGATCCAAGTTTCTCTTCAGGATCAGAGTTTCAATCAAATAACAATACTCAGATCCAACAAGTAAAGAGAGATAGGAATGATAGTAATATTGTCGAGAAAATGAAAAATGTTCAGGATACTTGTGGAAGATTATTTACTTTCGTTCAATCATTGACAATGGTAGTAGATAATTTTAGCAGAATATTTAGAAATGATGGAAATAGTTATCTAAGTCAACCTTACTATGGTGACCCTTGGGGATATCGACAGCCTATTGATATGGGAAATGGCGTTTATTGGAATAGAATATCTCCATACATCATTGAAGCTTCGTCAACACCAGATCCAAGATATTATGGTCGATTATAAAATCTTAAGGAAAGGAAGGACTAAAGATTAATTAATTGCTACACCACCCAATAAAGAAGAAATATATATGTACGTTGTATAAAAATGCCTTCCGAAAATAATAAATTTATTATACAACGTACTTACGAAAGAACTTGTTATGCCATAGGAAATTATCCTATGGTTTTTATTTTTCGCTTCAAAACCTTATTAGTGTACAAAATAAAAGAGAAGTATGGAAAAAGAATTTGTTGTATATGGGAAAAAGAAATTTAACCCAGAGAAATTCAGAAAAATTAAAAACAGAAAAGGATGGTGTAAACCTAAAGCTGGATTATGGGCTTCTCCGATAGACTCTAAATGGGGATGGAGAGATTTTATAATATCTGTAATGGAATCCTGGAAGAAAGATCTACAAACATATTTTAAATTCAAACTTTCTTCTACAGCTAAAATTTATATCATTGATACATTAGAAGATTTATATCAAGTACCGTTTAAAAGAATATTAAAACTTCAACCTGCTCTTTCAGATTATTTAATTGATTTTGAAAAGATGGTATCCGAAGGTTATGATGGAATATTACTTACAGAGAATGGTCAAAATGAAACTAGAATGCCTGAGTTTAGTGGATTATACTATAACGGAAAAAGTTTTAATCTTTATGGTTGGGATGTAGAATGCTTATTAGTACTTAATCCTAGGTGTATAGTTCCAGTAAATTCACTAAAAAGAATCAACTTAAAGAATGGAAGGAATGCATGGAAGAAGAATGTAGTGATAGCAAGAACACAAAAATCTATATCTCAAGATGATCCTGAAATTTTAGAATGGAAAGGAGAAACAGAAGATACAGTGATACTAGAAAGAGGATCAACATACGGTTCTAAAAAAGCATTTATCAGATCTCTCAGAAAGTTACAATATAAGATCGGAGATGATCCAACTTCAAAATTTATCTTGAAGTAAAAAAAAATAGAGAAGAAACTTTAATTGTTCTTCTCTTTTTCTTTCTTCTATCTATTATATAGTCTGATTATCATATTCTTCTTTAGTTAATAAACTTCCTGAAAGATAATCATAAGCACTGATTAATTTAACAGATTGTTTAAAAGAATGAATCTCTTGTATTCGAAGTTCTCGTCTTTCTATGTCAAATACCTCTAGGAATTTAACTTCAAACCATGCAAGTTCTATCACATCAAGATCTTTCCAGTATATAATATCTCCTGGTTGTAAAGAATCTATAAACTTCTGTACTTTCTTTTCTTCGGCTAGAATTTTTAATAAACTTTCTACTTCTACTATATTTTTTTGACTTGATCCTATTCCTATAATTGGATTAAATCTTCTTTTAATTCCAATAGATAATAATCCTATATCACCTCTTTTCATTATAATCTTTAATTAAATCGTTATACTTTTCTGGTATTTTCCCAAAATCTATATCTTTATATACTTGACCTATTCCATCTTCCATATATCTCAAAGAAAACATTAATTTCATAATCTCAATGTAACTATCTTTTGTATATCTAGGATCAGAACTGAGAATATATTCAAATTTTAAATTATCCTTAAAATAATTCTCGATTAAATATTTTTCAAATTCTTCAGGAGATAAACTACATAAATCCTTGGACTTATCACCGAATAATTTACTCGGCGCATTACATTCAAGAGTTCCAGTTATAGGATTAGTTGTAAATATAAAATCTATATCAAAATCAGATCTAGTATTTACATGCCTATAATCAAATCTAGGCGCCGAGGAATGTCTTTCGGTGATATCCCAAAATGAATCATAACACTCATAAAAATCATACTTCATAAGAATTGGTTTAAAATTTTTCATAAAGTATTCTAAGTTTCTATAATGTGCTCTAATAGTTCCTAATTCATGTTCGGTTGGGTTCTCTGATATCCATAATACTTTCTCAAAATTATCTTCGAACTCTTTACCTTCTACTATTATTCCAGTTCCTTCATCACAAAAAGAATTAGTCTTTTCTGGATAAGTAATCAAAGTCTTAAACCATGCTCCTGTGACTTCTACTCTCGAAAAATCAATCTCAAATTCAGTCCCTTCAGGAAGAGATTCTAGTTCTTTGGTATATTCTTCTGTATATCTTGTAAATAATGTAACATGCCCTAAAGTATCTTTCTTTTCTAAATCGGTATACTCTAAGTAACCACATATAAATTGATTTCCTGCAGAACTATATCCTCGCTGTACTAAGAAATCTATATAATCTTTAGCAGTCTTCATCTTTAAAAAAGTCAGTTAAATAAATAAATGTAAATGTAAGTGTAGTCCAATTATCTATACCACTAATAGTACTATATATAATAACAGGATACTTGATTGGTAAGAAATAAGGATTTGTATATCCCTTAATACAATCATTTTCTGGACCATAGTATTCAAGATGAAAATTGTATAGTTCATTTAGTTTTTTATAAAACTCAAGCCATTCTTTAGGAGACTCTATTAGTTTTTTCATGCTCAAATCCATTATTTAATATTCCCAACCATTCTTCTGTTTTTTGTACATCTCTCTTCATCTCGGAAACATTCATCCAAGAAAAATAGAGAACAATACAATCTGGATAATCCTCCCTAGTTCTAAATACTGAAAATTCTATCTTATCACCTATCGACATCTCTCCATAAAATAAAATTTTTCCAGAATCAGAAAACTTAGAATATGTAAATGAACAATCTGAATTATTAATCATGAAATTTCCATGTTCTGTCGGAAATAGCTCACATAGACCATATTTTATTTCATTATATACTTCACGCTTTTTTGTCATACATTAATAAGTTTTATAATTCTTTCACGTATAGATATAGGAATTCTATCAATCTCAACAATACAAGGATCAGATAATAATTTTTCTGCCTCCACATAACCTTGATAAACAGATATTATTCCGGCCGTGTCTTCTATAACTGTTAAAAAAGCATAATACCTCGAATATGCATAAGTTATATTTTGAACTTTTATATATGTGTTTCTTTCAATAATATCTCCGGCCGTATTTTGATCCTCCATAGTTCGATAATAAACAGATCCTATTGTAACGCCTCCTAAACTCGACTTCATTAATTCAGAATAAGTTTTAGTATAACCTAGTGAAGGGAGAATAGAATCTAGGGGCGTTTTCCATGTTTCTTCTAATTCTTCTTGTGTTGTATAGACTTTTGCATCCTTAAGATTAATTTTTATTGGATCTAATATTATTAACATAAGTCATTGATATAAAAAGAGCCCAAGGAAATTATCCCCAGGCTCATTATTTTTACTCTATTCCTAACGTATCTTTGCATAACTGAATTTCGGCCGGATCACCAGTATGTTTTCCTAAGTCGTCTGAAAGTTTTATGCAAGGAATCCAAGGTTTATTTTCATTCATCCTACATCTTACTAATTTCATTACTATATTAGCAGGTTTAATTCCTGGAATATCACAAGTAAGATTAGTTCCTATTCCTGCGACAGCTTTTTTGATTCTTCCTGCACAATATTCAGAAATGTCTTTGAATTTTTCCATATCAAGTGCATTAGAGAATACCACTGTTTTATCTTTAGGATCAACTCCTAGCTCTTTCAAACGATTAATCATAAGATTCACAAACATATATTCATCTCCAGAATCTTGTCTAAAACTTGGAAATAAGAATGCATGTTTTCTAGAAAGCTGATCGAAAAATGCTTTAGAAGTTATCGTATCTGTAAGTACGCAACCAAGCTGAGAATCATATACATCTTCCCAATTTTCCATCATTACGTACGATCCTTGACGATATCCATACATACTATTCATAAAACTACAAAGCTGATGATTCATAGTTCCTTGAGGAATCATATTATACTTCATAGCAAAATAAACATTACTAGTTCCAGTACAATAAGTTGATTTCTCTTTCAACATTCTAATTACCTCTTCATGAACATTAAATGAATATCTTCGACGTAAGCCAAATTCACAGAACCAAAGCTTTTCTCTATTTGAAAATTCTATTTTCTTTTCAAGTTTTCCTAAGACTTCAGACATATCAACCTTGTCTTCTTTATGCATCATCTCTGACAATGTTGCAAGAATTGGTATTTCATAAAGTGCCATTCTATACATTTTGTCGATAACACTGATTTTAAGATGATGTTTTTCGTCTAAAGAAATGTTAACTTTCTCTGGATCGAATCTCCACTGTCTTAACCATTCCCAATAAAATTCTGGAATGTATTTAATTCTATTCTTTACCCATTCAAACTCCTCTGGAAGAAGTTTAAGATTTTTAATTGTGTAAAGATTTCTTTTAAATTCTTCTACAAATTCCTCAGTGTACTCTGTGTTGTTTCGGTCAAAAAATACTAACTCTCCAATACTATCTGGAAATTTTCTAGAGAAGAAATGTGATACACTAAAACAATAAAGATCTTGTTCTAAAATACTTTTAATCATAACTGTTATTAATTTTGTTTATATAAGTTTTCATATCATATATAAGAATTTGCGGGCCTGAGGAATTCAAACCCTAATACATGACATAGAACAATTATAAAAGAAATTTTGTAGTTGTTCTTTTTGTTTTGATCTAGTAACATAATAAAAGGGTGAGTATTATAAATTAGCTACTTATAAGAAAACCCTTCTTTAATTGTTATTGTGTTACTCGATATATAATTTATATAACCTTAAAATTTATTAAAATTATGTTACAGAATCATTTAAAAACAGAACTTCCATCAGAATGGAGAAACCTATTTAAACATCACGAATCTTACCCCGAAGACTACTATGATGTCGCAGAAGTAGAATTAAACTCTGGAGAAAAGAAAATTTTAGTTTTAAATCGTGAAACGGATGATCTTATGGAGTACTATTATGATGATATTCCAGATAATCAATGGATAGATCTTGAAAAATTTTTTAAATTTGAATTAATTGATCGAAATGAAAATTTTAAGAAATTATTAGATTATGATTTATCTAATATATACTTTATTAATAAGTATGGCGCAATTCAATGTAATTATAAAGGAAAAGTAAGAAAATCTAATCTTAAAAATAAAATTTCAAATAGAAGAATATATCCCGAAAGAAGCTTTTCTTTATTTGATATTAGTATTCATGTTTATAATCACTCTTTAATCGCTTATCTATTTATTCCTAATTTATATCCAGAAGTAAATAATATAATAAACCATAAAGATTTAAATCCCTTAAATTTTTGCAAAGAAAATCTGGAGTGGATTACTTATAGCGAAAACAATAAGGCAGAGAATAGATTAAATAATTTTTGTCATAAATACAAGTATCTTCAAATCGATCCAAAAGATAAAAAAGTTATTAAAGAATGGTATAATGCTAGTGAACTAAAGAAATATTTTCCAGGCTATAGAAAAGTGTTATGTGGAATTAGAATTACTTACAAAGGTTATGAATGGAAAAGAATAGACTTAACACTCGAAGATTATAAATCTCGTCATCCAGTTATAGAAAATGGATGGTATCTTAACCCATTTATTACCTCTCATAAAGTTGAAGCCAATCTTTGTGGAATTCTAAAGATTAATGGAGTAGAAAATATAGGTACTTTAGAAGAAAAAGAACAAAGGTATAGAATAAAAATCGGAGGAAAATCAATTTTAGTTCATAGATTAGTTTATGAAACTATTTCTGGGAAAAAGATAGAAGAAAATAATGTAATAGATCATATTCAACCTGTTCGATCTGTAGAGACAATTAATAATGAATACTCTAATCTAAGAGAAGTAACTCAAAAAGAAAATATGAATAATCCGGAAACTCTTTCTTATAGAAAGAATAAATAAATTATTAAGGATAGATATAGTAAGACTATATCTATCTTTTTTTTCAACGTACAAAATAAAAAGAGGGAAATTAATCCCTCTTCTAAACAACTACTTTCTTAATTCCATTAATAAATGATTTACTAAACTTTACTAGTTCTCGATCTCTAGCTACTAAGGCTAATCCTAAAATAAATGGAACTTGTAAATTTTTTATTATCTCTTTATACCAAGGATCGATAATATCACTCTTAATGCAATATTTTCTCATTGACCCATAAAGTTCCTTAATCGCCTTGCTTTGATATTTTAGGTACTTAGTTTTTTCTAATAATTTTTTAAACCTCGCTTTTAATGCAAAGACCACTCTTGATTTCTCAATAAATTCGTCTTCAGTAATTGTTCCTTTTTCAAATTCAAGTTTTACCTGTTTGAAATTAATCTTTTCAAACTTAACTTTTAACTCTTGAAATTCTCTTCTGATTTTTTTCTCTATTTGTCTTTTTCATACTATAAAAATTTAAAACTCCCTAAGCTTTTTATTATTGCTTAAGGAGTATGTTTTTTCTCATATATAAGGCTAATAGGATTTCTTAGAAGGTATTATTTTTTCTTTCTGCACAGTGATATAGAATTCGATTAAAAACTAGTTCCGCCTAAAAATGTTTCAAAGCCTTATATATGAAGAGAAAATAAATGAGCTAGCTCCTAAAGTATATATTGCAGATATACAAAAGAAGCTAGCATTAATTTTTTAAAGTTAAAGAAAAATTCATAGAATAAATTTAATCCGTAGAAAAAGGTGTAATTAAAATGATTATTTCTATGAATAATAAAGAAATTATTCAACATATCATCATTGCAATTATCATGACACTAATGATGATATTTCTAGAGGATGATAACATTCTCATAGATATATTCAATCACGCTATTGCTTTGGCAAGAACAAAAATAGAGTGTGATAAATTAAAAAATAAAAGAGTAGATTAATTCTTTTACCCTAGGACTTAAACGGTTCTAGGGATTTTATTTTTTCTTTAACTTCATTATTAAGGAACTCAACCATCTGTAAGAGCAAAATCAACCTCTCTTAGGATAGTGAGTTATTTTGGCTCATTTTATAGGTTAAGATGGCTAAAAACATCAAAAATAACCCACATTTCGCTACCTTTTTCTAATGCATGCCTTATATTTGTACAGAGTTGTTTAATTTTTAATTTTATTGTGTTATGAAATATAGAATTAGTGAATATTGTAAAGTTCAAAAGATTTCAAGAGGTACAGTATATAGTTGGAAAGAGAAAGGTATAATCTCAATGGAAACAGACAAACAAGGTAGAGTCTGGGTTATTGAAGAAGATCCTAAAAGACCTAATCCGACAGTAGCTATATATACACGCTCTGAAGAAAAAGAAGAATTAGAGAAACAAAAAGAGAGATTATTACTATATTGTTCAGCTAAAGGATATATAGTAAGTCAAGTAGTCGAAGAGAATATTGGACTAGATTCAGAAGATACACCTGAATTAGAAAAGTTACTATTATCTCCGGCCATTGATATTATAGTAACTGAAGAAAAGGACCGAATAAGTTTAAATTCTTTCGGTCTAATATCTAAGTTACTTGAATCTGCCGGCCGAAAAATAGAAGTAACTAATCTCTCTTCAGGACTTACAGCAAAAGAAAAAACTGAATTAATTAAAAAATTTAAACTATGAGTAAGTATGATGATATATTCTTATCTACAGAAACTATTCAAGATTTTATAGATAAGAATAATATAAAAAATAAAAAAGATCTACAAAATAGATTTGGAAGTATATATAATATTTTTAGAAAAGATCCTAGAAAAGATAATATAATATTTCCAAACCCTCAAGTAAACTATTCAACAGTAACTTTAGATCAAGTACAAAACTTAATTGACTCTGAAGGAATAAAATCTTCATACGAATTTCATAAAAAATATAGAAGATTATTTCGAAAATGTAAAAATGAATTGCATATTTTAGATAAATTAGTATTTAAAAGAAAACCAAAAAATATATTTAATCATTGGAAAGATATTGATACTATTGAAGAATTTCAACAATTTATAAACGATAATAATATAATTGGAAAAGGGGATTTTAATAAACGATTTAGAGGGTTGTGGCAAAAATGCAGAAATAAAGGATTTTTAAATAAATTATCATTTCCCAAATCAATATATGGATCTTCTTGGGAAATGTATGTATGCGAATCAATAAAATTAAATTTGGAAATACAAAACTTAGAAATTCAGAAACAATTTACTGAGTGCATTGATAAAAGACCATTACCTTTTGATTTATATTTTATATATAATGATAGAAAAATACTAATAGAAGTACAAGGACCTAGACATTTTATGCAAATAGATTATCATAAAGATGGATTTAATGAAGATGAAGTATATAAAAAATTTCTAATATGTAGAAAACATGATATAATAAAAAATAGATTTGCAAAAAATAACTCTATTGAAATCTATTATATTTCATTAAATACCAATTTATCAAATTATGATTACCCATACTATATTTATCACAATATAGATAAATTAATTTATGATATTAAAAACAACCAACCATTAGACATGTAAACCTTATAGATGGGAAGGTATTATTATGTTATCTTCCCAATATTTATAAATGAAAACATATTTAATTAATATTAAATTTTTTAATAAACTAAATTTTATTTATGGAAGAAAATAAGAAAAAAGGACCTGGAGATATTAGATTATTACAATGGCCGGAAAATGTATTAACTAATCCGGATTACATGTTAGGATCTCTTGCTCCAGATCCATCAGGAAAACCTTGTGAAGGTGCATGTAATGCTTTTCGAGAAATTATAGATAATGCAATAGATGTACTTTACGATAATCCTGATGCAACAACAATCATAGTAGATACAGAAAACTATAATGGATTTAATCTAGTAGCAGATAATAGCTGGGGTATCCCACTAAGAATGAGTGAGATACCTGGGAAAACCATGGCACATTTATCTATAAGTACATTAAATTCCGGAAGTAAATTTAATGGGAAGGGAGATGATACAGGCGCTCACATTGGCCGTCACGGTGTAGGAAGTGCTTGTACCTGTGCCCTTTCTGAACAATATATTTTATTATCAAAGATTACACAAGATAATTATGATAAATCTATTCCAGAAGTAAAACAACTTTGGGAATCACAAGGACCTAGAAGTAAAAAAGATCTATTCTATATAGTTGTATATGAGAATTACGGTAATCTTACTTTTGAAGGTGCTATGAAACTTTCTGATGTAAATAAAAAACTTGGTGTGAATTTACCAACAGGAATGAGTACTATGGTTTTATTCAAACTAGGTACTACATATGTTCCTGATCCTAGAGTTGTTATTCCATATGATAACTTAAACTACTTTCTTCTTATAATGAAGGAATTTTATAAAAGAAAAGTAACTGTTATTGCAAACGGAAAAAATATGACAGCTGCAGATCTTGATATTTATAAATACAAAATTATTAAAACTATTATTCCTGAAGATACAAGTAAAAATTCAGAAGTAAAAGTTTTAATATATTTTGATGTAGATCCTGAGATGTCTAATAAAAGTAGTTATGGTAGTGTGAACGGTCTCGTAGTAAATACGGGACAACATTTAAATTATGTAGAAGCATGTTTTGACCAAGCGATTAGAGCTGAGTATAAAATTACTCATAAATACACTATGAATGGTTTTAAATCATGTGTTGTGCTCTTGGCAGAGGTAATATCGTTCGACAGTCAAACTAAAGTACGATTAAAATCTATTGGAAAAGTAAAACAATCAGATTTCACAGGAGCATTAGTAAAAGAATTCATAAAAATATTTAGATCTAATCCTGACTATTGGCAAGAACATGTAGATAGATTAAATACTATTTATAATTCAATGAGATCATTCTCAGCAGCTGAAAAAGCGCAGAAAATGATTGATGACGCTCAGGGAAGAAATATGTTTAAGTCAAGGGTTGAATTAATAGAGGGTTTTAGTGACGCAACTGGAAAAAACAGATGGGATTGTGAATTATTCCTCTGTGAAGGTCTAAGTCCAGCAGGATCACTAAAAAGTGGAAGACATAACACTCAGTTCCACGCAGTACTCCCGTTAAGAGGTAAGATACTTTCGGTGCTAGATAAGACTGTAGATCAGGCACTAGATAATAAAGAAATTCATACTATATTCAAAGTAATTGGACTTGGTATGGATGTAAATAACGTAACAAAGGATGCAAAATCTTTTGAAGAAGCTTATGAATTGATAAAAAAATACAGCCGTTATGGTAAAATTGTTATCGCAGTTGATGCGGACCCTGATGGCGAACAGATAAAAAAATTAATTCTATATTTATTTGGAAAATTCGGAAGATTTTTGATAGATTTTGGAATGGTTTATCAAATAATGTCACCAATATTTGAACAAGGTGATAAAAAGTTCTATCCTGGAGATCCATTACAAGATAATGGAATATTTCCGATAGGATTAGATCCAAGTAAACCATTTTTTCGCAGAAAAGGTCTAGGAGCTTTTAATTCTGAAGATATTTATGATATCTTTTATAATCCGGCAACTAGAAAATTAATTCAAGTAACTCCGGATGGTTTCGACTATAGTATGAAACTGACAGAAGATATTGAAGAAAGAAAAAAACTATTATTTGATGCCGGAATTATAACTAATCCATATGGATTCACAGACTTATAAATATCCAAATATTCCAGAAGTTAAAATAGTAATATTACTTGGTGAACCACAAAATATATGTTGTGATAGAGCTAAGAAAATATTAACTAATAAAAACTCTGGAATTTATAGATTAATGAATAAGAAGAAAAAAGAATTCATAAATCTGTATCTGAATGAAGGAGATTTAGTAATGATTTCATATTCATTATTATTTCAAGGATATATTACAGTTACCAATTTAGAAAATAAAAAGAGTATGAAATTTAGCATTCCGGAATTAAATATCTTATATTATTATTTCGGAGAATTTAAAATAATTGATAATGGATTTACAGATTTATATAATTAATGGTATTGAAACTAGTAGGGATGTATTACCAACAATGAAATATTTAATTAAAGTAATTTCTAAGATGGATAAAAATACCTACTACGTAAGTAATAAGAAAAGAGAAATATTTTTAGATGGAATTAACCTAGGAGATATGATTCTTCTAGAAATTCCTCCTATTCTTGAAAGTAGTGCACGATCAGGAATGAGATCTGTAAGAACTAAGATAACAAATCTTAGAAGTAATAAATCAATAATAGTTCCTGGAAGTGCAATTGATGAATTTTGGGATGCTATGAAAGAAATACAAGTAATAGATCATGGAAACATTTAAAATGGGAAGTTTCAATACACAAGAATTACCTACAGTAAAATATACAGTTCAGGTAATTTCAATGGACAAATGTATTGAAATGAGCTACAGTACGAGTAAAACTTTTGAAAAATTTATAAGAGATATTAAACAAGGAGACCTAATTCTTCTAGAATATCCACCAATAGTTATATCTAAAAGTGGAATTGGAGGAGGAATTATGTCTTTCTCAATAAAAATAACAAATCTTAATTCAGAGAAATCGATTTCAGTAAAAGCAGGAGTATCTGAAGATTTTTGGTATAATTTAGATGAATTTAGAATAATTGAATAATATGGCTAGAAAAAAGAAAGAAATAGAATTACCACAAATTACACAAGAAGAATTAATTCAACAAAAAGCTATTGGAGAAATAGCAAGAGATGCTTTTTTAGATTTTGGTAATTATATTAATAATCAAAGACATACAGCATTTATACAAGATGGTTGTAAACCTAGTTATAGAAGATTAATATATTCAGCTCTTCAATTTCCAAAAGGGAAGATGATACCTAGTACTACAGTAATTTCAAGTGTAGCAAACTATCATCCTCATAGTCTTTCCGGTATTGAAGAACTTAATGCTAATCTCGTACATACTGGAGTTTTTGAAGGTCACGGTTCATGGGGATATACGGAAATAAATGGTGTATACAATCAGTATGCCGCTCCTCGATATACAAAACAAATGGTTTCAGATGTATACAATAGAGTACTTGGAGAATTGTGGAAAGAGGTTCCTATGGTAGAATCGCCAGTAGGACCAATGGAAATATCTTATCTTCCACTTCCTATACCTCTTTGTCTTAGAGAAGATACTAAAATTTATCTAACTGATGGGAGAAATTTAACAATTAAAGAAGTTGTTGAGGAATTTGAACAGGGTAAGGAAAACTATGTTCTCTCTTGTAATTTAGATGGTGATTTTAGTATTGCAAAAATAATAAATGGATGTAAAACCAAAACATCAAAAAAATATATTAGATTTACTTTGGATAACGGAGAAGTAATAAATTCTACGGAAGATCATAGATTTTTAATGAGGGATGGAGAGTACAAGAAAGCAGAAGAATTAGAGGTAGGAGATTCTATGATGCCTGGATATTTTACAACAGGAGATTTTGGAAGACTAGCTATTAAGAATAATTTTTCACTAAATTCTCCATGTATATATAAACTTGCAAGTTTATATAATATTCAGCATGGAATTTATCAATATGATCCCGAAAAAAATATATCACATCATATTGATAAGAATATTAATAATAATAATCCAAATAATATTATTAATCTATCTAGTAAAGAACATAGTAAAGTACACTTAGAGGATAGAATTAATGCAATAACTCCAGAAGTTAGAGATAAAATTAAAGAAAGTCTTAAAACTTATTGGAAAGATGAATCTAATAGGGAAAAAGCAAGAAAAAAGTGGAAAGACGATGGAGATACTATTAGAGAGGATGGAAAAACCAGGAGAGAAATATCTAGAGAACAAAGAGTAAATTATAATAAATCTCAGAAAGCAAAAGATAATATTTCTAATTTCTGGAATGATGAAGAAAGAAGTGCTGAAGCAAGAAAAAAATTAAAAGCGACACTTGAAAAAAGAAATAGAGATCCAGAATTTATAGAACACTTAAAGGATTTTTGGAATAGTGAAAAAGGATTAGAGAGAAAGAAAAAGTCATCTATAGCTCTTTCAGAAAGAAATAAGAATCCTGAACATATAAGAAAATCTAACAGAGGTCATATAGTAAGTAGATTTAAAAAATTAATAAATAAAGAAGGATATACCTATGAAGAGGCTCTAGAAGAAATAACTTCTCGAAAAAATTTTAATAAATGGTTTGATAGCATTGATGATTTTAAAGAATATGAAAAAACGTGGAATCATACGATAGTTAATATAGAAGTTATAGAAGATACAGAAGAGCAAGATTTCTATGATATAACAGTAGATTCAAAAAATCATAATTTTCTATTGTCTTGTGGAATAATAGCTCATAACTGTCTTTACATGAAAACATCGGTAACTGGTCTGTGCATAGGTGTTAAGAATGATTATCCGAATTTTAGTCCGAAATCATTATACCAAGCCTATATAAATAATAACCCGTTACTCCTAGAACCGAATGCAAACTTAATAATTGACAAAGAAAATTCAGAACTTGATAGATTATGGAAAACAGGTAAAGGTAGAGTAATATATTCATACAAATTAACAAGAGTAACTGATGATTTTGGTAATCCAGGAATATTATTTGAAGGAGATACTTTCTTATTTACACCTAATTTTAAAAAGTTTAAAAAACTTGCAGAAGAAGGAAAAGTATATATGGAAGATCTTACTGATATTAATGGTCCTAAAATGGTAATATCTAAAGTTCCAGGAGCAAGAGGAATATCTATTGAAGAAATTGAAGATCTAGCAAGAAAGTGTTGCTATAGTGCTACAAACTACACAACAAACGTAACTACTGGATCCACAATGTTTCGAATTGGTTTATATGATTGGTTAGATTATACTTATAAAAATTACATAGATCTAATTGTAAAAGTAAATCAGAAGAAGATAGAAAAAACTACTTTTGATATTGCGGTTTTAGAGGCTATTCCATTAATTTCGGATTATATATTAAACAAAAATCCAAAAGCAACTGACGAAGAGATTATGAAAGTATTTGGAATGCCTCAGGAAATAGTTAGTTCTGTTATGTCAAAGCCTATCAGTTACCTTAGAAAAAATAAAGATACTTCGGATCGTATAAAAGAGCTCAAGACAAGATTGAAAGAGCTTAAGAAATTCGATCCGGTAGCATATACTGAACAAATTATTAATCAACTTTAAAAAATATAAGATATGAAACAAGAAAAATACCTAGTATCAGAGATGTTTGATGATGAAGCTATGGCAATTGATTGGAAATATGTACCTGAATCATTTCTCCCTAAAATATCAAAAAACCTATATAATGTATCAGCAGTAAGAGAAGATGGGACAATAGTAGAAAGGACTGTTATATTCATTAAGCCAGTTGATGTATTCGTTAGGGATGTAGATCTTACTGAATTTGCTGGGATATTACTAGGGAAGGAGATAAAAAAATGAATTCCGTATATTATGGGAATGGATTAGATGCTTTTATTGAGGCTATTTACTTACAAGAAGAGATAGATCCTTCTGTAGGTAGTCTAATCCATGTCAACCCTAAGAATCCAACATATATAACTGGAAAGATAGTGATAATTAATACGGCCGACTACTCAATGGACAGGATAGCGACTCTGGTAAGGAATAAATGTAAAGTTATTTCTAGAATATCAGAACCAGGAGAGTATCAAGGAGTCGAAGTTTGTCCATATATTCTTCGGCCGTGTTTTGATGTGATATGGAATGGGAGAATGAAAGAGATAAATACCCATGCCGAACTAGATAAATTTTTAGAAGGAGATGAAGATGAATGGAGTATGACTTTCCCGGACTACAAATTATATTTTCCTAAACTAACAATATGGGATAAGAAGATTGTAGTAGATGAATATGGAAACTTGACCGGACTTGGATGGATTTTACAACAGACAGGAGTAAATCTAATCGAAGGTACTCCATTTAATGACTTAGATCTGGTAAAAACAAAAAAGCTAGATTTCATGTCTTAAGAAGAAAAATAAAAGAAGGAGACTTTTTACAGTTCTCCTTCAATTTTTTTTATTTCCTGATTCTTAGGTTTTCTATTCTATCTACAGAAATGAATTTATTATCTCCTATAATTTTTCCAGATAATACAGTTCTGAGTTTTTCTCTCAATACATCTATATCATCTTCAAGAGATCGAAATGTCTTAGAGAATTCAATTAACACATTCTCATCAAAATACATTAAATGTAAGATCCCATATTCAATAGTATAGACGGACTCAACAAAACCGCCAAACCTTTCCTCATAACATCTTTTAACTACCTGAATAGTTTTCGGAAATCTCAATAATTTAATTCTTTTCTTTTTCTGTTTATTTAAGAATCTTTCACTAACATTTACAGTACTAGAAGTTACCTCTTTAGATAATGATGAATTACGTACCTTCCTTCCACTTCTTTCACCTATAAATCTTTGGTATAGATCTACTAGGTCTTTTCTTACGAATCCTCTATAAGATTCATCGATTAATTCTTGTTCAATTTTCATTTCTTTTAAGTTTGTTTTTCATGTAATAAACTACACATATAAAGCTCTTAAGGTCTAAACCTTATAAATAGAAATAAAATTAATATAACTTATGAATACAGACCTAATTAAGATATTTGCTATGGGATGCAAATATTATGCAGAAGAGATTGAACAAGGATATATCATTCCAACGTATCTTTTAAAAGAAGATAACACTCACATCTCTATTATTAAAAATAGAAGAGATGCTCTTATCGCTAATGAAAGTAGTTTTTCAAAAAAGTTTGAAGAAGATATAGAAAAAATAAAAAATGAATTAACGCAAGAAAAAGATTTTACAAAGTATATAAAAGAATTTCCCGTTCCAATAATGGATAGAGAGCTCTGGAAAGAAATATTAACTAAAGAGAAAGTTCCAAAAACTCGAACAGAACTTTGGGAGAAACATTATATACTTTCTGATTATTTCTTTTATAAAGCGAAATTCATTGTAGAAATTGATTCTAGTTTTCATGATGAAAAAGCTATTGATGATAGAGTTAGAGATACTTATATGTACTTCAAATATGGTCTTCCTACATATCGTTTTTATGAATATGGAAAAAGTACTATAGTAAGAGGTAAATTCTATAAATCTATCAAGAAAAATATTAAAAATAGTTATAGTAGTTTATCTGGATTAAATGTATATAATAACTATATGTTTGATTTTTCTGATATAATTGTTAATAACTTTATCATTAGTAATAAAGGAGCCTTAGAATTCATAGATAAACTTTATAGATATATCGGAGGTTATAATAATTTTAAGTTTAGAAAAGGAATAATACTAACTTTGAGAGATATTTATAATATAGATTCGAGAAATTTTGGAGTATTTACTAATAAAGATCAATTAAATATGTTCCTAGATAATATAATAGGAATAATGAGATCTGTTTTTAAAGTATCATTACATATTCACCAATCTATGTTATATACAATAGAAGAAGTATTATGGGCACTTTCTGAAAAAACAAACACATCTAGATGGGATAATATAAGAGGAACTAAAATCCCCTATTGGATAACTCAAATATTTGGTAATCCAGAACAGAACGATAGAGTTAATTGGAATAATATAGAGAAAGAAAAAATAGATGATAATGTACAAGACCTAATAAATAATCTACAAAAATTTGGGTATTTTTAAACCCCTGAAATTCTTATATATGGTAGAAGATAGAAATTTTATATACCTATAAGGTCACTGTAAAATTCTATAAAGGTATTTGTAATTATTATCTTTGGGAAATACTCATGATAGTTAAGAAATTAACTATTAGAACTTCAAAAAGATATACCCTTGTAGCGATAAAGGTTAGCTAAGATAAATTGAACTTAAAGTAAGTACAACTTTTTGGAATATTTATCAGGTCAGGTAGTGGATTGCGAAATAAGTTTGGTCCATTACCATTTTTTTTATTTCTTCAAAAAAATAAAGGCAAGAGAATTAAACTCTTGTCTTTTTTAATTTAAAAAGTTTTCCTGTAAATAACCAAACTATCTCAGATACTAATTCATTTTTCGAAGAATATTTAGAGAGATCTTCAGAAATTTTTAATATTTCTGGGCTCATCTTCTTCCACCCCGAATACTTCTCTGGAAATGTTGATATAAGATGACCTATAATATTATTAACATTCTGAAGTGCATTCTTAGAAAGTTTACGAGATTCATCAAAAAATATATAGGAGTTTATTAACTGTATTCCAATTCCAATTAACATTCCTCGTTCAGATAGTTTTGTATAATATCTATCCCAAGGAAAATATTGATCTAACAAATGTCTTCTAGTCTCTGTTCCTGGATCATCTGCTATTTTCAGAAACTCCAAAAATGGTATAAGATCTCTTTTCATTTATTCTTTTAATTGAAAAAATCTTCTCAATAAAAAATTTAACCACTTCCTTACGAAATATTAAATTTTGAATCAACATAATTTCTGTTTTATTTCTATATTGAAGTGAACCCCTAGAATCAGAGTATTTATTTTTATACTCTTCTAGATTTTCTAAGAATTCAGGATACGAAATCATTATTCTTTCCATATTTCTTAAGTGTTATTATTTTTCCCACTAAATTATCTTTAAGCCATATTGCTAAATCTTCCTTAGTTTTTATACTTCCTATACTATTAAGATCGATTTCACTAGACCACCCAATCAACTCTGTATGATATACTATAAGAGTGTGATAAACTGGATCTAAACTATTCGCATATTTACACAAAGAATGAATTAAGATAAACTTATGGTAATAGTCATCAGCATATTTAATTGTATGAAATCTTACTTCTAAATACTTTGCAATTTCTTCTCCATTATTTAAAACATCTATTATTGATATCATCTCTCAATCCTCCAAACTCTTATATATGCATAAAAAATAAAAAATAATTATATAAATCATTCTGATAAGATCTGGCTTGTGAAAGTCGGATCTTAATTTTCTTCTCTTGATAACAATAAATCAATAACTCTAACCTCGTTTTTTCCATGTCTTTTTATTGTTATCAATTTTCCAACTAAATTACATCTTAACCATTCTTTCAAATCCCCTATTGTTTTAATCTTCGCATAACTTCTAGTATTAACTTTCCCTCTCCATAAATCTATACCCTCTAAAGCAGTGGCAAACGTTAATTTCTTTAAAGCTATTATTGCTCCATTAGATATTGATTCAGCAAGAAGAATTAAAGAAATTATAGCTTTTAATTCTGGATCTTTAGTACGATTAAATTTACTTAGCAGATTAAACTCTACTCGATTTTCTAGTATATACTCAAAATCTGCAAAACTTATCATTATTTTCATATCATAAGTAAGGATTTTGCTCTTCTCTGCACTAGTGAATCTTATATATGATAATAAAATAAAAGAATATGACTACAGAAGAAATTATACAAACAACAAGAAACTTAATATCTGAACATTTTTCCGATATAACATTTATAGAAGAAGGACATAAGTATTTTATAGGAACTGAAGAATATACACCAGTTTCTAATATAATCGAAAACTTTGTTAGACCCTTCGATAAACATACAATCTCAGAACGATATGCAAAAAAGAATGGAAGAACTCAAGAAGATGTCCTCAGAGAATGGAAATATAAAAATGTAAAATCAGTAACACAAGGAACGAAGTATCATGAATTTGGAGAAGCAATGACATGGATAAAATGTGGTTACCCTGAATTAATTCCGACCAATATCCGAAGGCAATATATTCCAGAGGAGGGTTGGTTAATTCCCTTCGCACCTAAAGAAGAAAGTATCCTCAAATTTTATTCTGAGTTACCGCCTTCGATAATTCCGGTCGGTGCAGAATTCAGGATGTCATCAAAGTATATCCCGAAAATTAATACTAAATTTTGTGGAACTACCGACCTTCTATTCTACTATGATTCCCCTGATAACCCTGGATTTATTATAGGAGACTGGAAAACAAATGAAGAGCTTACGAAAGATTATCAGAGGTCGAAGGGAATCACAATGTATCCTCCTTTTGATAATTTAATAGATGAACCCCTAGGACATTATACCCTACAATTTAGCATGTATCAATTAATGTTAGAATCAATTGGCTTAAAGATCCTGGGGAGAAGATTAATTTGGCTTAAAGGAGATGGAACATACGAAACTATAAAGATCGATAATGTCTCAGATAAACTTCTTAAAATACTATAATTCTAATCAAACTACACTGGTCCGAGATGGATAGGTGTAGTTTCTTTTTGTTGTACCTGAAAGAAAAAAGAGAGAAACCTTAAAAGTCTCTCCCTATATTTCCTAAAGTGATACAAATCCATCAAACCTATAATAAGCTATATAAACCGTCTCGCCGTTGTGTTCATGACGTTCTTTAAACTTAGACAACCTAAAAACCACATTCCTTTTTAACTCTGGATTATATTCCGTCATGAGAAATTTGGCGAGGTGTCTAATCTTTTCGTACTTCACTTTTTTCTCGATCTCTGCTAGGACCTCAAACTTTCCATGAACCTGTACTAAATGCTCTGTACAATTCAAGTAATCCTCTAAGTTCTCAAGTTCAAAGCCAACTACTATTCCTTTTTCTGGTAAATTGATCTTTTCTTCCATAGTCTTATATTTTTAATTATTAACTACACTTATAAGGAAATCAAAGGAAGAATAGTATCAAAACTACCCTTCCTTTTAAAAACTCAATTAAAATGCAAACACCTGAGTTTTATTCATCAGTCATACTCATTACAGTGTTCATGACTTTTGAGAGAATCTTAGTGATATCTTCTCATAGCTTTAAATTATTAAAGACTTTGAAAGCAATTTCAATTTGGTTATGTAAATAATCAAATATGCCCTGGACAATTAAGTCTGGGGTTCTTTTTTCCCACATATAAGAAAATCAGAAGTTTAAAGTAGCAAAACTTCATTTTTCTCTCTTTACTGTGAAAATCTTATTCTTCCCTGTAAAATTGAGTACTTCCCAATCTATAATCTGTTGTTTAGTTACAGATGTATTATTTAAGAATTGTAGGTCAACTTTCTTTACCCAACTATATTTAATCGGATCTATTTCTAGGAGAATAGAAAACCAATTATTAAAACAATAAGACGCCCTTCGATGAAAATTAGAAGGAGTTAGAAGAAAAGCTAGATTACTTATCATATAATCAATAATCATATCTTCATTATTCTCATGTTTATGATATTTGTGTATCTCTGAAAAATAATCTATATTAGAGATAAACTGGTAAAATTTTATTGGTAACTTCATAGCACTTATAAGGTTTTTATTCTATTGTAATTTATTTTTGAGGACTAAGGAACCCTTTATCATACCTTCCGTTCACCACTAAAGGGTTCACTCCAGGGCCCTACGGGCTCTAGATTGAATAAACTATATAGGGGATAAATGGAGTATAAGAATTCGATCTCCTCCCAAAGGGAGATCGAATATATTAATTGATGATATTTTTTAATAAGAAAATATATACTTTATCTATTACCAAATACACCGATTTTAAATCATCAAAATGCGTCTCTACTAACTTTAAATCCTTACAATTGAATGAAGATTATAAAGGGTATCCCTAGTCTTCAATTTTATGTAACTGGATTCTGTATTAAAAAGAATCTATAATAAATTAAATTAATTAAAAACTTTATAAAACATGAACAGAGAAAAAATTATTGTACCTAGAGGAATTAGGTATATAGGAGAATGGAAAGATTTCTGTTTTTCTAATTTCCCAGTAAAGTGTATTATTAATAAACAGTTACCTGGCTGTGGATTTACTGAATACTGTTTAAGAGGACCAGAAAATGTTATTCTATGTTCTCCAAGGAAAATGTTACTTAAGAATAAAAAGGATCAACATAAAGATAGTGTTTATTTGGTTGTGAATGAAATGGAAATAGAAGCAGAAGTCGATAAAGATATTTCCAAGCCTATAAAGAATCCAAAAGAAGATGAACCAGAAAAGAAAGATAATTCTGAAATTTATGAAAGACTATATAGAGAGATCGATACTTATACCTATCAAAGATATCTAAATAATCAACCTGCTAAAATTCTTGTAACATATGATTCTTACAGGATTGTTAAAGATATTCTTGAGAAAATTAGAATATTTGATAGATTTGTGACAGTAGTGGATGAATTTCAAAGTATTCTACATGATGCTAGATTTAAGAGTAATACTGAACTTAGTTTTTTGACATATTTAGCACAATCTCCAACTGCATACTTCGTTAGTGCAACTCCAATGATGGATGAGTACTTAGAGATGTTAGATGAATTTAAAGATTTACCTTACTATGAATTAGATTGGTATAGTTCAGATTCATCTAGAATTATAAAACCTTCTCTTAAAATTCTTACGATGAAATCAGTAGGAACTAAAGCAGAAGAAGTAATTCAAAAATATCTCAATAACGATTTTGAAGAAATTACTGTTATGAAGAATGGTGTACCTACTAGAATAGTATCAGATGAGGCAGTATTCTATGTAAATAGTGTTAATCATATTATCAGTATGATTAAAAAGAATAATCTTACTCCTGAACAATGCAATATACTTTGTAGCAATACAGAAGATAATGCCAAAAGAATAAAAAGGAAATTAGGAAAATCTTTTACTATAGGAGAAGTACCATTAAAAGGAGTTAAACCTAAAATGTTTACTTTCTGTACCAGAACTGTATACTTAGGTGCTGATTTTTATAGTTTATGCGCTAGATCTTTCATTTTCAGTGATTCTAATTCAGACTGTTTAGCTGTTGATATAGCGGAGGATTTACCTCAGATACTGGGACGTCAGCGTTTATTTGATAACCCTTGGAAAAACAGTGCTACTTTCTATTATCGAACTACAGCAGATTATAGAGAAATGAAGAAAGAAGATTTCCAAAATATAATAGATAGCAAAAATAAATCTACTGAAAGTTTATTATCTGCATATAACACTGTTTTAGATAAAGATAAATATGATTTAGCAAAAACTTATCAATATGTAGCCAAGTCAGCAAATTATAGAGATAATTATATAGCTGTAAATAAAGTTATTAATTCTCAGACTGGAGATGTTATTCTTAAACCGGTTATTAATCAATTAGTTCTTGTTAATGAGATTAGAGCTTTTCAGATACAGCAGGTGGATTATAAGGATAGATTTAGTGTATTTAGTTCAGTTCATTCCAAACTTACTCCTGATGATATAGTAAATAGAGATGTAACAAGATTTTTCTGTATCTATGATACATTAACTACTATGCATGATAAACTTAAAATGTTATGTGAATACAATTTTATATCTGATATTGAATTAAATATAGTTCTTGGACAAATAGCTGATTCTGATGAAGTTAAATCTTACTATCTCGCTCTAGGGCCTAAGAAACTTAAAGCTTTAACTTATAGTAAGACTTATATTAAAAAAGAACTTGGAATAGTAACGTTTAGTAAAGAGTTATTAATTAATACTATTACTTTAAATTTTAATCCTGGAGAGAAGTATAGTTTATTAGATCTCAAGGTAAAACTTGGAAATCTTTATAATTCTATTAATTATGATGCTACACCGAAAGCTAGTGATATTGAAAACTATTTTGACGTTAAATCAGTAGTTATGTATGAGAAGAAAGAGGATGGAACTAGAAAACAGATTAGAGGTTATGAACTATTAAAAAGAAAATAACAGTAAAAGCCTTATTAATGTAATAATAAAAATAGAAAAAATTATGAGAAAAAAGAAACGAATGACATTTGGCGATCTTGAGAAATATGAAACAAAAGATTATTATAAAGATCGAAGGATACTAATTGAAGTAGTAGAAAGAGAAATTTCTGAATTAGATAAATCTCCAACATTCTATATTAACATTATTTTCTTAAAAATTAAAAGAAAGACGGATGACATGTATGCTTATAGTGTTCGTGTATTAGATAGTGCTATTTTGGATTGTTCCGAGGATATTAATGTAATTCTTAAGTTATTATTAATATCTAAGAATAAAAGAGCTAAGAGATGGTTATTGAAGACATTATCAGATTATCCTTTTGGAGATACAGGGCATAAGGTGGGAGAATACATAAATCGGAAAACAGGATTTTTAGATATAGAAAAAGCTGAGAAAGATCAAGAAGAAATTTGGAGAAAGAGAGAGTAATTAAGTTTACTCTCTTCAATTTATTATTTTTTAATTTTATATATGTTAATAAAAAGAAAATTAATCCAAAAAGAATTTGCGGAAACTAGAGCAGATTCATTACATTATGTATCTAAGTACAATGATGAAATAGGATATGAGATAATCAAAATGATTGAATTCTATGATGATAAAAACAGTGACCTAGAACATTGGATGACACAAATAGATGGGTTCTTTGACAAGATTAAAACTCAAGGAAAACTAGCTGTTCCACCTGGCTCACCTCAATATGGATTTATAAAAATTGAGGATAGGAATATAATAGAAAATAAATTAGGGTCAGATTTTGTAGAAAAATATGTTGAAGATTCTGCAATAGATTATATAAATAGTCTAAAGAATGATATACTTAAAATGAAAAAGTCCGGAGAATTAAAATATGTAAATGCTATAAGATCAAATGGAGGATTTACTTATGATTCAGAGACTTATAGATCATTTTTTAAGTATATTGCTCTTTGTTTAACAGGACAATTAAATTATTTATCTATTAATTTCTGGGATGATTTATATCTTATATCTAGAACCACAATAGATTTTTCGAAGAGGATAATGAATGTAAATAGTGATTATTTATTTAAAGTAATCTCAAATTGTTTATATCAACTTAAAGGTTATCCAGATCCAGCAGGTAAGTTGGTAAAATACTTGGTTTAAATTAATAAGTCCCTTGAAATTCTTATAAATGTAATTAAAAATAAAACAATTATGGAAGAAAGAGAAATTTCTTTAGTTAAGGGAAGACAAATTTCATTAACAAAGGGACTTAAACAGCTTAGAGTAGAAGTTGTTTGGGAAGAAAACAAGAGATCTGTTAGTAGTGATGAAGATTTTGATATTGACCTAATCATAGTAGAATTAGATGAGCGAGGTCGTGCATTATCTCCAGATCATCTAGTTTTCTATGGTAGTCTTGAACAAACAGAAGACTATAAATTTACAGATCCTGAAAGAAGCGTGATACATTCTGGGGACGACCGTGATGGATCAGGAGATGGAGAGGAATGTATTATTTATCCTGGAAAACTTAATTCAAAAGTGAAAGATATTATATTCTTAATCAATATTTATGATTCAACTTCTAGAAAACAAACTTTTAAAATGATTAAGGGTGCGGAAGTTAGAGCTTACGAAGATGGAAAAGATATTGCTAAACTTGTATATCGACTTGATGAAGATTATAAGGATGATACAATCTTAGTTTTTGGAAAAATGACAAGAATTGAAGGTAATAAATTCACTTTCACAGCACTCGGAGAAGGATCTAATCAAACTTTATTTAAGAGTTTGGTAAAATATGGTCTTAAGTTCAAAGAGTCAGATATTTAATGAGGGCGATTCATTATACATGCTTTTTAGGGAATATTAGAGGTATATATCAGTACCTAGTTTTTCCGGAATTTAAGGTTGAGTGGAGTATGGATTATAATACTGATCACTCGGAAATTAAAGATCGTCGAGATTTGTTTGAAGCTAGATATAATGATTTTTTGAAAGATATCAACCTAGATAAGATTTCTTTGCGATTTCCGATAGAATCTTTAAAACGTCCTGGAATATATAGTGATAGTGTTGTGAATGTTTATAAAGCAGCAGGTCCATTACGCTGTAATAATGATTATTCAAGAATACTTATGTTTGAATTTCACTCGCACAAGACTTTGGGAAATAATCTAGATCGTTTATCTAGAAATTCTTATGCAAGATGTATGACATCCGATTTTCTTAGGGATGATTTCTTTAAAGGTCTTATTTTAAAAGATGAAGTAGAATTTTTAAAAGAAACTCCGGAAACGTTCTTAGAAATCTTAATAAACCCAGAAACAACGCCTAATTTTGGGATATACTTAGAAATGAAATTATTAAAACAGTTTAATTTAATATAAACAATTATGGAAGAAAGAGTAATTAGCTTAAGAAAAAATGGTACAAGAACAATTAGCCTAAGAAAAAATCAAGAAACAGAAGGTGAAAACTTTGATTATGTTTATGTAGGGCTTAGATGGTCTCCGGCAGTAATCAAAGGTGGAGTAACTGGAAGAAAGACTCATGTTGAAAGAAAGACAGTTAAGACAGGTAACTTCTTTCAAAAACTATTTGGTACAGGTCCATCAGAGATAATCGAAACTGAAGTAGTAGATAATCCTGGAACACTCCGACCTGATAAACAACTTGATATTGATCTTGATGCTAGCGTTGTAATGTTTGATAAGTCTAAGAAACAGTATGATATTGTTTATTACGGACATCAAATTTCTAAAGATGGTTCAGTTGCTAGTTTACTTGGTGATGACTTAACTGGAAAGAATAACTCAAAAGGTGATAATGAGTTAATTCGAATGGAGCTTGGAAAAGTTGCGCCGGAAGTAAAATATATGACTGTGATTTTGAATATTTATCAGCACATGGGAAGAGATCCTAAAGCGCTTGTATTCGATCATATTCCTTCGGCGACTATGAAGATCTATAGTTCGGATATGAAAGTAACAGATAGTAATAAGATTAATCAACTTAAGACTTTCGCCGACTTCCAGATCGACAATAATCCAGACTTTATTGGTAAGAAAGCATTAGTTCTTGGTACTTTTGTTAGAACTGGAGAAGGAAACTCTTGGAAATTCTCGTTATCAGGAGCAATGACAACTGAAGAAGGAATTCAAGAAATGATTAAAGGTTCAATAAAAGCTGCTCTTAAGGAACTGTAATATAGAATAAAATTAAGAAGAAGATAAATCAAAATATCTTCTTCTTTTTTGTTTGTTCGGGGAGGAGAAAAAAGAAGACAGGATTTTTGAATGTCCTATCTTCTATATTTTATTAGAGTCCTCTTACTTCAAAACTTGTTTTAACGAACTCTGCTCCACATAATAATCTGGCAAGTGATACTACTTTTGTTGTTAGATTCACTTTTGTAGTTTTTCCAGATTCTACGTTAATTACATCACCTCCTTCAATTGTTGCATCTCCAAGAGGTTTTACATCTTTTATATAACCTAAAGAAAAACAGTCTCCGTTTGTATTCTCTAGGTTTGAAAGATTTAATGTTCCGACTCCTGTATCCATTGTAAGAGGAGCCAGTTTATATTTTCCTGATTGTCTGTAATAGTAATCTAGCGGTTTTCCTTCATTGATCAACTTCGTCTTTCCTTTCGAAGTCTTTAACCTATACACAATTCCTCCGATCACCAATACTGCAATTCCGCCAAAGATCAGTAATTTAACTGTTTTCTTACTTAATCCTTTCTTCTTTTTTTCGTCTTGTTCTTCTTTCATAATCTTTTAATTTTTATTTAATTATTTATACATTAATAAGGCTTTGAGGGGAGAATAAAAAGGAGGGAAATTTTAACCCTCCTCTTCTACTTTAATAATATAACCTCCAAATAAATCTTTATAAGTTTCTTCAAAATCCTTCATTGCTTCTTCGAATTTTCCTTCTCTAAATTTATCTCTCAGTTTTGATTTCTTTGTGATTAACCATCTAGATTGTGTTATGCCATATCTTGCTAACATAACCCATTCTCCATAATTAAATTTGAGTAAACTTTTTCCAGCCGTACATTTAAAAGTAACAGCTATAAATCCAGTATTAAGTGCTACAGCTTCTGAGTGAGTATAAAATAACATTCTTCCGAGTTTTGATCCTTCTATAGTATTTAAATTTACCATAGGGATTACTTTCTTTATTGTTAATTTACCTTCAGATTCATTTATTAGCTTTATTGCCCAACATACTCTTACTAGGATATCTGTTATTAATGCAGCTGGATATGTTGAAAGGTGATATCTAAAATCATATCCTTCCAGGTACATTTTCTCAACTATTCCAAAAATTAATTGTCCATAGTCGCCGAAATTTTCCAGGTATCCAATCACGAAAGTAAACGGCGCTGGTAATCCTCTGGTTCCATTTACATCTGAAAGTTGATGTTTTATTACTAGATTAAATGCATCTACTAATTTTTCAGCAACTCTCTTATTTCCGTCTTTAAAAAATCCTTCCATATCTATTGTTCGAATTTCTCCAGAGTCCATAAAAGTCGCCGTATTTTTCATCATGTCTTTTATTCCTATTACTATACCGGCGGGACTAGGATCATGACCTACTCCAGTAATATGATGAAGACTAGGTGATAGTCCTTTAATCTTATGTCCAGCCCTCTCTACAAATTTCTGAGAGTTAACTGATTGATCAAATGTTACTTTAGCCTGTTTTTCAAGTTCTTTCACTGTCTCTTCTGAAAGTTTATTATCGAAGAGACTCTGAATCATTCCCGAAATTCCTGAAACTTTTTCCGGACCACCTCTAAATACCATATCTACCGCAAAACCTACCATTGCTGAACCTATACAAATTAAATGTTCAGTTTGGTCTAAGTCTACTGTATCCTTGAACCTCTGATCTAATGTTTTATAAGATTCTGCCCAGGGATATATACCACTAAAATTCGGTTCTGGGTTTATTTCTTGTTGTGCTGCTAATACTAAGTGCTCAAACTTAGGGAGAATTAGTAATTTTTCCTCTCGAACCATCATCTTATTGTTTAATTCTTCGAGAGCAAATTTTTCTCTTATCTCCATAACGTCTTCATGATAACCTTTAGAAATCAAAACATTTTCTAGAAATGCTACTCTTTGTTCTGCAGATTTCCTTAGATTTATTAGTTGTTGATTATTAAAGGACTGATCTCTTGTAAGTTTATTTATAACCTTACCAGAATTTTCTAAAAATTCTTTCATACCACTTTCCTCCTTTCTTTTCTTGTTCATTAATTTTTTCAATTATTTTCTCGGTTAACGCGTCTCCTTGTTTAACCAATTCTGAAATCTCCCAAATATCTTGTCGATTATCTGATATTGCCATTGATAATCTTATGATATTATCTTCGATTTTTTCACACTGTCTTTTTAGTTCGGCAGTTTCTTCTTTCTTTTTATTTCTTCCAAATAAATCCATAATATTTTAATTTTTTAAGTTATTGTTTCTAGGGTTGTAAAAAGAAAATCTATAAAACTCTACTATATATCAAGTTCTATAGATTATTCCATACATTAATAAGGCTTTGAAGGGACAAAAAATAAAAACCTACTCATCTTCACAGACTTTCGGTTTTCATCAATTATTAGTGGGATTATAATGTTTCTAATTTACATCCTAATTCCTCTTTCAGCATAAATTCATTAAGCAGATTTATTCTTGTCTTGATTCTCTTAACTAAATCTTGATCAAATATATAACTGCTTAAGTTTTCTGCTCCGATGGATATTGTCGCTAATTGGATCCACTTCGTTAATTCAGTGAGCGATCCATTATAATATACTCTATAAAATCCATCTCTTTCGGTTATCATAGACAATGTTTCAGTTTCTGGAAAGATATTTTTTATTTCTTCCAGAGTTAGTGATAGTCTACAATCTACCCATTTTATGTTATTCTTGGGATTGAATTTTTCTTTGATTTCATCCCAAGTTTTCCATCCTCCTTCATTTAATCCTACTGCTGCTCCATATCTTACTACAGAAAATTCAGCTCTTTTTCTTAGGATTCCTTGAAGTTCAGTTTTTGATACATCATATCCTAATTTTCTCAAATTAGTACACAATGAATCAATATCTACCGCTTTATAGCTATGTTCAACAATTATTCCTGCAGCGTAATAATATAAATCTTCATAGGAATCTTCTTTAATCATTTTCTTATCAATGACTGATTCCTTCATTACTATTGCAGAATTAGTCTTACTTACTAATACTTTCGGTTTTTCTTTACCACTTAAGAGTTTTAAATATTCTCTTTTTGGTTCTTTTCCTGTAATCTTTCTGTATAATTCACAACAGATAGATAAGTCTTTTTCCGCTTCTCTGAATACCAACTTATCATTTCTTCCGTCATAATATACATTTAGCGTTACTGAATGTTTTGATAAACCATTTACCCAAGTTTTTATTTGGATTTGATTTATTCTTTTCACACCTAATACCTTGGCAACATTATTTCCAGTTACTCCGTCACCTCTGTTATATGTAATAGAATAACTTAGCGCTTCCATGATATTGTCTAAGGTGTTTATTCTAATTCTTTCTTCTTTATTCCTTTTCTTCGAGGGAGTAGTTATTTCTTCCGGTTCTTCTTTTATTTCCGGCTCTTTTCTTACTCTTCCCGATTCTTTTACTAATACCTTTTCAAGTATTTTTTCAGTGAAGATTTCAAACTCCTCGTCATTCATAGCTTCTTCATTTTTCAGCTTAATAACAAGTGGAGTTCTTTTTCCTTTCATTTCTTTCTTCACTATATTTAATTCACTGTTCATCCATGTGAATAACAACTCATCAGCTTTTCTCTTGATTAAAGCTTTATCCAAGCTTCTTCCAATTTCACTATGAACTTCGCTAATTAAGTTTTTTACATGTACGTCTGAGATAGTTTTATTTTCTCTAAGTGAATTTAACAGACCTCTTACCAATTTTTCCTGGTAAGCATTTTTTTCTAGTCTTTCCATTTTTTTTTTATTTTTATTGTTTTACTTTAATTAACGGCATATTTCACAAACATATACTTCTATGATCGTATAGTCAGGAAATTCCGTTTGATCTTCTTTAACAGTTGTGTTACTAATAATAGTGTAAAGTACATCCTTACGACTAGGAGATAACACTACATCATCTGTTATTGTTTTGTACTTAACTCCAACTTTATCTAATGCGTTCTTATAAGGGACTCCATTCCCTAAAAATCTCATGTTAATTGGAGTATTTTCACTAATTTCTTTTAGTTCTTCAAGAGAGATAGTATAAAATATTACTTTCCCTCCTACTTTAAATACTTCTTCAAACATAGAACTGTGAAAAGTTCTATTAACCGCCCAATACTGACGTTGTTCTTTTTTAACACTTTCTTCCATATTCTTATTTTTAAGTTCTTTTTTGTGTCAATTTCCCATTCTGATAGGCTAAATTTTGAATTTGTCTCAGAAGGGATTTATTTGTTGTTTGGAGATTTTGATTTTCTCCACGGACAATGTCTAACTTTTTTTGGGTTCTATGTGAATTAATTATACTGACAACCGCACATGTTAGACCTATTCCTATAAATGCTAATTTCCAATAATTTTTCTCTTTCTTTTTGTTTTCTTTTTCCATATTCTTTTAAATTCTTTTTACATATATAAGGCTTTCAAGGAATGAAACAAAAACCCCGATCTTCACAGACCAGGGAATTTTTTGATTTAAACAAAACTATCATTAATAAGGCTTTGAGGAGAATAAAAAAGGAAGCTTATAAAAGCTCCCTAAGTTTTTCCATTTTCATTTCACTATCAATTTGATCAAGGCTGATTTCTTCTGCTACTTTTCTAAGTAATTCACAGGTTTTTAAGAAATTTTCAACATCCTTTATAACATTTTCATCAGGACATTTAAATCTTGCAGTGTGTAACAGATCTTTAATTTTCCAAATAAGCATCTCGTGATTTCTTTGAAAATTTATGCAATCTTCACTGTACTTTTTTCTTACTTCCTCTATCCTATCAAAATACTCCTTTTTGAAGTCATTCCTCGTTTTCTCTAATGAATTGAAAGTTCCATTTTTGTACTCTTTGTATTTCTCGAAGAAATATTCTCTTTTAATTTTCCCCGATTTTTCTTCATAATCTCCTTGCTTAGCTAAAAACAAGTTGTGATTTATTGTCTCTACCCTCATTAATTCCATGAGACGTAAACAAATTTCTTCTTTTTCCATATCTGTTTTCTTTTAAGTTTATAATACACTTATAAGGCTTTTAAGTTATATAAGACATAGTGAAGAGAATACTTAAATAAAACAGAATCATAATATTTATTCATATATTTGTAATCTTCCAAGAAAGTCTTTCGATCCATCTTATATGGTGAAATTTGTTTAGGATTAGGAATTAGGTACTTGATATGCTTACCTTTCTTAATCTTTTTCTCATGAAGTCTAAGTTCCTCAAGTTTTAATATATATGGTCGAAAAGATATCCAGTACCTAAATTGTTTAATTCCAAATCTCTTATATTGTCCTCCTCGATTACTAACTTTTAAGACCATATCGAAGAGTATTCCCTTTTTAATTCTGTTATCTAGAATATTAAGTACTTTTTCTGGATCATCCCAATGAGATCCTATAGTATCCATCATATGTTTTTTAGATCTGAATGGAAATTTTATGGGAATTATTATTTCTTGTTCGTTCCAAATCGAATATGGCGAGTTTATATAAATTTCTTTCATAACATATATAAGGAAAATAAAGGGAAGAACTTATAATCGTTCTTCCCCATTATATTATCTTTCGAAAAATCCTGGAGCGCTAACTTGTTGATTAAAGTTTCCAGATTCACCCAATCTCTGAGTTTTCTTTTCAAGCATCTGTAATCTTTCTTCGTAGTCAGTTCCATTATTTTCAAGAGTTGTAATCTTACCATTAATCTGTGTGATACTAGTATTAATCTTACCTATTTCAGTAGTTAGGTTAGTATTTACCTCTTCTATTTTTGTAGTTAGATTAGTTCCTAGTTCAGTTATTTTATCAGTAAGTGTTTTCTCTAATATCTCTATCGTCTCCTTGAGTTTTTCATTTTCTGCTTCAAGTGCTGAAATATTATTCTCTAGGTCTTGAATGATAGTAGTTAGAGTTTTATTACTAGAATCAATTACTGCATTAGTTGTTGTTTGCAGAAATATATCTTCTCCGTTTTTTATTAATTTTGAAATCATACCTTTCTAAGTTTTGCAATTTCAGCCTCAAGTTCTTTTATCTTAGACTCAAGTTCATTAAGTTTTTCTTCTTTTGGATCGAGAGTTGCTACTTTAAATACTGCTGGAGTTCCATTAGCTTGGAAGAAACCGTTAGGAGCATTAACTTTACTAAATACAACAGCATCAGTAGTATCAATCTTAAGATGTCCTCGATTAGTTTCGTGAGGATTATCTCTTCTAGCAATGTGAGCGTTCATAGCTGCTTCTACTTCATCAATTCTCTTATTTAATTCAGCATCAGCGGCTTCACGTTCTTCTTTTTCATTTTTAAGTTCTTCCTGCCATTCATAAGATCCATCACTCGGGCCTACTCTAAGTGATGGATTATTACTGCTGGATATTTTTACACGAGGAGTTAATAGTTGTGCCGAGGATGTTTTTTCGCTAACGGCACTAATAACTTCTTCCTCGTGAGTTTCTTCTTCAGCAGGTAGATCACTCATCATTACTTCTTTCGAGGCCATTTTTCCAGCAGAACCGACAGACATAAAGAATCCATTAGCTGTAACTTTAGAGAACGTAACTTCATCACTTTCTCCAACACCAAGTTGTTCACGAGTTACATTATGAGGATTATTTTTGTCTTGAATATGAGCATTAAGTTTATCCCAAAGATCATCAATTCTAGCATTTATTGCAGCATCAGCCTCTTTTCTCTGATTTCTCTCATCGGATATATCTTCTCCCCAAGCAACTATTTTATCGATTTCAAGAAGAATCTGATAAGCTACTTTTGCAGATATTCCCCAGTTATTCCATTCTGTAGGTACTTCTAGAATCGTAGCTGGTCTCATTAATTCTTCTATAGTTCGAATTAAATCACGTCCAATACTTTTTTCTACAATAATACCGTCATTTTTAACAATAAATGCAGTTCTTCTAAATTCATCTACATAAATAATATCATTCCAGATTGGATCTGATGCTGTCCAAGAAAAATCGTTAGGATCACTAGAAGTTACAACAGCTACTTTATTTCGATAAGCATTATCTACTATACTATTACTATTTCCACTGCTTTTGTAATATTCAGAGATATAATATTTTTGATCCTTTTCAGTTACTTCTGGATGATCCCAACCTAAAGCTTCAGATTGATCTGAATTTGGATAATCTGCTGGTTTTGGTCCTCCTGGTGCAACTTTTACAAGTACTCCTTTGTCATCAGTATCCCACCAAGAAGCTGGATCGAGAGGATCATAACAAAAATCATCAGGAAATATTGCTACAAGAGATTCTACATATTTTCCGGGATATTCCAGAAGATCATTTGGTATTTTCCCAGTATCATCTACTGTAACTAAACCATGAATTGGAATACTATTATCATTTCCATCTACTACGCCATCTTCATTAGTATCTACTTTAACTGTAGTAGATGAATTCTTATTTAAAAATGCTAATGCTAATTCTTGATAAATACCTCTAGCTCTACCTACTAGAATTTTTTCAATAGCATTCTTATCATCTGCATTATTTGGATCTAAATATACGTAATCTCCATTTTCTTCAGTATTATGAACTTCTGCAATAAAAGCCATATCGTTCTCAAGATCACTCAATTTTGTAGGAAGATATCCAGGAGCCCATTTTCTGAACTTATATGGATAAACTTCTCTCTCAATTGGATCAGTGATAGAACTAGGTATTGAAGCTCCATCTTTTATACTACTATCGTAATAAAATTCAACTGCAGATCCTGAAGAGCTACTTGATTCCACAACTCTTACTATACAGCCATCTTCAAGTCTTTCTTTTGGAATAGCTTTAAGATCTTCTATTGTTCTAACACTTTTCCAACCACCTTTTCCATAAATTGCTTCATGGGTAGGGTATGTATCTTGATCAGTATAAGGAACTATAGGAGCTGAAACATTTATACCTTTTTTATTTTTTTCCATATTATTTAAATTCTATATTTAAAACTCCTGTTTGAGGATAATCAAATACTATTACAGAATAATCTTCTTCACCAAATTTACAAGAGAAAGCATTATTTTCCATATTTCCTGTTAAAAGTCTTATAGGATCTTCACTTTCATTAACTTCTCCATAAATTTCAGTAGGAATCATGTAATATATGTATAATCCTGAAGTATAATCATTACCTTCATCATCTACGCTACAATCTACATTATTTAAAACAATTGAACGTTCTTTAGATAGACTTCTATTTCCGTAAGTTTTTCCGTCAATTACAATCTTACTAATATCGTTTGTTTTAGATTTACCCCAAATTCTAGAATTAATAAATTCATAGGTAATGTTTTTAGAGATACTAACAGATCCAATAGAGTCTGATGAACTACCATTACCGTATAAAACAGATAGAGTAATTACAGTATCTCTTGAAATATTTTGATTATAAATCCATACCCAAGTATACTCATCTTCATCTTCGCTAGGATTATTCATTCCTCCAGAATAAAAACTTCCGTTTATATATATACTTACACTAACATCTTTTCTTTTTAATTTCATTCCATTATACCAAACTTCCCAAGCAAAAGAGGGTTGTATTCTAGTTCCATTTTCATAAAGCCCTCCATCTACTGTTGGATTACCCGAAATTGTATAATCTGGAAGTAATCGTATCTCTAGAACTGTTCCAAGACTGTGTATAATATCTTGAATTCTCTCATTTAATCCGTTTAATGCATTAGTTACAGCATTCTGAGACATAACATCATCCTCAGATGAACCTGTGGTTTGAAGTACATTAATACCACCTCGAATTCTGAAAAAGCCTGTAATTGAATCTTTTTCTATATCCTTATAGTAAGTATACCATTTTCCATCTACAAATACTTCAAATCCATCAGGAATAGGGTATTTATCATAATCCCATGTTCCTAATTCTCCTATTCCACTAACTATACCTTGTCTTTTATCTAGGAATACTTTAGCGGGTAATAAAAAATTTGAACCTATTTTATTTGCCATAATTTATTTTATTTATTAATATTTTCCACCGCTTATATTCTTAGCAGCTATAGACATATTAGAATCAGTTACAATACTAGAATTATCAACATTGACTCTAATTTCTGTACTACCATCTTCAAGTTGTACTAAATTAATTCCAGGACCACCAATAAAGCCTTCACGTATTGATAATCCTTTAATAATTTGTTCAAGTTTTCCAAGAGTATTATAATTTATGCTAGCTCCACCTAAAATCTCCTGTCTCAGATTTTCTAAGTCAGTTGCATTTACACTAGAATTTTCTGTAGATATTCCTTCGAAGAATGTTGGTAATGAGAATGAAAAAACTTGTTGAAAATTATTATAATTTAATGCAACATCTTTTACATAAACATTGTAATCAATATCATTTACTTTACAAGACTCTATTGAATAATCAGTTATATGATTCATTCCAGAAGTTGTATCATAAATACTCATAAGATTTCCGTACAGTTTTGGATATGCAAAAGCTATTTTCTGTGAGTTAAGATCTCCTTGGAAAGTAACAATTGATTTCTCATTTCCAACTACAGTGTTTTCAAGAGAATTTAAAGCAGCTTCTGTTATATTCCACCCACTTTCAGGAATTTGTCCATAGTAGAAATTGTAACCAAACTTAACTGTATAATATGAAGTTGCAGTTCTTATAATTCCTGTATCTGGATCCGTATATTTAATAGATAATCTATATTCTGTTGTATTTGTAAGACCTAAGACTGTATATTTATTACTTTCAGGGAGAGTTATTTGTGTACCATTTAATTCTAAAATACAATCATTAGTAACTTCATATGTATTTGCTTCACCTGTTTTTATATCTATATCAGGGATTGTTACTCTGATTAAGAAGTTAACAGCGGTTCTAATTCCAGTTTGATATAGAGGAGTAGTGCCATCATCTTGTCTGTTAGAATCATAAAAACTAACTCTTAATGGGAATGTAGCTGAATGATTTTTATAAGTTAACTCCTTAATTTCTTCTAGACTTTTAAGAGCATCTTGAATACTAACATCCCAACCAGAAATCATTTCATTAATTTCGGACTTAGTATAAAAATCATCTTCACGTTTTAATACTCCATCACGATAAAACCATCTATACTTATCTTCTATATTACTAAAAATGAAAGGACCACCAGTTATAGGTTCTATTTGTCTAACCCCACCAGTTTCGTATACATAATTCCAAATTCCATCTTCATCCTTGTAAAGATATAATTCTCCATGTACAAGAAGAGATACATCTGGAAGTTCAGTTACTACATCTCGAACTAAATCTAATCCGCCAAGTGTAACAACTTGATAACAGTCTTCTCCTATTCCATTCTTAATACCTAGAGCGAATATAGTATCTGTTTCTGTTTGTTCAGGATTAGAATAATATCTAACCATAACAGGCTCTCCGATTAAGAATTCATGTTGATTTAATCTTAATCTTGCTATACTTCTATCTCGTTCTATGTATTTGCTTCTGGAAATTTGTATTTGAAAAGAATTTAAACTACTCATAATTATTTATTTATAATTGAATAAAATAATAAAAGAATAGACTTAGTTTTATAATTTTTCTAAGTCTATTCTCATAATTTAGGTTTTGAAGCTTTCAGAAGAGAATTTCTGTTATTTAATTTTGATAATTCGGAAAGATTCAACTAATTCTGCAGTAGACCAAATAATAGAAATTTTATGATCTTTATCCATATAGAATTCAACAGGATTATTAAGAATACCTAGATCATAGAATTTACCATCAATACTTACTAAAGCATCTGGATATTGTGATTTAAGTTTTTCGCTAGGAGTAATAGTAACTTTAACCACTTCTTTATCACCAGTCAAACCATATTTATTGACTTCGTAATTAGGATATACAGGTTCTAAAACTGTAGCACTTTTATCTTCACTATCGAATTCATACCAAGTACTTTCATCATCTCCTAACCAAGGACCTTCAATTTTATAGACCTGATAAAATCTACTAGGAATAATATCTTTTCCATACTTACCCCAAGCAGCATCTTCATAAATTTTAACTTCTTCGTTCATAAGTTTTTGTTTTATAAAAATTATTGTTATTTATTTTATTCATAATTATAACCACTTATTTCTATCGGGCGACTTTGATAGAATTAAGGCATTTATTCGTGGTATATAATTATAAGTAGCAGTTTTCTTAATTTCTTCTACATTCAACTCTATATTAGATTCATTTATCCATTCCAGAATAATTAATCCAATAGGTTGATTAATTCCAGGAATACTAATAAATATTTGTCTTTTAGAACCATCTCTACTATTTACTAATTCATATATTCCAGGATATTTTTCCATAAATACGCTATCTCTTGGACCATCACAATATACAATTTCTCCAAACTTAATATCTTCATAGATACTAGTAATTAATCCAGTATTTATACTTTTATACTGTTCTGGATCTATGGAAGGTACAGCAAAACCATTATCTTGTTGGAGAAGTTCTACGTATTTGAAGGGAATAGATACTAGATTTTCTTTAGAATTATGATATTCGAAGTATAATATTCTATCAGCTCTAGAATTACTTCTAAATTCTGTAAGGAGAGGTTTTAATTCTGCTAATAACTGATCCCTAAGTTCCATTTTTTCGGAGTGTATCTTATCAGAAATTTCAGAATATATTTCTATAGTATCCTTTATTATAGCTTTGTAATTAAATATAGCTAAGACTAAACAGAAGATAAAAATATACTTCACGAACTTCGAAAATCCTATGTTTTTATCTATCTCTGTTATAGCCTCAACGAATTCTTTTAAAGATAGTTTCATGATTTATTATATTGCAAATTGAGTTAACCTAATCTCTCCTGATTCTATAGTACTCGTCTTTTTTGTTATTGGATCTAGATTAGTAATTTTTAAGACTATCACTAAATTTAACTCTTTTCCAGTAGTATTAGCAGAATATATTAATCTTTTATTCACCTGATCTACTTTAAACTCCAGTCCATTACTTTCTTTCACCAAGATTTCAATTACAGGCAGAGATGTTATATCTATTTTAACCTTTTCCTTTATTTTTGAAATATTATAATCATTTATCAATCTATACATATCACATTCTAATGTTCCTAATAGATTTATATACCCTCCAGATTTTTTAAGACTACTAGTATCTTCTAATGCTGAAAACGATAGAATAGATGTAATTTGTCTAATCACAGAGTTATTATATATTTTCTCACCAGATATATTATTGTATAAGAACGAACTACTATATCCACTTGTTTTCTTGTTTCTTATATACTTATAGTAAGATTTTTTTGTTACTATTTTTTCTTCCAGTGAGGTAAAGATATTAACTCCATAATCAATTCCTATACCTTCCAAAAATACAGTATCACTATCAGCTATTGTTTCAATGTTTGCTTCTGTATATTCTGGAAAAGATAATTCAAAAAGATTAGATGATATATTTAAATCTAATCTATTGAACTTAATTATTTTTCTTTCAGCAGCCTCTAGCTCAGTTATTATAAATGCTATTCTTTCCGATCGATCTGGATATATACCATAACAATAAATAAAACAATACTCTGAGCTAGGTTCAACTAAGGCAGCTTTTTCTTCTTCTGGGATATCAATATTAATCTTTAAGAGTTTTTTATTACTATCCCAGATTGAATTTAGAGGATATTCTGAGGTTTTTCTAACATCATTATACAGATAAGATCCTGAAAATAATTTCTCCATGAATTCTTCTCCAACTGTATATGAATTATAAATTGTTCCTATTACATATTTGGTTATTTTTAGTGTGTTATCTATCCTCCTTATACTCTCTAAGAATTCTTTTTCAAAAATAACTCTCATAATTTTATATATAATTTAAATACCCATCTTCATCGATATAATAAAGTAGTCCAGAGATAGATGCTATAATTTTCGGTACTTCTGTTTTAAGAGATGCTTTGAAATAGCTTCTTCTAAATCCCGTAAGAATAGTTCCAAATATACCTGTTGGATTATTTCGATGAATTACCAATATTTTTCCCTCATTATAATACCCCTTATACTTTTCAAACTCTTCATCCTTACTAACTAATATCCCGAGTTCTTCTGAATATTCTAATTCTGAATTTCTTGATGTTGCCCTAGCTTTTTCTGTATAATAACTAATCCCTGGTTCATAATAGATAGTATAATAATCTAACCCCAGATCTTCATCTACTGTATGAATCATTAAGAGACTGTTATTAATCAGTATTGGACTTTCATCTGTATTTACTGTATATACTAATCTATCAATACAACTATAAATATGAAAATCTTTTTGTGAGGATTGTTTATTTTTAAAAACATACCAATCTCCAACTTTTTTGATAATATTAATGTTCGTATATTTAGTATAATCAGTTAAATTTAGAAAAGTACTATTAATACTTGGAATGTAATTAGTAATACTTTTATTAGAGATATTTCCAGGAGTAGATATAATTCTACTTCTAGGATCAAGAGTATCTAAGAAAAAGTTTTGATAGTCTGTTGAAATCCACTGACTTTTCTCTATATCATATAATTCAAGAGTACTAGGATAATTAGTTCCAATAGTAATTATAAATCTTCCTGAAAAATAGAATATTTCTTGATTACTTCTCATATCCTCGAAAATAGAATAGTCTGCCCCCGATGAAGTTGTATATACCTCAGGATTACCAAATCTTGTTTTTTTCACTAAAGATTTGATAGAATACTTATTACCTGTCCAAGAATATAATACAATATCCTTTCCATAAAATCCAATTTGATGATTTTCATAATTATGTGAGTATGGATCTATATTAACATCATGATTCAAATTAATTTTATGAAAACCAGTACTATTCCCAATACCATAATCTAAGAGGAGATTCATTTGTTCATTATCTTGAATATGGTATACGTGAGAAGTATATCTTGGATAATTATCAGCTCCTAGGTCTTGCTTTATAGTTTGTGCTCCAGAGTAGTTATACAAATTTACATTATCTAAGAAGTTTTTCCCAGTTGTTGAGTTATTCTTTAGTTGATCTAAGGAATTACTAAGATTTATCTGGATTTGGCTAGATATACTAGAGTCTAAAGATATATAAATATTTATATTACTACCTTTTCCCTGAGAATTTAGAAACTCTGTATAACCAATAGGAGTGTTATCTATTACACTCATATAAATTATTACAGTAAATCCAGAAGGAAGATTATTTTCATATTTAAAGGGTTCCTCTGGGGTAGTTCGATTTAATCTGATATAATTACCGCCAGAGGAAGTAAGTAGTCCTGAGTAAACTTGTTCGATATTATAGAGAGATATTTTTGGTAACTTAGGATCCCAATTATCATTTTTATTATATAGTATTACTTCTAAGCTATTGGATATATTACTAGAATTTCCAATAACGTAAGTACTATATCCTGTATTATAATTTTCCATAAGTTATTGTACAATTACTAATAATACATTCATCTATGTCAGTTGATTTAGATACAACTCTAATAATATTATTAACACATTCAATTACAATATCTGATCCAATTTCTTCTATATAATCTTTGGAAATTAATTCTCCTTGTTTATTATATCTAGGTCCGGAGAATGTTGTTTCTTTAGAGTATAGTTTTTCGTTACCTACTAAGATTAATTTTTCTTTGTCTTCAGGATCTTCAACATATCTAGTTTCATACTTAGAATATTGAATACCAAGATCAATTTTAGTAGAAACTCCAGGACTAACAGAGTAATTCATTAGTTCTGTTAAATCTACTGTATTGGTATAGATATCAGAATTGAATGGTATAACATCGATAGTAATAGAATTGTTTAGAATATCAACCACATTTTTTGAAGTACTATACAAATAAATTTCGTTATTATTCATACTATTATATAAGTTATATATTTCTTTTAAGTAATTATTTTTATTATTCTTGAGGTAATCTAGATATGAATTAAATTGAGATTTTTCTTTTTCAGTTAATTCATATTTATCAATTTCAATACTTTTCGTATTTTCATCAACCTCATTTATTATTCCAGAACCTTTAGAATAATCATCAATACATACTCGTAAATTCCCTTCTGAGCCATCTTCACCTGGGATAACAAACCTCCGATTAGTTACATTCCAATCTCTGAGTTTTAATTTATTACTTAGCTCAGATATTCTAGTCATTCTGTAATTTGAATCATTACATACTAATGCTCGATTATTTCCAGTTAAGTAATATTCTTTCTCATCTTCTTGACCTGTTACTTGTGATATAGAAATATTATCGGAAGTAGTGGTTATTAATTCTATCTTTTTCATTTCTTGTACTTATCTCTATAAAATATATTCACTATGTTTCCACTAGTTACATAAAGCCTAACAATTTCTCCTTTATTTCCTTCTGTCTTTCCAGGAACTATAACAAGAGCACTACTATCTGTTAAATAATAACTAGAAATTGCATCATGACTCATATAAGCGTCAAGAAGATCTATGGAAATCGTTGTATTTATATTATTCTCCTGTGTAATTACTGTAAGAATAAATGACTCCTTATCAAATCCAGATACAGGAAGGTAATTATCTTTTGTATTATCAGTACATTGAAATTCTATTACATTAGCTGTTTCTGGAATTGGATATTCTTTAAAACGGAAATTATTTACTAATGATTTTTCTAAGTTATTTAATTCTTCGATTTTATCCAAGTAAAGTTTTTCAAGTTTTTTTATATTCTCCATCCATTCTTTATCAATACTACTAGGCAACCAAGAAGTAACACTATCAAAAGTATTCTGATCTCCGTTATTATAACCTTTTCCGTACCTATACCTAACAACTGAACCCATAGGATCTATTAATTCCTGAAGTCTGTAAATAGAATCTGAATTAGGTTCATTAGTATAAGTATATTGTCGTAGAATTACATAATTAGCATCTTCTGGATAAATACTAGAAGCATCATTAAATATAACTTCACTTATTTCCGGAAGATTTCTCGATATCTTAAATACAGCATTATTAATTTCCGGAGAGATTAAGATCATTGACAAGACGTTTTTAGAATCAATTCCAGTTCCATTTAAAAAATCAGATAACTCAGATGAAATGGATAATGAATCGTTCCCTGAATTAAGATAGACGTATTCAGAAATTATACCCTTTTCATCAAATCCTATCATATATGTAGATAAAATTTGAGATAAAAGATGTGCAGTAATTAATTTATCTTCCTTTCCTTGCTCTTCTTCAGAATGATTTATATAATTAAAATACTCTTCTATATTATTTAATTTATCTCCTAAATATGGTGAGTAATTATCTGAACTTTCTTCAGGAATAACACCAGAAACAGTATTATTTGTTTTATTAGTTGGATTTTTAGCTGTACAAATATAGATAGTATTTCCATAGACAACAAAATCCCCTTTCTCATATTCAGTTTCTTCTGAATACAAAAACATTCCTTGAACGTGCGTATTATTTAGTATCATATTATCTCTTTATAAGTTTTATAGTTGTATTATAATATATATTCATTAACTTCAAGGTATACTCTCCTTCTTCTGGAGTATTTATATTTGCAGCCCTAAGTGATACTTGAGACGTACCGAAACTTTGAATACTTCCGTTTGCTGTAAACTTATTAATAGTTAATGAATTTCCTTGAGAGTCTTCTATAATAACTTTTTCTAAGTTACTATTTGGATAATCTTCAGAAATAAACTTAAATACAGCGTTACCTCCAGAATTTATCTTTAATGAATTATTAGATACTTCAAACCCAGAGAACTCTATAATACTAATAGTTACTCGTTTACTGCTAAGTTCTAATGTAAGAGTAGCTGCCGAGAAATTAACTCCGGGAATTACAATACTGTTAGTAGTATTGATTTGTTCCGGATAATATATTTCTGGCGCATCTGGATCTCCATTTTCATATTTTGCTAAGACTCTTGAAATAATATACCCTGAAAGTTCTGGTATTCTAATTTCTGCTCTCTGATTAATTAGGACATCTATTTTACCATCCTCTTGTATAAAGGGATCATATTTAGTTTCATCACCTATAATTAATTCAGATACTATAAAATTATTTTCTCCAAATTTTCTTTTCCATTCACCATAATCGTATACATCACTTTCTCCTGATATTTTAGCTTTCAGAATTATATAAGAACCTGTATATTTTAGATTGAAAATTAGGTGATTTGTTTTTAGAACTTCTTCCCAATTAGTTACTGTTATTAGGTTATTTGGAATATTATAATTAAAGTTATTACTTGGTGGAAATGGAATTAAATCTTTCACATCAAGTAAACACGGTACATCTTCATTCAAAACATATCCAGGATTAGGGTATATCTTAAAATCAATAGGAGTTTTGACAGAAGGGATAGATATTATTCCGATAGGGTTACAAGTTCCTCCAATCTCTGGAGTTACTGATACAACCACTCTAATTGGTTTATTTATATTTAGAAACTCTGAAAGAATCCATTTAGATGAAAGCGCCGGATTATTATTAAAGTTGTTATCTGATACTGATTCCCAAACTTTTCCACCTAGAATTACCTTATCTCCAATCTTGTATGTAGTAAAAGGAAAATACTTGGGGTAATCTTCGGCGCCTTTATACATTTCAATTAATCCTCGTTTATTACCTAGAATTAATAATCTACTATCTTCTATTTTCTCATTTCCTAAGAGAGTACTAGAATTTGCATCAATTAAAACTTCTGGAACATCCTCAACAGTTTCTATTATCCCAACTGAATCTATCGTAGACCAATATTCATCGTTTCTAAGAAGATATTTATTCATATTTCTGTTAGGATTCGTACTATCTACCCATGATTTATAAGATAGATTTACACTTTCCACCTCGGAGTTATTAGAAATTAGCATCCAAATCATCTTCTCTCCAGTAACTTCATCGAGGAGTTCTTTCTCGCTTACTAAATCCTCGCCGCTTGTAGTTTCGTCTGGTTCTCCTAAAATCAATATAAAGTTAGGAGTAGAAGTAGGTTTAATTCCAGCGGCGGCCATTGAATCAGTATCTATAAAGTCACTACCTTTAGAATTGTTATTATTCTTGTCGATTATCCCCTCGTATAACTCCAGACGTTTAATTCCAGCGGCGGCCTTAAAAAGCGCGAATACCTGATTGGATATTATAGTAGTTCCGAAATATCTATCATTTTCCTCTGTTAAATTTTCTCTAGAGGATGTTGGGAATATTATTGATTCTATTTTTTCTAGGGAATTTGATGTCTCTCCGATTTCTTTCAAGGTTTTTTCTCCTAGATAATTTACTAAAAACTTATCATTAAATTTATCTTTAGTGATATTATACGAAAAGTCATACTCACTAAAGTCTCTATTGTAAAGTAAAGAACTGTTAGATCTGTACTGGACTTTACTGTATTCACGGTTATCTAGGTCATCTTGACTGTAAAACACTACTGTTCCGATATCCGTAAAATTGTTATTATTAATAATCAATTTCATAGGGCGTTACTGTCATTTTGTTATAGCTTCTTAAGTTTGCTCCAATATAATTCTGGAACTTACTTTGAATTGTTAGATCTATACTTCCAGAACCTATATTAGTATTTAGTCTGGTATAGTATATAAGTGCATCTAAAAATTTCTTAAGAAGTTCGTAAAATAAGCTTTCATTTTCTACACTTAAGTTCTCAAAGTTTACTGTTATTTCTCCTGAGTCATATATAATCTCTCCATCAAAATCTAAGGGAAGATATTGTATCATATAATTAAATACTTGAATAGTTCCCTTTACACTGTAAAATAATTTACTAAGATAGTTTATAACTTCTTCGTAATCTTGGTTATCTGGGAGACTTGATTTTGGAATACATAATCTCAAGAAATTCTTCACCGGATCACTTCCAGAATAAATATAGTAATCATCGAATGAACCTTGTTGAGTTGAAACTACCGAAGAATATTGTTCCTCGTAATCCTCAATCATTCTATAAAGCTGATCTATGATTTCTATATTTCTTAAGTGTTTAGGTATATATATTTTCATGATTCTATAACTGAATTAATAATGTAGTTAATTGAGAAGTATACAACATTCTCTTCTCCATATACAATCTCAGGAGAAACTACAGAACCATCTTCGTTAGTATAAGTTATTTCCATGTCAATTATTCTCTTTACATTAGATATTTTACTTATAAGAGATTTTATTTCTTCTGTTAACTCTGGAAATTTAATATTGAACTTATTACTATAATTATCCAAGATATCACCAACTTCTGAATCTATACTACTATTCTGATATATCTCTACATCTAAGTTAAAGATAGCTGTATATTGAGATCCTCTTTCTATAGTAATTTTATCAGTTATATAGTAAGCTCCTTTAGTTTCAATGAAATTAGTTTTTTCATCTTCTGTTAGGATTGTAGAATTAGAGTATGGAACATAGTAGATAGTGATAGAATTACTTTGTGCTGAACTACTAAATCTATAAGTTGTTCCACCTGAAATAATTTTATTTGGATAAGTTTCTTCAAGTACAGTACCGATATCAGAATTACTACGTAAAATTGAATTTACATATCTATCACGATTAGCTTTGTAATGAATAGTAATTAAGTTATCTCTATCAACTTCAGACATACTAGCAAGACCAGTTCCTAAGATCTCATAATTTCGTCCACTCAACCAAGAAGGATCAAATTCTACCATCTCAGCTCCACGAATATTAAGCTTCTTTAGTTCTGAAGTATTATATCCCGAGAGTGTTGAGAATTTATAATAAAGAGCTTCTATTGTTGTATTTGCTAGAGTCTGTGTTTCTTCTCTTTCCATTACTGTTCTAAAAATATCTGCTACATAAAGTCTAGAACCAAATCCAGGGAGAGTAAGATCAAAAATACTACCATCTAAAATATGTCCTGAGAATAATCTAGTTGTTGGGAAAAAATTATCATTAACTTTAACCCAAAAATCATCAGATAGGTCGTTTTCTAAGCAATTAACATAGTAAGTATTGTTTTGATTTAAGATCCACTTCCTAGAAATTGTTTCTTTTGCAATTAGACATATAATAGTATAAGTATCAGTATCATTTACGGCCGGAGACATTGTAATTGGAGAATATACAAAACCTTCATCTCCAGCTATGTCTTTATCATCTCCATAACCTTCCGGCCGTGTATAGTTTTTATCATAATACCCTAAATAGTAAGCCTTAAAACTATTAGAACTTATAATTTCATCATAAATATTAAAGCTTAAATACTTAGTAGGTTTTATATTAAGAATTACGCGAGGACAACTACCACGAAATACCGAATACATATCATCCACACAGTGTTGAATCTTTGAATTGATAAGTGTAGATTTCTCAAGAGATGCTTCTTGTGTATAGGCTATGTTTTCTACTTCACTAATAAAAGATGCATTAGCTAACATCTGAGACAAAATCTCTACAGAATCTCCGGTAATATTAAGTTTATTAGCTATTCCTCTATAAATATCTATATAATCTTGTAATGATTTCATAATAATTATCCTGTTGTTTCATTTATATCAACTAGTATATCGTCAGATTCTACCTGATTAACACTTATTACTAGTTTTACTTTTGTTTCATCTATTAGGTCGAGTGAAACAATTTTTATATCGAGTGTTTTTGTAAATTTCTCTTTTATTTTTGTTATTAACTGTTCTACTCTACCAGTAATTTCAGATGCTAAATCCTTTTTCTTGGTATTAGTAAAAATAAAGTTAAATCCAATCTTAGATGCTCCTGGAATATCCTTTGGCCAGATATTTAAGTAGAGTTTGAAAAGATCTATAATATAGTATTCTACTTGATTTGTTATTTGACCTGTTGAAAGTAGGTAATTCATAATCTTGATTTATAATTTTTACAATTATTACATTTAACTGTAGGATCATCATCATTGAGAGCTACAAATTTACTACAGTTAGATGCTGATATATTCGTAAGATCTAAATCTTTTGGAGAAAAAGCAGAACAATTTGCTGCACTTAAGTCAGGAATAGGTATTGGTATTTCTATTTCAGGAATAGGAAGATCATCAATGATATCACCAACATTAGCTCCAACTAGTGCAATTAATGGTTTAGCAACTGTTTGTGTAGTTTCTACAATACTCATTACAGATCCAACGACCGGTATAGTTCCCATAAGAGATTTTAATCCTAGTTTACTTACCTTAGCATCAACTCTATCATAAACTGCACTAAGATTATCTCCTTCAGCTTTAAGTTGTTGAAGTAATGGAGGAGCTAATTGAGCAGAAACGCCAGGACCCATAGGAGTTACAGAAATCAATGCTGGAGGAACCATTGCAATTCTCGCAGCAAATTGAGCTGTTCCTACTGAAAGATGACCTAAATCTTGTCCAAGCTCATTGAAATCTTCTATCATTTGATTATACATCTGACCAAGTTTTTCATTAGCTTTATCCAACATTTCCTCTCCTCTTTTCTTCATATCCTCCTTAGCATTATCTAGAGTTTCTTTATATTTCTTTTTTGCTTCAGGATCTTTTATTTCATTAGATTCATCCTTAAACTCAGGAAGAGAATCTTGATATTTCTTTAATGATATTGATTGAGCTGCTTTAGCAGACAATGCACTTAATAAATTTTTCATAATATATCAACTCTCTAATAATATAGTATCTGATGTAGGTATAGGAGATCCTGGAGTTAAGAAAGTAGGTGATAATACAAAAGGTCCGAGAGCTGTATGTCCTCCCGCTACTACTTTACCCTTTACTGTTAATGTTCCAGGACCTTTAAGTGTAATATCAGATCCTTTAACTACTGCAGATCCAACTAATTCTACATTTGTTTTCCCATTTATAGTAACATCACAATTTTTTCCTATATTGATAGTTACATTAGATCTCATATTAATATCCATGTTTCCATCTTTATCTATAGTCACCCAATCGGTTGGTTCAGGTCTAGGATTATTATTTGGATCATTATACTCAGTTCCTGGATCAAAAATAGCAACCCTTATATAATCAGGTGTAATATCTACCATTTTTCCATTACTTCTAAAACCTATATAATCATTTTCTTTTATTTTTTGATATAAGTAATAACTCTGAAATACTGGATCAAGACACTTAAGAAATACAAAATCACCTACTCTTGGCTCATCTACTTCTCCTCTAAATGGAAATGCCTTAACTCCCGATTTTATTCCTGGGATATCCACCTTTATTTCATACAATACTTTATCTAAAACTTCTACAATTGTTCCAGTATAGTATAAATCTGCTTCTTTCATATTTTTCTATTTAATTTGTTGGATCTACAATTGGTAATATTTCTTCTTTCTCTTCTACACCTGATAACAATGAAGTCCAAGAAAAACTCTCTCCATCAGGGCCTACAGAACTAGAATCTTCAATAGCCATAAATAATTCATTAGATCGAACTAGGAATAACTTAAATGGTAATTCTGTTTTTTGCTCACCACGTTTATACTTCAAGATATCACCAAGTTTATATTTAGGCATATCAAAATCTTTTATTCTAAATGCAGTAAAGAAATCAGAATTCATATATCCTAAGTTTCTCCAGTAATTATGCATAAGTTGTTCAAAATCTTTTCCAACTATTGTATAATCTTCATAAAACTGAAGAGTTCTAGAATTTTTAGGTTGAAGATCTGTATAATCATCTGTACTGTTATTTGCTTGCTCTCCATTATTCTCATCTCCTTTAACTGGTTCCCATGGATTAGTTGGAGTATAATAAATTAAAGGATTATAGTTTAGATTATAAGAATCTAATTGTAAGAATTCAGAAGAACCCTCTATGCTATAATATGGTTCTTGATTTCCTCCATGATCAATACCTATAATCTCTTTCATTAAATACCCTTCCCATCCATAAGCAAATATAGATTTTTTCTTAAATCCATATGATAACTTAGAGCATAATGATTGATTTGTTTCCAAGTTTTGGAAAATTGTAAGTTTATTATTAATATCACATTTACATCTTATATCCTTTTTCCCTGGATATAAAGATTCAATAGCTGAAGTAATATCATCCCACTCAGCTTGTATAAGTTCTGTATAAAATTTCTTATCTTTTATACAGATAAAGTTTAGAGTTAAAAAGTTTTTAAAATATTTTTTATTAATTATGAAAACATCAATAGTATAAATATTTCCACCTTCCTTCTCCAAAGTTATCTGTCCAGTATATTGATCTGTAATTAATTTAAGAGCTTCCCCAGAACCATCATGTGACATACTAATTTCCCCACTAGCTATCTTTCCACCAAGTTCTTCGTACATATGGATATTATCAAATTTATATCCGGAGTCAAACCATGGAGTGAAATTAATAGAAACCTTATAAGAATTAATATATTTCATAAACTTCCTAATATGTTATCTAATACTCTTTTTGGAATTAATTTTAAAATTGCGCCTCTTTTATAAGTTTCAAGCCCTCTAGCAGCCTGTAACATTAGGAGGCCAGCATATGAAGTAGAACCATAATAATCCTCTGCAATAAGATCTGGTCTATATTCATATGCTGTTATTTCATAAGATTCTCTTTCTATAATTGGATTATTTAAGTATACTAATATACTAGAGTTATATACATCTATTCCATCTATATAGTTTGAAAGATTTTCCTTATTGCTAATTATCTCATCTTTTTTAGTATACATTTTATCCTCCTAATAATTTTTTATTTTCTTCTATTTTTTTATTTATATTATCTTGTAATATTAACTCCATCGCTTGTCTTTCTTTTTGTGTAGCATCTCCTCCTATTAATCTCTTAAGTCTAACATCAGTAAATTTAGATGCTGGTTTGAAAGTCATTGTAATATCACAAGATAAAGGACATAGATCATTTTCTTTAGATCCAGTATCCCATCTCTTCATCATTTGTTTAGACATTTGGAAAGTAGCACTCTCACAAACAAGATTATCAATAGCATAAAGTGAGCCAAATTTAAGCTTAAGAGTTCCAAACTGTACTTTATCTATATTATCCAACTCAGCTTTAAATCCACCAGGAGGAATCTGCCAACCGAAATATCTATCAACCAATTCTTTTATCAATGCTACTTCAGTATCATCTTTACTTGCTGGCTCTCCACTATCATTTAAAAACTTAACTAATTTTCCAAAACAATATGGATATAATTCCATAACCTGATCATATACAGATTTGAATTTCCCATCTACATAATCAGAAAATATAGTAAATTTTATTGTTAGATTACCAAATCCAACTCCAGTTCCAGAATAGTAAGAGAATCTTCCAGTCTTAGTTACTAAAGCTCTATTTAAATAATCAGTTCCTGCTTTTGATAACTTCTCTAGAACATCAGTTGTTTTATCAAATATTTGTCCGATAGTACTAAATATAGCCATTCTATCCTCTTCTGATCCAGTCTTCATTTCCTCCTCTGCACTATTCATTTTTTCAAGTTCTTTGGAGAAAAATGATAGATACGGTGCATAAGGTTTAAATTGATTAAATATATCATTAATCTTCTCATCTCCAAATTCAGACCAAGAATTAGAAATAGCAGCTTGATAATCCTCTGTCATAATAGCTCTACATAATGGTTCATAAGAATACCCATCATCGTCTTTAGCACCGTGATATTCACCCCAAGATCCATCATCATAAAGAACAGAGTTATAATGAAGAGAAACTGACATTAAATCATTACCACGATTAGTATCATAGTAAAATCCACTAACCTTAGTTCCACTACTCATTCCTTCTCCATAATGTTTTTGTTGTGGAACTTCAATTCTTGGGGCAGAAGGAGATGATTTAACCATACTTCCTAATGATGGAGGATTAGGAGTTTTTATTTTTCCCGGTTTTTCTGCTGTATTTAATGGCATATTATTATTATTTTAATAAGTTATCTATTTTATCTTTTTCTCTCTTCAGACCATCTCTCATATTATTTTTCGCAGCAGTAATAAAATCTTTTGTAGACTGTCCACTAATAAATTTCTGAAGTGATATATCAGAGTATTTAGTAGATGGTTGGAAATTAAGAATAACATCACAGTATAATGGACTTAAAGTATTCATTTTCTTTGATGCATCCCAATATTTTACTACTTGCTTTGAAAAACTAAATTGAGCATTAGTACATACAAGAGAATTTAGTGCATAAAAAGCCCCAAATTTTAGCTTGAGTGTACCAGTTAAGATAGTATCCATATTTAAAAGATCCGGCTCATATCCAGCAGGAGGCATTTGCCAACTAAAAAATGTATTAAGCAATTTTCCATCTTCTCCAGTAATTCCAGTATTAACGCCTTCTTTATTAGATTCAATTTTTGATCCTAGTACTGTTCCATTTTCATCAACAACTCCTTGAGTATATTTACCCATTATATATGGATATAACTCTTGAAGCTGTTCTGAAACCGTTTTAAATACTCCACCAGAATAATCAGGAAGTACTGTAAATTTCATAGCTAAATTTCCAAAACTAGTACTAGTTCCAGAATAGTAAGAAAATCTACACCCCTGAGTTACAAGAGATCTATTAAGAAGTTTAGATGCTGTACCAGTTGCAGTAGCTATACCAGATAATACTTTTTTTGCTAGTTTTTCAACAGTACTGTCTCCAGTTGTATCTCTCAACATTGATTCAGCTGTTTTCGTAAGTTCTTTCGCATATGGAGCATAAGGTTTTAGATTATTCCACATACCACCTATAGGATCATCTCCAAAATCAGTCCAGGAATTACCAGCTTGAACAATAAAATCTTCATTTAGAATTCCTTTATAAAGAGGTACTGTATTATAACCTTCTTCATCTAAAGAATAGGATGAACCCATTTTTTGCCATTCCCCTTTTCCATCTAAATAAGAATTAGCATGAAGAGTTATATGAGTAAGAACTTTATCTATTTGTCTATCATAATAAAATGCATGATGTCTAGAAACAACTGCCCCACTATTATCATCCTTAGGGTTAAATCCACATCTTGCTAGTTCCCTATCTAGTTCTTCATCAGTAATACCAGCCATAATTATGATTGTTTAAATAATTTATCCTCTATAAGGGGGAGTAGTAATACTCTGTACTTTAGTTCTTCCATCTCCACCACCCATATTTATATTTCCTCCAAACTTAAGAGATGCTATGGCTGTAGAAACATTATTAATTGCTTCTGCTTGTGCTATAGATGTTTTTGAAAGAAGTTTTATATTTTCATTAATATCAGAAACTTTTGTATAAAGATCTTCCGTCTTATCTTTTTCTGCATCAGCTATTAATTCTCGTCCAGCAGATTCTGAAGTATTACCTGGAATAGATTTTTCTGAAGTTGGTGTAGTTGGTGTAACTTTTTCTGGAGCTAAAATACTACTCTGAGCCATTATCAATCCAGAATCACTTCCAAAAGAATTAACACCTGCAGTACTCCAATCATAAGTAGATATACTAGATCCTTTATCTGTTCTCTGTTCTACATAATTATCTGGAGTTGTAGATGAAGCATCAGCCATATAAATAGACTCTTCAGAATTTGTGGAATTAGTATTGGTATTTTCTAGAGTATCACCTTTAAAAGAGTTGTAAGTTAATAAAGCATCTCCTGCAAAATTTTCTCCTTTTTTCAAGGATCCCCAACCATCTTGCCCTTTATCTTCCATATGTTGAGCTGATTTTTCTGGACCTGCTGAAAATTCATAATATCCAAAAACATTTCGAGCTGCTTCAAGATGATCTTTTGAAGCTTTTATTTTCTTCAAACCTTCTCTATAAGCCGGAATATTTTCCATTTCCCACTTAACAAATTGAAGTTGTTCTTCAAAGGATGCATCTCCCAAAGATTTACCTGAACCTGGTCCATCATAATGTTTCCATCCAGCTTTTTTTTCTTTCTCACTAAGTTTACCATGTTCAAAAGCTCTTCTTCTAACTCCTAACCACTGAGCTATTCCAGTTGCTGGAGAGTCTGGATTCTTAGCAGTAGTAACTAATTGAGACTCTCTTAAAAAATTACCAACTAACCCGGCAGCTTGTTCTTTAGTCATCCCAAGTTCCTTCATAGCAAAATCCATGGCTTTTAGTATTCTAGCCTTTCTCACCTCATCAGTTATCTTTTCAGGTGGTCTATTTCCTGTAATATACCCTTTCACACCATCTACTGCATCACCTATATATTCGCCACTTTTTTTCATAGGAGAATTATTCCATACTTCTTGTTCATAAGCACGATTTTTGGCTTTAAGATCCAGTACATTTTGGATGCCTTTGTAATTATTCAAATCATAATCTACATTTTCAGCCACTTTTCCATGAAGAGCTGTTTGTATGCCTCTAACATGCTTATCCATATTAGTTCTTATTTCAGAATCAGTTATATCAAATGATTTATAAGATACATTTCCATCTTTATCTTTCGTTTTAAAACCACCAATTCTGTCTTTAATCCTATTTATTACCCCTTTTTTAATTCTATAACCATTAACTATAGTAGCATCTTTCTGATTTTTAGGTACAGTAATTGTTGACATATCTCCCATACGACCTAAATCTACTCCTGGTCTAGGGTCATTTACATCAACTAATCTCATAGTATATCTAGGAAGTACTCTTGCTTTTTTTGTATTTAAAGCAGCTAATCCACCTCTAACCCATGGTGATTGAGATGCCTGCGCAGTTAACTCACCAGCAGTTAATCCACCAGCTATCAAAGGAATTGCTAATGCTTGTCCTCCTGGAACAAAACAAAGTGCAATACCTCCAGCTAACCCTGCCAATCTAAAACCCCATTTCTTTAAATCCCCTATACCAGTAACATTTTCTAAATGAGTTTGTAATCCAGCTTTTAATGCAGCCTCTTCTGGTCCTGGGGGTTGATTTTTATACTCAAAAGCTAATTCCTCTAAAGTTTTTGGTTCTAAAACATATTTAAAACTACCTTCAGTGATATCTCCACGTTTTTTCAATTCATCAATATCATCTAAAGTTAGTCCTGTTCTTGTTAAAAATTCTGAAGATTCGATAGCTATACCCTTCTTATCTCCTGATTCTTCATTTTTATCTACTGCCTTTTCAATATCTCCAAGTAAACTAGTAACTCCAACAGTATTGACAGTTTTTTTATCACCTAACATACTTGATACAGCATTAGAAGCTCTAAATGTAGAACCTACAGTACCAGTCAATTCTCCTGATTCAGTAACATCTGAATATCTTACATAATTATTAGCATCTTTATCCCTTGTATGAATTATATCTCCTCTAGCAATATCAGTTAACCTACCTTTAGAATCTATTAAGTCTTCATAACCTTTTAAATTTCCATAAGATTCTCTAAAATGTTGTGTATAAAAATTTGATAATTTTTCATTAACATCCGCACGATCATCTATCCACGATAAATCTTTCTTACCATCACTAGTTAATCCATATTTAGAATTTTTAGAAACCTCTTTTATCTGATTATCAATTCCTTTTTTTAATCCATCTGCTCCAGTAAATAGCGTAGATATAACGTTTCCAAAATATCCAACTATATTTTTTAAAGAACCTAAAAGATCATCTGTATCTATTTTTGGCAACTCTAAATTTTTTATCGCCTCTGCACCTTCTGAAAAATAATTCTTTATCTTTAAAAATAAGTAGTCGAATGCTCCAGGACGCTTTTCATCACCTGTATAAAGCAAGTCTTTTAATGAACCTAGTATAGTAGATTTATTGCTATTAGGATCTCCTCCAAATAAACTAATTAACATTTTAGAAAATCCAGATCTGCCTCTTGGAGCTTTGGGATCATTTGGATTAACCTCTCCAAAAAGAAATGATTCTACATTAGCAGCAAATTTAACTATTCTTTTCCAATGTTTAGCTAAGAACATAGTACCAAAGAGGAAGAGAATAGTTTTAAATTGTCCACCTACTGAAGATGCTAATTTTCTGGGATCTAATCTCTCCGAAACACTCTTCCCTAAGTCAGATAAATGTTTCATTAATTTATTAGTACTTCTTGTTAAGGACCACTCACGACGTTGATATTCTTTTTCCCTGGCCGCTGCTTGTTGATTCTGTTTAGCAAAGGCATTAGATATCCAAGTTTTAAATCGAGCCTGTCCTTCATCTGGATTTTGTTTTACTGCTAATGTTCTCCCTTGGACAGGACCACCAATATTAGCAGCGGGAACAGCAACGTTATTAGTCGTCGTGTTCGTAGTGTTATTATTTATTGTTATCTTCTGTGGAGTAACTTGTACACTCCTTGAAGATGTTCGCTGTACTTTAGGTTGTCCAAGACCATATTTTCCTAAGACAGCTTGAGTTTGTGGATTCATTGATTGTACCTGTTGTTGTACACTTGCCCCTCCACCTAAACCTCCAAGAGCAGCCATTTCAACAGCCTGACTCATTGTTTCATTATTAGCCGCATCAGCATTATTTTCGAGTCTAGCTGTTTGTAAGTTTCCCTGACGTTCTGCATTTATCTGAACAATCTGGTTTTGCGCTTCTTGGAGTTGTTGTAAGTCTTTCCCATCCTCTGGTTTCTGGGAAGACATTTTTCTTACTTTATTTTCTATATCTTCTGCAGCCATTGTTTATTTATTAATCATTATAAAAGAACATACTATGATAAGTTGATAAATCCAATAATCTATATTTATTATTATGAAAATAGTACTTCTCATATTTCAAAGGTATAAGTTTATTCATCTCATTTTGTTCAACATCATCTATATACTCATACCCAAACATACACATAAGATAATATACCTGAAAATAATATCCTGTATTGTGAAGTAATTTAAAATCTATAACACTATCGGAATCTAACTTATCTATCAGAATATCTCTTACTCTATTATCTTGCTCTAGTTCTTCCCTAATATTGGTTACTATACTTATATCCGGATAGAAGTTACTAGTATCTACCAAACAAAAACTAATCCTAATATTAAATTCTTCTTTTAATTTATCAATTTCACTAGATAAATTGATTAAATCTTTTAAATATCTACTAAGATTATTTCTTTCTATACTATAGGATCTTTTTATTCCAAGAAAAAATTCAATAGATTTTATATGAATCCAAGTCTTTATGTAATCTACTATCATATTATTTCTTTTTAAATACGGACTTTATTGATCTTTTCAAGTTTTCTATTTTATTTTCTCGATTAATCTTTAATCTTTCTTTTTCTGATGGAGTTAGATGTTACATAAGCACCTGTAGCAGCTCCTATAGTTCCACCTAATAAAGCACCACCTCTTCCTCCAGCAAGACCTAAAAGAGCACCAGTTCCTCCTAAAGCTCCAGTAGCAGCCAATCTTTTTCCTAGTGTTGGCTTTATACTCTTTAATCTCTCTAACTCTTCTCGATCCGAAATATTAAATAATTTTCTCTTAATGATCATAATTTTATAATAAAGATCTAGGAGAATTTTTACTAATATAACCCCCCCCCACTAGATCAACTTTTAATAGAGGGGAGTTATATTTTATAGGTCTAGGAGGTTTACATTTATTATTCCTCCCTCACCCATCATTTCTTTTCTCTCAGCTTCAGATTCATAGTAGGCTTGACGTTGTGCTGCTGATATACCCTTAAGCCTCTGCCCCTTCTTTCCACCAAAATTAAGAAGTGGGAAATCTGGATCAGTTCCTTCAGTAGTATCAAGGAAATTCTCATAACACTCTCGAAGCGCCTTAAGAGAACTCAGAGTATAACCTTCTATCCCATCTGCCTTGAGAAACTTATTTAAATAAAATTTTAGATCCATCAATTGGGGAATTGTTACAGATGTCTCGAAAGAAGTCGACAGTAAGAGATTCTACACTTACTGCCACACTCCTCCTTTCTTTCGCTTTCTTTCCTTTATTACATTCAGGACAATATAGTTGAATAGGTTCAAGTCTATCGTAATATAAGTCACGAAGAGCAAGCAAGAGAGTAACATCACCATGAGTAGCCCCTAAGACATCTTTCTCGATCTGTGTTCCCTGATAATCAAAATCTTTAATCAAGGCTATAGTTTTAATCATCTTCAAGTCAGTTACAGTTCGATATCTAAGGTAAGTCTGAAATACCTTCATAAACTCTCTAACTGTCGGAACTATAGTCTCGTATCTATGCCCTCCAAGTTCAATAAAAGCACCATTCATAATCTTTTGATCGATCTGTTTAAAGTGAATATCTTTTTCGAAGGATATAGTTTTCTTCATCTTCTTACCACATTCAGGACATGTTACTTCTATTTCATAAGATAATTCCCCTGATACAGTACATAGCTTCTTATAGAATATCAGGAAATCTACATCCATTAAGTAACAATCTAAGATAGTTTCATCTTCCTGAATAAGTAAGTTAATATCATATAAGTATTTTTCTAACGGATCATCAGAGGGTAGATTTTCAAGGTATCTAGTTATCTCTAAGAATGTCATAGGACTAACTTTAACACTCGGAAACTTATAACCATATCCTCCTGATGGCAATTGTGCTGTTAATATATTCATAATTTTATCAAATTTTACATTAAACTCTCATTTTATATCACTTATTCTTTTCCCCTACGCTTCAATTCTTCACGAGCCTTTCTTGCTTCAGACTTATGATGTAGATGTCCGGCCGTAGCTATAGCAGCACCAGCCAAACCTCCATAGATTGTTGCTACACCTTTTCTAGTTCTGTCAAGGTTATCTGCAGCCATTTCTCTTTTCTCCTTACTTGTCTTGGAGAATAATTTACGTTTTATTATCATCTTCTTTTCTATTTATATTACAGTTCATCATAATATCCTTCCTCTATTAACTCATTTTTCGTGCGTTTTCGGTAATTATCTAGGTATCGTCTCCTCTTCTTCTTTCCATCAACCACTAATACCTTATATCTCCTACTAGCACTCGTTTCACCATCAATAAAGTAAGGAACATGAGAATTATCATTAAATAATTTTCTCTTAATAATCATAAAAAAAAATATTATTACACGGGAGGAGAAGAACAAGTCTATACACCACCCTCCCCATTAAAGGTATATAGAACTTTACAATTATTATTACTTAAAAGCCTTATATATGAAGAAAATCAAAATATATAAAACTATGAAAAAAGATATTATTAAAATTGTAAAACCTAATAAACAAAATTCAAAAATATCAACTACAGCTAAAGTATTTGAACAAGGAATTTCGTTTATTACATTGATTCAAGTACCTAAGGAAAAGTATAATATTCCTAATGGTATTAAAATATTAAATATCAAAGAGAAAGACTTAGAAACTTTTAAATCATTCTACGATATAATTCTAAAAGATCCTGAGAGATATTATACAATCGGATCTATAGATAATAAGTTTAAAACAAAAGAACTAGCGGAAAAATATGTAGATGATCTAATTTCTAAGATTCGTGAAAAAGAGGCTTAAGGTCTCTTTTTATTTTTCTTCTTTATTCTATTAGGTTTTATTATCCCTTTTAAAATTTTTCCTTTACTAGATTTATAACCATGCATATAAGTTCCAAGATCCGCTCCTAATTCTTTCCTAGCTTCAATCATTTCACTAGGATTTGCATTAGCTGATCTTAAAAGTTTCATTGCAGTCTTGGTAGCATTCTTTTCTTCTTTTATTAAAACCTTTTCTGTTACTGGTTTATACTCTTTCTTCCCTTTAACTACAACTATTCCTCTTTTCTTTGCTTCTTGACCTAAAGCTTTCATTACTTCAGGTCTTTTAGGAAATTTTGTATTTTCAGTGTATGCATCAAGAGCCATCTGAGCTTTATCATTTGCCTTAATCGACTTATCTATATCATCGGAAATCTTAAATCTGAGCTTTCTTATTCCTCTTTTTAAGCCTCGATCTTTAATAGACTTTGCTCCATATTTTATATATTTTTTCCACGGAACTCCAAATTCTCTTTGTTCAGGATTATCAAAAATTAATTTACGTTTTATTATCATCACTTAAGAAATTTATTATCTTTTACCTTATTTTTTATACCAAAGCCTTATATATGTTAAATTAAAACCAAAGAATATGAAGATAGGAATAAAAATAACAAACGTAATAGATGAATTTATTAGACTTACAGGTCCTACAGCTGATCTAAGAATAAAAGATTGTAAAATATATGTAATAATAGATCATAACAAATTCACTAACCTAGAAGAATTGCTCAATATAATAAATCAGCAATCTATCTTTACCTCCGAGCCTGCAGAAATTGTATTACCCTCTGAAGTGGAATCTATACTACTCGATACAGATAATTCAATAACAGATACAACCATAAAACTTCCTGGGACTTGGAGAATGAATACAGAAACTAATAGAATAATTGAGCAAGAAAAGTTAGATAAAATTTTAGAACTATTTACTATACAAGAAGGATGAGGAAACTCGTCCTTTTATTTTCTCTTCTTAGAATTTCCAAAACAAAATTCTCACCCACCTTTTCCTGGCGAATGAGAATTATTATGTCCCAGGCAAGATCGAACACTTACCTCATAAAATATTGTTTATTGTTTTCAGGTTATTATATATTTCTTGATACTCTGGCTTAACTCCTATAATGTCAGTAGCTTTCACTCTCTTCTTAGAACCATCAGAAAGTATTTCATTTACTTTAGCCTCCTTAGTTTCAAAAAAGTTTTCTAAGTCAGTTGCTTTAGGAGTAGCTGTATAATTAATTGAAGAATATAGTCCTCCAAGAATTTCTTTTATTTTTGCTTGGCTTATTCTATCTCCAACAGAAAACTTAGAGAGAATAGTATTTACCAAAAGTTCTTTACTAAATGTTACAATACCTAACTCTTTTTCAATTTTATACCTATCATACCCCAAAGCTTTTAGTTTTTGTGGTTTAAGAATAGTATAATAAGATTTAATATTATCATGTTCCCCAATCTGATCTAATACTATTTGTATAGCTTGATTAGATAATCCATATTCACATAATAATTTAAGCTTTTGTTTGAACAAAGTTAGATTTTCATACTCATTCATAAAATTAGATACTTCTCTATTAATTAGATCATTTGTATCTAATGTATTATGTACTGAACTAAATACAGTAAATCTATCTTTATAATCATATTGTTGTATTCTAAAAGCTCTAATCTCATTTACTAATACTAAATTATTAAGTACAGGTATCAAAGTTCCACTCTGATGTTCGTTTACCGCCACATAATTATCTTTATAACTAAAAGATTTTGCCATTTTTTGATATGTTTCTGCTAGATCATATTTTGCTTTATCAGGTGCAGAGCTATAGGAATCTAATAAGTTTTGAGTAATTTCTTTTTTTCTTTCTACTTCTTTATTAAACTCCTCTTGAGACACTTTCCTATAATCACATATTGTTCGATAATAAAATACTGCACTATTACTCCATGGATTCTCTTGCAGCCTTTGTCTACCTAAGATCTGAGGCAAGTCTTCAGAGATATCAACAGCTAAAGAATCAATATTACTATCACTAAATATAAAACTTCTAGCACAAGTAGAGTAAAAATCAGCACCTAGGTAAACAGTTCTAGTACAAAAGGTAAACATTTTAGGTTTAACTCCTTTTAGCGGTACTTCACCTATTACGAATTTCTTCCCTAATTTACGTTGTATTCGTTTTTGATTATCAGGAGTATCACTACACAAAATATTTACTTCTTCAGATTGGAGATTACACTTTTTTATAATACTAGTAATATGATTAACAGAATTTACATAAAATACAGCTTCATCCGATATTATTTCAACAGGATAGCCATTTACCATTCTAATAGCTCTCTCAAAATTACCATCCTTGTAGGACTGAATAATTTCTGGGAGTTTTTCGCCAACAGATTTCATTGTAAGTACTTTTAAGGCAGGTTTTAATACCCTAGTCGAATCCTCCTTACTCCAATCCATATTAATATATGGAAGACCATCAAACTCACCTAACATATTAAGATATTCCTCCAACATAGGAGTTGCACTAACAAATAAAGCTGAGTGAGATTGGTGTAGATGATATAAAAAATCTAATTCTGTATTAGACTTAAACTTAGAATCATGTAAGATAGTTTGAAACTCATCTATAATGGTGTAAAAAGATTGAAATATACCCAAAGATGTTAATATATCTTTTACAATTCTATAAGAATCATATGTTACAAGAATTTTACAAGGTTTATCTCCTAAGTATTTTCTTTCATTTAGATAGTCTTTTATTTCATTCATTAATCTATTATAAACTGTATCCTTTCCATGAACTACTTCTTTAAGAGTATCCATAAATACTTGAGATCTAGTCTTATCTATCTTGCTTAAATCTTTATCAACTGTCAATTCTTTTTCAAGCTCATTCACTACTAAGTAAACACTATCCTTATGTTGGTCTTTCTTATTTTTAAGTAACATCTTTCTTGGAGAACATAGGATAACATTTTCAGGACCTCTAAGACAGTATTCTGTAAATCCACAACCTGGAAGTTGTTTATTAATAATACATTTTACTGGGAATTTATAAAATCTAAAGTCTGTTCCTAATTCTGATATAAATCTTATTCCTCTAGGAACTACATAATCATTTAATTTTAGTATTGGCATACGTATAATTTTATCAAATTTATTATAATCTAATAGAGAATCCAGTTAAAAGAACTACTATGTCTCTTTAAATTGAAGACATAGGAGGATTCCCTTTTCAATCATAAGGAATTGAAAGGATATTATACGCATTTTGTCACTTTAAATGGAGTAGTTTTAGTACAGTACTATATATATTTTATCTGACAAAAAAGTGACACTTGCTCATATAGATAAAGAACATAAGATCATGTCGGAGACATGGAATATTTATGTTTAGGATTTCTATGAGCTTTTAATCTAGAAATACCACCCCTGGCCCTTTAGAGGCCAAAGGGGTGTCAACTTAATTAAAATAATATTATACTAAAATTTCCTATATATCTTATTCAATGTTTCTTTTCTAAGACACCTCTAGCGGTAGCGGTTAGAGGTGTAGGATAAGGGAAGCTCCTTTGTCCTCATAAATAAGGGACAAACCTATATAAAACCTCCCTTTTATCAATTTGAAAGCCTAGTATATGTAATATAAACTTTAAATACGTAGAATCATGAAAAGAATAGTCAAAGAAGCGGTAATTGAGAAAAAACTTACTGATGAAGAGAAAGATATAATAAGATCTCATTTAGAATGTAATTATAAAATAGTAATGTTATATCCTATTAACGAAAATACAGAAGTACCTAAAAATGCATTACCCTCTGAGATATGGAATATTCCAGAGGGTTATTATGCTATTGAAATTAACATTTAAATATTATAAAATTATGAATGATAAAGATATTAGCTCTATAGAAAATCCTATGCTAAGATTTGAAAAAATAGTAGAAAATCTTAATAAATCTAATAAAAGTATGAGAGTAAAAAGAAATGAATTAATCTTTTTAAAGGATTATCATAATACATCAAAAACTCCTTGTTCAGATTGGCTTGATCATAAAAGAGTAGACTTGTATCCTATCAATGAATATACAGAAATACCTACAAATGCATTAGATCCAGGGGTATGGAATATTCCAGAAGGTTATTATGCTATTGAGATTAGAGATTTGGATTAGTTTCCAAATCTCTTTATTTATTTCTATTTTTCCAAGAAGTCTATTAGTATTATCTGAGATTATTTTCTTAACTTCATTAATTTCATGGATTCTAAATGCATTACTTAAATGTTTCTTTCCAGATTTTTGTACTTCTTTTGGAATATCATATAGCTCTTTATTTTTATTTAATTAGTTCCTGGGCAGTTATATCCCAAACTTTCCCAGGATTTATAGTTTTACACTCTATATTCCTTAAAAGCCTTATATATGTAATAAATAAAATATATAAGATTATGAAAGGATTAGGATTATTTATTGGTTATCGTAACTTTTTTAAATACTTTCGTCATTTTGGAAAGATATTTTAGTTACGATTTATAAGAAAGATGGTATTAATTATTTATCATCTTTCTTTTTATCTTTTTCCTTCTCTAATTTTTTCTTTTTCTTTCTATATGCAATTCCTCTAGCTAATTCTGACATTCCTGCATTAGTTACAGCAACTCCAGCATAAGTTCCTAAAGCTACACCTAGGTTTTTTCGACTAGCTTTCATTAATTTCTTAGAGGCACCAGCTTTTTTCATTAAATCTAGACCATGTTTACTTGCCATAGCCTCTGATACTAGCTCTGGAGATTGAACAGCTAAACCAGATGCCCATCCACTATGTCTGGAGAGTTTTGATTCTTTTTCTCCGGCTGCTTCTTTTTCTGCTGCTTTTTTACCTGATCTAACACCTGCTATTATTCCTGCTGTAGGAGCTAGAACTGTATGATTCAACATTCCACCAGTTTTTAGATAAGCTTTATGAGCAACTTTACCAATAGCATCACTTACTGATTTTACTTTTCTTTTATCATAGTGAGCATGTCCCATTTCATGTGAAAGAACATCAGCTGCTTTTGTTCCACTTGTATAAATTTTATTATTTTGATATGCAGGTCCCATTCCAGTATATGTAATATTATCTACTTTATGTCCTCGTCTAGAAGCTAATCTTTTTAGTTTTTCAGCTATTTTTGCAGATTCTTCTGAGGGTTCGTCTTGCATATGTTTCATTATTATAGGTGAAGCGATACCTTGACCCGCTACACCTCCAAGATATAAAGCAGTTCCTTTTGCTTTTGAACTAGTGTCATTGGAGTTTTTATTCTCCTCTTTTTACTAAACAGTTTTCTTTTGATTATCATAATAATTTAATTAATGAGTTAAGTTAATTTTCTAATTCTTTTTTAGTTCTCTTCTTATACGGATCTATATATTACCGTTTCTTTTTCCCATCATTAGTGACTAATATTACGTATCGTCTACCAGCTTCAGTAATGCCAGGTTCAAAATAGGGTACGAGAATTTCTGAATTTTTAGAAAATAATTTACGTTTTATAATCATCTAATACTCGTATCGAAGAGGAATTGTTATATTTACGCTTTTACCCCTCCCCGATACAAGATTTTTTTTTAAGAAGAGGTAAAAGCCTTATATGTGTAATAATTATAAAAATTAAAGAATATGAAAATTTTAAAGATTGGATTAGCTATAATTTCAGTTATAGCAGCTTGGAAACTTGGAAAAGCGAAAGGATATAGTGAAGGCATTGAGGATATGTACAAGTATAAAGAAGATCCGGATAGCCTTTCTGAACCTGATAAAATCATCCTTGAGGCTGTGGGTGATATCCTCAAAGAAGAAGGAACGCTAAAAAGTATGAGTGTGAGTGATGGTATTACTTATACAAAGAACCTCAAAAAGAAACTCGAGGCTCTAGAAGCAAAAGAAGAGAAGGTTGAAGTATAATATCACCTCAGAGAAGATTGACAGAAATGTTGATCTTCTTTTTTAATTTCCTGTCTTCTTTTTATATTTTGCTAGAAGTGGAGCTTTTGAATATGCATCTAAATCTTTTTCATATCCTTCGAGTGCTTTATCAAAACTTTTCTTTGCATGATTTAATTCTTCAGGTGTTGCTCCTTTTTCTTTCATTAACTTTAATGCTCTGTCTGAAGCGTCTTTTTCATTACTCAGGATTAATCTTTTGTCAATTAATTTTCGTTTCCAAGATTTTAACTTAGGAAATTTTGAGTTATTACTATCACTTTCAAAATATGTATCGCCATCTCTTTTATCTGCTTTATTAAAACTACCTCTAATAGAATCAGAGTTTGCTATTCTATTTTTAATGCTATCTTTTTCTCCTTTTATATGACCTACTTCATGAGCTAGAGAAGCAGGTCCTCCTTGATTTCTATTATAATAAATCGCATGATCTCTATTATCTATTAACTTAGATAATTTTCTTTTATCTCTTTCAGAAACTCTATCACTATTATTAATCGAGTTTTTAAGTACTTCTTTAATTTTCTTATCTTTAATATCTACATTACTATTCTCTGCGTATCTAGTAACAAAAGAATTTTCATTAATAGCTTCTCTTTGAATAGCTCTTTCTAATTTCATATTTTTAGGAGCTCTTTCATCTAAGTTACTCAATTCTCCTTGTATTTTACTTTTTTCATTTTTTAATCTATTAAGTTCTCCTTTATATCTATAATATTTCTCTAAATTTCTTTTTGAAATAAAGCCTTTCATTTTAGAGAGTAATCCATATTCTCGTTGTTCTACTTCCCAACCTTCAGAGTATAGTTTTTCGACTAATTGTTTACCTGTTATCATCCTTTTTCCAATTGATTAGTATATACTTTCTTACTCTATTTATTTCTAATTCAGTTTGATAATCTAATTTTCCGGAAAAATCAAGAATTGGAAATCTAATAAAGTCATAATTATTTAAATTACCACATTTAAATAATGTGGTTAATTCTTTATCTGAAGATAACTCTTTGAAATTGATACCTTCTGGAAGTTTAAATAATTCTTTTCTTAGGAGGAAACCAACTTCAGTGGGAAAATTACCAGAAATTCTGGTTTGGATATGCCAAGTTTCTAGAGTAGGTATCACATCCTCATCTTTTCTAGTTATAGTTTTTAATTCCTCTAAGTAATCTTTTCTTGTTTGAAGCGAATTATTTCTAATATAATGTGGATCATAGAAAAGAGTTTCTGTATTTCTTTCGATTAATCCAAGTTTTTCTTCAAGATTTTTTATCTCTTGGTCTAACATTCTTCGTCTAGGAAGTAATATATCTAGTAAGTTCATAATAATTGTTTTAGTTAGTAGAAGAGTAACCGATCAAAGTTACTCCCCTTTATTATTTTTATACAATAGTAAGTATATAATTATTTAGGTTTCTTTTTATTTATTATTTTTCTTCTTAAATTATATTTCTGTCTTTCAGTTCTTCCTTTATCTCCAAAAAGTTCCATTAAATCTTTTTCTTCTTTATGAGATCCAGGAAATACTTTATAATTATCTATTTCTTTTGGATGTAATTTATTTAATAGCTTTTCATTTAAGTTATTTCTTAAACTATTTCCTTTTCTATATGTATCTATTGCAGCATTTTCTAGATTTTTAGCATGTTTAATCTCTTCTTTTGTTGCACCAGCCTTTTTTAAATCTTTTATTCCATTCTTCCAAGCATTATTTTCTTCTTGAATTCCAATAGTTCTTTTCCCAATATCAGCTAGTATCCCTTTACTATTATTAGATTTATCAGCTAATTTTTGAATTGCAGAATTAATAGATTTTTTACTATTTTTAACATGACCTAGTTCATGAGCAGCAAATGGGGTGTCTTTTCCTATTGCATCAGCGTTGAGATTTATAATTGCATCTTTGGTCGAACTTGATTTGGCCAATTCTCTACTAGCTTTATCCAAACTTTTATCATTAGACATTTCCTCGAGTAGATTTTTCTTTTCTTTATTGAGAATATAGGATTTGTCTCCTTTAGGTTGATATATCAGTTTAGAAAATTTGTTATTAGGTATTATATCAGCGTTTACTTTATTAGCTTCTTTTTTCAGATTATCGGCTATTAATTCATTCTCTTTTGTTTCTTTTCGAAGATTAGTCAATTTTCTTTCTGTTTTCTTTGTTTTTGCAAGAAACTCTCGTTTATTCTGAATTAATTTATTCACTATATCTCTTTTTCGTTTTCTGATATAATTTTTTGTTCCTTTCTTTAAACCCAATCGAGATATTTCTGAAAGTATACTAAATTCTTTCTGTTCTTCTGGGTACTTTCTTAATATAATCATATTAGAGATTTAATAAATTTCTTAGTATTTTCATCCAACTCTCTTATAATATAGTAATCCTCTATATTATCACATTCAGAGTTTGTACTTTTTATTTTATATTTAGTACTGTTCTCTATTTTTATTGTTTTTGGAATATTAATAGTTTTTCTTATTAATACTACATACACAATCTTACTTGGTTTAGGTAATTCTTTTATGATGGGATTAAAAGTATCTTTTTCATTAGAATTATCTGGATTAAAATATCCACTAGCTCGTATTACATTTAAGCTCTTATATCCATCGTTTAATCGTTTTCTAAGGTCTTCTAGGTACTCCCTTCGGCCTTTGAGATCATATTTTCTTCCTCTATTTTGTTCATAAAGTGGATCATAATAAACTTCTGTTCCAGTTCTTCTGATTAATCCAAGTTTTTCTTCAAGATTTTTTATTTCTGGCTCTAGTTTCTTCAATTCTTGCCTTTCTCTTTTTCGTCTAGGAAGTAATATATCTAGTAAGTTCATAATAAATAATTGTTTTAGTAGAAGAGTAACCGATCAAAGTTACTCTCCTTTATTATTTTTATTTTTTAAATATTATCAAAAGTTCTTTCATACGTTAATCAATGAGTTTTATCCCATGACAGACTATATCACCTAAGAGATTTTCTTAGTCTACATACATAGTCGTTGAACCTAGATTAAATTCCAAATATCTAGGATGCTGATTGTTTGTACATAAAGATACAAATTTTCCAGCAATTCTTGTAGAAAACACCATGAAATTTTCCAAAATGTTCAAATTGCTTTAATAAAGTCATTAATTATTTTATTAATGAATAGACTATATCATCTCTAGATTTCACCAGAGTTCTATATTTAGTCGTTGAGAAAGGATCTTATTATCCCTTTTTGCTGATTTATTTCATTTATATTCCAGCATTTTAATAGAATTTTTCATAAAGTTTTGATTTACTTTATGCTTCTTCGTTTGAAAAAGCTTACTTGAATATCAGCTCTATCTGTCTTTATTTGTTATCTATAGTTTTCACTATAAGAACAGAATATAATTTCAAGATATATTTTATTATCTTGGTAAGTCTTTATTCGTTATACCTTAGATTTTATTTATCTAAGGCTTGGCATTAGATTTTCGATCTTTCACCAAATTTACTTACTAATTATCTAAAGGATTGCTCTATTAGACGGCCCAGTGTTGACCATCTTCAGTCTGTGGTTATGTTAACTATAATAAAACTATATTATTATAGCCCAGAATACAAATTCAACTTAGGGTTCTCTAAGTTGGTAAGTCTTTATTCGTTACATTAAGAATTTTTACTATTCTTAACTCGGTATTGGGAATTATCCTTTCACCGAATTTACTTACTAATTATTTAGGGAATTACTTCTCTAAACGGCCAGTAATTATTTACAAACCATTTTCCGATTTAGTGTGTTATAAGAGAGGTTCCTATATCACTTCAGACTATATCATAAAGAGAACTATGACTTTCTCTTTCTTTATCCATAGTCGTTGAGAAATAGATTTTTATTATTATTATCTATTTTTGCTGATTTATGTTTTTACATTTTCCAGCAATTCATAAAGATTCAGATTTCTATGTTAAAAATCTGGACGAATAAGTTCATCAATCGGTGCATCCTGAAGAATACAGTTATAGAAATTAAGAGTACGAACTTTGATACGGCTTGAGTTAGTTAAGATTAATCTAAGGTCGCATACTAAGTCATCCTTTCTGAAAGAATATTTAGTATCACGATCTGCAATTTTCTGGCGATAGTCCTTATGGTTTTTGTTTTAAATCATACTAGACTATATCATAAAGAGGAACTATGGCTTAACCCTCTTTCTTTGTACTTAGTCGTTGAAAAATAGAATCATATCTATTTCTGCTGATTATTTTTTCGTTATATTAGGTTCATCGCTCTTAATCCTAAATCTTAAGCGATGGAGATAACTATAACGAGATATTTCCAGCAGTTCACAAAGATTCATTAAGGAACTTTTAATCTCTTAATGGACAACTTTTAAATTATCAAACCAGTAAGTAATTGCCTGATCTTCCTTATCTACAAAAGCCAACGACAGGGTTCCAGCTGTGTTTTGACCTGTCTTCTGAATGATAGTATAATTACCACGCATTCTCTTTTCAAAACCTGATACACTATAATCAATACCTACCTGAACGGCATTTAATCTAGCATTGAAAATATCAGTACCAGGGAAATAAACTCAAACATTTGTTCTATGTTTAGACTATATCATAAAAGAAATCTATGGCTATTTCTTTTCTTTGCTAATAGTCGTTGAGAAATAGATTTTTTATCTATTTTTGCTGATTTATCTTTACTTGATCTTCCAGCAGTTTACAAAGTTTTACTAAGACAATTATTTATCTTAGGTACATTAATGAATTGAAGTTCCCACATGTCACCACGAAGGAATTCTTTATTATTATCTTTATATGTACTTTGATAGTCAATAAATTTCATGTATCCGTCACTTCCGCGGACTAAACTTGCTACGCTTGCCATAGTTTTTATTATTTTTTATCGTAATTTAAAGTTATATCGATCGTCATATCATTATCTACTAAGTCGCTCATTCTAGATTCCACTTCAAGTCCTAGTCTGTTATTTGGTAAGTCTAGGTAAAATCCAGTAATAACTAATGAATCTATATATGAGTACCCAGCTGATATTCTATTTAAGATCTGTTCTATTCTAGCTCTTATATCTCCGGCTGATTTAGTACTAAGAATTTTCCATTTATTCTTTTCCAATTCTCTAGCCACTTTTCCTATACAGAATCTCATCCACCCTGAAGTATTGAAGTCTTGTCCATTTTGATATTTTTTATAATAATATATCTGGTTATTAAATACTAGATAATTACTTTTGTATTCTTCAAGTTTTTCTTCTGGTGATTCAAAGGTGTAAGGATCTGTTGTAGGTGTTTGATATAAGATCTGATCGCTAGTTATTGAGTAAATATCTTGTAAGAGCCCTCTAATATGTAAATAATATCCAGGTCTATCTTGTCCGAAAATTGTTTGCCCTCGATAAAAATATAAGAGTCGATTATCAGTGTCAGAGGTATAATTAAAGACGTAGTTATTTCCGGCCGTATTAGTTTCCTCAGGATCAGTTGTTTCTATTAAGTTTCCGTTTTCCACTTTATAGAATTTTACTCCTCCAGTGGGTTGTGATACTATATAAATTGTTCCTGAGGTTATATTTTCGGCCGATGGGAGTTCTTGAGTTTCTACGTAGGTCCATCCATTATCAGAATTTTGGAATAATACTTGAAAACCTAAACTCCTTGCATACCCTAAAAATCTCTCGTATTCTGGATAATAACTAGTCTCTGAGCCTGTCTTCATTCCGGCCGAGTATTTATAGATATCAGGGACTAAGAAATAATCGATAATTCCAGCGTTGTCAGATCCAAAAATAGCCTCTGCCGCTTTCCAATATTCCCCATTTATATCTTCGGCCGTTTCTTTCCAGGCTCGTTTAAGATACCATGTTCCAGAAGGTAATTCAGATTCTTTAGTACCTTTTTTATATTCTACCTCTTCACCTGTTTCTCGATTTATGTAAGATGTTGAGAGAATACATCTAACTAACTTAGACTCTGAAGTAATTATAGTATCAAGTCTTTCCTGTCCAATAGTAAATAAACCACCTTCATAAATTTCTTGATATTTATACCTCTCGATTGTTACTCTATACTTATCATCTCCTTTCAGTTTCTCAATATTTACACTAATATCACTATCTAAGTATTCGGGATCTCCACCTTCAGTACCAGTTGTTTTAGATATAAATCTCACTCTAGTACTTCCGCTCGAGATTTTTGATAGTATATTGTGTGTAGTGTTAAAATCTGGTTCGAATAATAGATCAGTAATATTAGTAAAATAAGTAACCTGAACAGAATATGATGTGTATATTTTGTAACCCTCCGAGATATTTCCTTCGACTGTATAACCTAATTGACTTGGAATTATAACTTCTACTAACCTCTTGAAAATTTCCTTATTACTTTCTTTGGCTTTGATTTCGACCTCGACTGCTTCATCATAATACTGACTTGGAATATTAGGGATACTATTAATTTCCTCTTTAAACCAAATCATTATATTTTCATAAGAGTCATTTTTAAGTTTTTTCAGGATTATATATTTAGAAGTTAATCCCTCGTCTATCAGGTGAAAATCTATCTCAGGGTTATATACTAAAGAATAAGCTAAAGTTTCATACCCTTTTGATACTCTTAGCAAGTCAGGAAGATGAGATAATAATATTTCTTCATTAATTTTTTCAGTATAATCAACATCTCCTTCCTCTATATATTTCGGATAACAATATTCAGGTCCAATAAAACCTGGATAATTTATGTTTAATACATCCCTATTTTCTAGAGAACTCGTATTATTAGTGTCAAGATTTTGTGGTAATTCTAGGATTTTCATATATTCTCCTAGATAATATATATAAAGAGTATACCACAAATTTCCCTCTTTATATTCGCCTTCTCCTGTTACTACCTTATACAAAACTTTATCTTCTCCGATTTCTGGAAGTTCTGTTAAGTTATAGTATAATTTTTGATCTATAGAATACTCTTTTAGGTCAACATAGTCAGGAGCATTAGTATTTTGTTCAACCTTAATTGGTCTATATAAGAATAAAGTAACTCCAGATTCTAAAAGTTCATCATAATAATCTTTCCCTGGAAAATCTGATCCAAACCAAATATCAAGTTCATCAGGAGTTCTCACAAGTATTGGTTTCTCATATGACATCTTAGAATCTACAACTTCAGAAAATACTGTAAAATCATCTTGTTCAGTGGAGTACTTTATATTAGTTGTTCCTAATCTTAAATACATAGCTTTATATTATTTAATTAGTTTCATTACTGAATTTACTCCACTTTCTACTATAGAACCGTAATCTGTTTTTGAAGAATTATCGGGAGCTTTATGTTGTATTACCTTAACTTCTGGAATTTTTCCTTCATTTGGATTCTCTCCTACGATACTAAATGATACCGTAAGATCTCCTGCACCGTCTCCAATATCCCCTGTATACTCTTCAGAGAAATCTTTCATTACTAAAAGCAAATCAAATTTTTGAATTGTACTATATTGTGGTGTCATAACATATATTCTACATCTGAAGCATATATTTTTATACATAGCAATACACACATTATTAGTATCTATTGCTGTAAGTGAATATTCATCCGGGGGCAGTATATAATAATCAGATGTATGTCCTTCGCTATTATAAATTGCAGCTTTAGCACATTCTTCAAAGTATCGTCTCCAAGATTTATATTGATCGTCGGCGATAGTTATTCGAAGTTCATTAGTAAATTCCATTGAAACAGGATAACTAATTTCACCATCATACAAGCTCAGTGTTTTTGATGTCATTTTAGATTTTTGAAGATCAAAACTAGTAAATGGAATCCATTTATTATAAGCTGTATTTACTCCATGCATTACGATATTTCTTATATTTATTTCGTGGATTCCAGGAAGATAATTAAGATCTCCATTTTCAGGCCCTGCATAAGGTTCAAGAGCAATTTCCCAGAAAGCATTAGTATCTAATGTTTGAATATTATAATTTGAATACCCTGTTGAGGTAAATTTATCTGGAGTTGTAATAAATGGGCTAGATTTTAATACATTATATAAACCTTCTACAGTATTAGTATCGTCAGTATCGCTAGATATCCCACATAATTCCTCTAGAGTAATTAATATACCTTTACCTGAAATATAATTATTTTTAAAACTGTATGTTCTTTCTCCTCCAGAAGATCCTAAAGCCATATCTTTTAAAGCACTACCTGCTTTTTTCCAAAAGGATGATGATGAATTTTTCTTTGCTCCTTCATTAGTTATTTTACTTAAGAGTTCGATTTCATCATAAGAAAATACAGATTGACTTTTTATAGGATTAGAAGCATTACTACTAGTTGATCGTGTATTCGCTTCTTCAAATCCATTATATTTAAATTTATTTTCATCTGGTCTATTCAAAGGATTAGATATATCTACTGATTTGCTTCCAACGATACTATTAACAGCATCTCCGAGCTTGTCTCCTAGGTTGTCAAGTGCACCAGAAACTCCTCCAGATACTAAATCACCCAATAAACCGCCATCATTTCCAGGGAGTCTATATCGATTTGATTTAGTTACTTTTTCAAGCTCGTCTCTAGCTACTACCAAACCAGCTAGTGTTTCATTAACAAGAAGTTGTCTTGCCTCTCCATGTACTCCAGTCCAGCCCACGGCTTTTTCAGCAGTCCATCTAAGATAATTACTTAAATTAAGAGATTCTAATCCAAATTTAGGTAATTTCATAGGAGGACCTTCTACTTGTTCAGAAGATAGTTCAGGATTTTCTGAATATTTATAAATTTCTTGTCCATCAGGAGCTTGTGCATCTGGAATTTCTTTTTGTTGGTTATAGAAATAAGTAGGATTTTCTATGATTTTTTCTACTTCTTCTGGAGAAAGATAATTTTCATTATCTGTTTCTGGAATTTCTTTTTGTTGGTTATAGAAATAAGTAGGATTTTCTATGATTTTTTCTACTTCTTCTGGAGAAAGATAATTATATGATCCTTCTGTTTCTACTCTAGGAGCTGAATTTCCTTTAGCTACTTCAGGTAACTTATCTTTATAATTATATTGTTGTTCTGGATTTTCTATGATTTTTTCTACTTCTTCTGGAGAAAGATAATTTTCATTATCTGTTTCTGGAACTTCTAGAATAGAATCGTAAAAATTTCCAAGATCTCCACCAAGACTATCTAACTCTTCTGGGCCAAGAGGAGTATAATCTCCAGATTGTCTAGGAGCATCAGCTATTTCTGGAACTTCAAGGAGAGAATCATAGAAATTATTGATATTTCCACCAAGACTATCTAATTCTTCCGGACCTAATGGAGTATAACCTTCATATCCATCTCCAGAAGTTTCAGGGAGTTCGAGTTTTTCATCTTCTAACTCAAAATCTCTAGTATCTTCAAGTTTATCTATAAAATCTTCAAGACTTTCAGGTTCAGCTTCCTCTGTACCTTTTAAATCTATCCTTTCATCTTCTAAAGAACTTGATTCATATTCTTTAGTACCCTCTAAGTTTATTCTCTCGTCTTCTAAAGATTTAGGTTCGAATTCTTTAGTTCCGGTTAAATCTATTCTAGTGTCCTCTAACTCAGAAGCCTCATAATCCTTCGTATTTTCTAGATCATCAAGATAATCCTCAAGTTCAGACATCTCAGCTTCTTTAGTTCCAGTTAAGTCTATTCTAGTATCTTCAAGAGAATTATTATCTTCTACACTTAAGTTTTCTCTATAATCCTCTAAAGTAGATATCTCAGACTCTTCAGTATTTTCTAGATCAATTCTTTCATTCTCTAGAGCTTTAGGTTCAGACTCCTTTGTATCTTCTAGGTCTATCCTTTTATCTTCGAGACTTTTAGGTTCGGATTCTTCTGTTCCGGTTAAGTTGATTCTGGCATCTTCTAACTCAGAAGCTTCGTATTCTACAGTACCTTTCAGATCTACCCTAGTATCTTCAAGAGAATTATTATCTTCTACACTTAAGTTTTCTCTATAATCCTCTAAAGTAGATATCTCAGACTCTTCAGTACCTTCCAAATCTATTTTAGTGTTTCCAAGTTCTTCTAATACCTTTACAGTACCTCCAAGAGTTATTTTATCTTCAGGTAAACTCTTTAATTCTTCCCCACTTCTAAGAGACTCTTTATGATTCTCTAATTCATCTAACTCCTCCGGCGTTTTCCTAAGATTTTCCCTATAAGTTTCTAACTCTTTATCTTCTACGGTTCTCTCTAAAGATACTTTGGTTTTAGAAAGTTCAGCATCATCTACTGGATTTCTGAGTTTAACTTTAGTATCTTCAAGTTCTTTTAGATTATCTTTTCCACTATTTAATTTTTCTCTGTGATCTTCTAACTTATCTAATTCCTCCGGCGTTTCTTTAAGATCTTCTCTATAACTAGATAATTCAGAAGTTTCAATTGTTTTTTCTAAAGATATTCGAGTAGTATCTAATTCATTTTTAGAATCTACTTCGAGCTGTTCTTTGTATGATAAATCTTTAAATCCTTCAAGGTCTATTCTTGTTAGATCTAATTCTAGGTTGTGATTATCAATAAGAGATTCTCTTTCTTTTCCTAACTCTAGATCTTTTTCTGGAACCTTAAGATTTTCTTTTGTATTTATATAAAGATTTCTTACATCTCTAACTCCTTCTAGATTTAACTTTTCTGTACCTAGAGATTTTAATTCTTTTGGTTCCTCAGTTAATTCTTCTCGGCGGTCTTCTAGGGTTGGTTCAAGGATATTTTTTTTATTTACTATATCCTCACGATGTTTCTCTAGTTCTGTTTTCCTAGGATCATACAGATTTTCACGTGTCTTTTCTGTATACAACCCATGATTTTCCGCCGAGTCAGAGTTTCTATTATCAGAAAGTGGTTCTCGTGATGATTCTTTATATAGACTTTTAATACCACGAACCCCATCTAATCCCTCTATATGATCTTCGAGAGAATTAATTTCTGGAATCCTCCCTGTTGTTCTTCCAGGGAGTTCTAGATTATCTTTCTCTAGGGAAGTATGATTTTCTTGAGTTGTTCTAATACTTTTAAGATATTTACTAAGAGCTTTTACTTCCTCAGGTCTAGTAAGTTGATCACATCCAGGAATTTTATTTTGCTTCAGAATCTCATTTTCTATATTTCTTTCTCTCATAATTACATATCTAAAGTTTCAATAATACTATTCAATGTATAAACATAGAATACTTCAGCTACTTCAGAGTAACCCATTTTAAGAGATATTTTAAATCTGAATGTATATTTTCCACGAGTATATTGTAATTCATCCCCTACTTCAAGAGATCCATCATCTGTATATACTTCTAGATTATCTCTGTTTCGATTCCATACATCTCTTAGTTCATTCTGATTTAATATCAATATTGTAGTAAATTGATCATAATCGTTCTCTAATGTACTACTTGATGAATATGTACCTCCAAAAACATTTTTCCATTTTGAATTACTCTTTGGTCTGAGTACTACAAATTCAGTCCCAAGAAGTTTTAATTGTAATTTTATATTTTTCATTCCAATAGAATAAAGCCTATTTGCCTTATCTAAGTTTTTTGAAATCATATCCGCCATAATAGTATATATTTAGTTTAAAGATTAATCACAGTCAATAATAGTACAAAATTCTTCTGTATCAATTATTTCACGTATTAATTTATATATCTGTTCAAAAGTAAGAGATCCTGATAGTTTCATTACATATATATCTCTCTCTAGGATCGTAATTGTTCTAATATGAGCTGCTATAGATCTAATGAAATCATCAATTTCGTACTGACTATATTCAAGATCTTTTGGAATATATATTTTAATTGAAGATGGATCAGGATATATACTAATTACATCTTTGGGAATTTTACTAGAAACTTCATAATCCCCGATACGATCTTTATCCAATTTCTCTGTTAATTTCGTTATCATCTTTCTAGCTTGTAAATCTGAAAAATATCGAATTCTAGGTACTATCATTTTTCAAATATATTAGGTTTTACATCAGTTGACATGAATTTTTTTAAGATAAAATCAAATTCATTTCTTGTTTTAATTGTGTAGTTATATATAACTACTTTTCCAGTATCTACCCTATTTACTATCGTTTTTAAGTGATTCCAGAAAATAGAATCAATCTTCTTAAGTTCGTCGGTATCCTCTTTATTTACTGTTATTACGAATATTCCAGAGATCATTGACATATTAATATCTATATCTCCACCAAATTCCCCAACAGTATAATCTAAACCTTCAACATAACGAAGTCTTTTAAGGCTATTTTCTAAGTACTTATTTCCAAAATCTCCTCGATATGTAGGAATTATATCAGGATCATTAGAAAAAGTTACTGCAGCACTATAAATTAAACCGATAAGATCTTCAGATTTACCGGAAAATAGAAATTTTCCCGTTTTTCCAATAAATTTCTTTAAATCATATTTATTTAAAGACTTAACCGAAAAATCCTTCTGTTCAACTTCCTTAATTCTATTTTCAACTAAAGCTTTGTTATCAAGAAGATTTATTTTTACTCCAAGAGTATTACTGAGCTCCATTATAAAGTTGGCTATAACTTGATAATTTGTAAATACAATAGCCACTGAATAAGAATTATTTCTAGAATTGATTGCATAACTACTATATTCCATCCCTGTATACTTCTTACAATAATAGTCTAAACTATCTGAAGTCTTTTCCAATTCCTTAGAGGTCATTCCAAAAGTATACATGGTAATGGAATTATCTTGTATTGAAAAATTTAATTTATAAGCTGTTACATTTCGATCATTAAAACTAAACTTCTCATCTATTTTTGCTCTTTTATCTAATGAATCTCCTATAGTTACTCCAGAAGCTCTATAAATACCAAATTCACGACGAATTAATTTATCTACTTCTTGAAATTTAACAGATGACATTGGATTGTGTAAATAGTTTAAGAAGAATTTTAATACTACACCTGCTATAGTTCCATATTTACCTCCAGTTATAGCACCACTGGTAATACTAGCATCTTTTAGGAGACTACCTGTAACTCCTCCAATACCAGCACCAGCTAAGGCAGATTTTCCGATTACTTCTATAGCTCCTGGAACCTTATCCATATCCTTAGGACCTGTATAGTGACCCTCCGGAATTGTATATTGTTTTTGTCTAAATTTTGTCATACCATAAAATTTTTAAAATAATTAGTCGAGCTATTTACTATATCTTCTACAACTCTACCTCCTTTACTATCTACATACTTAGATGCAGCCTTAGACATTTTATCACCAACTCCAATCTTTTTCCACATAGTTTTCTCTGGTTTTCCTACTACACTAACTAAAGCAGATGTTCCAGGAATAGGTACTGTCTTCATAGCTACAGAAGTTATAGGTGCTTCTATAGATGGTTGAATTACTTTAGTATTTATAACTCTTCCTGGATTAATGGCTGCTTGATTTGCCGCCATTTTTACTCCTTCTATCTTATTTAAACCTCTTGCTGTAGCTTCTAAGACTTTATTTTGTGTTTTTATGGCGGATCTTTTTGCAGCCATTGGAGTCTTTCTAAGAACTTTTTTATTAAATCCAGCCAATACTCTAGTTCCTGTAAGAGAATACAACTTTCTTTTTATTATCATAATTTTATATATTAAACAAGTAAATCTCCATACCATCCAGATTGGAGTATATAATTATCACACCTAGATCTAAGCTCTTGATATGCAGGGTCGATATTAGATAAAACGTCAATAGAAACACTAGGGAGCAATAAAGAAGCTTTGAGATTTCTGATGTAATTCAATAAATGACATAATGTAAGGTCTATGAAAAATGTACCCCTTGATCCTTCTTCTATATTCAGCCAATAAATAGCTGCTTTAGATGATCCTGGATTAAACGTTTTATCAGGAAGAAAGTCAGGAATTATTGGTCGACTACATATTCCCCTAACATAAAATTGATCATAGCTAGGCATATCCATCATAAAAACATATGGACGTCTATAATCCGTAAAATAAGTATAGTTTCCTGGAGCTGGATAAGATATAGAACCTATTCTGTACATAGGAATAGAATTTGGAACTAATATAATCTGATCTTCTGATATTTTACAATCAAGAAATAATGTAAAATTACTCTTAATCTCACAATATCCTTCAAGTCCCATGTTCTCACAACTACACATCTGAGAACGGTTCATTTTCATCTCCAGAACTAATGGTAGAGTATTTTCAAATTCTCTTAATGACTCCTTAATTATTTCCAGTAGTATTTCATCTGCACTAAGGTAGTCATTTAAATCTAAAATTTCGTCAAGAGAAGTTAAATTGACTAATGCTGCTCGTATAAATAACTTCTTCTTAAGATCTATTAATAATGTTTTATCCATGATATAATACTGGTAATAATTTAGGCTCTACTTTTGTTGTTATATCTTTTCCTTCTTCGAAAAATATCTTTATGATTTCAGGGATTTTATTATTATCTTTATAGGGAATTCGAAGAAGACATATATTATTTTCTTTGCAATATTGTTCTAAACATCTATCTCGATTGACTTGATTTACGAAGTCTTGATATGTAGGTTGAAAATATTTTATCCAATGAGTATGTTGTTCTCCATCATATTCTATAATAGTATTTAATTCAGGAATGTAAAAATCTAAATGAAATATTCTATTATTTATTATTAATTTATATTGACGAATTATGTTTAAATAATAACTATTTAAAATAGAGTATAAAGAATTTTCCATAAACGAGATACTACTAGTTTTTGAACAATATATACAATATTTTCCTTCATGTTTTAAAAATATACCTAGTCTAGTAGTATCCCAAATATGATTATGAATATTACATTTCAGTATTAAATATGTATTTTGATAATTGAATTCTTCTTTAAATCCTAAAAATTCTAAAGATATATTATATTTTTTATTTAAATAATTTACTCTATTTATTATTAAATTATAATATCTTTTCTTTTCCTGTTTACGTTCAAATAACTCTCTACATTTAGGACATAGTATAATATTTCTACTTTTATCAGTCATTAAATAACTATAATAACATGAAAATTTTCCATGTTTACAACAAACTAATTCAACTGGAGAATTATAACCTGTATAGCTATTATGAATATTATAGAATATTGACAATTCATTTATGGAAGATGATTTATGAAATTCAATTATATTATTTTCTGCTTCTAAATTAGTTAATTTTCTTTTTTTTCTTTCTTTTGAACATTCAGGACAACCAATTAAATTATTCGAAATAAATCCATTATAGGTTGTTGTTTTCCAAATAATATTGTGAATATTACATTTTAAAATCAATTTCGTTGATGAGCCTTTCCAAAAATTTACAAATCCTAAAAAAGATATATTATTCCCTTCATTATTCTTCTTTAATATGGATTTTTGTATTCTTTCTATTGCTATATTTTCTGGAAGTGTTCTTTTTATTTTTGAACATTCAGGACAATGCCATCCATTTAATATAAAACTAGAATATTTTATAATTTTACTTATATTATGTAATTTACATCTTAAAATAATTTTTAGTTTTTTTGTAGATATATCTTTTGAATAGTTTTCTAATCCTAGGAATTCGATATCTTTAGTTAATTTCGAAATAATATTATTTATTATATCATCTTTTGTAAATTTTTGCATATTCTATTATTTATAAAGGATAGTATGCCAGATTTCTCCAGCATACTATCATAGTTTTTATTATTCAAGGGCTGCTCCTCTAGTATCTTCGTACTCTGAGACTGCAAGATCCATACCAACGTCGAAAATGTCGTGATATCAATATGTTTGCTAAGTATTATCTACTCATGTTCAGACTATATCTTTTAAAATCTTCATGAAAGATTTTAATTATACATCTAGTCGTTGAGAAATAGAATTATATCTATTTTTGCTGATTTTTGGATTTATTAAGTTCCAGCAATTGGTATAATAATCGCATATACTCTACGATGACATATTTCAAAGCTCTCTGGTATCTAACCAAAACGTTAACCACCATTTTATTCTGCATTATTGTTAAACTTAAATATAAAATTAATATTTAAGATCAGACTATATCATTTCAATAAGTACATAGTCGTTGAGAAATAGATTTTATTATCTATTTTTGCTGATTTATTTTATTATCTTCCAGCAATTCTCTTATTTTTCTCGGTAATATAAAAATCCAAGGCGCAATTATTTACGCTGAATTTGAACAGGGTTATTTGTCTCATCGATGATAATACGGTAATCATCGATATTATAAGACATTGGGAGAATAGTTGATTTGAACCAATAGTCAATAGTTCCAATCGCACTTTCCCAAAGTTTTGGTGCAATTCTCCAACCTATATACTGTTTAAGTAATATAGGCATAGCTTTTGAGATACGAATAGCTAAACGAGAGTTACCTTCATCTGAAACAATATTATCCACACTTTGCTTAGTATAATTCGTTTTAGAAAATTATTTGGTAATTTCGCTAGACTATATCTTGAAAAATAATAAAATTTATTTATCTTTTATACTTAGTCGTTGAGAAAGGATTTATATTAGTAATCCTTTTTGCTGATTTTTATTTTTAATATAAATTCCAGCAGTTCATAAAAATTCAATTTCAATAAATTGGACAATTTTGTTTATCATTCATATTCCAAGCGTTAGTTTGATAATTCCAGAGTACAGTATTTACTCGTTTTGATAGCAGAAGTTGACGAGTTTTCTTATTAAACTCTGTCATAGGTCTTTGATACTGAACAATACCATTAGTTTGTCCAAGCACAGGAGCAAATTCTGCATTATTTCTACGGTTTCTAGCTACAGCTTCCCAATAAACAACAGCAGGTGAGCAATAATATTTCCATCCAAATGTACCAGAGTCGATATCCCAAGGTGCAGATAGATAGAGTTTATATGAATCTTGTGCTATCTTAGTTGCATTATTAGCGATAGTCATATAATTTGTGCTCTGAACTGTTGATATTGGATAGAAATAGTTAGAGTTGATAGCCATATTAGCCAAGTAATTCTGGAAACTTAGTGATGTATTTCCAAGGTCACATAATCCTTCAACCACATAAATTTCCTGAATATTGATTTCGTCAAGTGCTTTCTTAAGATCCGATTCAGATACGTCAAGAATATCTGTTTCAGTTGGATCTACGCCTAATTTTGCATAAACTTGATCTCCACCATTTTCTTGATATTCATAGTACTTATATGAACTTCCAGATCCAACTCGGTAAACATCTCCAACTGACATACCTATTGAGTTGTAAAGATCAGTCATTGAAGAAACTGTTTGTTTATAAGAACCTGCATTTGGGTCATTAGGATCAAGTTCTACCCATACTTTATCATCAGCTCCGTATCCATAGTAGTTCAATCCAAGCTCTCTCATATCGTCAGGGAGTTGAAGTTGAATCATACTTAGGAGTTCATTGAGTTCTGATACTTCCATATCTCCACGGCCGGTTACTTTACCTATATTAAAGAACTGTACTTCGTCAGAAATATTAGGATCAAGAACAGCGACTTCATAAAAATCTCGCTGTAGGATACTTTCTGACGGTTCTACTGTTCCTTTCTTAGTATAGGTATCTAGAACGGCCGATAGTACCATATAAGGAGAATCAGAGTTTTCGTTCAAAGCGGGGTTAGTTAATTCTTTGGTAACTACTGCATCATGATTAAAACGTCTAATTCTAACTCTCAGATCAGTATTAGAGTTATATTGATTAACTGCATAATATTTCTGTTCTTCGAAACCAGACCAAGCAGAAGCATTAATATCTATAAGTTTTTGATTAGGATTATCACTAGTCCAATCAGGTTCACAAATTACGATATACTGCTTTCCTAGTGGACATCTAGAATCTGAAGTATCTAGCATATCCTGTCCTAGGTAAAGTTCATAGAATACAACTGCCTTTGCTTTATCAGGATCAGTCGTTTCATTTTCAGGAACGATATTATTAGGATCTGTGAAGAATTTATAAGATGGAGAGAAGAATTTATTAGTTTCATTCATCTGATTTACTAAGTCAGGGAGAGTTCTTACATAGTAGTCATACTGAGGACCATCATCAGTTGTACGATTACCAAGAATACCTACTCCATTCAAATTAATTGACCATCCATCTTGATCATGTTCTGCATCATCTCCATCAATATCAAGAACAAATTTAACGACACCTTTATCAGCATCTCTAAATCCCTTCATTAAAGCACCATCTCTAAGGATATATGTACTATAATCAGTTTTAGTCATGGGTTTAGCGTAGTAGATATCGTTAGCTTTAGATGCTCTACAAACCAGCATAACATTAGAGCCAGCCAATCTATAAGCATTCATCCACATTGTTGCAGCTACATTTTTATCTCCTGTATTATTAGCATCATGATAAAGATTATTTAAGGATGCCATATAATCTTCTGTTAAGTCTCCTGAAGCATAAGTTTTTAAGAATTCAGATTGACTAGAAATCAATGTAGGAACTGCTGGGCCTGCATCAGAAATTAAAGTCACTCCGATAATTAAACTTTCACCTGCAGTAGGATTAAGAGCTGCGGTATGTACTCTCTCTATAACTTTTACATACGGTTCGAGAGTTTCAGTCCATTGTGCCATAATTTAAATATAATAATTAATTGTTTTGTTTTAACCAACTTCTACGAGATATACTGGATATTTATTTCTTATAAATTTTTCACATATTCCAGCTATTAAACCAACATCAGCGGTTCCATCAGATATAGTAGTTATAGAAATCTCATTATATCTACTTTTACTTTCTTCTGTTACTGCACTTGAGTTTGGTAGATTTCGTATTATGTTTTTTGTTATATCTTTTAGTTTATTATCTGCTATTGTATTTACTAGAAGTCTAAGTTCACCAGAATTTCTTGTTATAGCTACACTTATTGCTGATTTAAGAGAATCCGCCGTTTTAGGATCTCTTGTAAAATCGGAGCCTTCTTTAAAACCTGTTTTCTTAAGATCCTCTACTACTCTATCCATTAATCTATTGTCAACTGTTAACTTTCTGGAAATAGCCTCATCACCTTTTTTTATAGTACCAACTAAGGCTCCAAGAGCTGCTCCGACTAATGTTCCGGCGGCTACTACTCCAAGTCGTTTAGCAAATGGACTTAGAGTATTTAATTTTCGGAAAGTAGGGTTACTTCCTTCATATTTAATATTTTTAGCATCTTTTCCGGATAATGGTAAACTTAGGGTAGCTACGTTTCCACCAATTATAGCTCCTTTAACAGTATCAGATAATATACTAAAGTCTTTTCTTCTAAATGTAATCATATTATTATCATTTCTCTCGGAAAAGATTTTTTTAAATTTATAAGAGGTTGTCTTTTTTGGTTCTTTTACTTCTACCTCTTTTAAAGTTTTATTAACTCCTCCAAGTGCTTTAGTTAATTTATCCATTGCTTCTAGTTGTTCTTCTTGATATTTTTTTTCAGAATTTTTTCTAGTAGCATTAATAGCAAGATTAGTTCCAGAAAATCCAGCAGTGGCAGTAGTAATTTTTGCCGTAGGGTTATTTTTATAAAACTCCTTTACATCTCTGATTATTTTCTTTGGTTTAAATTTTGCCATAATTTTTTATTAATTTTAATAGGAATAACCATCTCTTTGAGTCATATTTGTCTTCCAATCCTGTTTTTCTCTTCGTCTAGCCTGTCTCTGAGCATAATTAAGTCTTTTATTATACCATTCATTATTTTCAGCTTGTTTATTTCTATTTCGAAGAGCCATTCCACCTGCTAGAAGACCACCAACAACTAATCCAGTTTTTCCACCTTTACCCATTCTTCCGAGTAAACTACGACCTGCCTTATTCTTTCCGAAAGCTCCAGCAACAGCACCAACTGTTCCACCAAGAGCAGCACCACCAAGAGCAGCACCAGCTACAGAACCATATCCAGGAGCTTGTTTTGGTTTTTCAGCAAGAATATCTGAATCTTTCATTCTCTTAAGATTATCAGTATCGTCGTATTTAGTGAATAATTTTCTTTTTATAATCATTGTATTTCTTGATTTTTAGAATCTTGATATTTGAAAGCATCTTTATCTAGAGCCCGAGCTGTTTTATTTACTATCTTCTCTCCAGTTCCCCACGTTGCTCCTAAAACTGCAGCACCGACTGGAATACTACCTGCTAAGGCTGTTTTGGGGTTATCCATGATGAACTTACCTGCTTTTTGAGACCATACTGAACCTGAATGTTTTCCATATCTATTTAACTGATGACCGAATTTGTATACACCTTTTCGACCACCTCCGCCAGATAAATTAGAAAGTCCACCTAAAATTGTTTGTCCAGGAGTTTTAAATATCTGTGAATTTCTTACAGATTTAGAAGCGCCAGTAAGTAATCTTTTAACTGCCATTACTCCAGGGACTGCATAGTTTCTCTGAGTTAATGCCATCTGATCTTTATATTGAGCTTTTTCAGCAGAGTATCCGAGAGCCATGGGAGCAGAACCTAGAGCAGCCATCGTTATTAACGTTCCTTTATTTTTTTTTGCAGCTTTTCCTAAAACTTTTCCAGTACCTTTTACTGCTTTCATTATAGATCCAGCAGAATAGGTTTTTTCAAGAGGCATTCCATTTTTCTTCATATCTTTTTGAATTGCTTTATCAGTAAGATATGAAGCTCCTGCCATTGTAGCTCCCATCATAGTTCCACCAATCAGCTTATTTTTTCCTTTCCACACAATTTTACCAACATCTTTAGCGAGACCTTTAGCATTTCCTAAAGTTTTATTATTCTTAAGAGTTGCTGTAAGTTTTGCAAAATTTATTTGAGCAAACTGTTTTTGTCCCATTACATCTGCTGCTTGTTGTGCTGCTTGTGGATTATTTTTTGCGTTTTCTGCAATTTTATTTAAAGCTTTGGTCATCTTTCTATTTTGCTCCTCTGCCTGTGCTGCTTGTTCCTCAGCTTGTTTCATTTGATCAGAGCCTTGTTTTAGAAAAAGACCTGTACCAATAGCCCCTGCAGCATTTGAAGCCATTCCCCAAAAAAATTCTTTTTGTCTAAACTTAATCATAATCTAAATCCTCCTATAATTAAGTCTGCATATCTTGACCGGCAGTTTTAAGACCTTTTCCAAGACCTCTAGTAGCTGCAGAACCTAAGAGATAACCAGCTCCCATACCTAAAATACTTCCAAATGGTCCCCCTATCATTGTTCCAATAGTTCCTCCTAATTTAGTAGCTCCTAAAACACCACCAGCGATTCCGGCTACTTTATTATCAAGAGCTTTACCAACTCCTTCTGTAACTCCTCCAAGTGTATTTCCGGCAGCTTCAGTTAGTGCATTGTAACATTTTCTTTTTAATCTGTATCTTGCCATTTACCTCTTCCTCCACGATTTAATTCTTGATTTAATTTTCTCATTTCTTTTCCTAAATTACCGATTCCAGCTAATTCACGTTGAGAAGTATTCATTCTACCCAGTCTATCCATATCTGTATCATATTTTCTCCCTTTAGTGAAACCAAGAGCTGGGTTATTAGTATTTAATATCTTGGTTTGAGAAAATCTCTTTACAATCATCATGCATTAAGTAAATATATTTTATAACCTAATCCGAAGGGTAATATATTCAATGCATTAATAGCATCTTCGATAGATTTGAATTCTAAGACCAATGATCTTGATTTTTTATCATATTTGATAGCCTCTCCAAGCAATTCAGAAACTTCATAAGATAGATCAAAGGAAGGAGAGAATGAACCAGATAGATAGGGATATTGTTTATCACCGCCTTTACTCTTAAATTCTCTTTGCTCTAAAATTGATCCTGGAAATTCTGAATACTTCTTTTCTTTCTTTTTTCCACCTCTTCTTTCTTCAGGATTATCATTCCTAGGTCCAGAAGTGTCTCCTAAAGAAGTATTATTATTTCCTCCATTATTGTTATTATTCCAATTTGGATCACTATCTTTTGGCGCAAATATAGAATGACTTACGTTTAATTGCATATTTCCAAGACGTTTATCATATGTTTTACCTGGAAGTCTAACCTCATCTGGTAACTTTGCTTTGGCACCAATTTTTAGATACATTCTATATTTATCTTTTCCAAACATAGAAGTACTAATTACAAATCTTTCGATTACTACATTATTTCCTCTAAGAACAGGAATTAATGCACTAGTATCTATTACTCCGAATTTATTTCTATCAGAATATCGCATAAGTTTTACATAAAGACTTCTCATTGCATCATATTCTGTAAATTCTTTCTGTCTAAATTTAATCATGCCACAACTGATAAATTATATTTTGTAGCGAGAATTTCTATAATATCAAAAGCTATTCCTAAGTGATCAGTTTCTGCTGTGATTACTCTGGTTTCTTTATTAATATCAGTTATTCTCATTCTAAAAATATCTTTGATTAATTTTTGAGTATAATTGTATAATTCCTTATCCTGTACTTGAATTTGATAATATCCAGACTCATTTTTTATAAATGAAACTAAAACCATAGCCTTAGAATTAACTCTACTAACGCTATCTGCTTGCTCTGGAGTTATAATATTAGGCCGTAATCCTTGTTTCTTTAAATATTCAATAGCGTCCGGCATTAAATTTTGGATAAGGTATTTCTTCTTTCTAAAATTTATCATAACCCTTTGTTTATAATTGTTGTTTCAGTATCAACCGGAACTTCATAATGATAATCTGGATTATTTCGTTCAAACTCTATATTCTGAACTATTTCTTCTAGGAATTTATATCTATCATCAATTACTTCATAGAAAAATAGTTCACATCTGAATTGACATTGATAAGAGAAATTTGAATTATCATCTTGTTGATATGTCTGGTTAAAATCTTCAGTTATTCCTCCCCATTTTATTGCAGCTGTCCATCTTTGTCCATATCTATCTGATGTTTTGAATTCACAGAAATTAGTAAGTAATGTGACATTCATATATCTATTTTTAAAGTCAAAGAATAATGGCATATCAGTACTTCTTAGATAAAATTCAACTGGTATTTTATGCTGCATTACTTTATCATCAGAATACTTAGGATGATTATCTTTCACTGGAGTCTGAAGAAATTGATAAACAACATGTGATGTTTTAGTTAATGTAGTTTCTTTATTAATTCTAACTAACTCTAAACCATAATCATCTAAAATTTTACGTAATTCTAGAATAAATTGATCTTGATAATCTACAGCTCTTATAACATAATCATTATATTTCCTTCTTAATGTAAATATTGTTTCAGATTCAGATTCAAGTGTAACATCATCTGAACTAATTATAATTTTAGGAAAATTTCTTATCTCATAACAGCTTGGTCTAGGTCCAATAGGTTGAAGATATATAAGATTTCCAGAGTAAAACAAGAAATTTATAAACTCAGGATTTTTATAATCTCCTTCCGAAACTACTATTGTTGTATAATTATAGTTTTGGATAACTTTAGATTCTGAGTCATTTACAATAACTATATTAATAGTATGTGGATCATAAGTTAATTTTCTTAACTTAAGTCCATTTAATGTAACATAAGTATTTTTAAATAATTTAGGAAGTCCTGTAGGGAGCATGTCAATTCTTTTCTCAGTACATGGTATTCCTAAAAGATCTGATAAACTTCCAGAAGTACTTCCTGGAGAATAAGTTAGAGTGAGAGTAGATCTTGAAGTATCCTCTACTATAGAGCTTATTTGTCCTTCTTTTACTTGAAAATACCTACATTTATTAGAAGAGAGTTTAAGACCTCTGTAAATTACATCACTCATAAAACTTATTTTAATATTTTAAAATTAATTTTCAGGGATTAACTTCTTCTTTAACTATTAGCTTTATTTTCTGCTGCTAAGAATGTACCAGCACCTAATGCAGCAGTACCAGCAGCAGCAACACCTAACCCTTTACCTAGTCCAATAGAACCTCTTCCCACAGTAGAAGCTAAATTCTTAAAACCTTTGGCATTTTCTCCTGCTTTAAAAGCTCCTTTTGCTGCAGTCCAATTTGCCGCTGTTTTGGCGAATGGAGAAAATAATCCAAAATTTTTTCTTTTAAGCTTATAAGTTGCCATAATTATTTCATAATTTTTCCAAGTGCCTGCATACCTTTTTGATCAGCTTTTGCATTAAAAGCTTGTTTTGTCATCTGAGATCCTGTTTTCTTTAAAAGTGCATTATCAATTTGTTTAGCTCGTGCAACTCCAAAATCCTTAGCTCCAGACATCATCATTCTATCTCCAACTTTTCCTCCAACAGCTTTACCAGCTTTCATTAGTCCAGTATTAGTTTTAGCCATTATGTTAGCACCAAATGCACCTTTTTTAGCCCCAAGAATGGCTGCACCTGCTGCGAGGCCACCTAAAGCTAATTTTTTCCCAGTACTCATTCCGCCTTTATCATCAGAATATAATTTTCTCTTTAATCTAAATGTACTTGCCATAATTGTAAAAATTAAAAAGAGAAGGAACCTTAAGTCTATAAGACCTAGGGAATCCCTCTCTTTGTTTAAAATCATTTTATTCTTTAGGGATCTGAGAGTTTAACGATCCAAATGATTTTTATGGTTTAATTAGATACCGAATTTGAAAGTAACCTTCTGTACCAATTCAGGAGCCATATACTTAGTACCTTCCTGATAGTAGATACCAGAAGCCATCTGAGTTGGGTTATTGTAGTTACCAATAGTCGGAGTATCAGTCAAAGGCATATAGATACCACGTGCAAGCGGAGCCATCTGACCATCTTTTGTTTTGTGAATTGCATAGAAAGTACCTTCACCCGGAGCTTCAGCAATATCAGTAGAACGAAGTACAGGAATACCATTATACCAACCCAACAGGTCATTGATATAAGTCATCTTAGTATTACGTTCCCATTTACCAATCATTCCACCCTTCTGGAATTGATTAGATGCCATATTACCAGCTACATAGGCAGTAACATCAACACCCTTAACAGCTTTAGTTGCCAATGCACTTTCAACATTAATCAAGTAAGCATCGAACAAGTCAACTCTAGAACGATAATCCATGAACTGACCAGTCATAGCACCCTGAGTCAAATCCAAGTCAGCCATAACGTTACCATTATAACCTTCTTCCAAAGTAGAAACCAATTTATAGTTAATTACCTTAGTATACAATTCACGAAGCTTAGTGAACAAGAAAGTAGCCATATCAGAACCAGTTGCTTTCTTCATAGCACCTAAAGCAGCAATGTTATATTCAGCTACCAACATATCAGGTACAGTAGCCAAACCAAGCTGTTGCATCTTAGCGATAAATCTCTTATCATTAGCATGTGCATTAGAAGCACCAATAGTATTACAAGGAGTACCAGTAACATCTTCCTTACCTACAATAGTGATAGTTTCTGTAGCAGCATCACCAGCCAAAGCAGTAGCCAAAGTAAATTCTACACGACCATTCAAATAGTTGATAGTACCGTTAGAAATCTTACCAGCAACAGCCATGAAAGCACCCTGACCATTATCGATCAATTCGAATTTTTCAGTTGCAGTAGCAATCTTAACACGTACTGTACCAGGGATAATCTTACGACCAATCAAAGAAGAGTAGTCAGCATTAGTAGTCGGAGTAATATTCAAAGTAAAGTTACCCATAGCTTGAATATCCTGATAGTTATCCGGACCTAAGTTAGGAATAACAGAACGCATATCAGTTACACCCAAAACGTCGAACCAATAGAACAAACCATTAGGCTGATCAAAGTCACGTTCGATAGACATATAACCTGCGAATGAGCTTACATAAGAAGCTACAGAAGCATTGAAATACTGAGTAGACAGCAACGGAGTTTCTGCATAACCAGAGAAAGTCTTCTGCAGCAAATTACCTGCATTACCTAGACCAAACAAATCTTTCATTTCATCGTTACGAGAGAACATCTTAGCATATTCACGAGAACGAAGGTTAGCATCTTCTGCTGATACTGAGCTATTAATAAGAGCCTCCATCATCGAAGGAGTCTGCATCATTTGCAAATACTGTGTATTCATAATGTATATAATGTTTTTATTATTTTTAGTTTATGTAAAATGGTTTTTGAGGATAACCATAAACCTATCTATTTATATTTAATTACTTACGAAAACTATTTCCAGTCAACCATGATACTAGAGTATCATTTGTATCACTGAATTTCTTTTCTGAGAACTGAGCTTCCTGAAGATCTTGTTCTTGAGCCTGTGCAGGAGCTTGTTTTGCTTCCATAATTTGCTGAGCTGCTTCTTCTGCTACTGCTTGGATACTTTGAACTGCCTGAAGTGCTTTATCTTCAATAGCTTCAACACTAGTAGCACCACCTTGTGCAGGAGCAACACCTGCCGGAACTGCTACTTCCTGAGGAGCTACAGCATTAGGATCAGCTAAAGGAATTACAGGAGTATTAGGATCTACTTCTCCAGCAGGAACAGGAACTGCACCTACAACATCTGAGAAGAATTTATTAAGAATAGGATCTTCATAATCTCCTGAGAATTTCTTTTCTTCTTTATCAATAGAATGTTCTTCAAGTTTGTCAGCTTCTTCTTCTGATAATGGATGACATTCAATATCATCTTCACTCATAGTAGCCTTAGTAAATTCACCATTTTCCTTATCTTCTATAATTGCTTCTGTAGCTGAAATTGGAGTAATGATTTCTTTATCTGTTTCTACTTTCTTACCAGTTTCAATAGCTTTTTCTACTGGACAATGACCATCTTCTTCAGAGAATAGACGAACCATATATTCAGTAAATTCCTCACCTTCAGAGAAGAATTTAGTTTCTGCCTCATTACAGTAGATATCTTCAGAAAATTCTTTTTCTTCATGATTTTCAACTTTATCTTCTACTGCAATACTGTTTGTTAGATTATCGGCTTCTGCTTCTGAGATAGGATTAACATCAAGAACTTCTTCATCCATCTCAGCTTTAGTAAATTCGCCATTTTCTTTATCCTGTATAACTGCAGTCTTAGAATCGATAGGCGTAATAATTTCTTTATCTGTTTCTACTTGTTCGCCAGTTTGGATTGCGCTTTCAATTTCAGCAGAATCAGCCTCTTCAGAGAACAAACGAATCATATACTGAGTAAGTTCTTCATTTTCTGAGAAAAATTTAGTTTCTGCTTCGTCACACCAAACATCAGAGAATTCTTTTTCTTCTTCCTCATCTTCGTCTTCCTCTTCTTCAGAAACAACGATATGATCTGTCAACTCTTCTGCTTGATCTTCGCTTATCTTTTCAAGCTCCATTTCTTCACCTTCTAAACTAACTTTAGTAAATTCATCTTTATTTTTATCCTGTATAACTGCAGTCTTAGAATCGATAGGTGTAATAACTTCAGAATCTGTTTCAATCTCATCACCATTTTCAATAGCATCTTCAATAGCATCCTGAGTTGCACTAATACTATCTACAGATTCAGAGAAGAAACGACACATAAAGTCTGTATTATCAGCTTGGAATTCAGTTAAGTAAATAGTATGATCTGAAAATTCTGCTTGTTCAGGTTCTCCAAGTTGTTCATCTTCAACTACACCAAGACCATTCAAGAGATCGATAGCATATTCACGAGCGTCTTCGGGGTTATCAAAAATTCTAACTCCTGCTACTCCTTTTTCTGTTAAACTCTGAACTAATTCTTGAGCTGATGCTTCGTCATACTCTGGAGCATCTACAATAACATGATTTACTGGATCTACTCCTACTACAAACAATGGATCAAACTGTTCTGCTTCACTAAAATTCTTAGATTCTAGCTCAGTAACATCCATATCTTCACCATTAAACTCTACCTTTGCTTGATCACCTGTAGATTCTGACGTAACAACTACTTCATTTTCACCAGTTTTTTCTACTTTAAGATCACCTACTTTAGCTGTTTCTTCTGATTCAATAACTTCTGAGAATAATCTTTCACAAAATTCTTGATCTGAGAAAATTCTAAGAACTACGCTATTATCAGTACTTACAGAGAATTCTTTTTCTTCGCATTCTTCTACAGCTTCAGGACCTTCTTGTGCAGTAATTTCTACACTTTCTTCATGACCAGCTGCTGGATTTAAACCACCATCAGGAAGATTTGGTGCAATAACAGCACTACCATCCATATGATTTTCAACTTCCTCGTCAGCTGCACCTACCTGATTACCCGGAGTTACTCCATCCCCTTCCGGATGAAGATATCCCTCGATTTGTTCAGATTGTTCAGCTGGATACATATCATAAGTATCATCCTCATCAGAAGCCTTTTCAACGATAGTAACTTCGCCATTTTCCTTGTCTGTTACTGAAACTTTACCGTCACCGATATTTTCATATTTTACTTCTTCAGTATCAACAGAGCCATTAGCCTTAGCATCTTCAATATCTTTGGCTACTTGCTTTGCTAATTCTTCATCCTTATCCTCTACAGCTGAGAATAGGACTTCCATAAATCTTGTATTTTTCATACTGAGTTTTATAAATATTTTATTTCATTATATCAACTTGATTTCCTTGAATTTTGATTACTCCACGATCAATTAATATATCTATTATATTATCTGGAGCATCATCATATCTCTCTTCTAGGATTTTTGTAAATTCTTTGATTCCCATTGCAGAATTACCAAATTCTATCTTTAAGTCTCCAATAATTCCAGAGTCTTCAATCCAATCTTCTACTTCTTCAGTGCTAGAAAACTCAACTTCTTTCATTTCTTCAAGTGGAAGAGAATGAGCTTTTTTAATTAGCATTATACCTTTCGGTCCTAAAGATCCTTTAGATTCTAACATATTAATTATGTCTTCCTTAGGTCCTTCTATTGGGTCTAAATCCAAAATCTTAGTCACTGATACGATTAACTTAGAGAATAATTTAGATTGTAAGAATGCAGTTTCAGGAATAGTAACTTTATTATCTTCATCAATACTAGCAAAACCTTTTTCAACTAAATCTTCGGCGGAAATACCAAATGCCTTAACAACTTCTGATTCATTTAAAGTTTTGCCAGAAAATTCTTTTAATTTTACCTCAAATTCGTTCGACGGTTCTGAAAATTCTTTTTGTACAGCGGCATTATTATCTCCGCCGAATAACGAACGTCTTGAGAATCCTTTTTCTACTTCTTCAATTTTTGATACTTCGACTTGTACAGCTTCAGGAGTATTTTCAGGACTTGGTGTAACTTCTAAAACATTAAATCTATTTACAGCTCCACATTTAGGACATAAGAAGTTAGTTGTAGTGGCTAAAGTATCCATAATATAACCACAATCTCTACACTGAATTTTCTTATATTCTGCCTGAGTTACTCCACCTGAAAATAACTTGCGCCGTGGAGAAATCGAAGAAGAGAATAATTTACGTCTTTCTACTTTCATAATCTTTTTAACTGTTTTCTTCAGGGTTTTCTTCTTCTACTGGCTCTTCTTTCTTCGTACCATTCTTCGGCGCGAATATTTCCTCTAACATTGCATTAACAAAGTCAGAATAAGCAGCTTGAATTTTTTGATATCTTGCCTTAGATATTGCATTAGTTTTAGATACCTCAGACATAGCCATCTTATATGGTAAGAACAATTTTTGTACACTTATCAATGTATTTATAAAATTTATTTATAATTTAGACTATATCTTCTGTCTATTTTGACAGTTTATATACATAGTCGTTGAACAAATCACTTCTTTAGATTTATCTAAGTATGATTTGATGCTGATTTATCTCATTTAGATATTTCCAGCAATTCATATAAAAAACGCATATTATTTACGTACATTCTTACCTAAACTAGAAGCACCAAGTAATGTTCCTGGATTTTTTCCATTCATGATTTCTGGTGTAATCGACTTCATAATATCCAAAAGATCTGTAGTAAACAAAGACTTCATGATTTTAAGTGTTTCTGGATCTATTTTCTCTGGGCCGCCTTGCTGTTTTAGAAGTTGTTTGTAAGATAGAATCAATACACGAAATCTTTGACGAGTTGAATACTTTGATTCACGAATTCTATCTCTTAATGCAATTACTGAGAAATCTTTTTGAACAGGTTCTTTTGGCATCTTACTAATGGATTCTAAAACTTCTTCTACCATTCCATCTGCGGAGAAAACTTTTGCTTTTAACTTTGTAAATTTTCCATCAATCTTGGATGATTTTAACATATCTCCACATCCAAGAGAATTTAAATCAGAGAAAGCTTTTACTTTAAGTCCTTTAAATTCAAAATCCTTTGGAGTATATTCTATATCCGAAAAGTTTTTTTCTTCCCCATCAGATATTAGATTTCCTTCATCATCCCAAGTCTGTACTACTTGAGCTTGTTTCCAAGAAGGGTTCAAAGTAACATCTAATCCCTTGATACTTACTAATTTACGTAATGTATCTACTCCAGAAGTAGATGAATCCCAATATCCCAATTATTTAACTAATTTATAATTAATTGTAGACTATATTATCTAAGAAAATTTCTTAGTGTTTACTCTAGTCGTTGAGAAACTATTTTTATTAATAGTTTTTGCTGATTTAATTTATTATTTTTCCAGCAATTAAAAACATTTTCATGAATTAACTTTGAATTCATGCCTCAGATATTGTTTAAGGATAACTGCACTTACTCCAGGACGAACTCCGGCCTTTAATAAGTACTTTAATCTTTTTATGTTTTGTGCAGCCTCATCATCTGCTAAGGCTTCATCAAATAACTCTATTTCAGCATAACACCAAGAATCAGGCATAAGCTCTAATTTTGTTACATAAAATACAGGAGCAGCAGCCTCTGTACAAAGTAACATCATATCATCTTTACCCACAGTCTTAGATAATGCTGTTCCTGAGTTTTTTGCATTAGCCAAATTTCTTGCTCTGTGAGTTAAACCTCCCAACATATTCTTCGATTCAATAGAGCTTTTATAAGCATCACTATTGAGATAATCTTGAAGAACTTGTGCTGGAATATGACTCCCATCACTTGCTAAAATTTGGCTGCTTGTTGAAAATAATTTAACTTTACAGCGCATAATTAATTTTTTTTATTTATATTTTATATAAACTTTTATAATCTATTAATGTATTTGGATCTATTCCATATTTTATTGTTTTATTTAAAAAATCAGATACTTTTTCATATGTATTTAATATATACGGAACTTCTAAAAGAATAATATCTCCATTACTATTTTTACAATAATCTCTAACGTCTGTATCTCGTTGAAACTGTTTGATAAAATCATCTTCTACCCAATTATAAAAATTTTTAAATTTATTGTAGTGTTGTTCTCCGTGATATTCAATCCAGTAAGTTTGATTATTTACTACTATAGAGAAATCTATTCGAACAGATTTAGTTTTATCTTTTCTAATATTATTTACAACTACTTCATCTAAATAACTTATTTGAAAATTTTTTAACCAGGTTATAATTAATAATTCTCCAGTAGATTTATTGATTATAGGATTTCCCATTTTTCTATGTATATGATCTACTGGGGACATTTTAAATACATCTCCAGTACAATTATCTAAAATAGTTATTGGAGTTACGTAATTGATATAATCATCTAAATATGTATATCTATCTCCATGTACTTTTCTTGCTTCTACCAAAAATTGACTATCTGTCTTTTTATGTTTAATAGCTCTTTTATAAGCTCCTAATATAAAATTATCTTTCTTTTCTACAATAAAATGTAAAAAATTAGTTTCCCAATTTCCTATTGTATCTCCAGTAAAAGGATTTATTTCATTTACAAATACAGAAAACTTACTAGTTTTATTTTTAATAAATTCACATGTATTCGTAAAATCATATTCATATTTATATTCTGAATATTCCCTTGATAAATTAAACTGTTCAATTAAATCACTTTTTATCATGAGAAAATCACAAACATAATTAGGATCTTCTCTTAATCTATTCTTTATGTATTCAGTAGTATGAAAATACTTATCTGAATAATAGTACTCTATTTTCTTATCTATCCAATATTCAGTATATAATTTACTTATTGGCAGTTTTAAAATCCATCTACATTCCCATTCTAGAAAATTAATCCCTAATCTATTTTCAATAGAGTGTTTTAATTTTGAAAAATTATTATACCAAATTCCTAGTTCAGGAACATAAAATAATTTAACTAACTTATTTCCTTCTTTTATTGTTAATACTATCTTATAATTTTCTGATAATTCTATTGGAACTGGTAAAAATTTATTATCAATTGACTCATTAGTTATCACATTATCTACATATTCAAATGAGTCTATCCGTTCTACAATAAATTCATTCCCTCTCTTAGGTCTATTAATTTTATAAAGTTTTACTAAATTTTGTATAGTATTAGCAGAAACTTTATAAATATTTCCGATTTCTTTATAGGTTAAATGTTTTTTGATAAGATTTTCAATATCTTCTTTGCTAATATTTCTATCAACTAAAGATATATTTTTCTTTTCATATTCAATGCCTAATCTTTTTATTCTAAGTCTAGTTGCACCTTCTGTTAAGTTATATAATTTAGAAATTTCAGAAATAGTTAGTTTTTTATCAAAAAGAAGTATTTCTATATCTTCTTTAGATATTATAGTTTTTCTTTCTGAGATATCAATTCCAAATCTTTTTATAGCTTTATGAACAGCACTTTCACTTGTAATTCCATAATGATTAGCTATCTCTTTATATGTTAGTTTCTTATCAAATAATAAATACTCCAGTTCTTCTTTGTTCCAATCAATCTTTCTTTTCATTTATTCTACTTATAGCTTCCCAAGATATCAAACTCTAAATTTATTTAATTTTCATTAGTGGAAGAGTAACTCGCGACTTTTACTCTTCCTTAGTGATTTTGAATAAATGAAAATTAAATATAAATTCCACGATATCTCATCGTCTATTTATCTAGGTCGAGATGACACGGCTCAAACGTGCGACTTCTTGGTCCCAAACCAAGCGTTCTATCTACTGAACTACATCTCGAATCTATTCTATTTATTCTTCTTTCTTTTTTCATTCCATTTTCGAATAGCTATTTTCCCTGATACATATGCACCACCAATAGGAAGTGTTGCAATAGTTCCTGCGATAGCTGCTTGTTTTGTTTTTCCAGCTTTTGCAAGTTTGGCAGCAACAACTCCAGGAACAATATTAGATGTTCCAAGAATTATAGCTTCATCTGGGTGTTTCTTTACATACTCCACCACCTTCTTACCAGTTTCTTTAGGATGAGTTACTGTATGTTCAATAGATTTTCCTATTTCTTTAACTTTATCAGTAACTTTACTAAATCTTTTAACTCTCAACATAGTTTTTATTAGTTATTATTATTTTCTTTCGTTGAACTATCCTGACTCGAACAGGAAATCCCAGAACCAAAATCTGGTGTATTGCCAATTATACTATAGTTCAATCATTTCTCCATAAAATATATTTTTGGAGTTTCTGATATAATTTCAAATCCAAGTTTCTTATATAAATTTATCGCATTTATATTTTTCTTTGATACTGTAAGTTTATTAGCCCCAGAAGAATTTATCAAATCAGTTGCTATTCCTTTTCCTCTATACCCCGGAGAAACTTCTAGAGCAATAATAGTATCTTCTTCGCACGCTATATATCCCACCAACTCATCTTTGGCTGGGTTTATTAATAATTTTCCAGCCGTTTTTCCTGGTGTATTTCTTGCGTGCTTTAACATATTCTCCTGTGACTTATATTTTTCTATATTTTCTTTGGTCCAGGGAAGTTCTTTATATTTTTGTTTTCGTAGTATTATCATAAGCTCTAAAAACCTTATATGTGTAATAATAAATATAGAAAATTATGAAAAATTTAAAAGTAGGAGATAAAGTTAAATCTCGTAAAACAGGATTTTATGGAGTAGTAACTGATGTAGATATTACTCCTAATAAATTATTTGTTAAAGTTAAATTAATGTTAAACGATAGAGAAGTAGAAATTCCAAAAAGCGTTCTGGATTATGTTACTCCAGAAGAATGGGAATTTGTAAAACGTATGGAAGAAAGAGATTGAAATATATCTCTTTTCTTTTTTTTTCTGTTCCTAGGACTTGATCGAACAATAGACCACTTTCCTCTGGCCATCCTAGGAATTGATTATATATTATGGAAAAAGAATCTTAAAATATATTTTCCAACATGTTTTGAAGTTCTTTTTGTGACTCTTCTCTTGGATCCGCTGTTATTTTAGTAAGAGATTCGAGTTGTTTAGCTATTCCTGAAGAATATCCCATCTCTTCTCCTTCATCAATAGATAATTTTAAAGAATAAACACTAGAAGCTAAAGCATCCCATAAATCCTTGCTTCCTGGCTTAGAACCATCAGGATTATCAAATAATGGAGATATTGATGCTTTTTTAGGATGATCTACTTTACGTTTTGGACCAACATATCTTAAATCATATGCCTCTCTTTGTAATCTTTTATATTCAGGAATTTCAAGAAGTTCATTGTTTATTATATACTTCAAATAAAGAGCCGGTTCACAAGGAGTATTATCTGTAGAAATTCTCCCATTATTTCTAATTCCTTCTCTTTCACAATATTGAAGTATTTGTTTAGAAAAAGCTTGGTCAGCACTAACTATAATATTAAATTTCTTGTTAAGATCTTCTATAAACTGCTCTATGTGAAATAAACTCGTCTCTTGTCCTTCTAACCTAGATACACCTAAAACAAAATGACACTTAATTTTAGGAACTAAAGTACCATTTATATTTTCCCAATGATCAAAACTAACTGCTGCTATTCCAGTTGTATCATCTACTACACCTAAGTCAAGACCTAGCCATATAGGAGTACCTCTTGGAATAAGATTAATCATTTTTTCTACATGATTAATAATCCTATCTTCTTTATCATAAAAATCAACTGTAATAATTTCAGGAATTCTATTCTTTATTGTTGAACATTTAGATAAGTGTTCTATAGTACCTCCAAAAAAACTATCTGATGATCCTGTATTAATACCAGATTTATCTTGAAGAGCTTTAATCAAATCAGATTTAAATTCTCCAAATAATTGAATAGGTACATGTTCCACTCTATCAGGGTCTTGATCATCTTCTAATTTATAGTTCTCTTCTTTATCATTTTTATTTAATATTCTTGGAGGATATTTACCATCTCCAGTATAAACTGAGAAAGTTATTCCCCTTGAACGTTCGTACAGATTTTTTCTAACTTCATAATGAGAAGGTCTACAATCCCAAGTAAATTGAGGTTCTGCATTCTCAAGAAATATTTCAGTTGGACCACCTGCACCTCTACTAGAACTATCAATTATTAGATTTCCGGCTAATGTTAAACTTTCTTTTACATCAAAACGAGATGTAATACGAATATACGTACTATTTACACGTTCCATGGCTTTTTCTTCGTTAGGCCAAAAATTGACCTCAGACATAATTGCAAAAATCTTATAATATTAATATTTAAAATATTAAAATAGACTATATTATTTATTTCAGTACCTACTATAGTCGTTGAGAAAGGATTTTATTATTATATCCTTTTTGCTGATCTGATTTGATATCTTTCCAGCATTTTAAGGTATTTTCCTAGATAAAATTTATTTATTATCTAGGCCTCTATTTCAATTAAAGGTCTGTACCAAGTCCTCCAGCCAATCGTTCTATAATATACTTTTAATTATAGTTTAGAATATAAATTTAACCATTCTTATTCTGGTTAGTAAGTCTTTATTCGTTACACTAAAGAAATCTATTATCTTTAGTTCGGTATTAGAATTTTACTCCCTTCACCGAGTTTACTTACTTTAATTACTGTAAAATTTCTCTCACAGAAGGCAATTTTTTACCTCTAGGACCTGATGTTAGTATTCTTATATTATGTTTATGTGGTAAATTTCTAAAAAACGGACTTTGTTTTAAAACATCATCCAACATCCATCTTCGAAATTCAGCATTAGCTACATCTTCATCTCTATGGAATATAATGAAGCTAAGTGGTTTTTTACCTAATTTAAATGTTCTCCATGGATTAGATAAACAGCTTAATCTAGCTAGTGTATTTGCCATAGCTAATTTAGATACCGTAGATTTACCTATACCGCAAATTATTTAATATATTTATTTATATATTGCAGACTATATCATCTCTAGTTCTCTCATTCTAGAGTTATACATTTAGTCGTTGAGAAAGGATTTTATCATCCTTTTTGCTAATTAGATTTTATATTATCTTTCTAGCATTTTAGTATAATTATAAGCCACCGATATATTAATGGCTCCAGATAAACAGAGTAATGGTTTCGCTGTTGTTACTTCATTTGGAAAAATCATTTTTAATCCATCTTTCCAAAAAGGAAATATTACATCTCCATGATCAAAAAATTCTTGACTTCCTAGATAATAATCATCAGAATACAATCTTTCAATCGTAGGTGGTCTATGTGTGAATCCTTTAAGACGAAGAAAAACCATTATCTTTTCATCTTCTGTTAATGATGTATATTGATCCCTAAGATCTACTTTTGCTAAATCCTTTATTATATTTTTAGTGGGATCAAATTGGTCTATAAAATTATTTTTCATCTTGATCCTCCTTTCTATATTTTATTTCCGGTACCTTTATAATATCTAAGGGATTTTGTTTCTCAATAAATATACTATATAATATATTAGAAATTTTTTCATACGTATCGTATGTATATGGAATTTCAATAAATACTATATTATTATTTTTACAATGAGCCTTTACATTAAAATCTCTTGAAACTTGTCTTAAAAATTCATTATAACTTGTATGAAAAAAAGATTTATCCTGATATTCATAATGTTGTTTTCCATTATACTCTATCCAATATACATTATTATCTAATTCTAATACGAAATCTATATATACACCTAAATGCTTCTCTCCCAACTCCCTACCTTCTATTTCTTTTATCAATTTTTCAGATGATACTTTATCTAACAAATTATTATCACTAAACCACATGTTTATAAAGTATTCTCCCCTAGATCTTCCAGTATGAGGATCTCTACCTTCTAACAAAGTAGATGGATATCTTTCAAATATTTCTCCAGTAATAGGATCTTTTACTTTAACAGAAGTTTTTGAATTAACGTAGACTGTTTCAGAATAATCAAAAAAATCTTTTCCAAAAATATTATTTAATCGGTTAATAAATTCTTTTGTTGTTATAGCCCGTTTAAGAGAACTTAATTTCATTGCACATTCAGGGCATCCCAAACCTGCCCCATTCAAATGCTCGTACGGTTTTTGTTTATAATATTTATTGCAATGTTTACAAAAAATCTCTACCTCGGTTTTTGCATTTACATAATTAACTCTATCATAACCATAAATATCTTTTCTAAACTTTTGAATAGATCGATTTATAAAAATTTCTGTATTAATATATTGAGGAGTCTTTTCTCTACTTTTTATTCCTCCCAAAGATCCTTGATCTGCGCCTAGAGTGATTAAATCCTTGTAACTAACTTCCCATTCTCCTAAATATTTTCCTGTTTTCGGAGAATATTCATTAACTATTAAAGTAACCTTTTGATGTCTATCTTTTATAAACTCAGGAACTTTTGAAAAATCATAGTTGAAAATAGGATTTCCAGATTTTTCCCGTGATAAATAGTACTGTTCAATAAAATCCTCTTTTAAGATTATACCCTTCGATGTCTTGAAATTAATATCTCTGGTTAAATTATCTAATAAATACTTTCTAGTATGGGGTAAATCTTTACTACCGTAATAATTCAATTTCTTCTTAATCTTCTTATCCAAAGATTTTTTCTTTCTATTATCTATATTGGAAGCTATGATTTCTCCTAATCCTAATCCTAATTGTATTAATTTCTTCCGAAAATAGCTACTATCTATATTGTACATAGAGGATAAATCTTTTACAGATAATCCTTCTATCAAGAGTTTTTTTATTTTATCAAATTCATTACTCCAATCTATTTTTTTCTTATTACTCATTATATAATTTTAATCACATCCCGAAATATCACAACATCCAACTCTTATCTCCTTCATAGTAGGAAAGACAGTCGGCCAAACATATCTTTCCCTTAAATTACATAATGAATAAAGAGTCTTCGATATTTTCTTCGTTGACTTTTTGTTCCTTAAGACTGAGCCAACAATCTTAAGGAGATATATTTTTAATAATTATCTATTATGCAATCTATCTGTAAATTTCATATAATCAATTAATCTTTTCTTATTTCCAGTAGTTTTAAATCTAGCTACCTCTTCGGCATCCTGAAACAAAGTGATAGGAGCATTTTTAGAAGTGTAATCAGTTACTTTAGACATCTCACTCATCGCTGCATTAGGATTACCATAATTTCTATTGAATTCAGATAAAATATTCCCTGATCTTAATCTAGACTTGAAATCAAATCCATTATGAGTATTTTTATATAAATTACTACCTTTCCTTCTTAATAATTGTTCTGATTTAGGAACACTTATCTTTTTAAATTGTTTTGGATTAACTTTTGGATGAGTCATATTCCAATGTTCTATAGAAAATGAGGTAGTTTTATTTATATCAATTGGAGTCGATACTTTCGGTTGGTATAATTCCTTTTACAGGTTTTATAGCAATTTTTGGTGATTTAAGCAAACTAGATGCAGTTATTCCAATAGTACCTGCAGCTTTTCCCAGAAATCCAAAATTCTTTTTCCTGACTTTACTAAATCTTTTTACTTTCATATTTATAATTTTATTTTATGTTGTGTGAGAGAGATTCGAACTCCCGAAAGCAAAGCTAATAGATTTACAGTCTATCCTCGTTAACCACTTGAGTATCACACAAACTTATTATTAATTAACTGGATAATAAAGATTTCGCTACATCAAATAAAATATAATCTTTCCAAAAGAATAAATCTGATTCATCTTTTTCTTTTCCAAAATGAATACGCACCTTATATTTACCTTCAAGTATACTAAAGGGAACTAATAGTATAATATCAAGTACATAATTATACAAGGCAAAGAAATCTACTTCACCTTTTTTATATAATCCAGATTTATTTTGAAGATTGTACGATAATGCTCCATCTTTATCAATATAGCCAGCAGTAGATTTAATCTGAATTTTATAAAGTATTCCTCCTATATCTGCAATTACATCATATCTATCTACTCCACAAGGTTTAGATGACATAATTCCAACTCTTGCTAATTGAAACATTGTCGCACATTCACCTACATATCCTAATAAATCTGAAGTTAATTTTCCATCAAATCTAGACAATTCAGTGGTACATTCCTTAGGAGGAGCTATCTTTACAGACTCTTCTACTTTTTCTTCTTTAGTAGATTTATCTTCTGGTTTTTTACCTTTGCTGAAACTAAGTGAATATTTCTTTGCACAATCTGAACAACAAAATCTTCCAGAACCAAAAGAACCATCATGCTCTTTACCACAATATTCACATTTTCTTAGTTTCTTTCTATCTGATACTTTTATCCCGTATCTATTTGCTGCTTTACGTATAGCTTCTCCAGTGCTTCCATCACCCCGCATAGCTGCAACTTCTTTATAAGATTTTCCTTCATGAATTAATAATCTTATTAATTCTTCTTTGTTATATTTCTCTTTTCCCATAATTAATTGTTTTTTTTATAATTTTTCTTATCTTTAAAATTATTGCGGAGAGACAGGGATTCGAACCCCGGGTACCTCGCAGTACAACGGTTTTCAAGACCGCCGCAATCGACCACTCTGCCACCTCTCCTAAAACAGCTCTCCGTGGTAATTACGATATACCGACCCTTTGATTAACAGTCAAATGCTCTGCCTCTGAGCTAACGGAGAATATTATTTTTGAGCCTCTTGTCGGATTCGAACCAACGACCCCGAGATTACAAATCACGTGCTCTGGCCAACTGAGCTAAAGAGGCAATTCTGATTTAATTATGAAATATAAATCAGAAAATATCATAAAACTTAAAAGCCTTATATATGTGTAGTAGAATAAACGAGTGCTATTTCTTTACTACACTTTTTATATAGAAATAGTACTAATTACCTATGTCGTAGTAGGTATTATCATAATTTAAAGTAGAGATACATAGTTCGTGAGAATAGTGTATCTCATTTTTTATTCTATTCCATGTTCTTTTTGAAATAATCTCATAAAGTCTGCTACTATTTGCTTAGACTCTTCACTATTCAACTCTTCATTTCCAGATTCTTCTGCAATTTTTTTCAATTCAAGATCAGAACCTTTAACAATTATCTGACTCTTCATATCTTCTAATTGTTGAATAAATTGCATAATTTTTTCTCATATCTATTTTTAATATTTATTTTATTAAATTAGACTATATCATCTAAATTATATTTCAAATTTAGTTATACATTTAGTCGTTGAGAAAGGATTTATATTAGTAATCCTTTTTGCTGATTTATGTTTTAACTATCTTTCAGCATTTTAGTATAATTTTCTTAGTATTTCAACTAAGCCGCAGATATATTAACGGCAATAAATGAATCTTGTAAAGTCATTTGTGAACTATCAAAGAGTCTCATTGGATCGAGTATATAATCAATACAAAGACAAAGTTTAGAAATCATATTGAGAATTAAAATAGGTCTTATACTTTGAAATACCTCAGAAACATATAATTCTAAGATATGTCTAGACTTCGGATCTGCCACATTAACTAAAGTATTTGAGAGGCTTCCGAAATCAACATGAAGATCTATATTATATTCTTTATTATAACTAGTAAAGACTTCATTCAATTTATGAGTTAATTCTAGTGCTTTTTGTTCTTTTTGATTACTCGCAATAGCACTAGCATCCATAATAATATTGCGAGCCGTTTTAGGGAGTACTGGAGCTGACCCTATAATATTTTTTAGGTTTTTAGATACATCCTCTTCCGGCTGCAAAATCTCATAATCTCCCGGGTCATCAACAGCTCTCCCTTCTTTCCCTAAAATTTGTTTCTTAAATTCAGGGTCACTAAATGGGTTAACTGTTCCTATCATACATTTATTATTTTATAGTTCTCGCGCTTTACAACTATCAACCGTTTACTTTTTGCACCTAGTGCGATTAATCTTCGGTTGTAAAAATCTAGCGCGTTTGTTCTATAGAGGAGATTGATTACACTACCTCTATAGATTATTTCTTTTACTTCTTAGATCTCCATTTTTTAGCAAATTCTTCTTTTGTCATTTTTCCATCTGCTACTTTTACTCGATCTACTGCTAATTTTGTTTTAGTATCAAGACTACCACTATGTTTTCTAGCAAGCTTATTAAGTGCAACACCTGCTCTAGTACCAGCATAAGATCCTGCTGCACCTGAAACAGCGCCAATTCCGGCTCCAATAGCTGCACCCTTTTTACCACCAACTACAGCACCTAATATACCGCCACTTATACCACTACCAATTGCTGCATACTTAGCTGCCTGTTTTCCGTATTTATGAGATTTTCCATCTTCAAAAGCTTCAACAAATGCTTCGCGATCCTTCTTAGTAGTCAGAGCTTTATTCAACTTAATATTAATCTTATCACTAGTTGTAAGTTTTGGCTCATCATCTTCCTCTTTTTTTTTATCAGAGAAATCCTTTTCTTCCAAACTTTCTGCATCTTCTGCAACACTAAAGGTTCTCTCTTCCTCATTTTCCAGTGTTACATCAGTAGTAGAGAAGTATCTCTCTTCTCCTGTCTCATCTTGTAGTAATGAGAATACTTTACGTCTAATATACATACTTAATTACTGTTTTTATTTGATTTATATTTAAAATATTTTTTAAGAGGTTTTATTACCTTCTTAATTCTATCACTCTTTCGTTTAGTTACCCCAAGTTTATCTGTTTCTTCTAAGGTATCTACACTAGAATCAAGAGGATCAAGAATATATCTTGTAATTACCTGACTTGATTTTTGATAAGTTACACCTTCAGGGGCAGCTTCTGAATAACCGGAAAATCTTTTAATTTTCATTTTATATACGGTCTTAGTGGATCAAATCCTTTCTCTTCTTGTTCTTTAGAATCTTCCACTCCTTCTGTAAATGTCTTTTCTTTAATCATAATCTTACAAGTTTGTTTTCATTGATACTGTTGGCGTAGGCTTTGATTTTGTTTTGTACAATCCTATATTATTTACTTCCTGCCTACTATTCTGAGCGTCAATTTTCTTTACTTTTAATTGATTATCTTTTTGAGCTTCATCCTTTTTCTGTTCTAGTTTCTGAGTTTGATTGACTTGCTTCATTTCTTGCATTCTTTCCTCAGCTTGCATTCTCTGTCGCATTCTCTGAGTTTCTAGGATTTGACGTTGAAGTCTCATTTGTTCTATTTGCAAGTCCTTAGAAGTCATTTCTTGTTTAGCTAGACCAATTTCTGGAGACTGTTCTGGAGTGGGATCATTAGAAGCAAATAATTTACGTTTAATTATCATCTTCTTTGAATAATTTTAACTGAGTCCAAGCTGTTCTCGTTGTGCCTGAAGTTTTTGATTAAGAAATTCTATATACTGCTTAATCGTATCTTCATTTATTAGAGATTCTGTACTTGGGTCAATATCTTTAAGTAAGTTTTGAATATAACTTAAATATGATTCTGGTTCAATTAATGGAGTTGCTTGTTCTAAAGTTTGGAGTGCATTAGATAAAACTCCAGAGATACCTTGAACTAAACCACTAACTGATTCAGCTTCATTTATCTGATTGTTATACTCTACAGTTGTTTTCTGGAATATATGAATTTGAACTAAACTTGGATCTAAATCTTCATTATATATTACCTTATAAATACTACAAACAAGATTTACTATTGAATCTTTTATTCCTGAAATTAATGATGTTACTCTTGAATTAGCTCTTTCTGACTGTTGAAGTACTGCAATGATATCTCTATAATCTTTTTATTATAGTTTAGAATATAAATTCAACTTTTTATAAGTTGGTAAGTCTTTATTCGTTATACCTTAATTAGATTAATCTAAGGCTTGGTATTACTAGTATTAATAGTTTCACCAAATTTACTTACTAATAATCTAAAGAATTGCTTCTCTAGACGGCCAATTTATTAACCACTTACTGCCAGATGTTCCATCTAATATAGTAGATGGTAATCCAAGAGGAGAAAGAACACTATTTCTTACATAATCAAGATTCTGTATAAGATCTAAAAGTTTGTCTGTTAATTTATCAAGTGGGAGTAGTGAAGTCCTTGAGGTAATGGTACTATTATAGTCAGGAAAAACCTTAACATTTTGAGTTAATGCAGACTCAATGAACGAGGTGACATCGAACTGAGATGTGATGAATGAAGACAACTCATTCGTATTGTTTGCAAGTTTCTGTAATCGAGCGCATAATTCGTTCATTGTCTCTAGAGGGACACTTTTCGAATATTAACAATTATTTAGTTAAACTAGACTATATCTTTAAGAATTTATATATAAACTCTCTCTTTGTATCTAGTCGTTGAGAAGGTAGTTTTTACTATCTTTTGCTGATTTATCTTTACTTGATCTTCCAGCAATTTACAAAGTTCCATTAGATTTTATTTATCTAATCCGACAAATTTTAATCGGTATTTAATCCCAATAATTGAGGCGATGAAAGATCTCTTAACGAAATAAGAGATATCAAAAGCTCTTTTATAACTAATTCTTTTATCTTCAAAATACTTGAATAAAATAACGGTTCAGAAGCCATAAATGATTCTTTCCTAAGAACTTTATTTCTATTTTCTGATCCCTTATTTCTTCCTAATTTTGGCTTTTCTGGTTTAGACTTTTCTTTCCATCCTTCTTCGAGATCATTTGTAAGTCGAAGTTTAGGATTACTTATATATATTACCTCAGTACTAGGAATTTCATATAGATTTCCATCATCTCCGATTGCTAAAAATATATCTTCTATATTTCCATCCTCGTTCTTTTTCTTCTTTATAACTACTGCATTTGGATTATTAAGTTCTTCTGTTCTAAATACAAGATGACCTTTTTCATCTCTTTGAGTTTGAAGCATACTATAATAACCTCCATAAAATACATAGTCATTTATATGGTCTCGTATATAATCAATTATTTTAATATCTTTTAAAAGAATCTCATTTAATCGAGTAGTTACAGCTTCATTATTTGTAGAATCTTCAGGATTTAATACAGAAACTATTTGTTGGGTATCTTGAGATATAAAATTAACTACATAATCTGAAAAGAAATTTGTAGCCATCTTTGTAATATCTAAAAGATAATATGACCTAAGCTCTGCCATTCTATCAAGATAACCGGATAACCTAGAAGAAGGCTGTGAATTACCAAGTAAGGGCGAATTTCTTTCATTATCTAAGAATCTTCCATTTCCAGTTCCTCCAATAACAGAATACCCTCTTCCCCCACCTTTACTAAATACATTTGAACGTACAATTTATTTTAATATATTTTATTAAATTTAGACTATATTATCTAAGTACCTACTATAGTCGTTGAACTCTATTTTTAATCGATAAATAGAGATGCTGATCTATATTTTATATTTTCCAGCATTTTAAGGTATTTTCTTAAGATTTTATTCTATCTTAAGCCTCTACTACATAATTAAAGGTATACGTGAATTTCCAAAACTAATTCCTGAAAATAACTTTTGAAATATTGTTTCTGATTTTTTCATATTTTATATAATTTTGAATAATCTATAATAGAGTTTATATCCTCTCCATTTAAAATTACTCGATTTAATAATTGTTCTACTTTTTCATAAGTGTTATATGTATACGGAATTTCTATAAGGATGATATTATTCTCTTTACAATATTTTCTAACTTCATTATCTCTATTTAATTGTTTAAGAAAACCTTCATCTGTTTTATGAAAATAATCTACTTTCTTATAATGTTGTAGTCCATTATACTCTATCCACAAACAACAATTATTATAATTAAAAACATAATCTATTCTAATGTTCCTATTATTTAATTTTATAGAATATTCCCTTGTATAATCAATTTGATTTGTTTCTAACCACTTTAATACATTTAATGCGCTTTTTCCTCCTAATTTATTACAATCAGGACATCCAGATCCATAAACATGATCATAGGCTGTTTGTTTAAAAAACTTTCCACACCTATTACAATAGATGTCTAATTTTTCAATGGTTTGTTACTTGGAGAAATTTCCATTACAACCGGATAGGTGTACTTTAATGGTACAGGTAATAATTTATCATTTTTAGACATGTTATTTAATTATCACTTCCCGAGATATCAATTATTACGTAACCTTACTTAGATTTAAAGTGAGAGGATAGAGTAGCTAATTCTATCCTTTTCACTATTAACATGTCTAAATAAGTCTTTGCGATATCTCATCGTTGACTTTTGTAGTCCTAAGGAGAATCGAACTCCTCTTTCGAGAATGAAAATCTCGCGTCCTAACCGATAGACGATAGGACCACATTTTTAATAAGACTTCAAAGCCTTATATATGTTAATATAAGAATTTAATCTTCACAATCTGTGTTGATTAAATTTGCTACGCAGAGATACATGGTTCGTGAGAATAGTGTATCTCATTTTTTATCATTAAGGTATGTAGTAGAATAAATCAGTATAAGTTTTTTACTACAATAAAACTTGGAACTTATACTAATTACCTATGTAAGGTAATTTTATTATTATTTGTCGTAAAAGGCAGTACAGTTTGTGAAAATAAGACAGTATTATTTTTATCACTTCAAAGCCTTATATATGATTTAAAAAATTAATTCTCATTTTTTATGAGGATTAAACTTGCTACATTAATTTTTGTAGTAACTTGCCAAGAGATACATAGTTCGTGAGAATAGTGTATCTCATTTTTTTTATTATTAGAAATATATAATAAACTGAATATCATTCCTTACTACATCCTTAAAATGGAATAGGTATTCAATTATAGTAAAAGTAATTTAAAATTAAAGATAGTTTACTTCTTTTTCATAAATGTAGTATAAGCATTCTTACCATACTTAGACTCGTAATCCTTTACTATATTTTCAGCACGTTTCTTTGCTTTATTTCTATTATATAATCCAGATATAGTTGATCCAATCACAGCCCCTGTAGCAGCTGTTTTTAAATTACCCATTGCTAATCCAGGCAAACTCCCAACAAAACCACCAATAACTGCTCCTGCGGCTCCAATCTTATTATGAATGTTTTTATCGAATTTTGAAATTTGATATAATTTAGAATCCTGCATAAATTTATTAACACCATTCATAATAACCCATTCACCATCTTTATACAAATAAAGATAATCTCCAGATTTTGCTTTATAAAGAGTACTTCCATCTTCCAGATTGCTACCTGAGTTTGGATTTATATTGTTTTTATGCCACTCTATATCTGGTTGAGTTTGAGAAAATCTTTTAACTTTCATCATAATATTATTAAATCATCTAAAGCAAATCTTTTTATTCTTCTCTTATTTCTCCAGTCATTACATCAACACTATTACCTCCTCGCCGAACATCACCAAATATATAAACAGGACGAGTATAAGATGGATGTAATGGATGTCTGAGAACTACATTTCTAGATTTAATAATCTTTTCTGCTTTAACTAATTCTTGAAAAGCATCTTCTAGAGTCATACCTACATAAGGAGTTATAGATCTATCTTCAAGCCAGTTTTCATTGATTAGTTTAAATTCATAGGCTTCTTCCGACTCGGCCGCAACATTTACAAGAAGCGTTTTTCCAAGAGGTAATGAATAAACAATTACCATTCCAGAAACTTCAGGGATAAAACTATTATTTTCTTCAATTAGTATACCTTGCGCTTCATAGAATCTAGCGGCCGGATAAGAAGCCATAACCATAATATTTACAGCTTCAAGAGTTTTATTAAATTTCATATTTTATAATATTTATATTAAGTTCTATAGAGGAGATTGATTACACTACCTCTATAGATTATCTTTTTTATTTCTTTTTATGATCATATAACTTTTTAGTCCCGATCATCGCACCACTAGCTAAAGCAACTCCTCCAGCTATTTTACCAGCTTTTGTGTTCATTAATTTTTTAGCCCCATTCAGAATCTTCTTTGAGTCTTTTGTTGTTTTTTGAGCTACTTCTGCAACTTTTTGAGTTTTCTCAGCGGATTTCTTTACTGCCTCTGTAGAAACTTTCTTAGAACCTTTGGATGTCATCTTATCAACTACAACATCAGGCTTAGTTGACGTTGTTCTTACAGTAGTTGTTGTCTGACCACTTTTCTTAGAAGCAATTTTATGAGCAGTTACATTACCACCTTCTTTCTTAACAGTTATATCTCCTGCACCTTGATTTTTAATTTCAAGACCTCCCGGATTTGTCGCAACTGACTTTCTGGTTTTTGAGATATTCTTTACTTGTTGAGAAGCTTGATCTGCATTACGATTAGAAGATTCAACTGCTTTTTGTGCTTTCTTAGTAAGTTTCTGAGCTTCTTCCATTTTCTTCTCATCAACTAAATTAGCTGGATTAGAAACTATTTTAGCTGCTTTTTCTTGTGCCTTAGCTGCTTTATTTGCTTGCATCTCGGCATTGTGAATAGATCTAGCTAGTTTTCTATTCTGTTTTCTCTGTCTAGCACCGAATTCTCTTTGTTCTAATTCTTCTTCAGTTGGAATTGAAATACTAAAAATTCTTTCTTCAAGATTATCCAAAGTTACATCGGTCGTAGAAAAATACTTCTCTTCTCCTGTCTCACCGTCTTGTAATAGTGAGAATACTTTTCTTCTTATGTACATAATAATTGTTTAAAGTGTTAATTATTTTACCCCCCCCCTTGTTTAGAGAGAATTATTAAGAGGAAAAGAGGTTAGTATAGATATTAGACGTTTGTAGGGATGGTGAGACTCGAACTCACACGCCTTCATTCTTAGCACAAGATCCTAAGTCTTGAGTGTCTACCAATTCCACCACATCCCCGAAAATAGTGTTAGATAAAAAGTTCTAACACTTTATAATATTCTCTTAATGTTTATTTGCATGATAAGCGGCTAGAGCTTTTTCAGCATCTTCACGAGTATCATAGTGTGCATCCCAATATTCGGCCGGAGAAGTTTTCAGGCTAATAATTCTCCAGACACCATTTGAATCTTTTTGAACTACTCCAGATTTTCGTGCCTTCTCTGCTATAGCCTGAGGTACTTTTTCTCGGCCGGAATAATTCTTTTGCCTGAGGATAATCATAATTAATGGATGTTACCTAAAAAATCATTAAGAGTTTTTAATGCATCATTTCTAGAGTCTAGGTTAGAATCTCCAGCTTCACGTGCTTCTGTTTCGATTGCTTCTTCAGCTGCTTCAGGAACGATTTCTACTTCTTCTACTGTTTTATCAATTTCCTGAGATGCTTTTTCATAACCTTCTTGAACTGCTGATGCTTCTTGAGTCGGTTTCTTTTCTATTTCGGCTCTTTCATGGCTATATTCTGGACTTCCAGGAGCTGCCGCAATATTCGCAATTTCTTCTTCATGCGAATAGGTCTTATTTCTAAGTATAATCATAATCTTTTATGTATATATGGTTAGTTTTTATTTTTCTTCCAACTTCCTAATTTTATATAGGACCACCAAGAATAATGTTTTCTGGTTTTTAAATATTCCAGGTTTTTATCATTTAGATGTGCTTCTTCTTCAAGACTAATATCATGATAAGCATAACCAAAGCTAAATCCTGAAACTAAAAGACATAATAACCACTCCAAGAAATACCATACATAAAATCCGATATAAGCCATTTCTTTCATTTGTGCTGTATGTATTTCTTCATGATTTAAGTCTTCTGGTTTTATATTAGCATTCTTCCTTACAAATAAAATTCCAAAGATATTTACTGCTTTATAGCCTGGAAAAGGAATAATATTATTTCTTATTATTTTCATAAAACTTATATTTAGTTTTAGTTGCGCCGGATAGATTTGCACTACCGATTTCCAAGTTATGAGCATGGCGAGATGACTACTTCTCTACGGCGCGATATTATATTATATTATGTATTATTATTTTCCACCACGACGAAGGGCATATAGGAAATTCCTATATCCCATAAATTTCTACTGTCTTTTACTTTTGTTGATCTTTTCTCTTTTCATACATCATTTCATAGTACTCTTGAGGAAAAGTTCCAGTCATACAGATATAATTTCCTGTTTTAGCAGACTGAGTAAAATACCACTTAACCGCTCTTTTAAGAGGGTTAAAGATTACTTTCTTAAAAATTGTTGTCATGATTAATTTAGTTTTTATTAGTTAAATTTAGTTGTAATTTATATTTATTTGTTTCCCCTGTGTGAATCGAACACACGTTATGGGATTAGAAATCCCAGGTTCTATCCGCTGAACTAAGGGGAAATTAACTAATAATCACTAAGTCGTTCTATAGAGCTAAACCAATAACTCTATAGATTATATTTTTATTCTTTATTTTTACTTTTTCGATATCTTTCTTTTCTATCACTATTTTTGTTTCTAGATTTATAAGTATCCAACTGAGAATCACAATTAGGACATATCAATCTAAGATTCTCTCTACAATTGTTATTAGCATGTCCATCTACATGATCTAATATAAAAGTAATAGGTTTACCGTTCCAAGAGTCTTCCATACCACAAATCTCACATTTATGATCTTGCTCTTCTAAGATATATTTTTTAGTCCACTTCATACATTCTTTTCCATAGTATGGTTCTGGATCTTTCAAATAATTCTCATATTTTTCTCTAGATTGATGCTCTTGTTGACACTTATTACAACAATAGAGTCCATAAGAAGTTTTCTTAGGAGTAAACTCTTTTCCACAATTCTTACAGATAGCCTTTTCCTTCTTAGAAACTCCTTTTCTAAATGTTTCACTAGAGTTTATTTTCCTTTTCTTAAGTAGCTCTATCCCTAACTTTTTAGCTCTTTTTACAATAGCATAACCAGAAACACTATATCTTCTACCTATCTCTTCATAGGATAGCTTTTCTTCGAAGATTAACTTCTCTAATTCTTCTTTTGTTACATTACTTAATTTACCTTCGTTCATTTTGTGAATAACTAAGTTACTTCCAGTGAATCGTAAACAATACATCTTATTAATTCTATTAAAGAGAGCCCCGTCGAGCTCTCTATCTTTCACAAAATGAATTAATAAGGAATCGATTCATATCGTTAACTTATCGCGGAGATGTAGAGTTCCGACCTCTAATCGTAAAACACGATCGATCTGCTTAGCAGGCAGTCCCTATTCCATTATAGGTTACTATCTCCGTTCCTATTATTTATCTTTCTTTCTAAGTTTCATTCCAGCTGCTATACCTGTTCCAATTAAACCAGCAGTCGTAGCTATTTTTCCAACTCTTCCTGTTCTTTTGGCGATATTTGCATCTTTATTAGATATTAAAGTTTTCTTAAGAGCTTTAACACCTGATTTATAGGCTTCATTATTTTTAGAGGTAGCTGCTTTATATACTTGATCTGCTTTCTTGACTTTTCTTTTGTGGAAAATTAGATCTAAAGCGCTTCCTGAATTAGTTTCACCACGAGCTACTTCTGCTTTAAAATTATTAGCTTTCCTGGTTGAATCAAGTTTCTTAATACCTTCTTTAAATGCTTTTTTTGCTTTCTTTGATTCCTGACTGGTTATATACTTCTTAGCCCCACGTTTTATTAAGTCTGTTGCTCCTACAGTTCCAGCTGTTCCGACTAGTGCAGTTCCGATAGCTTCTCCGACTTTCTTTGGAGTTTCATTGTCAGAATCAGAATATGTTTTATTTCGTAGTATTTTCATATTGATTTAATTTGTTTATAGTTTCCCAGTATTTTTCCTTGTCTTCTGAGAAATATTGTTCTTTTAATAATCTAATTGATGTAAGATTAGGGAACAGATTGTAGATATTCCCTGACTCTCTATTTAAATCCTTTGTTAATATTTCTTCAGTAAACCAAAAAACATCTTCAAAGTAATCCATCATAGTTTACCTTTCTATTAATCCAATCCGCAAGTATCTCTATAATTATTGCTGTAATGATATTCTAATTCAAACACTCCATGGATATTAACATAAGAATAGTATGTTAATAAATCTTCAGTATTCTTTTTATAAAAATTCAACCCTAGAATACCTCTTACTCTATTTCCAAAATCCAAATCTAATTCATTTAATAGAGTAGAAGATATTAGTTTTCTATTAACTCTAAATTCATTTAAAACTTTATCTCTTATTAAATTTTCTTTAATAATCTTCTCTTTTAAAGAATCTAGATCTAATATTTTTAATGTTTCAGTCAGATTATTTATATTAATAAATATCTCATTATTAAAAAAATTTTCAAATGTACTTATATTATTATATAATCTTTTTAATAAATCTATATATTCCTTCTCATCTCTTATATTAGAATTATTCTCTTTTATTCTAAGTAAAAACTCTAAATTCTCTATTTCTTCTTGCAAAGGAATAATAACTTTTTCCCTCTTCTTAAAAATATTAGAAAATAAATTATTCACGTTTTCTTTGTTTTATCAGTCTCTATTAACTTACCTTTCTTCTGATATTTCCCTAAAATTTCTTCCCAACTCCAAGAATATACTCTAGATGGAGTTTGTCTAGTTCCAGTTCTATAAGTTCCAATAAGTTTTTCTCTCCCCAAGACTTTAACTGCCGCTATAAATCTGAGCCGGAGTTCTTGTAGATACCAATATTCATCAGGGAGAACTAATACCTTCGGAGATTCTATTATTCCAGGTTTTACTAGTGAATCGGCTCTTCCCATTAGCGGCTTGTATATATAATAAGTAGCTCCTTCTATGTTCGTATCCTCTCCCGGAACTGCTGATATTCCTGAAAGTGCTGATCCTACATCTGGGTACAAATTAATTTTCGGTTTTATATATTCTCCATCTAAGTCTGGTCTTGATGATATATAGAACAGATCGGAGACACTTTTTGTTTTTCTCTTTATTATCATATGAACATAGTATTTTTACAAAGAACTAAAAAGAAGAGGTCGGAGCTAAGTCCCGGGATACAAAATTAAGTAACCTACTTAACCCATCTCCGCAGCAACTTTAGCGCCGAACCTAATCCCTGAAAACAATTATTATCTTAAAAAATATAATATCGATTTCTTAGTATAAAAGGAAGAATCTGTGTCCATTTATATGTGAGAAATAAACAAATTATTAACAACTATGAAAAAGAACTTACTTAGTAGAAAACTAATCGCTATTAGTAATATATGGATATGAAAAACAAAATTACCACGTTTGGAAAGGAGGGAAGGACACAGATTCTCCTTATATTTCATGTATAAGGCTTATATTAAATTTAACCCTCAAAAGGTGGGTTATTTTTGATGTTTTTTACTACTTTTTACCCTAAAATGAGCCAAAATAACCCACTTTTATTTTTTATCTTCAAAATTGATAAAAATTCGGTAACTTATTTATGAAGACAAAGGAGCTTCCCTTATATTACACCTCTAACCGCTACCGCTAGAGGTGTCTAAGGAAGAAACTTTGAATAAGATATATAGGAATAAACTCAGAAAATGAAGATATTTATAAAGATTTTATATTATTGATTTTCGCCTCTCCAAGGAGGCGAATCTAATCTAAATACTAAATGTATACTTTTTTATTATATATTATATTATATTACTATTTCCCAAATTGATCTGAATTTAAATCTACATTTTGCTCTTCTAATAACTTCAAACTCTAATTAATGAAAAAGGGAGACTCCTATGTCTTCACTTTTATGTAACTGGATTCTGTATTAAAAGAATTTATAATAATTAGATAATAAAAAAAAATTAAAATATAATTAATATGATAAAAAAATTAAATGATTACATTGTTCCTAGAGGAATAAGATTTATATCAGAATTAGGAACAAACTTTAGATTTTATAAATTCCCAGTAAAATGTATTATTAATAAACAATTACCTGGATGTGGATTTACTGAATATTGTCTTAGAGGACCAGAGAATGTAATACTCTGTTCTCCAAGAAAGATGTTATTAGAAAATAAAAAGGATCAACACGGTAGAGATGTTTATTTAGTAGTAAATGAATTAGAAAAGGAACTAACGGTTGATAAAGATTTAAATAAAGTAGATAAAACTAGATCTCAGGTATTTATAGATACTCTTAAAGAAGTAGTACATGGAAAAGATACAGTTTATAATAGACTAATGAATGAAATAAAAGATTATCTAAATGAAAGAAAATACCTGGGAGATAAACCTTGTAAAATTCTTGTAACATATGATTCTTATAGAATTGTAAAAGATATTCTAGAAAGTTTAGGAATATTTCAATCCTTTTATACTGTAATAGATGAATTTCAAACTATCCTACATGATTCTAAGTTTAAGTCTAATACAGAATTAGAATTTTTAGATATTCTTAAGCAATCTCATTCAGCTCTATTTGTTAGTGCTACACCCATGTTAGAGGAATACTTAAATATGTTAGATGAATTTGATGGTTTACCATATATTAATATGGATTGGGCTTCGCAAGATCCTACTAGAGTATTAAAACCTTCTCTTAAGGTATTAACAATGAAATCAGTAGGAACTAAATTACCTGAGATAATAGACTCTTATAAATCTGGTAATTTTGAAAGTGCTATTAGAATGGTTAATGGATATCCTACTAGAGTAATATCGGATGAAGCTGTATTCTACGTAAACTCTGTTAATCATATTACATCTATTATAAAGAAGTGTGATCTCCAACCAGAAGAGGTAAATATTCTTTGTTCTGATACTCCCGAAAATTTAAAAAGAATACAAAAGAAGTTAGGAAAGAGATTTACTATCGGAGAGGTACCATTAAAAGGAGTTAAACCTAAAATGTTTACCTTTTGTACTAGAACAGTTTACCTAGGAGCAGATTTTTATTCTACCTGTGCTAGATCATTTATATTTTCGGATTCTAATATAGACTCTTTAGCGGTAGATATTAGTGAAGATTTACCTCAAATTCTCGGAAGACAAAGACTCTTTGAAAATCCTTGGAAGAATGAAGCCATTTTCTATTACAGATCTACTTGTGACTATAGAAAAGTTAGTCAAGAAGAGTTTGATAGAGAAATAGAAAGAAAAAAGAAAGCTACTAATGATTTACTTCTTTCTTATAATTCTACTCCGGAAAAAGCAAGATTAACTGTAGCTGAAAGATACCAAACATTAGCTAGAACACAGAATTATAAAGATGATTATATAGCAGTAAACGAACATCAGAGTGGAACTTTGATACCTGTACTTAATAATTTAGTATTAGTAAATGAGATTAGAGCTTTTAGAATACAACAAATAGATTATAAAGATAGATTTACTGTATTTAGTACTATATATAGTACTTTATCTCCAGATGATATTATTAATCAAGAAGTGTCTAGATTTTTAGAGCAATATCAAAAGTTTGGAACATTTAAATCTAAACTTAAGTATCTTTGTGAATGTAGTTTTAATGATACTATGACTAATATAATATTAGATCAGATTGGAGAACATGATAATATTAAATCTTACTACTTAGCACTTGGTCCCGAAAAGCTTAGAGCTCTTGGATATAATAAAACGTATATAGAAAAGGAGTTAGGAGTAGTAACATTTAGTCAAGAACTTCTAGAGTCTAATATATATTCAGAATTTAAAGTAGGAGATAAAATAACATTATCTGATATAAAATCTAGACTTGAAGTGTTATATAAGTCCATTAATTACGATGCTACACCTAAGGCAAAAGACTTAGAAAATTACTTTAATGTAAAGGAGTCTTCAGCCAGAGTAGAGATAGATGGGGTTAAGAAGGTGGTAAAGATATATAATATAATAAGTAGAAAGGAGGTGTGTTAATTATGTTTGATAAAATTAAATCAGCTATTTTTAAAGCTACTCGGAATACTTTATCAAGAAAAGATCCAGAGATAGTAAAGTGGAATAATGAGATGGCAAAATATGAAAAGAAATTCTTTAATGAGTATTTATCAGATTTTAATGAAAGTAATTATGAATTCTTAAAATTAATTTCTACAGATAATCATGATACTCAGAAATATTCTACTTCATATGAAAAATATCAAATTATTGAAGATTTTAAGAATCTCATTAAGGGAGATAAAAATGATGCTATAATCATGACGGAATTAGTTTCAGATCCTAGTAAAAGAGGTGAACAACTTATGAAAGATCTAGATAACTATAGGAAAAGATATGATGAGTTATTTAATGATTTAGAGCTCTGTGCAATGATTTATAAGGATCCTCTTTTAGGAGATAAAATAAGTAATTGTGTAGTGTTGGATATCTTTTTACATGGGCCTGAAACAGAAGAACTTGAAAATATAAAAATTAAACATAGAATTTTATTATGATCATAAGACGTAAATTATTTTCTAAAGAAGAAAAACAAGAAAGAAGCAAATCTGATATAACTTCTGATGTAACCGTTGGAGCAGGAATGGGTGCTTTGATAGCAGGTTCTGGGAGATTATCCTATGAAAAAGCATTTAATCCTCAAAAAGAGGTAACAGAAGATTCTATAAAGAAATTATATCGAAAGAAAAGTAACCGAGATACTGATAAATTAAAAATGAAGCATAGATATAGTAATGCTAAACAGGCAGTAAAAGATATAGTTACTGGAAAGAAATCAGATCTTATTGAGAAAACTAAGAGAAATGAACATCAATCTAAGGAAATAGGTTTAAAATTTCTAGATAATAAAAAGAAATTTTTAGATAAACCCTTAGAGGAATTAAACGAGACAGTTAAATCTGGAAAGAAATTATATAAACCAGTGAAAAAAGTTGGAAAGTATGCAGCAATTGGAGCTGGAATAGGAGCTGTTTACGGTTTAGGAAATAATCTCAAGAAACAAAGAGATAAAATAGAAGATGCTGCAGGAGATAGAGTTGCAGAAGTAATTAGAGGAATAGGTAAGAAAGGAAAATAACAAAACAACCTAGTAATTCATGGAAGAAAGGATTACTAGGTTTTAATTTTTTATAAATAATGATTATATTAAGATATAAGTATTTTAATGAGGGATTGGTTATTAGATGGCCTGTTCCTAATCCAAGTCTTTTATTATATCCTAAAATAGAAAAGACTAATAGATTTAAGAAAGAATATGAACTTATCGGAAAAGATGCTAGAAAACTTGTAGATCGTTTAGAAGAAAGTTTAATGAATGGATATATTTATGAAGATGATCCAGATAATTCTACTAAAGAAGAAACTCATTGTCTAGAAGATTTTAATGAATATGCAGGAAATTATCCACATTTAGTATATAGTAAAAGAATAACAGGACAATTAAGATTTAATTATTCTATATACAAACCAAAACAAATAACGAAAGATGGAAGAACTTATTATAAATCTAGAGTTGTTCTTGAAAATTGTTGGGATCATAAATTCAGAGATATAGAGTATTGGGGAACTGATTATCCACAAAAAGACAGGTATAATCTAAAAAAAATAATTCAGTTAGTATTAAACCATTTAAGTCAGTAAAATCTCAATGGTGGAATGATTATAGAGCTGAATCAGAAAAAACTTTACCAAGAGGAACTACTTTAGATATTGAATTTAAAAGAAGTGGAGAAAACGAAGAATTACATACTAGTTTATTTCCAGGAACAAGAGAAGGAAGAGCTATAAATTTAAGTAGAGTAGGTGGAAAATCCTCAGAACTTAAAACATTCAAAATAACAAGAATTACGCCAAATAAAGATAGTAAATATAATTATACAATTCGAAACTCTAATTAATGAAATAAAATAATAATAAAATGAAAATAGTTTATCAAGAGAGTACAGAAGATTATTTAGTTGAAGTAATAATTAAAGAAAAGAAAATATATGTATTATTTTTAGATCGAATGAGTGAAAGTGTAAGAAAAGTATTATCTTCTAAAAACTTTCATATATCAAATCTTTATGATTCCATTTACTTATTTACTTTATCAGACCTAGATCTCTATAGAAAAGTATTAATTGGTGTTGAAAATATTTTTTATTGGATTTCAAGAACAGGTAGAATTGATAGTTTAAAAAATTTTATGAATTTTATTGGAGACTTTCCTGTTTATGGCTATCCAAAACAAAAACTTAAAAACTATTTTTTCAGAAATCAGAAATATTTTCAAATTAATTGGTTAAAAGCTCTAAATGATAGTAATAGACTTCACAATCCAGATTCAATAGATTGTACTTTCAGGTCATTACATTTAGATTATTTTTGTTATTTCATTGATAAAGATGGATATGAACAAGTAACAGAGATTATCGAAAATATAGATCAATTGTTATGTTATTCTGAAGAGTCTTGGAATTTAGGTGATAGTGATGAGGTAGAGAAATTATGTGAATATTTTCTTTCTAATCAATAAAAAGGTACTTCCATCCCCTTGAGGTTCTTATAATTGAAAGTAAAAATACTCCTCTCAGAAACACTAAGAATCTTATAGATGTGAGAGGAATAAAATAATCTCAAAAAAAAGATCCGCGTATTATTGTGTTGCGCGGAATTATATACAAATTTTATATTATATTTTAACTAACATTTATTTTTAATTTATTATTTTATTTAAATTATGGGAAATCGAGTAGATGATTTTTTGAGTAAATTGGCAGCGCAAGCACCAAAAGCAAAAGAAAACAATTTTGAGCAGAAAAACAGATCATTAGAAAAAATTTATCTTAACTTTCCAGGAAATTTTGGTAGATATCAAGTATTTCCGTTGGATAGTGTAGTAACTGACTTTCCGTTTGTTACTTTATTCGGAACTCGTGAAATTAATATCCCTCGGAAAAACATGGCGGCGGATGGAACTGAAAACACTTATAATGCGTGGATTAAGCTCCTACCGAAAAGTGCTTATGTAATGAAAGATATGACGGGTAGACTAGTTTCTTCATTGACCGCCGCAGATGATGAATTATTGTCACAAGCGCATATGATCTTTGATGAACTTTATCGAGAACTGGATGCAAAGAATAACCGCGACGAATTAACAACAAACTTAGTCCGGTTGAAGAATTATACTATCTTCCATGCATTCTGTCTTAATAAATGGGATCCGAATGAAAATCGTAACCCTAGTCGTCAGAATTTTACAGCATTGTTCGTCGCGACAGCTAAAATGTTTACATCAGTAGTTGAAGATAATATTCAAGAAAAATCTTTGATGAAAGGTGGAGATAATAGCTGGATTTCAGAAGTTTATAATCGTGATGCTACAGGACGTTCTGGATTCTTGATGTTTAGTATCGGAAAGAAGAAAGATAATAGTGGTGGATTTGCTATTACTGCCACACATGAAGTTGGTAATGAGAACTTTAAGTCAATTCAGATTTCAGAAGAAGATATGGAATTGGCTGCAGATCCATTGCAATCATTCTTGTCTTGGCAGGCTAATAGAGATAACGATACTCCTGTTGGTCAGAAACGTTTATTCAATGCGGCGTTAATTAAAGAGTCCATTGAATATATGTCAGAAATTTTGGCAAGCATCAGACTCGCTAAATCTCAGGGAAGTGTAGATTTTAAAGAAGCTGTTACAAGAGTTAATAATGAAGTTCTTGCAAAACAGGTTCCGACAGATAAAAGTGGTTTTCGTCAGACAAATGATCCGATGTTAGCTTCTCTGTCTGGAGGTGGAAATTCTGCACCTCAAGTTGATCTGAGTAAAAACGATCAGGTTTTTCAGACTCCTCCCGTGTATCACAGTGATCCTATAACATCCAGCCCTGTAAATCCAGGTAATGGTGGAGGATCTCCATTTGGTGGTGGACAACAGCCACAGTGGGGAGGATTTGGACAAGGTAATCAACAAGCACCTTTCCAGAAACCAAACTTCGGAGGTAATAACGACAGTGACTTGCCTTTTTAATGATCTGAAAAGGAATAATATAAAATAATAAAACTAAAAGGTAGAAGAGATTTTAACAGATTTCCTCTACCTTTATTTGTTTAAAGTTGGAAATAATAATGAATAATAAACAATATTTCTACTGTTTCCTGGATTTTTCACTAATTTTGACAAGGTCCCTCTTCGTGATAAGTAAAGGAAAAGACATCGGAGAATATACGGCCGGGGAATTAATCAGAACCTGTATATGGACGATCAATAAAGTTCTTAGGGATTATGGTATTAGTGCTAGGAAAGTAATTCTAGTTTATGATAAGTGGGATGAATCTATAGGAGGTTATTATACATCTTATCTTTTAGGAGGACAATATAAAGATACAAGGCATTATATGGATGAGACGATTTTTGAGGGTATGAAAAATGATCCGGCCGTTTCCCCCGATGATTTAAAGAAAGCTGCATGGGAATTATATCAAAATCAAGTAAAACAGACAGCTAAATATACAATGATTTCTGAGTTACCTAGATTTGGGATCGGAATGCTTGGGAGAAGTGGCTGGGAAGCTGACAATTGGGCTTATCTATTAAGTTGTGAGCTCTATGGAAAAACAGATCTCCTTAGTCTTTTTGTTACTAAAGACTCAGATTGGATGTATTGTTTATCACCAGCTACTCAATTATTTCGTCTCCCAGGAAAAAATGAAGAACCTAGGATAATAACCTATGATGAGATGTATTATTCAATTCCAGAATCAATTAGAAATGCTGGAATCGGATTATATCAATATCTCAGCCTTAAAGATAGTCTAGGGTATGGACATAATGATCTAAGAAAAACTGTAAAACCTAGAATGAAGTCTGAAAAAGTAATCTTAGAGGTTTTATCAGGAAATTACGAGAACTTAACAGATCTAGAACTTTTTGAAAAACAATATAAAACTTTCGATATATTCAGTTACCCAGGGATTGATGAAGCTAGGGATATGATTAATAACTATCTTCCAGTATGTGGTTCCCTTGGAGATGTTTCTGAATTTAGAATGTTTTGTAGAACTCATAATATCCCAGGAATTTCAGATAGTTATTATTCAGAGTTCATTGGGAGATTAGATCAAAAATTATATTGTGAATAAAATGAAAGACATTGTAACCCTACGTGGAATAAAATATAGCTATGATGAAAGAACTGGCCGAATATTTAAGGAAGGCCAAGTTTTAACATCATCACAAGCAGAACCGGTTTATAGTTACCTTGGAGATAGTTCAGGGGAGCCGGTTTTTGGAGGGATATTACTTAAAGATATAGGTTCAATCTTAACTCTTAATGGTAAAATTTCTCCAGTAACAGATCCTAATACAATAAGTTAAAAAAGAATTATGGCAGGATTATTAGGAGGAATTCTTGGAAAATTGACTGGAAAACAACTCTCAATCCAAGAAATTATGAACATCGACCAAGGAAGAAAAGATAAAGCTTTTGAATGTGTAGTAAGATTGACAAAAGTATATCATGTTCTCAAAGAAGAATCGATCATGGATAAACTAAGATCCGTATTTTTTGGGAAGACTATACTTAAGATTTATTATTTAGTTTTTAAATTTGAAGTAACGTCTAAAACAGGTAATACTTATAATGTCATAATTCAAACTTCCCCAGATTATGATATATGTGGGTGGAAGAATTCAAAGTGTAAAGTTTATTGTGAGTGTAAAGATTTTCAATTTAGATCGGCGTATCTTTTGGGCAAGAATAATACGCTGTTTTTGTCGGATCGTATAAAAATAAAACTTGGTCCAGCATTAACTCAAGCGCCCAAAGATAAAACGCCGACAACTCTACTTTGTAAACACTCTATGGCAGCTTTACAATATCTAGTGAATAATTACCAAAATATAATGAAAACTATATAAAACTAATGATAGAATTAAAACCTCATTATAGTTTGTTGTTTATAGATAATAGAGATACAGAAGTAATATTAGCAAAATATACTGGTTCATTTAAATTACCATCTAATATTACATTTACTAGATTAAAGAATCACTTAGTTATTTCGATTAATATCAAGTGTCATAGTTCAGAATCTGATGAACTCAAAGCAACATTACTTGAAAATAGATTTAATATTCAAAGTTTTATTGGTTATAAGATTAATAATGACTATTGGAATATTATTTATAAATATGGTTATTATAAGAGTTATCAGTTTTATGTAAATAGCGAATTTATTGTAGAATATAATATGATTAATTATTTTTGAAGAGATGAGTAAAATATTAGCAATTTCGGATATTCACATTTTTGATTATCCACAAAGAAATTCTTACGATAAGCAACGTTTAACTCAAGCAAGAACAGTAGCACAAAATATTATAAAAGCTGCTACTATTGAAGGAGCAGAAAGAGTTGTAATCGCAGGAGATGTTATTGAAAAATCAGTTCTCCGACCCTATGTTCAAGCAGAAGTTAAGTTATTCCTTGACACTTTAATGAGTTTCTTTAAGGAGGGTTATATAATTTGGGGGAATCATGATCAAGATAATAAGTCGATAGATTCTGAACTTATTGATTCATGTCTTGCTGTAATGTTACCTCCTAATCTATATTATGCTGATCAGAAAGAATTAATAATTGATAATTCTAGAATAGCATTTAGTAACTGGAGACCTGAATTTGATCTTTCATGGATCTCTGGACAAGTAGATGTTTTATTTACACATGCTACTATTAATTATGGTGGATCAGATAAAATACAATCTCAAGTTCTGGATGAGTCTAAATTTGGATTAGCTATTTGTGGTGATATTCATAGACCAGCTCAGATTGGAAAATATGTTAGTATAGGTATTCCACAGAAATGTAAAATGTCTGACTATGATAAATCAACCGGAGTTGTATATGATTGTGTATCTAAACAATTTAAATGGGTAGATCTAAATCCAGACGATAACCTTATGAAGTTTGTTTATACACCTATCAGAGAAGATGAAGGTTGGAATCAAGGAACTGGAACTTGGAGTGTGTATAAACCGGAAAACTTGAGTATTGCTGGGGGAGTAAGAGATATTAAAATTCCAGCATGGGAAGAGATCGGAAACTTAATTGATAATATTATAATAGAAAACAATCTTCAAGGAATTCACTCTGAAGTTCTTCGAAATCTTAGAGACGTAGATTCTGAGGAAGTTGATTTTGGATTCACTCTTCTCAGATTATATTGTAAAAATTGGAGAAGTATAGACGAAGCTGATATTTACTTCGAAGATGGTGATAAGATCTTGATAACCGGAAAAAATGGTTCTGGAAAAAGTTCTTTGCTTAGTGCTCTTAAATATGCTTTCTTAGAGTGTAGAAATATTAAGGATTATCTACAGTTCGGAGAAAAAGAGTGTATCTTAGCAGTAGAGTTTATGTATCAAGGAAAGAAGTGTAAAATTCAGAGAGGAAATAAAAAACATGGATGCTGGATTGATGATGAACCTCTTAAATATAATAATAAGAAAGAATTCGAGGAAGATATGTATCGTAGATTTCCATTTATTGGATATATGGATATTTTCTTATTTGATTCAGACCATCATAAACTGATTGGAAATATTACCCCTGAAAGAAAGTCGGAGATAATTAGTAAGTTCTATAAGATGGATAGAATTGATGCTTATAATAAAGAAGCTGGAATTCTATTAGATCAAGTTACAAAATCTTCGAGTGTATGGAATGAAGCAATTAAAAAATCAGAAGAAATCCTTAGGTATATAGATACTAATCTTTCTAATATCCAACTTCCAGGACAAACAAAAACAGAACTCACCCAACTAAAATCGGAAGGCTTAGAATTACAAAGAAAAAATAAAGAATGGATGAGTTACTTAGCTGATTCTGGAAAACTTCAAGCACAGGTTTCTCTTTATACTGAAACTCTAGAAAGATTAATTAAAGAACAATCTACCTATAGACATCTTCAAGAAATAGATTCAGAGATTGCATATCTTCAGTCCGAGGTAGATAATGAAAATCAAGAAATATCACAACTTCGAACAATAGAGTCTGAATATTCTTTAAAGTTAGATAGATATAATCAGGTGTGTGTAGAAGGAAAGAAAACAACCGCCGAATTAGAACGCCTCGAAAAAAGTAAAGTATGTCCTAGTTGTGGTCAGACTTTGAAGAATACAGAATCTCTAGATCGTCATAAACAAGAAATCTTAGGGAAACTTGAAGAACTTAGATCCGAGGCTATAAAGATCGGCGATGAACTTAGAGGAATGTCTGAGAAAAAACAACAGGCTGATTCGTTAATTTCAATTGCCTCTGAAAAAGTTAAAACCTTAGGGAATCAAATATTTATGTTGATGTCTGAAAAACAAAAAATTACTAAGACAGCTAAAGATATAGAAAATACAAAGTCTCTCTTAGAAAATTATAAGACTCAATTAAATAACTTAGGAATACCAGAAAAAGTAGAACTTCCTGATAACTTTATGGAAATTATGAGTTCGATCGATTCTGGAATAAAAGCTTGGACGGATCATGAAAGATTAATCCAAGATAGAGCTGTAGAAGAAGCAAATATCTTAAAGGCACAATCTGAGTTAGGATTAATTCAGAATGCTTTAGTAGATCTTAAAGAGTATATTAAGCTTACAGGACCTACAGGAAAGATTTATGAAGAAATTATGACAAGATTAGCTGAACAATTTACAGATAATCAAGTTAAATATTCAGTAGATACATATAATTTCAGAAAGAAGGATCATCTTGACCTTACTAGTAGGTTTAATAATAATGGAAATTATGTCTCTTATGATGCATGTAGTTCAGGTCAACAAACAGTTTTAGATATCAATTTTCTTAGTAAGATAGTAACTAGAATGGGACTGCTTATTATGGATGAATTCTTAAAACACCTAGACCCAGAAAATCATGATAATTGTATAGATATGATTAGTAGTATGAATATTGGATGTATTATGATTTCTAGTCATATGGAATCTATTACTTCATTTAATAATAAAACTTGTAGACTTGAATTAAATGATTCAGGAGTTACAAATATTACAATAAAATAATTAATACGATGAGTGAAGAAAAATTAAAAGAATATTTCTTAGAAGAAGAGAGATTTAACGAATTTAGTGATTTCTTTGGATATAGAGTTTTAGGAACATTTCAATCTTTTCCAAAATATGGTACTTCTATTTCTAGTGGAATAAGAATTTTTAAAACTGAACCCATTGCTTGGGTAGAAGAATTTAAAATAGGTATCGTTCAGAATGTAGGAGATTATTTGGTTATGGTTTCTCCTGAATGTCCTGAGGTATACTTTACAATGCCAGAGGAAATCATAGATAAGATTAAAGATATTTATAATGCTGGAAACTATATTAACATAGACAACGAAACATTACAAAAACTTATGGAAGAACTGAATGATGCAAATAGAAAGTGGACAACTAATCCAATTAAGACAGATTCTGGAAGAATATGGTATGATAGTTCTTCAGCTAACCCATTCGTTCCATATTCTCATCAGACAACTACATCTACATGTTCTTCAGATTATGTTGTATCTTCTGCATCAGGAATATCAACTAATATAAATCCCAATAATACTAATACTTATGTTACAGGATATAACATATAATATGTTAGAGTTTGCAGATGTAAAGAATCCTACAGACTTTTTTAAAACAGGGGATCCGAAAGAAATGATACCTCTACGAACTCTTTATAATAATGCAAGACTTCTTTGGGGACTTGGAGCAGATCAGATTCTTTTAAGTATAGCACAAGGTCAAGCAATTTATAAGCTCGCCTTGTTGGTGAAAAATAAAAGAAGTATTTTTGGATGTTTAGTATATATTCCAGGTCAGAAAAGACTTGACTTATATACATCTGAATCTCCAGAGATACCACTAATTCAATGGAAAAGACAGAAGGTAGTGAATAAAACTTATCCATTACTTCTCGATCTTGCTGGAATTGAAAAAATGTTCTCTAGGTTAATTACTATCTTATGATATTTAAAGTAGTTCGATCTAAGTATTCATTAAAAGTATGTAAACTAATAAAAGTCTATAAAGGAGCTTTTAGACTAGAGAATTCATTAGATGTAAATATATTCGATTATAATAAATCTTGGGATAATCTAGTAGGAGATGATAAAGTAATTACAGTTGCTGAATTAATCCTTGCTAAATTTCCATTAAGTATTTGTAAAAAACTTACTAAAAATTTTATATTACTTAATAGAAATAACTTTGATGAATATTCGGGTTATGATGACTTTGTTGATAAAAAACAATCTAAATATGAAGTACATAATGCTTATGAATCTAATCCAAAAGCTTTACAATTCATAGATATTCCTTTAGAAGATTTACTATATGATGTAAAAGATCTAACCAGAAATAATTATATTGTTCAAAAATCATTATTAGAATTGAATAAATAAAAATAAGAGAAAGACTAGGAAATTAATCCTGGCCTTTCTTTTTTATTCACAAGAAAAAATAAGTTCCGATCTTCACAGACCAGAACCTATATAATTCATGAGTTTAAAAATTTGTTGTGTTTCTATTTTACATTCACATATAAGGTTTTCAAGCGTTTTCTTTGTTTTACTTTTTCAGTAGTTTCTAGAATCCAACATAACACTTCTTTTTCTAGGGATTCTTGATTTGTAACCTGTTTGTGTTGAGTATATACAGATTTATCTTCTAAAGTAATAAATGTTAACTCTACTCCATAGAATTTTTCATATAAGATAATCTGTTCAATAGCTGCTCCAAGAAAATGAATTATATATATTTCATTCGTTGAACCTTCTGTTATTCTAACTCCTGAATCTGAATTTTCGGTTAAGTAATCTAAAAATTTCTTAATAGATTCTTTGGTTATTTTTCCCATTTCTCATCTGATTTTAAAACTTTTATTACTTTTCCGTAAATATTTTTAGTCCAACCATTTATATGTCCGTGATTATTTCCTATCTGAGCACCTTTAACTGGATCTATTGTTTTAACTAGATGTGTAAAAAATCTTCCATGAACTTTACAATAAACTATATCTCCAACTTTTATTGAATCTATTCCAGAGACAGGTTCTAAGACATGTTTTTGACCAGACATAATAAGAGGAGTCATTGAATTTCCTTTTTCAGAAGTTACAAATGTTTCTCCTGCCTCTAGACGTTCTTGTTTAGTTCTCGGCTTTTTTATTTCTTCTTTTCCAAGCGTTATGTTTTCTAGTGGCGTCTTTTTTATTTTTTGCTTTGACTTCATAACCATCATTAAATTTAAAATTATTAAATAAACCTTTTGTCGGATCATAAGCTTTTTGTTTCTTAAGTTCCTCCAATATTTTATTATCTACATGTTTAGTATAATTATCTACTGGATCTTCTTTTTTAGAGATCATTACTTCTTTTCCTTCATATGTAATTTTATAATCTTCATACCCTACAGGAGGTTCTTTGAAGTATTCCCACTTAGGAGGTCCGAAGTCTGTTGATTTTCCGGCAAGGATTAAAGTTTTAGATTCTTTATCAACTCTCCAAAAACCTCCTCCCCAACATCCAATAGAATAATTTTTTCCAAGTAATTCAAAGTGAAACTCTACATTACCTAAAATTAATTCTCCTTCTTTACTAATTATAAATTTTTGCATAATCATTTATTTTATTATCATATATAAGAATCTTAAGAACCATTGAATTCCTTATAGGTGTAAAAACAAATAAAACTTAAAAGTTATGAAAGAAATAACGGTAAGTAAAGTACTAGAAAAACAAGATGAAGATAGTGTGAGGATGATTAAAAGTTTATTAAGACTTAAAGAAAAAATTATGACAATCGGAAAAAAGAAAGAATTAACAGCAGATCAGGCTAATATTATTAGTAGATTTAATCTTCAAGGATATTCAAGCTTAGAAGAGATTGCTAAGAAAAAGATCGAGGAGATTGAAGGACAAATAACAAGTAAACTTCAATTCAGTCATAAAGAAAGATTACTAGCATTGATTGTTCCAGATGATCAGAGAGATCTTTACGACTTAATAAAAACTCACTATACAGAAAAAGGATTTAAAACTTTTTATCTTGACAAAGAAAGAGTTCCAGAATTTAAGAATAGTACATATTTATTTATTTCTTGGGACATTGAGATAAAGAAGTAATATAAGATAAACCTTAGGGAAGAGAAATTTCCTTAAGGTTATTTACTTTTTGCTCTCCTCATACCTTAATTGCTTTATATGTGAAACCAAATTATATAAAAATTATGTTAGAAAATAAACCAACTATTTTGTATTCACTTGAAGAGATAACAATCATTCCAGAAGTAGTAACAAAAATAAATAGTAGATCTCAATGTATTCCATGGGTTCCTAGAATAGATGGTAAGAAAGATAGTGAATTCCTTCCAGTTATTGCAGCACCTATGGCATCTGTGGTTAGTCCTGAAAATTATAAGACTTTCCATGATAATCTAATTTCATGTATTATCCCTAGAAATATACCTCTCTCTGAAAGACTTAAATTATGTTCTGAAGTTTTTTGTGCTTTTTCTATGAAAGAGATTGAAGAAAATTTTATAGAACAACACCAACAAAGTACAGGATCTGAATTATATGTTTTAATTGATATAGCTAATGGACATATGAAAAGTCAGATAGAACTTGGTCGGGCTCTTAAGGAATTATATGGACTCTCAATAAAAATCATGGGTGGAAATATAGCTAATCCCGAGACCTATAAGTTATATGATAAAGCTGGATTTGATTATCTTAGAGTAGGTATAGGTGGTGGAGCTGGTTGTATTACTTCTACTCAGACTGGTATTCATTATCCTATGGGTTCTTTAATTAATGATACTTTTCAGGTTAAGAGAGAATGTTCAGGAAATACTAAAATTATCGCCGATGGAGGAATTAGCACTTTTTCGGCCGTGATTAAATGTTTAGCACTTGGAGCAGATTATGTTATGATGGGAAGTACGTTTGGAAAGGCATTAGAGGCGGCCGGTCCAGTGCTAAGAGAATATTACGGCGAATATTACGAATCTCTTCCAGAAAGTGTAGATATAACCAGAGGAGAAAAGTTTTATCGAGAGTATTATGGAATGTCAACTAAACGAGCACAAGCAGAGATCTTAGGAAAATCAATAGAAACTGTAGACAGAGAAAAATTAAAAACTTCAGAAGGAAAAAGCGTGGTCTTAGAAATTGAATATACATTAGCAGGGTGGGCAAAAAACATGGATTCCTACCTTAGATCAGCAATGTCATATACAGATTCCTATAACCTAGAAGACTTTAAATATTCTAGATGTCAGGTTGTATCCGAGATATCTAGTGTTGGTATTAATAAAAAATAATTAAACTCTATGGCTAAAAAGAAAGCTGTTACTAAATCAAGTGTAGATGAAGAACTTGATCTAATTCGAAAAGAAAGAGATAGTATCTTGAATTTTAAAATTAATTTTAAATGCAAAACTAAGCATCAAAAAGAATTTCTTAAATCTATTTATGATCACGAAATTACAATAGTTAAAGGGCCAGCAGGTCAATATAGGGCCGTCTAGAGGAGTAATTCTTTAGATTATTAGTAAGTAAATTCGGTGAAAGGATAATCCCAATACCGAGTCAAGGATCTTAGATTTATCTAAGTAATCTTTGATGTAACGAATAAAGACTTACCAAGATAATAAAATATCTTGAAATTATATTCTAGTTTACTATAATAATTAGTAATAACACTGTCTGGGAAATCATATGTTTCAGTTTATGCTGCCCTCGATCTACTTAAGAATAGTGCTGATAATGGATATGAAAAAATAATATTCATATATCCAGTAGCTACAAATCCTGATGAAAATATTGGATATTTAAAAGGCGATCTTCAACAAAAACTTGAGCCGTACAAAGAAGCAGATTTCTATACAATGGAAAAAATATTTAATGCTTCTGGAAAAAATGGAAAGGAAGTTGTTCAAAAATTAGTAGATGCTGGTAAAATAGAAGTGAAAAGTAGTCAATTCTTACGTGGAAATAATATTGATAATGCAATTGTAATTGTGTCGGAAGCTCAAAACTTCGGGAGGGATACTTTTCTTAAAATATTAACTAGAATAGGTACTAACTCTCGTTATATCTTTAATTCTGATGAGCTACAACTCGATTCTATTTCTTTAAAATCAGGAAAAAATCAAAAAGGCTTACAATATGCTATAGAAAAGTTATCAGATATGGATGAAATAGGGATTGTTGAGTTTGGTCTTGAAGATATTGTAAGAAATGACTTAATTCCTGGTATTCTTAAAAGATGGCTTCCTGAAGTTTATGGAGATTTGGATGAGGAAGAGATATCTAAGAAGTCTAAGCAAGAAAGATTAGATGAATAAAAAATAAGATATCTCAGAAACCTTCAAATTCTTATATATGTAGTAAAGATCAGATGAAAATATGGTACTGATCGGAGACTACTTATTAATATAATAATAAATAATTGAATTTTATTTGGATATAACTGGCTTATGTTATTAGTTACTTCTAATTATAATTATGAGTATAAATTAATTGATCACTGTAACAATTTCCAGAGTATCAAGATCGAGAAGTATAATCTTCTCGAGGTAAACAGGTAAAGTTCACTAGGGAATATAAAATCAAATAGACTTTAATAAATTTTTAATTAAATACGTTAGTGCGCATATATGTATTTATGATAGAATAGCAAAAATTTATTAACTAAATATAATATATAATTTAGAGTTTGATTTTATATATCCCTAGTATTTTTCTTCTACGAAACTACTACCTCTTCGCGGTGTAGAAGACAACTAGCACTAAAGTTGTGAAACTAAATGTAGCAATGAGAGATGAGCGTTCCTATATGTTATGCTTTCTCTCGGAGTAGGGTGCCACTATGATTTATTATCTATAGTGTCAGAAAAACCTTAAGACAATAACAAAAGAATTATGACAAAGAAAAATAAATTAAATGAAAAATTTGAATTAACATTTAGTATAAGAAGTATTGCTTATTACTTTTTATGTATCTACTTAATTTACGTGTTCAAAGTTACCTCCCCAGGAAATATGACACACCTAGGAATATACATGGTATCTTGTTTTATTGGAGCATTTTTATTAGGAATAGAAAAAATGCTCTGGACTTATAAGTATGGTCAAGATGTGATGTTTAATCTAGGAAAACTATGGGGAATAAAGAATGAAAATTTTCTTTGGGTAGTTAAATTATTCAATACAGGATTATTATTTTGTAAGTATATATCACCAATCTTAGGAAGTTTTATTGGATTGGCATTATTTATAAAATATGTACCTGAATTTAATAATATAGAAATTTTATCAAGATTATCAGCAATTATTATAGTATATCTATATTCTATATATAAATTGTTTAACTACTTAAAAAGGATTTGAACTATGAGACTCAAGAGTTTAACAGAAGTCCTTGGGTGGATAATAGGAATCTGTCCAAGTGAGTCCTTGAAATCTAGTGAGAAAACTGGTAAGGAAAATGAAAGGAAAGGAGAAGAAAAAAGATCCCAGTTATCTTTGGATTCAAGTAGAACAAAAATCGTGAATGATGTTGAGCCTATTAAGGAAATTATTGTAGATATTCTGGATGATTGTTTAAAAGATCCAGATATTAAAAAGCCAGATGAATTTTTCCAATCCTTTGCTTGGAGATTGATAACTAATATAGTAAATTATAATTGGTTATCTAAAGCTCCAAAGAATAGAAGAGAAATGGAAATATTAATAAGAGAATATGGATACTGGGGCAGGTATTACAAAAAGATGAACAGAAGCACAATGTTCTATAATATTACCACTCCTAATATTAGTAATAGAAAAGGAGTTAAAGTAATACCTGAATACTAATAAGCAACTATAGAAAGGGAAATATAATCCCTTTCTTTATTTTTCTCCTCTTTCAACCTCTAATCCTTATACATGTAAATTATATAAAACTTAGAATATGAAAAAGAATTTAGAAAATCTGACAATTCCTAAAACAAAAGAGCTTCGTCAAGAGAAATTAGATGAAGCTGTAGCAATATTGAAATCAGAGTTTGTAGGATTAGATGATATTATAGATAGTATAAAAAAGTCTATAATTCCTTGGTACATAACTCCAGAAATAATAGAGAGACCAGTTGTTATTTCATTGTGGGGATTAACTGGAACTGGAAAAACAAGTGTAGTTAGACGATTAACATCTCTCTTAGGATTATCGGGGAAAACAGTATTCTTTGATTGTGGACTTGAAGCAAATGAATCATCTTCAGGAAGTATTGCAGATAAAATTGAAGAAGTTTTTGATTGTGATGACGACTGCGATTCGATCTCTTCAGGGTATGAAAAGTTCGGAAATGCAGTATTTGTATTTGATGAATTTCAGTATGCAAGAACTTTAGATGAGAACGGTCATGAACTTCTTAAATCACCTCTTCGACCTATCTGGACTATTATTGATAGTGGAAAGGTTAGTGTTTCTGAATATAGATATGATATTTCTCGTTTTAGTAACTTCGTAGAAGATTTTTCTGAATTTGCAAAAGAATATCCTGATATACACGTAGATAATGGGAAAGTACTGGACCGTGAAGAAGTTAAGATAGTTCTTGAGAATTTAGGATTATTTTACTATGGAAGAGATGTTAGTAGTCTTCTAGGAGGTGAAAAAAATTCTTATGCTCCGAAAGTAAGAAGTAGTGATAGAGAAGATGAAGAAGATGATATTTTTAAACCACTTAGCTTAATTGGAGAAGATAATCTACGAACTATGGTAAAAAGATTAAATTCTTTTAAAGCTAGACTTGGATTTGAAATGATAATTGAGTTGAACAATGTTACTACTTTAATTGAATATAGTAAAATTCTAGAGGATGCAGCTAGAATAATTACTAAACCAAAAGAATTAGATTGTTCAAGATCATTAGTATTTATTCTTGGAAACTTAGATGAAGCCTTTAAAGTAGAATCCGATTTAGATCCTGATATGGATGCAGATACTTTCTATGATAAAACAAGTAAAGTATCAATTTCAGATATTAAAGAGGCTCTCAAACAAAGATTCAGAGCAGAACAAATAGCTAGACTTGGAAATAATTTAATAAAATATCCAACATTAAAGAAAGAACATTTTATTAAGATTATTAAAAAAGAATTATCTAGAATAGCAGATAAATTTTTAGAAACTGAAGGAATAAAGATTAATTATGCTGAAAATATAGTTGATCTTATGTATTCAGAGGGGGTGTTTCCTGTACAAGGTGTAAGACCTATTTATACTACTATCGGAACTTTATTAACTCCTCTTCTAAGTGATATTCTAATCAATCGTACTGCCGAAGACAAAGAAGTGACGATAACTCTTACTAGAGAAACAGATCTCACAGAAAAGAAATTAAAAATAGATAAAACGTCACTAAGTATTATCTTCGGCAAACCAGAGAAAGTAGTAGATATAGAAATTCCTCTACAACTTGGAGAATTAAGAAATCCGGAGAGAAGATTAACAAGATTTATAAATTCTGTACATGAAGCTGGACATGCGATAGTAGCTTTGTATGAAACTGGAATTTATCCTGTTAATATAGTTTCTGTTTCTACAGGAGATGGAGGATTTTGTAATACTTATGATCCAAAAAAAGAAGGAGAAATTGATAGTCGAGAAGATGTTGATTCAGATGTTAGAATATGTCTTGCTGGTTATGAAGCTGAGAAGTTAGTTTATGGAAAATATCCAGAAAAGTGTTTAATGGGTTCTGGAAGTGATATTGAAAACGCATGGGATTTTTTCTCTGAGATGGCTTACAGATGTGGGTATTTTGAACCTTACTCATATACAAATCATCTAACAGAAGAAAATTCGAGTGGTATACCTTCTGGATTTTTAGATAATGAAGGTTTATTTGTCAAACATCCTTATAAAGCTAGCAGTGGATACCTAAGAGATATGGTAGCTCTTAGATTTTCAGAGCTTAGACAAGATGTAGTGAATATTCTTAAAGAGGAGAGAAAATTACTAAAAGTAGTTGCATTATATCTTGGAGAAAATGGATCTATGAATTCTGATGAGTTTAGAGATTTTGTTATTAAGTACGGAAATAAACTAACTGATAAGTATGTATCATCTAAACTTGAAGAAGATAAGAATTGGTATGAAAAAATATTAAATAAGTTTTAAAAAAATTAAAGGAGCTTTTACGCTCCTTTTTTATTATTCTTTTTTTTAGAAGAAAAATAAACCTACCCATTCATCACGAACAAGTAGGTTTTCATAAAAATTAACACCGTTTATAAAAAACTATATTTTTCTTCAATTATAAGGCTTTTGGGGTGTATAGAATGACTCTAAAACTCCAATAATTTCGTATTCTATTAAAGTCTCTGAGCCATCAAAAATCGGAGGAAAACCAGGGGATTCCGCTGTACAATAAGCTATTCTCTTTTCTTTTCTTCGATTTTGTAGGATAATGTATTTCTTTTTTATCGACTGTCCGATATATTTTCTGAAGATTAGAATATCATCTTTCTTCCATTTACCTTCTTTACTATCATCTATCGGTTTTACTAAAATAATACTTCTATCCCAATTTCTCTCTGTTTTTCTAGTACCTGGATCAGAGAGAAATATTTTTTCTATTTTTATTATTCTCTCTGGGGTATACTGAGAAGTTCCTATTATAAAACCTTTTGCATCAATATCAGGTTTTATTATATAGTATAATATTATTAATACTATAATTCCAATATAAAACGCTATCATAAATCAAGTTCTTTTAAGATTGGTTCAACGAATTCTTTATACTGTGGATAATATTTCTCGAGAGTTTGTCTAGCATTGAGTGGTTTGTCAGGTTTTGTTATTCTTGCACATTCCCAATCAATTACAGCTTCTACCCAATCTATTTCTCTTGGAGATTTTAATTGTTTTATCCAATCCTTTCCGGTAGTATATGTAGGATGGTGTTTATTTATCCTCTGATGAAATTGATTTATAATTCTTTCGCCTAGTAATGGAAAGAATATAAATAGTATCAATTTATCCCAATCATGAAACCAGTGTGAATGATATCCAAGAAGTTTTTTCTCTGTTTTCATAAATGCAATCCAATGTTTCCAAGTATAGGGGATATGGTTATAACAATCTCTAACGTTTTTAATTATCTGTTTCATATAATTCATGTTTTTTATAATAAGCCCGTTTAAGTTCTCCAACTACATATATATTAGGGGAGACACATTTATTTTCCGGCCGAGTACAAGATTCATCATAAATCTCAGGGTACATATCAAGAATAAATCTAACTACTCCCTGAGATCTTGATTTTCCAGCTTTACAATGAACATATATGTCTTTTCCTAGATTCGACTCTATAAAATCTACTACTTCGGCTGCCTGTTCTTGAGTTATTCCTAAAAATTTATGACCTTTCCATTCTATTTCTTGAGAAGGTATATCATCAAACTCTAGATTTAATACAACCGAGGGATTATCTTTCTTAAACCAATGTAATTCATCCTCTTCTAAATAATATTTTTGACATTCAGGAGTCCCAATGATAGATATAAAACAACTATTACCCGGAAGATTATCATCATTCCACCCACAAGAACTGCACATCATATCAAATTCTGTATGACTGTAACAATATAGTTTTGGTTTTTTCATTTTTTAATAGGAAGATAAATAATAAGATCTGATCTAACTAAGGACTTTCCAGAGGTTATTGCTTCTTGAGAAAGAACTTTTTGAAGGGATTCTGAATAATATCCAGATATTGTCTTATAAAATATATAAGTCTTAGGAATTTCTTCCGAATTTTTTAAATTCTCACCTAAATTAATCCAATCTTCTTCTGTAGCTTCTGGATATACTGTTTTATTCAATGGAACTGTTCTAAATCCATAATAATTCCAATATTCATTAAAGATTTTTCCCAAGTCTAAAATTTTTTCAGAAACTTTTATATTACCACCAGAAAAATCAAACTTATAAGATAAATATTTGTCTGAAATATTCTTTGTCCTGATATAACTACTATAGGTATATCCTGAATTATCATTGTAGTATTGAATATATGATTTATAGAAATTAATAGTTTTTCCAAGATCATCTATATAAACATGACATTTCTTCTCAGCAGCTTTATGATCATTCTTTAATCGACTCTCTAAGGCTGAATCTTGACGATAAAATTCTTCAATAAATCCTATAGGGCTATTCCAGAATTTCCAAGAATAAGCTGTCATTTCAAAACGATCCATGATTTCTTTAATCTCTCCATCTGATAATACCCTAGGACAAACTTCGAATTCTACACTTTTAATACTTTCAGTGAATACAAAATCCTCTTTTTCTATACTCCCTGGATCATAAAATAAAAGTTTAGTTTCATATTTCTTCCCTAGTTCTTTTCCAAACTTAGCTTCTCCAATAAATATTGCTTTCCTTTCTTCATAGTTTTTAGAAATTCCTGAATATTTCCAAGGTAGTTTTTTAAGTTTGTATAAAGATCCAGGTTTAAGTTCGGCGGGTTTAAGATCTTTTGTTATTACTTCTCGTTTCTTCATTATCTCAGAAGAAATTCTATATTCCTCTGTATTAATCGGAAGGAGAACTAATTCTGTTCCTATCCAAGAATAAACACATTTTCCGATTATTTTCTTTCCAGCCAAGCTATCACAATAATCTAATATCCATAAGAAATTATCAATTCCTATTTCAATCTCAAACCCCCTTGGATCCCAAATTCTACAATAAGCTTGTCTATAATTCCAACCTACTTTTCCACCACCAACAGAACGATTCACTATAAAACCTTCCATCGGAACATTCTCAAATTCATCATCTTTGATTTTATGATCTCTCCAAGAATTCCAAGATTTTTCTTTTTTCAAAATCCCTGTCGAAGAGTCTGTGTAAGTAATGAATCCAAGTTTTTTAGTATAACAGTCAGATCTCTCTTGATATCCGACGTTAATTTTCTTTGGAATAATAAAATTTTCGCTATTTACCATAATATATAAAATTAAATTTTCATTGCAAATATAAGGGATTGACAACCTTATTTATGTAAAACTAAAATTTAAATAGAAAATTATGAAAAAGAAAATTAGAGAAATCGTAAGAGAAGAAATAAAAGCAACAATATTATTTTATTTAATTCCAGTTGATTTAGTTGCTTTCTTTTCATTAAATAGTGAAATAAAAAATATAAAGATTACTCTTGCTATCTTAATAGTATTTTCTTTAGCGGTATTGACTTATTATGTTCTTTGGAGAGTTATAGAATATCTCGAAGAGAAGGAAAAAGAGAACCCTGAAAGCCTTATAAATGATAATAAATAATAAATGAATGAAAAAGAAAACAAAAGATAGATTGATTTTTGGATTAAAAATCATAACAGTATTATCTCTTGGTGTTGCAGCAGGATATGCAATATACCGAAGAAGAGATAAAGCTTATAATTCACTCCCAGACAGTAAATTTGTTGGGAATATGATGAAAGGCAAGAGAACTGAACTAAATGTACCAGTTCCAGGTGTCTATGAATTCAAAAATGAAAATCATAATAAAGGTTACTATAATGTATTTAAGAATGGACCTTGGAATGTAGTAGCGCCAGGGTATCAGAAAAAAGACCTTGTGACTCCCGCGCCGAATCAACCTAAGAAAGTAAGAGTTAGTTCGGGAGGAGGTAGCACATATTTTCACATAACACAAAAGCTATCCAGATCGGGAGCTAAATTGTACGGCGCGAAATCTATAAGAGGTTATTATATTCTTAAATATGAAAGTTAATATATACTATACATTAAGAGATTGGAGAAAATCCAGTCTCTTTTTTATCTTTCCTCCAAATCGATGAAAAGTGATCTCTCGACCCGTGACTTCCTTATTTATGCAAAGGGGATTCGTGTTGTGTGGGTTCCCAATTTATTTCTAAAACAAATAGTAAATATGGAAAAAATAGTAGAATATGAAGGTACTAAGAATCATTATATAGTACTTCAAGAAAATGCGATAATGAAAAATCCAGAAACAAGAGAATGGGAAAACTGTATTATCTATCAAGAGTATAAACACTGTACTCCTGAAGGTTATGTAGAAGTTCCTGAGAGTGAAAGAAAAATATTTGTAAGAGAAAAGAAAGATTTTTTAAGAAAATTTACGTTATGTTTAGATTTATAACTATGTATTATGGGTGTTCTGGTACATTTAAAGCAACAACCATAGAATCAGTATTAACAAAGTGTCCTGGACTGTATAATGTTATGTGGTCTGATATTAAACCTTGGAAACATTGGGAAAATATCTTAGGAACGCAACAAGATGATCGAAATTATGCTATTCTTCATTTATGTAACTTGAAGAATGCTATAAGAAGTAATTGGCCTCCTGGAGTGAATAACCTCTTAGTAGAAAGGGGAGTATCCGATATGCTTTATTATTACTACAAGAATAATAGAGAAATCGGTGAAAATTCGAAATGGATTAAGGATGTAGTTCATGAAGAAGATATCTTATGTGAGCAAAATTCGTACTATACACCAAGGAGAATATTATTAGTTCAGAAAGATTTTGATTTTGTTAGAGATGTTATTCTTAGAGAACCTACCCGAGCAAAAGAATTTCCAGGAGGGGTTCAAGAATATATGGAACATCAAGATGCATATGTTGAATTTACACAAAAGTATAATAAAATTGATGAAGTTATTAATATTAAAGATGCAGAAAAATATGTAAATGACTTGGGATTTGAATTTGATCCTAGTAAGAAATAACAAATAAAGAAAAATAAAAACATATGAGTGAAGATGTAAATACAGTATCAGATTTACTAGTTGCTAAAAGGAATGGTAAATCTGAAAAATTTAATTCTGAAAAAATAGAAAAAGCAATTCTTAATGCAATGAAATCTAGTGGTATTAAAAGTCCAAAAGTAGCTTTTAATATCTCTAAAGAAATTGAAGAAGAATTAAAAGAAAAAGGTTCATGTACTATTGATGAGATTGAAAATTTAGTATATGACAAGTTAATAAAGAAAGGACATAAGTTAACTGCAAAAGCTTATGAAGGATATCGAAGTGTTAGAGAATTTCAACGACAATCTAATACTATCGATGAACAAATAAATGAATTATTAGCAGGAGATAGTGAATATTGGAAGTCTGAAAATTCTAATAAAGATTCTATGCTCTTAACAGTTCAGAGAGACTATATGGCTGGAATTGTTAGTATAGATATGGCTAGACGAAAAATATTCCCTCCTGAAATTATCCAAGCTCATGATGAAGGCCTGATTCACATACACGATCTTGACTATATAGGCCAACTTGCGATGAATAATTGCTGTTTGATTAATCTTGAGGACATGCTTCAAAATGGAACATGTATAAATAAGACAAAAATATTTAAACCTCATAAATTAATTACAGCTACTACAATTGCAACGCAGATAATTACTGCAGTATCCTCATCTCAATTACATTAAAGTAGTTGCCTAATCTTATAGAATTAGGAAAATTATGCTAAAATGCTGGAAATTAAAGAAAATAATCAGCAGAAATTAGAGTGAATTCTAATTTTTCAACGACTAGATGTATAACTATGAAAGTAGATGATATAGTCTATATTTATATTGATAGTATAAAATTTACTAGACGGAGGATGTACAATAACATTAACACATCTAGCACCTTTTGTAAGAGATAGTTATAATGGTTATTTGAAAAAATATAAAGATGCTGGATTAGATGAAGAACTTAGCGAGAAATTAGCAACTATTGATTTGAAAAAAGAAGTTAAAGATTCAGTTCAAACTTTTAATTATCAAATTAATAGTATGACAAACACAAATGGTCAGTCCCCATTTTTAACAGTATTTATGTATCTAGGCGAAACTTCAGAATATAAAGAAGAATTAGCCATGTTAATTCAAGAATTCCTAGAACAACGTATCCAAGGAATGCCTAATGAAGATGGAGTATTTGTAACTCCTGCATTTCCTAAATTGATATATTCTCTTGAGGAAGATAATATACATGAAGATAGTAAATATTGGTATCTTACTAAACTCGCTGCTAAGTGTTCAGCTAAACGATTAGTTCCTGATTATATTTCTGAAAAGAAAATGAAGGAACTTAAGGAAGGAAACTGTTTCCCGAGCATAGAATATCCTGTGCCTTGTAACAGTGATGTTACTCGAAAAACCTACTTAAACGGAGAAGGCATTAATTGCTAACTTACCGTGCTAAATTATTAAATAAAAGATATTTAATATAAAAGCCTAACGACTAGAGAAAATAAATATTAGAGAAATACTAATATGGAAATGAGTATCGTAAGAATTTATTATTAATAAATTCTGAAATGGTAGGGTTCTTACTTGTGGTAATAGCAATGAGAATATGATATAGTCTAAAAGTTAATAATTATTAACTTTGGGGATGTCGCAGTTTCTTATCATCTTGGAGAGATGAAAATGGAAATTATAAATTCTATGGACGCTTAATAACACCTAATTAAGGCGTCATTAAACAACGTGAACGTAAGAAAAAACGGTGTGGGGAATGAACCCTGCTAACGGTGAAAGTCCTACTCTTTTAGAGGGATAATACCGTGCTAAATAAACTTTTAATTATTCTAAAATATGGAAGAAATTAAGGGCTCTTTAATAATTGATGGAAAAATACTAAAAAAGTATGATGATATGTATTATGTGAGTGAATATGGAGATGTTTACTCTATTTATTGCAAAAAATTTTTAAAACATTATATCACTATTCATGGATATCATAGAGTAGATATTCATAAAAAACATATACATATACATAAACTAGTGTATCTTGTGTGGATAGGTGAAATTCCAAAAGGAATGCAAATAAATCATAGGGATGATGACAAAGATAATAATCATTTCAGTAATCTTTATGCAGGATCCCAAAAAGAAAACATAAGTGATTGTATAAATAACGATCATTGGTGTGGATTTACCTATTATCTTACAATTTTTGATAAAGAAAAGAATAAGCTATTAACTTTCTGTCCGGCAAAGAATTTTATAAAATACTCAGGACATTCCAATAAATCAGGAAATTTAAATAAATTCTTTTCAAAAAATTGGTTTAAGAAAAGATATAATATAGTAGAATTTAAAAGAATCAAGAATAAAGAAGAGTTAAAAAGTGTAACGACTATGAGTGATGAATGTAACTCAGTAGAATAGATTTTATCACTATTCGAAGCGCGTTGCAATAATAAAAATATTTTATTGTTGAAGAGATAGTCTAATCTACATAGTAATATGTAGTAAGTATACTGTTAATCAAGGTGTTGTAACAGTATCACTTCCTGATGCAGGATTATCTGCAGAAGGAGATATTGATAAGTTCTGGGAAATTCTAGATGAACGTTTGGAATTATGTCATAAAGCATTACAAATTAGACATAAACGTTTACTTGGAATTAAATCAGATGTAGCTCCTATATTATGGCAACATGGAGCTTTTGCAAGATTAAAACCAGGAGAAGTGATTGATCCATTATTATTTGGTGGGTATAGTACAATTTCTCTAGGTTATGCTGGTTTATATGAGTGCGTTATGGCATTAACTGGGGAATCTCATACAAAACATATCGATCTTGCAAAACAAATTATGCAAAGATTAAATGATGCTTGTAATAAGTGGAAATCTGAGGAGAATGGTCTTGGATATAGTGTATACGGATCTCCAATTGAAAGTACAACTTATAAATTTGCAAAGTGTCTTAAGAATAGATTCGGAGTTATACCGAACATAACTGATGAATCTTATATTACTAACAGTTATCATATTAATGTAAAAGAAGAAATTAATCCTCTTGATAAATTAAAGTTTGAGGCAGAACTTCAACCATATAGTTCTGGTGGTATGATATCTTATATAGAGTCTGCAGATATCAGTACTAACATCGAAGCAGTTTTAGAAGTTATAAAGTTCATCTATGATAATATTTCTTATGCAGAGTTAAATACAAAATCAGATTATTGTTCTAACTGTGGATATGATGGTGAGATAGAAATTATAGATGAGGATAATAAATTGTCTTGGAGATGTCCTCAATGTGGCTGTGAAGATCAACACAAACTTCATGTATCTAGACGTACGTGTGGGTTAAATTTAGCTCACGTTAAATTATTAAAATTGCCGGAAAGATATTAATATAAATCGGCATCAAGTAAAAATAAACTTGTTCAACGACTAAGTATAATAATTAATAAAAATTTTATTAAAAGATATAGTCTTAAACTATATAAATAATATAGTAATTATTGATATTGGTTCCAATTTTTGGAATCAAGGGCGTACAGCCGAGATACGAGATAGATACACTCATCTAGATGATCATGAATTATAAAATCCCTGAAAACTATGAGATACGCAACTATTAGAAAAATAGATATATCTAATGGACCTTACATTGGAGTTTCATTATTTTTACAAGGATGTTTATTCCATTGTAAGAATTGTTTCAATCAAGTAGCTTGGCCTTTGGATGGAGGAAAAGAATTTACTGAGAAAGAAAAAAAAGAATTTTTTGAATTAATAGAAGGAGTAAAGAGAGTTTCTATTTTAGGTGGAGAACCTTTACTTCAAGCTACAGAACTTAGTGAATTATTAAAAGAAATAAAGGAAACTTGGCCAGAAAAAGAGATTTGGTTATGGACTGGATTTTATATTTCTGAATTAACTGAAGAACAAATGAAAGTTATTAATTTGTGTGATTATATAGTTGATGGAAGATATATAGATGAATTAAAAGATAGAAAACTTAGATTTAGAGGATCTTCTAATCAAACTATATGGCATAATATTAATGGTGAATTAGTAAAAAGTAAGTATAATGATGAAAGACTTGATTAAATAATAAAAAGACCTTAGGGAAAAAATCCTTAGGGTCTTTATTTTACTCTCTGACAGACCTTCTTTCCTTATTATTGAATATAAAATAATTAATCAAGATGAGTAAAATAATAATTGTTCCAGACGTTCATGGTAGGACGTTTTGGAGGCTAGCGAAAGAAAAGATTAATGAAGTAGATCAAGTTGTATTTCTAGGAGATTATCTAGACCCATATCCAGTCGAGGGTATTTCACCAAAGAAGGCAATAGAAGAATTAAAGAAGATAATAGACTTCAAAAAAGAATTCCTAGAGAAGGTTATTTTGTTAATAGGGAATCATGATTATCACTATATGAATCTATTAAAAGAAATACTTCCTTGTAGTAGATATGACTTTAGGAATGCACAAAAAATCGAACAGATATTTAATGATAATCAAGAATTATTTCAAGTATTATACAAAGAAGGAAAGTATTTATTTTCTCATGCAGGTGTTGTAGAAGAGTGGATGAAAATTACTTGTGGTTGTGATGACCTAGATACACTTCTTAAGGAACAACATCTAATGTATAATCACTTGTGGTATATGTCAAGACTTAGAGGTGGTTATGGGTTTTATGGATCATGTATATGGTCTGATGTAAGAGAATTTGAGAATACATTTCTTGGAGTATTTCAGATTTTTGGTCATACTCAATTAGCCAAGGAATTTTTTGGACCATCTCCAGGAATAGAAGAGACATTTGCATGTTTAGATTGTAGAGAATGTTTTATATTAGATACTGAAGAACAAACAATAGAAAAGTTATGAAAATTGGAATTGATTTTGATGGAACCTGTGTTACTCATGATTATCCTAGAATTGGAAAGGATATTGGTGCAGTTCCTGTTCTTAAAGAGCTAGTAGAAAGAGGTCATAAATTGATCTTAAATACTATGAGATCAGGGAAAGAACTCGAAGATGCAGTTGAATGGTTTAAAGAGAATGATATCCCTTTGTATGGAGTTAATCAAGATCCTGGACAAAGAAGATGGACTAGTTCTCCAAAAGTACATGCAGATCTTTATATAGATGATGCTGCTCTTGGATGTCCTCTTATATATAATCCAGATTTTAGTGATAGACCTTATGTAGATTGGGAAAAAGTTAGACAAGTATTTTATGATTAAGAAACCAACAAAAGAAGAGATGTACGTAGTTAATCAGCCACGTCATCTTATGATATCAATTATATTAATGGATTATGATTACTATCCTCTTCCAGATAATATACATACTGGATTATGTAAACTTTCTGAGATTAGTGATATAGTATTCATATTCTCTGATTCCCATTTCGACAATTCTAAGATTAGTAAAGAAAAGATAACAACTCTTTATCAGGCTTGTGCTTTTATAGATAGTTCTGGAAATTTACCGAGAACTATTTTTAAGGCTCTACAATATGATAAAGAAATATTTGGGAAGCACATCGGAATAACAATATCTAGATGTCAGGATTTACAAGAATCTACACCTAAACTTTTTGAAAACCTAGAAAAAATAAATCAGTCTAGAATTATTAAGCCAGTGTTTAAGATTCGTAGATTATCATCAACAGAACTATATAACTTCTACTATACACCGTCTGAAGAAAAAAGAAAGAAGAAATGGAAATGTATTTTTGATGAATGTTTATATTTTTATCATAGACATATTCTGAAGTCTGTTATTTTTCCATGGACTAGAGTAGATGTTCCTGATCCTGCCGATTATATAGATTGTAGATATTGTACTTGGGGATCTAACTCTTCAGTACTTTATTTCAGAAACACAACAATCGGAATATTCTTGGAAAAAGTAGATAAAGAATTTATTGATACTTTTACTGATCCGGATCCTAGATATCTTTTTGCTGGATTAGTTAAGAAAAATGGAATAGATTGTTTAGATTATAATATAGAGGATTTAGATATTGGAAAATTATGACTAAAAGATATAAACAATCAGGAAGAAACTCAGCTTATCCAGAATACATAGAAGTTTGGGAGTATGGAGTTGGATCTGTACCTGATTGGATTTCAGATAAGAGCAAAGTTACGTTTATAGATGGTCTTGGAAATGTAACTTTAGAAACTCATGATACTAGTACAGGTGGAGTAGAGATTATAGACTCTACAGGTACATCTCCTCTTATTAGGTTAGGTTCAAAAAAAGACTTAATATGTAGAGAGGTAGAAAATGAAACAAAAGTATTTGTATTGACTAGAATACAATTAGATTTATTATATAAATTAGAATTATGAAAGAATTAAAAGACAGTGAAAGAAACCTGATTAATGAAGGACTTGTAATGGTAGATTATTCTGCTGAATGGTGTGGTGGTTGCCAAGTAATTAAACCAATTGTTGAAAAATTAGCAACCGAATATGAAGGAAAAGTTAATATTTATGGATGTGATGTTGATGAATGTGCAGAACTTACATCAGAATTTTGTATAAGAAACATTCCAACACTACTATTCTTTAAAGATGGAGTACTTCAGAATCGATTAGTAGGTTCACATCCAGAAAAAACAATTAGAGAAAATCTAGATTTACTAATATCAGAATCAGGAAATGAATAAATTTGTACTTAACACATTAATTTTAGGAGATGATGACCTACATTGTAAGACAGGTGAAGTAACTTTGTCTATGATGAACCTGAGTCATACAAATTTTACTGGACCGGATCTTGATAAATTCGATTTAATTGTTTATCATGGAGAGAAAGGTTGTAAAATTTTAAAGTCCAGAGCATTTAGAACTGGAAAAGTAGGATAAAAATAAAGAGAGGATACCATTCAAATAGGTTCCTCTCAATTTTTTTTACATCTCTCCGTCGTATTTTTTATCGTCTTGAAGAGTTGATCTTTTTCTTACTAATAGAGCAATTTCTACAATTAATTCTTTTAAAGACATTCCACCTTCATATGGGAAAGCCTCATCACACCATTGTTTACTAGAATAATCCTCTTCTTCTGGTGTAACTTCATAATCTCTACAAAGTTCTGCTACTCTTTGTTGAACATACTCTTTAGTTAAGATTCTAGATTCTGGAATAAAATATGCACTACTTCCAGTCTGATCTTCATGTCCCAAAGCTAAAATTGCTTCATCTCTAAACCAATCACATTCCATAAATTCTTGTGATTCTGGCCATCTTACTAATACATAGTTTTCATTCATATTCTTTAATTTTTATTACATCTATAAGAGTTTTACCTTCAAAGCCTTATTATTGAGAAAAACAAGAAATTATGAAAAGAATAGACTGTTCATTTATGGGAATTAGTGGAGAATGTTTTATCCACATCACCCTAGAATTTGAAAACATCCCAAGAAAAGGGGATAAGGTAGTACTCAGCAGAAACATTGCAGAGTACGTAAGAGAAAATATGACAAATGATGTGGAAAATGCAGAAGAATATGCTGATATTATATCCATGTCATTAGACAAAAACACAGGGACTATGTACTTTTTTGTAGTAGAAGTAATTCATTATCCAAGAATTGATAGAGATGTGGATGATGAGGCAGTTACTAGAATTATACTTAGTGTTAATAGTCTAGATTAAAAAAAAATAAAGAGAGGCCTTAATAGGTTTCTCTCTTTTTATTTTCTTCTTAGAGTTCAAGTATTCTCTTAAGTCGTTGTAAACTTCCAGGAATATCATTTTTATCTAAGCGAGATTCATCATTTTTTGCTTTTAATTCATCTCTTTGTTGTATAAATTTATTATAAGCTATTTCAAAGATTTCTATATCATAATCATGTAGTTGTCCATAAGTTTTTATACCTTCCGGAAGGTATTTATCCTGTCCACCTTTAAAATTTCTTATTGCATAAGTTGTTTTAAAGAGATCTATATAAGCATTTTTAAGAACATCTACTTCTTCTGGTGTAAACTTATCTATAACATTCATTAATTTATAAGTACCATCACCACAATCAGGCAAACCTCCTATTCCAAAAGTATCTTCTACATTTACCCACCTACCTATATTTACAGCATATCCGATAGGTGTTTCAGAATCCAATGTTAGTATCTTATTAGGATAATAACCATGAGGAGAATCACATAATCCTAGAACTTCAAAATTTATATCAACAACTTTCATAATTTTTGCGATTCTCTGGGACTTATCAAATAAATGTAATAACTCTTCAGAAAATACATACTTTCTATAAAGTTCAATTATTAATTCTCTAATCAGTTCTTCTAATTTTTTTAATTTTTTCTTAAGATCTGAGTTATCTAAAAGTTCTTTATAGGTTGATAATAAGATATCTCTCGAAATTAATTTACTTTTATCTTTATCTAGAATCATGATTTTAATATATTATAAAGTTCTATAAAATTAGTTTTTAAAGCAGTTAGAGTTAAGTTTTTATTTTCTAAGGTTTCTTCCAATTCAAATAATTTATCACATGCTCTTTTAGAGACTATTACATATTCTCTAAGTTTATTTAAAGCTTCTTTATATAATTTAGGATTTAGGTGTTTAAAACTACTCCATTCACTACTACCTTTAAATAGATTAGGAGCATGTATTAAATTCCCGTCTATTTGTTTTTCAATTCTTATTCCTTTAGAATAATAATAAAGATTATCTCCCCAATTTAAACATTTTATACCTTCATCAGGAAACTCTTTTCCCAATACTCCATCACCTGTAAAATCAAATAATTGAATATTACTTAGATAATCTTGATACTTCAATGTAAACTCTTTTTCTTCTGGAGTTAAACATTCTAAGATCGCATCAAAAATAAAATCTACTAATTCATTATGTAGTTTTTTACTTTCATCAAACTCTTTAATATACAATTTTTTTACTTCATTAATTATTATTTCTCTCTGACTTCTAGTTAATGCCATAATCGTTTTATTTTTTACATTACTACATTAATAAGGATTTTGCTACTATAAAAGGTCCTAAATCTTAATTATGTAAAACTAAAATTATATTAATATGAAAGATATTGAAAAAAGAATAGCTGAGAATATCCAAGTTCCTGAGGATATGTATTTAGAGGGATTACTTGATATAACTGGATTTTTATTTATTGAGTTAACACAATTTCTAGAAAATGAACATCGGTATATAGGTATTACTAAATCCTATATTCATACTGTTAAGTTAACTATTGAAAGGATAGATCAATCTGTTCGACCTGAAGATATAGAAATTTATGGAAGAATATTATACCTTTATAAACCATTTCTTAAGAAAGAATTCAAAAGACTTAGAAATAAAAAGTTAACTGCAGGAGATTCTGTTATAGTAATTATTAATAAAATCATAGAAATAATAGTCCAAGAGAAGAAACAAGATTTTAGATTTCATAAAGAAGTAAGAACTCTAAGGAAAATTATATCTAAATTTTTTGAAAATATTAGGAACAAAAAGAAAGAAGATCCGCTTTATTCTTTAAGTAATGCTATTAAAGAGTATAAAGATAGCGGATCTGTTGGAAAATATCCTCTTGATGTATTCTCTTTTATAGATAATCAGTATACGAAGGAGGAATTGAAAGATCCAGGGGAAAGACTAAAAGAAGAAAGTGATAGCAAAATAAATGAAATTTCTTTTGATAATTGATTTTCTTAGCTATAAAATAAAAAACTAGATAGAGTAAAATTCTATCTAGTTTAATTTTTTGTTTTAATTTTTCTTCTTCTCATCTTCGGCTTTTTCTTCCAGGGACTTTTCTTCTCCAAGTTCATATTCCATGGATTCAATATCTATCTTTCGATTTGCAAAGTCCTTCTTATCCTCATCTTCTATATCTACCGTATAATAAAGCATGATGTCAAATCCAAGATCTTTATACATTGGATTTACATCTCTTGCCTGAAACATTATGTGATTATATTCTGTTGAGTATGTTCCATATAAATTACTCCTTTTCTTGTAGATTGTCAAGTTTTCAGGAATAGTTACATAATGAAGCATATCAAGAGCTGTATATAAATCTACTCCAGGTTCATCATCTATTTCATCCTTCATCGGAAATCTTAGTTTATATCCTAAGAATGTAGATGCTATTTTCACATCATATACATCATCTTGAGTTTTCCCAAGATCATTTAATTCCTTACTGAAAAATGCAATATTCTCGAAAATATGACCTGTAAGTTTTTTACTTAAACTCTTACGTCCATTTGTATAATCGAATAAGTCCTGCATAAACTCTGAAAAACCATTATACTTAAGTCTTCCATCAGGCCAAAAAACATTATAAGATTCATAATCTCTTTTCGGAATCTCTACTGCTGCTTGAAATACTTTTTCATAAGTACGAGTTTCACCATTTACTTCCTTCGTATAGGTTACTCCCTTTATTTTATAAGAAAGTATATAATATCCAATAAAGAAACGATCAATATTTTCATCCTCCGTACCTATAAATTCTCGATTTAAGGTATCTCCTAATTCATTGAGCGTATCTTTATAATCATTTATTTTTGGATAACCAGATAGATTCCTGTTATAAGCGGTTGTTGGAATTTCGAAAATAAATTCTAATTTCCTTTTTCCAAACCTAGTGTCAGATTGACTTACGTGAATGATGTTCTCGCAATCCAATAATCCGCGCTTAATTATCGATTTATTACCCCATCTATCTTCATCTACTATATTACGAATGCGAATAAGATCTAGGTCCCACGGATTGACCTTTCCCTTTCTATCGCCGAATTGGATAACATTATACATTGCTAGTACTAAGTTATCACTTTCGTCATTTTCTTCGTCGACTTCGTCACTATCATTTTCGAAGGAATTGACAATTTCATTAGACTTTTCTCTTAATATGTCTGAAGAAATTCCAAGACCTTCTAGTGCATCATCGATCTGTTTCTTTTGTTTTTCTAATTTTTTTATTTCTTTTTTTGTTTCTCTGGCTAGCAGATAACCACCAAGGGCTAATCCTAAACCAATTAGTATTAGTTTTTTATATTTCATTTTTCTTTTCTTTTAAGTTTGTTTCTTCTTTTTATTTTTATAATATTCCCCTTTGTTCACTGCTAATCCCACGAACCATTCCTCCTTTTTTGGGGGGTCTATTATTTCCCATCCCTTTTTGAGGTTTACTGATAGATCCGTTCTTAGAAAATAATGATTTTCCTACACCATATAACATTATTCCCGCTAAAGAAAACATTGCAACTGCTATAATTGGTTTAGAACCTTTATCTAAATATTCAGATGTTATTGTTCTATCATTGCAATTATCTTTTAAAAATGTAGTACTTGTTTTCTGTACACCAAGTAACGAACCAATATTTATCATATCTTTTTATTTTTTGAATTAATTTTTCTAATCTTCTTTATTTGATAGTCTCCTGCAAGTGAAGCTCCGCACCCTATTGCAAATACAAGAGCTAAAACTTTACAACCTAATCCTATAGTACGGAGACATACATTAGCTACTGAGTAACTTCTCGTTGCTATTTTTTCTCTTTTTCTAATGTCCATTTTTTTCTTTTAAGTTTTATTGTTAATATTTAAGTTTATAATTCTTTATTTAACGCAGTCAGCTTAATATGCTATTTATAGATGCTGACTCATCTATCTTGTTTAATATCTCTTTATAAGAAGGGAACTGGATGGACTCCAGAACCCTCCCCTGAGATAACAATAAACAAGAATTATGTTTTTGTTCTATTTCTACTTCTATTTCTACTTCTTTTTCTTCATCATCTTCTACTTTCATCATTGTGTTTTTCATAACCTAAATAAAGAAAAAAGAGAATAGAAGCACTTAATACCTCTATACTCTAAACTTAAAAGAAGGAAAATTTAGTTCTTCTCTTCAGCAGGAATTTCTTTGACTTCTTCAATACCGTCACCTGTGATCTTCTTTTTGACATTTCCAATCAATTTTTCACAGTAACCGTATTTCTGTTCTAATTTAATTGCTGCTATTCCAGCTCCAAATCCTGCTACAAAATATAATAAATTTTTCATTTTCTTATTCTCCTTCCTATAAGTTAACATTATTTACTCTTTGGTGGCTGTTGAGACTTCTGTAACCACCGTTCTTGTAACCACCATTGCCTCCATTTGTAGGGGCTGATGTTATTTCCGGCTTTACTTCAGGAATCATATCCGATTCTCCTATACCGGTAACTGTTGTTGCAACTGATTTCTTTCTCTTTAAAAGGCCTATAGCTGCATTTCCTATACCCTTGCCAGTGGATATTATTGGTTTGTGGTATTTAACTATTATTCCACCAATTACCATTCCAACGGCAACTCCTCCGATTGTGTATTTATTTCTACTAAACCAACCAGATTTTTTTTCTTTTTTAGTTTCTTCTTTTTCCATAATTCTTGTTCTTTAGAAAAATAATTTGTTAATATTTTTGTTATCTTATCTCTTATAAGGCTTTTACCGTTTTCTAAACCATTCGATTTTTAACGGCGAAAAATTAATGATCAAAATTCATTATTTTCTTTGTTTTTGTATAGTTGTATTTGTGTATGAATTTTGATCTTAAAGAATTTATTTTCTCATATATAAGAATTTAACGTCTTTTCAAACCCATCGTTTTTCTACCCTACAAAGAACTTATCTACTCCATGTTTATCTATAACCTTTAATATTATAGTTATAATAAGTTTATCAGTTATAGATCTAGTTTCGAATTCTGCTCTGGAAATATCACTACGATAATCTCTCATTATATCTGCATTCTTGAGGTTATATTTTCCGATGTGATATTCTTTTTTAGAGAGACTTTCAATAGTCATAGGATTATCAACTGTAGTAATATCAAGACCACGTTTATCTAGAAATTTATCATACAATAGATCTGATAATCGTTTAATTCCTATCTTCTTACAAGCTATATCAGGAAGTTTATTATTCTGAACAAATAGTACTCTATCTCTATCAGAACACTTCCAAGTCTTATCTGATAAACTAAGATAATATCCTTGAGCTAACCAATCCCTCTCTTCTATATATTTCATGGTTGTCTGTAAATCTCCTGCTAATTCTACTACATTTCTAAAAGGCAATGCAATCGGAATTAGGATATCAATAACTCCAGGAAGATGACTAGATAATATTACTTTCATAGTTCAATATCTAAGAAATACTTATAATCATTTCCAATCTTAACAAATAATCCTGAAACTAACTCTGGAAATCTAGTTTGAAGAGTTCTCAAGATACACATATAAGTTTCGGCCGTTTCATTGTAGAGTATTTTCTTTGTACCATCTTCAAAAGCAACGTATAAGTGAGAAACCTTAAAAACATTTCTCGTTGCTTTATCAATCTGGTACATAACGTTTATCTCTACATCTTCGGCCGTTATAGAATCTTTCATAATACTTCTAATATGATATAAATCCTCTCCATATTTTGTAACATCCGGATTTTCTTCTAGTTTGTAAAGTTTATTTCGTCCTCCTGTTGTTACTATGTAAGGAATATGCTCTACCGTACTAACTTCATATTGAACTGACTGAATCCATAATCTCTCTGTAAATTCAAAAGTAAGTTCCGTAATCCTGCTCTGCTTAATAAAAAAGCTATTTATTATATTCTCCATAATTATTTATTTTTTATTCATTTATTAGAGTTTTAAGTGAAAAATAATTGAATATTTTTATATATTTCATTAATTAATTATTCTTTCTTTTTAATAATCTCTAATCCATTAACCCTCTTATCGGGAAAATTAATCGTACACTTCTTAACCTCAAAATAATTCTCTAAATCTGTTGCTTTAGCTTTTCTATCATAACTAATAGAATCATAAATATTTGTTAACTTTGTCTTTATATCAACTAATGATAACTTATCACCTTCTTTAAATTCTAAATACATAGATTTTTCTAGTAAATCCTGACTAAATGTTACTATATTCAATTCTTTTTTAATAAAAGTTTTACTATAACTTAATGCTCTCAATCTATCTGGACCTAGAGTGGTGTAATAAGACTTAATTTCATCAGAATCAGCTATCTGTCCAAGAACTATATCAATTGCATCACTAGATAAACCATACTCACACAGCATTTTTAGTTTATCATGTATAGTACTTAATTTAGTATATACTCTAAGAAATTCTGATACCTCCTGATTAACTATATCATCCTCACAATATATTCCAGACTCTCTAGATTTAACTATCTCTAAGTACTTAGAATACAGGTCTTTATTTATCAAAGAATCAGTTTTTATATAATCTAATACACTAGATACGCTAAATTTATCTCCTAGAATAGTAATAAGATTCTCTAAGTAATTCATATATTCTTCTTTCGTTAGAAATAAATACTTTATTATATCTATTATTTCATTTTTTAAATTAGTAAATTCTACTTCTCGTCTTCTAGGAGATTTTGGAAGAGATTCTAGGTCTACATTATCTATATTCTTAAAGAAATTTATTATATCATCGCTATAGTAAAACCATTCATTTCCATATTCATTATACTTCAAATCCCTAAACTTATATTGTACCCTCTTTTCTATATCCTCATCATATCCTGAAATTTCATATAATAATTTATATCCAGGATTATGAAGTTTATATAAAGTAAATCTTTTATCTTTATTACTGTCTTCTGTATATCCTATTTTGAGAAGATCTAATATCTCTTTCGTATTTTTATTGTAGTATGTTGTTTCTATTAAGTATATCATAATTATTCTTTCTTTTTTAATATTTTATATACCTTTACACGCTTCTTTTCTCCATTAATTTCTTTTCTTAACATTGTTTCCTGTATCTCAAAATAATTTAATAGATCATTTGCTTTGGCTATTTTATCATAATTAATATTATTATAAATACATTCTAATCTAGATTTTATATCAGATAATAACCAAATATCTCCTACTTTAAACTCTGAATATATACTAGATTCTAGAAGTTCTTGACTAAATGTTACTATTCCAAGATAGTTTTTTATTTTAGTACTATTATATGATAATGATTTTAATTTTTGTGGTCCTAATGTAGTATAATAAGATTTAATCTCATCACTATCCGCTATCTGTCCAAGTACAATCTGAATTGCATCATTGGATAGTCCATATTCACATAAAAGTTTCAATTTGTCATATATAGTAGTTAAAAAAGTATAGATTTTTAAAAATTTAGATACTTCCTGATTTACTATATCATCTCTAGTTAATGTATTGTGTACAGTACTAAATACAGTAAATCTATCTTTATAATCAATCTGTTGTATCTTGAAAGCTCTAATTTCATTAACTAGAACGAGATTATTATATACTGGTTTTAAAATTATATTTCCATCTTTTGTGGTTATTTTATTTACTGCTACATAATTACTTTTATAATTATAAGATTGAGTATTTTCCTGATAAGTTTTAGCAAGGGAATATTTATCATTCTCTATGAAAGTAGTGGAATAAACTCTTAATAAACTTTCAGTCATACTCATTTTATCATCTATTATTTTCTGAAAATCTTCTGCCTTCATTTCTCTATAATTTGCTGTAGATCTATAATAGAAAGTAGCACTATTTTTCCATGGATTTTCTTTTAATCTCTGTCTACCTAGTATCTGAGGTAAATCTTCTGATATATCTACCGCTAAACTATCTATATTACTATCACTGAAGATAAAACTTCTAGCACATAATGAATAGAAATCTGCTCCTAAATATACAGTTCTAGTACAGAAAGTAAACATCTTATGAGGATCTCTCTCCAATGGAACTTCACCTATAATGAATTTCTTCCCTAACCGTTTTTGGATTTTCTTAAGATTATCATCAGTCTTAGAACATAGTATATTACATTGTTCTGGAGTAAGATTATTTTTCTTTATTATACTAGTAATATGGTTAACACTATTTACATAGAATACTGCTTCATTTGATATAACTTTAGTAGGTATACCATTTCTCATTACTACTATTTCTTCAAAATCCCCAGATAAATATTTTTGTATAATTTCAGACATCTTCTCTCCTACAGATCTCATTACAAATACATCTAAATCTGGTTTAATAATTCTAGATAAATCTTCTGACCAGTCTAATTCATAATAAGGTAAGTCTTTAAATTCATCTAACATTTCTAAGTATTCATCCATCATAGGAGTCGCACTTACAAAGTATGCAGTAGGAGATTGTTTAAGATACTCTAAGAATTTAAGCTCTGTATCACTTTTAAATCTAGAATCATGTAAGATACTCTGAAATTCATCTACTATAGTATAAAAAGTATAAAATCTATCTAATTTCTCTAGTATATCCTTCACTATTCTATAAGAATCGTATGTTACTAATATTTTACAAGGTAACCCATTAATAGATCTAGATATACAATATTCTTCTATTTCATGATATAATCTTTTATATATTTCTGAATTAGTAGACATTTCTTCCTTAATTAAATTATCTATTACTACATTCTTATCAATTTTAGATAAATCTTTATCTATATTAGATTCTTTATCCATTTCATTTACTACAAGATAAACATCAAACTTATGTTGATCCTTTTTATTTTTTAATAACATCTTTCTAGGGCTACAAAGTATAATATCCTCATTACTCCTAATACAATATTCAGTAAAACCACATCCAGGTAATTGTTTATTTATTATACACTTTTCTGGAAAATTATTAAATCTAAATTCATTCCAATCTGAAATATATCTGATTCCAGATGGTACTATTATCTTTTCTCTAATCATATTTAAATTATATTTTTATTGTTACAAATTAAAAACTCAATATAGAGTTCGGTTAAATAAAACTGAAGACTAAGGATACCCTTAACTTCATTAATTAGAGTTTAAAGTTAATAGAAGAGCAAAACGTCAATTTAAATAGGTAATAGAAGATACTTACACTATATAGGATTATCTTAAAATTTTAGTTGACACTAAAGTGGTTCTTCTATAAGAGCGAACATAGTGAGAGGCTTCGCCTCCCGTTAGGGAAAGGCGTAAAAGCCGTCTCTTATAGGAGGTTCACGATAGATTAAAATTTAAACCTAATATTATATTCATATTTACCGTGAACCTTAAAAAGATATCGTCCATAACGCTCTTTACCTCGTTCACACTCGGAAGAGCTAGGACTAGATACTTTTTAAGAACCACTATCTTTTCTTTCAATCCTTCTTTTAAAAATCCTAATATATATCTTTATTCAATCCTTATTTATTTTCTATTTACACTTCTCTATAGGTTTTCTCAATAGATTCTTTTACTCAATCCAGGTTCCTTAGTCTTCGGAAAAATATTCAAGACCCTATAATCCTTATTAATGATCAAGAATTTTTATTGTGTAGTTCTTGATTTCATTATAAAAAGAAATATTAATTTATTATAAGAAAAAATTATTATGAGTAAGTATTATTTTTTAGAAACAGTATTAGTTAAAGGAAATTTAAGAGTAAAAGCACTCCCTGGACAAAAATTGAAGGATGGTTCTAGTGTATCTACAAGTCTTTATGTACAATGCCCTAAGAAAATAAGAGAAGTTTATTCAGAAGGTACAATATTTATCTCAACTTCTCTTAATCTTAGTCCTTCAGGTGGAAAATTTTATACACAAAAGGGATTTCAAAGATTAACATACAAAGATGAAGAAGCTAAAAAAGAATATAAAACTCTGACTGGAATTGATTTCGTAGATCCCTTAAAGAAAGATACGATACTCGAAACAATTCTTAAAGATACATCACTAGTTTCTCCAAGTTCTACAAAGGATGGATTTTATATGACTCCTGATAATTGGAGAATCTTAGTGAGAAATATAAAAAAACATGTTAATACGATGATTATAGGGCCTACAGGTTCTGGAAAGACTAGTTGTGTAAAAGAAGTCTGCTCTAGAATGGGTATACCTCTTCATGTGTTTGATATGGGTTCTATGATTGATCCTATTTCGAATTTACTTGGAGTTCATCGCTTAGAAGATGGAAAAAGTATATTTGATTATGCTAAGTTCACTAAAGTAATTCAAGAACCATGTGTAATTCTCTTAGATGAATTAAATCGTTCCTCTCTTGGAGCTAATAATGTATTGTTTCCTTGTTTAGATGATAGACGGGAATTAAATGTTGAGATAGCTTGTGGAAAAGGAGTTAGAAGTATTAAAATTCATCCAGAGGTAACATTTATTGCAACAGCTAATATAGGTTCTGAATATACTGGAACTAATATGATAGACCGAGCACTTCTTAATCGATTTTTCCCTCTTGAACTTAATATTATACCAGATACAGAAGAAGTAAATGTTTTGGTTAATAGAACGGGGATTGATGAAGAAGTAGCTAGATCAATTGTGAAGATAGCAAATAATATTAGATCACTCTCGAAGAAACAGGAAATCTCAACTTCTATATCAATTCGAGAAACACTAATGATCTCAGAGTTAGTATCAGATGGTTGGAGTGTGAAAAGTGCTATGGAAATGGTATATCTTCCAATCTATGAAGGAACTAATTTGGAAGGAGAAAGAAGTACAGTATATAAAACAATATTATCTTATTAATAGACTATGAGTAAACATTTTTCAACCTCATATTATCCTTGGTGGAAAAGAAAGGATTATGATGATTACTATGATGATGAAGATGATGGTAGATGGGGTAGGAGTATATTTAGAAAATCCTATAAATCATCTGTCGGAAATTCTGGAGAGCTAAGTAGAACTATAAATAGAAGCTCTTGGTATGGAGAAAGTTATTATTCATATTCATCTGTTGGAAAGGAAGAGGATGCACAATTATCTAAGTTAATTGAAAAGGCTTATAGTTCTGTAAAAGATATGATAACTATAATGGATTTCCCTTTCCCGATTAGAGTAAATTTGAATGAGGGTAGTGATGAAAGTAGTTCGTATTCAGATTATTTTTCAGAAGAGAAGAGAGATAATTCCGAAAGAAGAATAGCAGTCCCTTCTAAGATATTTGACTCCACTGAAGATAATGAAACAAAAATAAATGCCTTCTGTGGATTTGGTCTTCATGAGGCTGCACACTTAAGATATACCTACTTAAGAGTTTATTTGAATTTTCTTAGTTTTATAAGTGGAAAATATACTTTTGAAGAAGGAGAGATTATTAAAATTTTCATAAATCTTCTTGAGGATAATAGAGTTGAGGATTTATTATTAACAGAACGACCAGGATTTCAAGATTTTATTGATTGTGCGAAAAGTTATAATTCCAAGATTCTAGAGGAAAAACTTAATATAATGAGGGAGAGGAAGTTGATTCTTTTCTTTAAAACATTAATAGGAATACTTAGATTTCCTGGATTAATAGAAGAGGAGGTTCTTGAGGAGTATTCTGAGGTATACAAAGAAATTCAAGAAAAGATAACTCCATATCCAGAAAATCTTAAAGATATTTGTAGTGTTTCTGAAAGTATATTTAAGATAATTAAGGAGAAGAAATTATCTGATATAGATCCAGCGGAATTAAAGAAAATATTATTCTTAATTAATGATACTGAATCTATAACTAGTATAATGTATGGAGTTGATTTAGATTCTGGAAGAAAGATAGATAAGTCTAAAGTATCTAGGCTATTATCATCAAAGGATAGTCTAACAATGAAAATCTTAGAGGGAACAGTAGAACGTGGTGATTCTGATAAGGTATTCTTTGAAAAACCAAAAGGGGATAGGAATGATTATCTACGTGATGTGAGAGCAGTTCAAAAATATGTTCCAAGATTAAAAAAGATATTGACAGGAACAGATAAGAACTATGATTTTAATATCCAAGGTTGTAGGTCTGGAATTTTAGATACGACAAAACTTGCAGAAGCGTATCAAGGAGTTCCACAAGTTTACCTAAGACAGGGACATGTTAGAACCAATAAATCAACTATATGTGTTCTTATCGATGAGTCTGGATCTATGGGTGGAAAAAAGGAAATCCTAGCAAGACAGGCTGCAATACTTCTAAATGAAACCTTCGGAAAAAGTTTGGGAGTTGATTTATATATTTATGGACATACTGCAGATATTGGTTCAGTCGGATATATAAATCTGAGTGTGTATCGAGAAGGAAATCATTATAATCCTAAGTTTTCATTATCTAAGAGTTATGCAAAATCCCAAAATCGAGATGGAGATGCAATTCTAGAAGTAGCAAAGAGAGTTAGAAAGTTCACAAAAGAAGATTGTATTATGTTTGTGATATCTGATGGTAGTCCTTGTGCAAATGGGTATGGAGGAATTTCAGCAATAAAAGATACTGCCGCAAAAGTAAAGGAAGCAGAAAAACTTGGATTCGGAATAATTCAGATTAGTATAGATGCTGTTTACGGTGTTAAAGATATGTTTGATACTTATATAGATATTGGATATAACTTAGAGGAAATGCCGAAACTTTTGAATGAAATAGTGAAAACTAAAGTAATAAAAACAAAACATACTACAGTAAGTTAAGATGGATTATGAAGATAAGGTAATATATAATACTATAAGTCTAAGAGGTTTAGTTCTTCATACATTTATAGCATTTACTTCGAAACTTCCTATAGATAATTTATCAAACTTTGTAATTTCTTATTATATCCCAGAAGTAGTTGATTTTATTAATAACTCTGGAATAAAAAGAGGAACTATGACTGTTGATAAGTTTAAAGATTTATATGGAATTAAGATCGATTATATAAGTATCTTCACTTTTAGAGATATACTTAGATTTCAACTTCAGGAAACTCGTACTCGGCTTGATCTGATCTATTATTTAGTTCAGATTCAAGAGAATATAGAAGCTGACTTAAGTAGATTTAATTTAGCTGATGAACTATATACTTATTTGTATAGTCGTTTTCAGAGGGCTTAAAGCCTTATTAATGAGATAAAGTAAATAATGTAAAACAATATACTCCTTAAGCAATAATAAAAAGCTTAAGGAGTTTTAAATTTTTTAAGAATATGAAAACAAGTAAATTAAGACATGATTCTTATAAAGTAGAAATTAATTTTGGAATTGGAACACAGAAAGAAATGACGAGGTGGTTTACTACTAGATTTATAAAGAATCATAAAATGGAAATTCCGGTAAAGAAAAATTCAAGAGCAGAAGAACTTATAGAAACAATAAGTTCAACATCCGGAACATCTACTTATAGAATTATTAATAAAACAACAGGATTCGATCAAGTAGTAGTAATAGTAAACATTGACTCTAGAAGAAATAGACCTTTTATTGCCAAAAAGGATTATAAAAGTTTGGTTAAGAATATCAAAACTACATTTTATCACGAAACAAGACATGCCGTAGATCAGATAGTTAAGTTAAGAAATCTGAGTTATGAAGATTTTGAAAATACAGCTATGTTACAGGCTTGGATAAATGTAGAATTCGAAGAAACTTTAATGGATTATATTACAGAAGGTGAATTAGAAGAGGTTATTTCGGAGAGTGTGAAAAAGAGATAGGAAATAAAATCCTATCTCTTATTTTTCTTTTACTTTAAACGTTCTTTTAAAACAAGAGGGTGAAAGAATTAAATACTGGACATTTAAAATAAATATACCTTCTTCTAGTAATGGAAGACAAATTAATTGGATGTTAACTTTAGAAAAAGTTGGAATACCTTCTTTTGAATTTAGAGGATCTGGAATGGGAAGTGCATATACGGATACTAAAACTCAAAAAATAGATTCAGAATTTTTTGGATCAAATTATCTTAAATTTTTATACTCGGCTGGAAGTCTATATAGTCAATTGGGAGTATGTACTCCTAGTAATATAACTCTTTCAGAGTCTGAACAAGTTTTTTATATAGATATTCGTCTTCCAACACCTCCAGAGAACAATTAAAAATTATTTTTATCTTTAATTTTATGTATTAAAAGTTATGTATATGTCATTATTAGCGTCTTCCAACACCTCCAGAGAACAATTAAAAATTATTTTTATCTTTAATTTTATGTATTAAAAGTTATGTATATGTTATTAGTAGCGCTAAAATTTCCAGAACTAGGACTAATTGTAGATTGTATTTGTTTTAGATCATCGTGATATGCATACCAAACACCAGAAGATCTCCACGAAAAAACATTATAATCATTTATTATTTGTATTGAGAAGGTTTCTGTATCTCCTGGAAGAACACCGGAACTAGATATTTCTTGAAAACCGTGTACAAATCCATTACTAGTTAAAGTAAAGTGTGCTCCATAAGGTCTACTTGGATCTCCACTCCAAGTAACAATGAGATTAACATAAACAGCTTTTGCATATTGACTTAAAGGAACGTTTAAAGTAAGAGAAAAATAAAGAGAAGGATTTTATTTTCCTTCTCTTTTTATTATTTAAGTATAATAATAGAATAATAAGTTTATTTGGAGAATCAACTTACTTTTCTAAATTGTATAGTATACTTACTAAGATCTTTCACAATACAAGTTCCTTTTTCTTGGATAAAACGATCTATTGGATTTTCCACAAACTTAGGAATTAATTCACTTCTTTCCATACTACATTCAACTTTTAGATCTGGACAGTTCATTATTTTGTCATAAATTCCTAATAATGAATAGGCATTTCCTTCATATTCTATTGTATCATCATCTATTGTTTTCATTGGACATGCCTTTTCATAAGATACTCCAAGTAATAAGTCAAATAGTAACATGATCCTAGGTCCAAATGATGCACAGTATTTTGTATAATTCTCATCGTAAAATTTTCTTATTTCAAATACTTTACTTATTGGAACATAATTAGTATTAGAATCATGAACTACAATAATTGGTTGAAGAGGATTTTTCCAAGATTGTTGTTTTGATACTCGAATATTATTCATAAATCCTCTAGCCATTATCGAACTAGTTCCTCCTTGAATGGGAAGATTTACACCAAGTCTTTTTATTCTAGCTATTAAATTCTTTTTTTCTCTTTCAGAAGTTGCTTTTAATAACCATTCATATTCCTGAACTTTTAGTTTATCTCCTAACATAGTATTAACAAACCCAGAATTTTCAAGGGGATATTGTTGTTGAATTGCTACGTATTCACGTAACTTAGGAAAACTTTTATATAGACCTTGAATAATATTTTCTGCTTCTTCTTCAGAACAGTTTAACCTTTCTGCCAAACTCTTCTTTCCGAGGCCATATAGTACTCCAAGAAAAATAGTTTTAAAACGTTTTCTCCACATTTTCTTAACAGTTTTCTGGAGTTTATCAAAATCGTCACCTAAATATAATTTTGCACTATATATATAAATATCTTCCCCTTTTTGAAATTTATCAATTAAATCTGGATCTTCACTTGCAAATCCTGCTGCTTTAACTTCAGCTGATGATATATCAAAATAAGTTTCTACAAATCCTTCATCTACTCTGTTTCCATATTCATCATAATGATACGGAGGGATAATACAATCTTTTAGATCTGAATGAGAGATAATAGTATGAAATCCTGAAGACCATCTTTTACTAGATTTTGTATTAACTTCATAATGTACAAAGCATTTTTCTACTGCTCCGGGTTCTCCTGGATCTGCTTCTCGGATAGGAATATGATCTTCACCTTCAATCACCCATTTATTATTAGCTTTAAACATTCCATCTATGTATGTCGATAGTACTTTTGCATATTTCTTATAGAGAAGATAATTTATTGTAAATTTTCTCATAAAATAGAAATTCTCTTGCAAATCTTGTTCTTGAAATGGAATACTGTATAAATCATATTGACTATTGAGTTCATTAAAAAATTGTGTTTGTGTAGTAAATCCTATAAAATCTGCCCAAACATCTTTAACTGGATGAACATCTTTTGCTGTTTCTACATCTATTCCTCCTTTCCAAAATTGTAATGCTAGGTTGAATATTTTAATAGGATATACTCCTTGATAAATCCCATCTTCTGGAATATTACAATACTTTTCCCATTCATACATAAAATGATTAAAAGCATCTCCAATATTATTTATTCCTAGGTTTTTGAAAAAATCTTCTTTTTTATCTCCTGGAAGTTGTTGTATGCTTTCAGATAAGGCAGCTATAAATGATGATTCTTTTTGATAAAGTTTATACATTTCATCTACAATCTCATCATTTTCAATAGGACTTTTACATTTAAAATAATTATTACTTATAAATGTTGAATAATCTAAAAGATTGAATTCTTGTCCGAATCCTCTTATCGTATCTGGAATATTATTTATATCATTTAATTGATTTCTACTTATATTACATAATTCTAAATATGCTCTTTCATAGTATAAATACTTTTCAAGTTCTAAGTGCCTTTCTGAAATCTTTATTTTATCTAATCCTAAAAGAAGAGATAATTTTTCTGAAATAATACCTAAAATTTTCTTTTTTCTGGAAATTCCTTGATCTATTTTTCCTTTAAATTTAGTTTCAATCATAGATTCTTTCACAATATCTATGAATTTTTCTGCAAAATTCTCTCCATACGTCATTAATAAAGACCCTTCATTTAATCCCGTTTCATAAGCATCCATTGAGTCTATATTATTAGTAAGTATGAATTTTGTAATCTCTAAAGAATTACCATTAAAGAAATTATTATTTTCAAGTAATATCCTACAAGTTTGATTATATTTCTTTATATCAGCCATTAACTTAGAATGTTTTTTCATTTTTATCATACATCTAGCTGTAGCTGTATAAGTAATTCCCCATGCCATCATTTTATGACATTCTTTCTGATACCTAAGACGATATGGTTCATCTATATACAAACCAGATGAATGTAATCTTGCTCCTAACCTAGAATTATCAAGAAAGGTTTGAAAAGCTTCCTCAGAATATGTATCTTTTCTTGCTAAATATATTTGAAGGGTATAAAATGCATCTAGATTACAATAATAACCGAGAATATCACTTGGAATATTCATAAATGGGCAACCAAAATATTCTGATATTAAAGTTTCAAATTCTTGAATATAATTTGGATATAAAGAACATATCATTTCCCATTCTGGAGTATTTTTATAATTATCTGGAGTTACTTTTAAAACTTTTTTTCTCTCTTTTTTTGTTTTTCCTACTGTATCAAAATACATCTTATCCAAAAGATCTCCTAATCTATCGAAATCTGTATCCCAAACTGTAGCTTCTATTACATTTTGAGCTGTCCATTTCAAAGAATATTTTTTTAAATGATTTCCATCTAAAACATTAATAATTCCTGCATCACAAAGATTATATAAATCCACAAACTTAAGCATTCGATGAGATACTTGAAATTCATATTGTTGGTTAAATACCCAAATATTATTCATTCTAGTTTCAAGTATTTCTCTAAATATTTCTAATGTATGCTCATATTCTTCTTTGATAGAATATCTTCTTAAATCTGTAAAAGATATAAATGCTCCAAATAAATTATTACATAAAGAAGCACCTGATATTTCAAACCACTTATCTAATGGCATACCAGAAGCTTCATAGTCAAATCCTAGAGGTTCATTTAATGGCAAACACTTAATCCATTCAAGAAACTTTAATGTTTCCTGATATGTATGTAATACTTTATGTCTAAACCATGAAAAATCTCTATGAGTTGTAAATTCTGGGCTCATAAAATCTTGGATAACTGAATCTTCTGGAAATCCTGAAATACATTTTACAAATGCACCTCCTTCTATACTTAATCTCCTCAATTTAGAACAATCAAAGTAATTTTCATTACGTATTCCAAAATGATAATATTCTTGGAGATACTTAAATGGTTCTGCTCCAACTAAAAGAACTGCATCGTTATTACCAATTTTTAGTATTCTCTCTTTTTCATACTTAGGCATTGATTCTAATCCTTGAAGAGTATAGATTTCATTTCCAAGGTTAGAACCATAATACCTAGTATAATCCTTTGTTTCGTTTTGATCGATTAAGGTAATTCTTCTACACATATTAAAATTCATGAAAATAATTATAAAATATTATTATACTACTGGTTTATAGGATTTCCAGCTTCCTTTATACATATATAAGAATTTCAGTTCACTTAGATAAACGTTCCTTTAAATCAGAGTGGTTATGTAATTCCTACAGGTATTGTAAAATGTACTTGGACTATTTTACCTAATAATTCTTCAGGCTCTATTCAATATGAATGCACTTCTGGTGAAGGAATTGGGAACTTTATTAGCTTTTATATTGCTACAGGAGCTATTCCAGGAGAGAAAATAGATATCAGAAGTGGTGTTCAAGTGGGAGATTATACATATAGTGGAGGACCATCATCTATTAAAAGTGTTACAAAATCATTTACAGTAAGAAAAGGATATACAACTGATATATCTGCCACAATAGGTCCAGCTTAAAAACGAAATGAATTATTTTAATAAATTTTTATATTTACTATATTAGTAGGTATTATTGTTACTGAAGTTGTAGATCCATTAAATGATATGTTAGGGGTAGGAGATATACCTTCTGGAAGACATACTAAATTACTAATACTATAGTTTCCTGCTTGTGGATAATAAAATGTCCCTTCTCTAGTTGATCCGAAATTTAATCCACCCAAAGTAAATACAAAACTTTTAGAAGTATCAATATTAAGTGTAAGAGTTACATTTAATGATTGTATCGATTTAGAGAATGTTGTATCACAAGATGCTTTATATTTAAAGGATAATTCTTTCTTACCATCTTGATTTAAAGGAACGTTTAAAAAGACTAGTAGAAACTAAATCTACTAGTCTTTAATATTTTTTTATAAATTTTCAGTTATAAATTCATGTAATTTTAGATTAAACTTCTTTATGTAACCTCTTCGATAATACTTATAAAATCCATTTAAAATAATATCAGTACATAAGCTATACATATCAGGTGTAATTTTGGAAAAATCTATAGATTTTTCTCTCAAAAAGTTATCTGGGTATTTAGGAGAAAATTTTAATCTCATATGATTCTTACTTACTTCAACAGTAAAGTAATTTGTAACAGTATCTGAATACTTAAATAATTCGTGGTAATGTAATTTTTTAATTATTTCTTTATCTTTGTAAGAAAGTTCATAAAATCTATTAACCCAATTTGTATTTTTGAAAAATTTATTGAAATAATCTTCAAATACTATAACAAACTCTATTAATATAAAATAATCATTGTTAATTTTTATTATTGAGTAGTAATTTTGATGTTTATCTAGAAAATTTATTAAAAATAATTATTCCTTTCATTTTCCCTATACAATCTAATCCCAAGAACTGTTTTTATATTATTCCAATCTTTTTCCATTTCTCTAGGTTATATAATATATCTTCTTGTTGATTTCCAGTAATATATCCACGATCTTTAAGTAGTTTAAATATTAATGCTACTTCTTTTTGTAAAGAAACATCAAGTTGTTCATAATTTTTAGGAGTTATTTCTGGATATGCTAAAGTAAGGAATATTCTTAACTTACTATTTTCTAATGAGGATACATCTAACAATTGAAGAAATTTACCGGGAGAATAATTCACCCTTACTCTATCTATTCCTGAGAAGGTGATTATACTACAATTATTTCCACCAGAGTAATAATTTTCTAATGGAATTTCCCAAGTTTCTAAGTCACTTATAATTAGTTCTCCTTCTGGAAATATATTTTTTCCAACATTAGAAATATATCTTTTTGTCCAAATCCAGTATCCAAATTCATTCTTTTCTTTATCATGAAATGGAATACATCTAGAGTAATTACCATTCTGACTAGATAAATAGTTATTAAAAACACTTTCTGGATTTTCAGAAGTATATTTAACTTTTAATCTGGAAAAAAGGATTTCAATTAGCCCTTTTCTTTCTTTTATATTTCTATTTAGTATATCTTTAATTATCCTTGAATCTATCAATCCAATATCCAAGATAGTTTTTAATCCAAAAGATAAGTTAATATATTTAGATCTATTTCCTTGAATATAATTTAATATTCCAGCTTTAAAGTCTCCTGATTGATTTTCGAACACCCAAGAGCCATTAAACGGATTTATTTTTAAATTACCATCATTAAATATCAAAAAATCATTATTATCAAGAAAAGGAGTATTTTCAAGTTCTTCATATTGCCTATTTCTATATATTCTTTTAATTTTTCCAAAAACATTAAGAAATTTTTTTATATTATGAAATACTTTGAAATAATCCTTACATTCTAAAATAATAGAGTCTTCATAGCTATCATCAATTGTATATAAAATATCATTATCTTCTAGAATAGTTAAAATTTTATACAAACTGCTACAAGTACTTTCAGTAATTTTATATAAATGATTTTGAGAATTAAATTTTGATAAATCCATAATGAGTTTTTCTTATTTTTACTAATATTTTTTCTAGAATATCTAAATCTGGTTCTTCAGGGAGATTAGATTTCTCAAAATTCTCTTTCATAGTTTCCTCTAAGTTTTCTACATATTCCATTACTTCATTATAAGGAACTCCATGATTTTTTATTTTCAATAACCAATCTCGATCTATTCCTGTTCTGTTTAAAATCATTCCTTTTCCTTGAGCTATTTCTGTCGCCATAGTTAAAATTCTAACACAATGTTGAATATTTTTAGAATCATAATCATATCCTTTGTTAAGTTGAAATCTAGATTCGTTTCGATTCTTTACCCAATCCCAATAACGTTTATAATCAGTACAGTGTTGACTATAAGCTCCAGAGTTGAATTGAAAATAGCATAAAGGTTTTTCTCTATCATCAAATTTAATACTAGAAACTCTAAGTTGACTACTGAGAGGATCAGTTTGACTAAGAATACCTCTATAACCAATCACATCTTTTTTATCTCTAGAATAATTAGGATCAGCAGCCCAGTCATAAAATAATGCATATGATTCTACTGTTCCCGGAAGTCTAGATATACCACAATACTCTTGTCTAAGATTATTATCTCTTAAATATTTAGTTAATGTCCAAGTACCAATCCCTACTGGAACTTGACAAAAATCTAACGGTGTTTTTCTGATTTTTACTTGTTCCGGATCTATGTTTATTGCTTTTTTTAAACCTTTCGCTTTTTTTATTTGACTTATAGCATATCCTGCAAAAGGTTTAAAGCATTTTTTTGTAATTAAGGTCTCTTTGATATCCCATAACGGTTGAAGTACTGGATTGAAGTGTAGAATAAATTTTTCTGGAGTGAATAGTGAAATTAATGCTTCTGGATTTGATTCTCCAAGTTCTTGAAAATATTTTTCTAATTCATCCCAATAATCATCAGACTTATCTGACTTAATTATTCGTTGTTTTTCAATTCCAGTTCCTAAAAACCATTCAGAGGGTCCTATAAAAACTCCAAAAGTATCTATATCAGAAGTTTCTGTATTAAGTCCGTACAAATGAGATCCACGTATACTTTCAAATAATAAACTCCCTGACTCTCTAATTTCTGAGAATGTTAAATTTTTTATTTCCATTTTCGCTAATTTTTTATAACATATATAAGGAAATAAACGTTCCTTTAAATCAGAGTGGT